TTATGCCCCTACTGCAACAAGTGTGCGATATGTGGACGGGTTTGTTCCACTTCTGCAATCCAACTTTCGATTGCCAGTGTGGAGTTCACACGACACACACGATTTGCTTTTGTATCTGCGCGAGGTACAAACACAGAGAGCGCGTTGAATGCGTACGGAGCTTTGAGCGCACCGATAGCAGACTTCACATCTTCTTTGTTGAGTTCATACTTCTGGCTCAATTCGAACAGCAGACGATTGACTTGCATCATGCCATTACGATTTACAGTCTTATACACGAGATACAACACGGTACGCTTATAGTCCTCATCCAACTGAGGACGACTGAACAGCGCGAGTGCAGAGCGCTCTACGTCAGTGTTAATGATTGCCTGCTGCATAACTATACGGTGACCTCTCATGCTACCTGTAATGAACCGCGTAACGTTTCCAGACCGCCTGTGATAGCGTCAACGCTGACCTGCAACCAACTGGCTAAGGTCTTGCGTATGAACTTCGTAGGTTTAGCCATGATCCACTGAGTGGCGCATGTCATGGTCTGTTTGAGTAGCCCGTTCTCACGCAGATATTCAGTGAACTCGGCGCAATCCCGTCCGAGAACAGTCTGATACAGTTTGTGGCGCTTAGTGCCCTCGGCCTCTTCCAGAAGACGATTGATAGTCAGATTGTTTTCCATCTGCTCGGTATGCACACGAGCATCCTCACCCAACATGTCTTCGTATGAGTTGGAGCTGTCGTCGTCTGGATTGTGCCACATCTGATTGTCAGACATAACCACAATCTCATACTTGTCTTCGCCAACTTTCTTCATACGCTTGCGCTTCTCTGCGCCGTAGTAGTTGTTCATGTTGTTAATGCGGTTCGTCAATGAGGCACGAAGATAGTTGAGCTGGTGGCCCTCGCTGAAACGATTAGGCAAGGATTGATAGTACGACAACAACACCTTGCACATGATATCGCAAGTCAGATCAGCAATCGGAATGTTATGGCTGACTGACACCCACTGCAAATTCTTTCTGACCAGACGCTTGGCGTTACGATGTAACTCACCAAACAGGCTAGTCGTTTGATCAAGACGCAAGCGTAGTTCACGGCTGGACACCATTGTGATATCCAATCCGCCTTTTGTCTTCGCTCGCGCTTTAGCCGTACGGCGCATCTGCTTACGTTGATTGTCGTGCTTGAGAATCAGGTTCCAAGCGAGGACAGCTTCGCGGTGAGACAGGCCATACGACGCATATTTTTTAATTGTTGCTACTGGGTCTTTGTGCAGACAAACAGCCAACACAAAGTAACGCATCTTCAACGTGAAGCGACACACGGAAGAGATATCAATACGCAAGTCAGGAGCAGTAAATTCGAACTGCTTAAAGTCAATTGCTGCTTGCAAATCACGGTGATAATCCGCGATAGATTTATACCCGCTGCCTATGTAACGTATCGTTGCAGCGTATACTTGACGGAATTCCTCTGAGTTCTCCTCGATACCCAGACGGCGTGAAAGATATTCGTTAAGGCCTGATTCTTCTGTTGTGATCATTTTTCCGAGATCCTATTCGTATTGTTTTTGGAAGTATATTTGCTGTGTAGACCTTAACTTACATATCACCAAGTTCAACCACGCCATTCTTACCGACGTTAAGTTTCTTCTTCTTGTGGCGATAGCTGTTGCCGCCGAGTGACATTACGCCAGACTCGTCTTGCTCCGCTCCCATGTCATGACCACTTTCGATCATGCTCACAATATCGACCAACGTCTGGGTCTTCTTACCTTTACGCTTACCGCCACGGCCTTTGGCCACGTCTTCCATAAGAGGAATAGAGAACCCATCGAGGTCGCTCGGTGCGGAGAAGTTAACGTTGTCTTCTTGCGGGAGATTGCGCTTGGCAGTCTTGATCTCGCGTTCAGGGTCAATCAGCTTGCCAGCACTGATCATCTCTTTACGCAGTTTAGCAAATTGCTTCTTAGTATATACGGACGGACCATTGAATCCTGTGTTTGCATACGTCAACACAATGTCACCCTTCTCACTGATCAGGCGAATCGTATCGTCGTCTACATCCAACACACGCGCTGCCATGAAGTTGTTCAGGTAGTTGCGTGTCTCGCGCCCTTGATAGCGCACGAATACTGCTTGCCCCATGCGCACACCGTGGCGGCGAGTTTTCGATTCAGCTAACAACATACCAGCGACAACGCGCAGGTCTTTGTCTGTGAAGTTTTTGAACGTATTGAAAAGCCCAACAAGTGAATCACCATGCTCGGTCATCAACTCGGTCAGCGATTGGCTGTCGGAGCGATAGTGTTTGCAGATCTTAGAATCGGCCAACTGACCTTGCGTAGCACACGGTTTCTCCGCAGTCGGTAAAAGAGCATCACGAGTCAGACCTCGGCAATCACCACAGGTCAGTTCGTTTTTTACGAGTGCTTTGATGTCCAGAGTGCGTACTTTTTGATTCGCCATTTTTTAACCCCTTCGCTTTTAATGTTGTCTCAATACAATATCGCAACACTTGGCTCATATTAGTAATGCCAGGCGTGTCGCGCTTCAAGAGTTCGAGAGCATGTCTAGTTTCCATGTCAACCTTGATCATCGGTAGCAGCACTTCTTTCTGTCCGGGCTGCACCGGTGGGTTAAGCATAGCATCAACTAGAATGTCTAGCCACGTTTGTGCTCGTCGTTCTGTCTCAGGGTTATCCCAAAACGTCCCGATTGGTTGCTTACGGTTACCTGCTAACTTCGCTACCACAGCTTCTGCTTTTGCGTGAAGCGTTGTGTGGCAGTCACCGTCTATAGGGATTTGAAGACTATCTTCGCCACCCAGTGAGCGGGGAATGGTGTGATGGTAGTGAATCGATCTACTGAACTTCTGGCAGATGATACACTGTGACAAATCACCCTTCTGCACCGCCGGTAAACGGTTCTCGTTAGCCATTAGTCCACGGCAGGAACCAGTTCTGCAACTTCATATCGCCGCCAGTGTGGCGCAGCAACAAGTTGATCGCTGATTTCTCCATAAGCCAAGCACAATGCACGTCTGAATCCTTCATCACACCGCGTAACGGCATGGTAGTAAACAGACCTAACGTGGAACTTCCCTTCTCGTTAATCATATCGACAATGGGGTTAAGATAATCCAGCATCGCATGATCGCTAGATGTTTTCATCTGACGATACACACGCTCGCGGGAACCGGACTCACGCACTTTGTACTCCATCGCATCGAGCTTCGCCGTAATGTCGTCAATCTCTGTCTGAGTCTCTGCGATTTGTTCACGGAGAGCACGACGAGCTTTGAGCGACTTCGATTCTTCGAGGAGCTTGTTCAGCTTCTTGAGATCGCGGCGTTCTGCGTTGCGTTCTTTCTGGAGGCGTTTGCGTTCGACGAGAGTTCCATCAAGCATCTTGTGATCTTTCGCAGCTTCTTCTGCCATGCCTTTCGCGTCGGACATACGGAAGAACAGTAGAAGTTGGTTTTCAAAGACGATACCTAAGTCCGAACTAGGGGTTGAGTGCAGACCGGCGGTTTCGATTTTGAAGCCCATACGAGAGAGCGATTCAGGACTCATGGCGAGTGTACCGAATCGAGCCATCACAGGAAGTTGGATTATTTGAATAGCTTTGTTGAACGTTCTCGGGACCTTGTGAGAGTAAGCGTCCTTGAGGCGCTGTAACACACGACTTGTTTTGGCAGTCGCTGCGTCTTCGCGTTGCTCACGGCGTATAGCTTTATCGTTCGCTTCGTTCTCGTACACCTCTTTGTCGATAGCTTTGAGAGCTTCTAAGCGCTCTTTGCTGTCTTCTGGGAGATCATCGAGACTGAGAGTTTTGCGTGATTCAGGCAGGTAGCCCAAGCACGACTTAGCCAACTTGGCGTCGGCGTCGAACGACTTTACAATTTCTCCGAGCTTTTCCATCAGTTCACGTGGCTTGATACGACGAGCAGCCACTTGCTCTGACAGGCTTAGGCAGGAAGTACAGGTTGCACGAACTGAATCACGCAACTGTATTACATCGGGGTATGACTTGTAGGTATTACTCTTTAATGCCTTCGTGAGATCAGCTAAAACAGAGGTCGGTTGACCTAATGAATCAACAACATGCTGGCGTTTCAAGTTCTTTCCTGAACGCAGAGAGGTCAGAACTGCATTGACTTTCTCCAAACCAGCTTTGAGGTTGGCTACCTGATTTTTCATGTATGGATTTCCAAACTTCATTAAGAGTTGAGGACCATATCCTGCCGGCCCTAGCGACACTTTGAATGCCAATGTTGCTCTAACATATTAGCATTGCATGGGTCGATTATAGTATTGCTCTGCCGTAGTTATAGTCTACAGTCAGGCTGGTTGGCCTTTTTAGGCTCGTTTATTTTTCCTGAGTGAATATATTTGCTGCGCTAACGTACCCTCCTGTTATGAGTTCGAATAGCTGTCTATCTCCCAAACAGACAGCTACCCACAGACACGTCATTGTAACATAAATGACATACAGACACAACCGCGTTTCGTCCTAGAATATGCTGAGTTGTATTTACAGATCTATTACAGATTGACAGGCATCTTGTCGTCAGGCGATTTCATATACGCCTTAACTTTCGCCGCAGTACCTTCTGCCGCGTATTTGCCCGGCTCTTTCAGACCTGCTTTATATCCAGCAATCTCTGCCTTGATTTCTTTAATCTTAGCGAGCAGACCACTGCGTTCCAGTTTCGCCAGTTTACGTACCTGACGGTCGAGGATGATCTTCGCATCTTCAACAGGAATCTTACACAGCTTCGCAAGCATCGCGTCAGGGTCAGCAGCGACCAACACTTTCGGCAACACTTTGAGCAGCTTGTCCATGTTGTCTACAGCCCATAGGTAGACTTGCTGTAAGTGCAATGCCTTCTCTGCTTTCGTCAGCTTGTTCTGGAGCATCGCAGTTTCGAGCTTAATGCGATACGCAATCCACGCTTTGAAATACTTCAGGTAGTCGAGGTACATGAACTTGTTTGAAGCATCAGCACGACGAACGGTTACACCCAGCGTATAGTTGACGCTCGAAGTCACTTCCCGCATGACCTTCTTCGCAGTCTCATACAACAGGTCTTCGCTGCCTCGGCATTTGATTTCGAATGCCGCGCCATACGGACCAGAGTGCTTGTTCTTCTTACCGCTTGCGTTACGCGCAGACACAACGCCGTTCCACTCGCCAATCTTCTCCAGCTTCTTCGTGATGGCGTCGAGCTTCGACATACCAGCAGGTACATAGGTCTGGATGATGACCAGCTTGTTCTTTTCATCGACGTGCATTAGCGGCTGGTACGTGACTTTGCCCTTGCCTGTAGAGATCAGTTGCAGCATCTCCTCGTCAGTCGTCACGTCTTCACAGCCGTACGTGTGGACGATCTTGAGCGTCTTAGCGAGCTTCTTCGCATCGTATTGAACGCCGTTGAGCATGTCACACACAACTTTGCTGACGGAGCTAAAGCTGAACGGTGGGTTACCGCACTTCACACCATATGCTGGCGCTGGTACCGAGCTATTGAATAGCATGTACGGAAGCAACGCTGGCAAGTACAGAGGAATCTCAAGGTCATTCGAGAAGTTCGGCACACGAGGCACAACTTCGAGATAGTCAGGGTCAAGCAGGAACGAGCCTGTGAACTTTGACATACGCGCTTCGGTATAACGTTGCGCAGCAGCAGCAGACACAGGGTTGCCCCAGTTACCTTGACCCGCTACAGCAGGAGGTACTGTATTCGCAATCGTAACCATCGCACCGTAGCAGGCAGCGTCACCGTGTGGGTGATACTTACCGATTGTGTCGCCTACAGTACGAGCCGACTTCTTGAACGCCGCGCTTGGTCGTAAGCCCAAGTCAGACAGCGACCACAGCAGTGCGCGGTGCACAGGCTTGAGGCCGTCACGATAGTCAGCGATAGCACGGTCTTCAACAACGTATGCGCCATAGTGAGACAGCGCCCGTCGAGTATAGTCAGACAGGCCTTCATCGTGAATCAGCTTTGGGTCCTGCCCAAGCAGGGGATAAAGCGAAGTACCAACAGCGTTCGATGCAGCAACGTCGGTGCTTTTCTTCTTCTTCTTTTTGATATCATCGACTGACACGGCTTTCGCTTTGAGTTTTGCAGGCTTAGCGGCTTTCGCCACAGCGGTCGGCTTAACCTTTTTGACTTTCACTTTCTTCGGCGTAATTGCCATTACTGTTCTCCTTTGGCAATCGCATTAATCTTATCGAGAGTTGTGCGGCGCATTTGAATCTGCACACGTTCGTTCGGTAGTCCGTCAACTACAGTGAACCCAGACACGGTAACGTTCTTCGCAAGCTCACGCGCTTTACCATACAGCGCCTCACACTGGCTACGTTGCTCGTCAGTCATTGGTGGGTACTGCACGTCAGGCATATCGAGAAAACGAACCTGCGTCCCGTCAGGCAACTTTGCAATGTTGAACATGTTAGCTCTCCAGACCCAGTAAGCGACGACGGTGCACGGCATCTTCTGCGAGAACACCACGGAAGAAACGTTCCTGCTCTACGCTTTCGAATGGATTCACGCGAATGACACGACGCGTCTTCGGATCGAATGCGATAGCTTCCAGCACGTCAGGCTCGACTTCACCCCAACCTTTAGCACGTACAATGTCTTTGTCTTTCACAGACGATGGTGCGAGCGATCGGCATTCTTCAAACGTCATGCCACCGTAGTGCTTGCCTTTGTGTACGACGTTATACAGAGGCGCATCGACGATCCACACACGCCCTTCACGGAACATGTCAGGCAGCAGGCGATAGATAACACCTAGGAACAACGTTGCGATGTGGAAGCCGTCAGCATCAGCATCCATCAGCAGCAGCAAATTACCGATACGCAGATTCTTCGTACTGAGAATCGGTGCGTCTGCTTTCGGGTCGAGCGATTTCAAGTCAGCACCCATACTCACTAACAGGCCCTGCACTTCTTTGTGCTTGAGCACATCAGCCAGACTTGCTTTCAGTCCGTTCAGCGGCTTACCGCCAGCGAGCATAACTTCCTGATAGTCAGGGTTACGCGCATCCTGTGCAGTACCACCAGCAGAGTCCCCTTCCACAACAATCAGTTCACGCTCATGAGGCTTGCACTTGTTTGCAGTGATCAGGTCCGCAGGGAGTGCGTTACCTTTCAGCTTCTTCTTCGTGTCAGCCATAGACTTGACGACGGCGCTGAGTTCTTCACGTCCCTTGTTCATTGCTTCGGCGCGTTTGATGATCGTCGTAGCAACTTTCTTGTTCGTCTTGAAGTATTCGACAAACGCCTTGTTCAGTTCTGCGTATACGTCTTTCTCTACACGGCTGGCCAGCTTGTCTTTTACCTGTGACGTATACTGCGCACCGTGCATACGCCAGTCGAACATACCAGTCAGACCGATAAGCAAATCTTCCTGTTTGAAGTTCTGCTTCTTCTTGCCTTTGCCCTTCGATTCTTTCATGAACGGCTTGATAGCATCAAACAGCGCGTCACGGAAACCAACAACGTGCCACCCGCCATCAACTGTCGGGCTTGTGTTAACGAACGTCAGGAAGTTATCAGTGTCGGCGTGATCGGTCCAGACAAGTGCAGCAGTGATATTATCTGACTTGAAGATGAACGGCTTACCGACAGTGCCCAGCTCACGTTCTTCGCACATCGTCTTCACAACGAAGTTCAGGTCTTTCTTGTTGTGGAACGTGAACTCTTTGCGCTTGCCCTTCTTGATCAACGTCAAACGAATCTCAAGGCCTGGGTTGAGCATCGACATGTTACGCAACCACTCGCCCAGTTGAGCAGGGTTCGGCGCTGCGTGTCGATAGTTCTTCGGCAGCTTCTTACCGCGCATAACGTCAGCAGACACAACTGTCTGGTCGAGCGTCCACGCAACCACTGTACCGTACTTGCTGTGTTTCTTATCACGCAGCAGGCTCATAACGTCTTTGTCGATGGTCTTGACTTTCTTAGGGTCTTTGCCTGACTTGACTTCACCACACTGCCACATCTGATAGACGCAGCCGCCTTTGTACATTGACCACACGCGCAACTGACTGGATATGGCGTTCAGTGCCGCGACGCCAACACCGTGCGTACCAGCAGAAGTCTTATACGCCTGATCGTTAAATTTACCACCCGCATGAACGCGGCTAAATGCTGCGGTCATGATCGTTTCTTTCGTACCGTCTTTCAACTTCTTGAAGTCGGTAGGGATGCCGCCAGCTTGGTCAGCTACGATGTTCAGGTCGTTGTCGTAATCAATGACCACTTCGATCAACTTGTTACGTCCAGCGATGTATTCATCGTAGTCATTGTCCACAGGTTCTTTGACCGCGCGATACGCCATGTCTTCGCCACGTTGACCCATGTACATGCCGGGGTTTTCTCTGATACCCGATAAGCCTTCGTGAATTACGAAACCTTCTTGGGAACCATCACCCGTTTTCTTTTTTACTTTGGCAGCTTTCGGCGCTTTGGCCATTTTCGTGATCTCCTATGAGTAGCATTACTACTCGATATTAGCATATGCAGACACTACTTGTCCTACGGCTATTATATCATACTAAAGTATTAGACGCTACCCACGTTCTGTCCAACTATTTGCAGAGTTCAAGCTACGAGTCACGGCGCAGAATATAGCCCTTGACGAGAGATAGCATAACAGTCTCGCTGGCATCTTGTTCAAGTCCCCATGCTTTGCAGATAATCGCAAGCTCGTACTTGCTCAGAGGGTCAACGTATTTCAGGGCATCTGACTTAGGTAGAGAGGCAACATGCTCTGCCAAGTTAGCGTCAGAGATAGCAGGCTCTTGCTCAGGGTCCACCAGCTTGCGATACTGCGCGTAGGTATCGGCGTCTTGCGTAATCGGGAAGTCGTCGCTCATACCGTCTGCTACCCATTTCTCAATCTGGGCAGTAATGGTGCCGTACACTACAAGCTCCTGACCACTAAGACCTTCAAGTAGCTTGGCGGGCAGCAGGCTCTCACGACTAACTAGGTCGCACTGCATTGCCTGATGCTGGGTGTTAAAGCTCACGATGCACAGGTAGCGATCGGACACGTTCAACACACGGAACAGTTGCTCACGGATTTTCTCCATGAGATTAAAATAGCGGTTGATTTGCTCAGACAGTTTTTGTGTCATGGTCGCAGGTTCCATCGCAGAAGTGTAGTGGCTCAATCTGTATTGTTTGAGGCTGGGTCAGAATTTTGAAACCTTCTGCGTGGCTAATCATGAGTTTGCACTCACGCTCCAATGCTTCGCGTTGAGCATGTTCCATTACGACAACACGGAATGCTTCGATGCAGGCAGGAAGGTTATCACGCAGAGACTCTCGGTCATTAGAATCTTTTACAGGCGTGTATCCCATGCAGATGTGTGCCCAGTTAGCTTCTGCAACCTTCAGAGCCTCAGTCAACATGAGACTACCGTTCACGGTATTATCATCACCAAACACGTTGGCATCTTTCAGGGTTTTCAGAGCACGAGCAAGACGAGCGCCAGCTTCAAGTCGCATAGTCATTAACGCGTAGTAGTTGGGCTTTTCAGGAGAGGTGGGTACTTTCGTGGAGAGAGTATCGTCCGGTAGGTCATCGTTAAGCAAATGTTCAGCAGACATTCGGTTTACCTCAAAATTTGAGACAGATATGACAAAAGGGCAAACGCTCGTCAGCGCTGCCCTTTTAGATCAAGTACCGCTATTGCGCGGCGCTTGCTTATTCCATATCGAAGTCGAAGTCTTCGGCTTCTTTTTTGCTTTTCTTACCGGCCTTAGCAGCTTTGTCCGCTTTCACTTTCTTGCCAGCTTTTTCAGCTTTGGCAGGCTTAGCAGCTTTTTCAGCTTTGGCTTTTTTACCAGACTTTTCTGCTTTAGCTGGCTTTTCAGCTTTGGCAGCTTTCGCTTTTTTGTCAGCTTTAGCAGGCTTCTCAGCTTTCTCTGCTTTCGCTTTCTTAGCTTTAGCAGGCTTCTCAGCCTTTTCAGCTTTCGCTTTCTTGCCAGCTTTTTCAGCTTTGGCAGGCTTAGCAGCTTTCTCTGCTTTGCCAGCTTTCGGCGCCTTAGCAGCTTTGGCCGGAGCAGCACCGTCGTTCTGCAACGCTTCAACCTGGGCAGTCAGACCGGCACGACGTTCAGCGATGGATTCAGCCTGCTTGGTGATTTCAGCAGAAGTTTTGGTCAGAGCTTTTTCAGATTTTTCCAGGGCTTTGATTTCTTTGTTCAGGCCGCTGATTGCTTTCTTAGACATACGATATTCCTTACTTTATATTTGATGCGGCGTTTTCACCGCTGGATGAAAAGATAAATTTGTTCAGGTTTGTGTTCCTGTAGTCATACATTATTATGTTCAACATACAACAACAGGAATTTTAAAACTTTTTACGAAAATAATCTAGATATTTTTTTTTCGATTATTTGCCCCTCGCTCATTCGTTAGAACTAGAGGGGCCGCCGGTTCAGATCAGGACTTATTCGTCGTCTTCGTCTTCGTCTTCATCGTCGAAGTCTTCGTCGTCTTCGTCTTCATCTTCGTCTTCGTCGTCTTCACCACCGAAGTGTTCTTCGCAGAGTTCGCGCAGTTCATCTTCGTCCATTTTCTTAGCTTTCTTGGCCGGGGCCAGCTTGTGTTCCAGGACGAGAGCTAACAGCTCTTTCTTGTCGAGTGAGTCGAGGTCGAGTTCGTCTTCATCGTCCTCGTCTTCATCTTCGTCTTCATCTTCGTCTTCATCGTCGCCGTCTTCGTCGTCTTCGTCGTCCTCTTCTTCATCATCAGAGTCTTCGTCGTCTTCGTCTTCGTCGTCGCCGTCTTCATCTTCGTCGTCCGAGTCGTCTTCGTCCTCGTCTTCGTCGTCCTCTTCTTCTTCGTCTTCGTCCTCTTCGGACTCGCCGCCCAGGTTATCGTTCAGCAGTTCGCGCAGTTCATCTTCGTCCAGCGCTTTCGCTTTCTTAGCGGTAGACAGCTTGGCCTTAACAACTGCGGCGCGCAGGTCATCTTCGCTTACGCCGGAGATGTCCAGTTCTTCTTCGTCCTTAACAGCAGCGACGATTTCAGCAACGGTAGGTGCTTTGGCCTTTTTGCCTTTAGCAGCTTTACCGCCTTTTTCAGCTTTAACAACTTTACCGCCAACAACAGTCAGGCCGGCTTCTTTCAGAATTGCTGCAATGTCAGCAGCGCTGGCGTTTTCGACTACGACGCCCAGCATTTTAGCCAGAACGGTTGCTGCGGTGTTTGCGGTTGCTTTAGCTTTAGCCATGATATTTATTTCCTGTTTGATTAGAAGCGACGTTGCTTCAATTAAGATTTACAGATTTCGAGAGACAGGCAGCGAAACATTTTTATCTCGCTGCATACTTAATGTTTACAGATTTCGAAAGTTAGAAGTCTTCGTCAGACTTACTTACTTTTTTACTTTCTTTGCCACTTTCGCAGTCTTACCAGCTTTGTCGCCTTTGTCCAGCTTCTTAGCTTTGGTAGGAGCAGGCGTGCCGTACTTTTTAGCAGCAGCAGTTTCGTTCACGGTTGCGCGAACAGTGAAGCCAGGCAGTGCGGTGTTCACTTCAATCACTTCGCCAGTCTCAACAGAGGTAGCAACGATGGTCGCGCCTTTGTATTTGATAGTGAAGCCCTTGTACTCACGAACCGGCGCGTTGATCAGAGCGATTACGCTACCGTGACCGCCAGCTTCGCCCAGCACAGACAGAGTTTGATTCGGGCCGAAGGTAGAAACAACTTGCGCAGAAGAACCATGACCACGTTTGTGACGAATGGTGACGCTGTTTTCGGTGCGGTCAGTAATGAAGCCAATCAGCTCAACAGCCTGCACCGTTTCGATCAGAATGTCGTGCGGCAGTTCAGAAGGCTTAGCTTTAGAAGTACCGATGGAGCCAGACTTTTTCTGAATACGAGAGATCAGGGTAGGTGACAGGTTAGAGGACTTAATTGCTTTAGCCATTGTAATGCTCCGGGATTTTATAAGTGTGAGCTTGTCGCTCGGTTCGAACTTCAATTAGTGTTTACAGATTCGATTACAGGTAACTTTTACAGATTATGAAAAGCTATCGTTAATCAGATTACGACAGACTTGATAGACAGATTGTTCCACCAAATCGTTGTAGTCATCTTCAATGTCGTCCAGGCCAGCAGCTAGTGCAGGGAGCCAGTCGAACATTCGGCACACGTCACGGCCATAAGAGCCATAATGTGCGGCATTGTTTTTCGCCGCGATAATCTGGCGCAAGGCGGATTCAGATGTAGCGTACTGCGGGTCTTTCACGTACAGGTCGATGTTCTGGGCCACATACTCTTTAATCTCGGCCGATAGTTCGGTGCGAGATGGTGGCGAAACACCGAGCTGAGTACACAGTCGGACAGCGACACGATAGAGTGAAGGATGCTTCACTACATTATCAATATCATAAATTTCGCGCAGTTCACGGGCAACTTTATTTGTTGCTTTGTTGACAGTAGCGATAGCGCATTGTGCGATAATCGCATGGTAGTGCGCGACACCAGCAGACATTATCAATTGCAGAACGAATGGCAGTGCAGCAGCCGGTTCACTCTTTTGTTTTACAGATTCGAGTTCAGCACGGATGTTCTTCACTTCAACTGTTTGTTCGTTGCAGAACCCAACAACTTCTTTAATGCGTTCATCACGCAGCGCAATCTCCGAGGCGTGTTCGCGCTCACGGCTACGCATCTTGATTTTGAGTGCCAGATGATCGAGAGACAGTTCACGCAGTTCCGCTTCCACGTCTGCTTTGCCTCCAGAAGTCACTGTCAGGTCAGCAGATAGTTCACGGATTTTAGCGTCACGGTCACTTACCATCTTAATGATGTTTGCGCCGTGGTCTACTTCTTGTGTCATGTTTACAGATCCCCAAGAAAGTGAGTGGCCCTTTCGAGCCACTCGTTTAGACGATATTATTCGTCGTCGCCGTCGTCGCCTTCTTCTTCGTCCGCGTCTTCTTCTTGTGTGAAGCACGGAACCAGAATGGTCAGGTCACCGCCGTTGTCGAACGATGCGCCAGCCAGACCACCAGCCAGTACAGACAGCGGCAGGTCACGGGTGTCGAGTGAACCAGCTACTTCGATCACGTCTTCGGCATCGTCGAAGTTAGCAGCGTCAGCAGCAGAGTAAGACTGGACGTGCTCAAACTCACGCAGAGTTGCCAGCGCTTCAAACAGACGGCCGTTGTTCAGCAGTGCAGCAGACTCCATGGTGAACGCAGCATACACTTTAACGTTCTCAACAGATTCAGCCAGATTGATGACACGGTTAACTGCCGCCTGAATCATGCGCTGTACAGGTGCTTCGCTCCAGAAGCCAGGCAGTGCGACGTTCATCACTGTGGTGTGCAGTGCAACGTAAGCGCTGTCTACACGAACCGGGCGAACGCGAGAGCGAGCGTTATACAGGCTTGCCAGTGGCAGATGATCGCCGTTCAGTTCAGAGGCATCGTCAGCGTCGATGTGACCCAGCTCAGTTGCGGCTTCCAGTTCTTCTTCGTCGAGGAAGTCACCAACAACCAGACCAGCTTCGCTTGGGTCAACGCCGTCTTCAATACGATCTGCATACAGCGCGACAGGAATTTCTTCTGCCAGCGTTGCTTCCAGACTTTCAGCCCATGCGCCAATGTCGAACGTTTTCGGATCGGCAAGGAAGCGAGTAGTGTTCACGCGCTCAACAATGTCCAGCAGGGATTGAGCTGGCAGCAGCATTGAACCCGGCGCAGTACCTTTAGACGCTTTGCCCAGGTTGAATGGGAAGCGGTAGTTGAAACCATTGATATCGACCAGCTCAGATTCAACAGCGCTGTAGGTATCGCCGTCAGTCAGAGTAAAGTTGATAACTACAGTCTGATCCATATCGACTGCCAGCAGAGTGCCCACGGCGTTGTCAGAGTTAACAGACTTGATGAATTTCAGGCTTTCGTTTTCAGAAGAATCGATCTCAGAGTCCTGCTCGTCTTCATCTTCTTCTTCGCCGTCTTCGGATTCTTCTTCCTCAGATTCTTCATCTTCTTCATCTTCTTCCTGCTCGTCGTCTGACAGGAAGGACGGCAGCACAGACAGAACCGCGTCAACAAAGTCCAGGTCTTCGCCGTCAGCAACTTCTGACAGGTCAACACCGTAGCTGGTTGCGATTTCTTCAACCGCAGCGAACTGGTCTTCGGTACCGCCATTGACAATCGCTTCGATCATGTCTTCTGCGGTTTCGCATTCGTCAACGTTAACGCCCAGGCTTTCTGCGACGTGCTGCACGGTAGCATCGTCGTACTGGCCCAGCAGCGCTTCGAGTTCAGCAACGTTGCTTTCGCTTTCTTCTGCGTCAACGTCGATTTCGTTAGTCTGACCCTGAATGCGAGAGAACGCTTTCATTACCTGCACGATGTTCAAGCCGGTAACGTCTTCGCCCATCGCTTCGACAGCAGCAACACGCTGTTCAGCAGTCAGCGAACCACCAGCGAACTGGAAGTAGTCGAGCGGGTCAGTAACGGCATCGATCTGGTCTTGCACAGAATCAGAATCATCTTCATCTTCGGATTCTTCATCCTCAGATTCTTCTTCATCTTCTTCTTCTGACTCTTCCGCGTCTTCTTCTTCGTCTTCGTCAGACGACAGCGCGGCCAGCAGGTTAGGACAATCGATCTCACGCTCTTGCAGCGCGCCTACGAAGGTGTCAATCAGTTCAGCCATTTCCTGCTCGGTTGCACCTTCGACCAGTTCGAGCAGTTTCGCAGTCAGCGTTTCTTCGGTGTCGGACTTCATGACTTTGAGGTCTTGAGTACGCACCAGAACTTTCAGTGCAGAACGGTCCAGCTGGTCAGCAGACAGCAGGTGGCCCAGATACAGAGAAGGATCGAATTCGGAATCTTCATCATCAGATTCTTCTTCGTCTTCGGCATCTTCTTCTTCGCCGTCTTCTTCGGCAGCGTCGTTACCTTCCATCCAGATTTGCTGTTCAGTTTCGAACGACTCACGGATGCCCGCTTCGTCCATCGCGCTAACATCGTAGGACAGAGCTTCAAGAGCTTCTGTCATTTGCGCGACGGTCAGTGTTTCAGCTTTATAGCCGAACAGGTCAGTGCCTGTCACTTCTTCGTCGTCGCTTTCGCCGCCCTGCTGATCAACCACTTCGTCTTCTGAATCGAAGTCTTCGTCCAGATTGACCGGCGTTGCGTTAGTAGGTTGTTTCACGTTCAGTTCTCCGTTATTTGGAATCGCAGCGAATACTTCGCCGTTTAGAGTTTGCATAATGAAAGTACGCACAGCGCCGGACAGTACGTTGATTGGATTACCCGGCAGGGCGCTGTAGTTGATTACTGGTTTCTCAAAAGCACCGTCAGCTTCATCAATGCTAGTGAGATTTACAATATTCAGAGCTTCTACCTGTTCAGTAAGAGCTTTGATATAGTCAGGCGCTTTCGCCTCTTCGACGATTGAGATGGAGTGAATACCATACTCAGCCGCCAAATCAGCGATATCACTTTCACCAGCACTAAACAGCGCCAGCGATAAACTGCCATACATCTCTGACACTGCTTTATTTACAGTATATGAAATGATGACCGAATCCGCTTCGCCAACTTTGATACGCTCGTCGATACGAGTAGGCACGCCATTGTTTGGATGCAGGATGTGGTACGCGCTGTTCGGATCAGTAGAAGGACCCGATGCACGGCCAATCAGATCCGGCAGACGGTCCATCACCTTACCTTCGATTGAACGCTCACGCAGTTGCTCGTCAGCAGTCAGGTAAGAGAATCGACCATGCGCGTTAAGCGCAGTAAGAACGACGATGGTACATTTGTTTACGTGGCCGGACTCAGCAGAATGCGCACGACGCTGTTGGTCGTTTAATTGCTTTTGAGTCTCAGAGCCGAAGGTTGCAGCAGCGCCCAGGTTATTTTCCGACATACGTTATCTCCTCAGATAAAAGGTTTACAGTGACCACACGCGAGTAGCGGTTGTTGGGTCGAATGTAAGGATAGACTTCTTCAAACTACTATTAACAGTATCAACCGTGGTGAATCCCCACTTAGTGAGAATCTTATTAACTTTGTCGAGGCCCGACGCTACTGACATATACGTCGAACGGTCAGCAATAGTTCCACAATCAACGGCAGCGAACTTCGCACTGGCTACTGCAAACTTCTTAGCAGCCTGATGGTTCTCTTTCTTCTCGAACTTATCAAACTCGTCCATAAACGTTTTGCGTTCTTTGAAGAAGTTCTCTGCCTGCTCCAGTCGCTCTAACTGCTTGGGCTTGAGTGTGCGAGTTGTGTTGCCATACTTCGCAATCACTTCTGCCCACTCATGCCGCTGTTCAGCAAACTCAGCACGTTTGTCCAGCAGCTTCTGATACTCAGGCGAACGACGATCTGCGTATTGCTCGTCACACAACAACGTCAGGTACGGCTCGTCGTCAATGGCGTTCAGTTCGCGTATGTTCGTCAGTGCGTCACCTTTGTCCCAGTGAACGATACCCATGATCATGCTATACATGCCTTGCCCACGCAGCGCTTTAGATTGAAAGGTCTTCGGCGCAGCTTTGAACTCAGGGCGCATCGCAATCTGGGCGAACGGCATCGGATAACCCAGAGGGCTAATAGCGAAGGCGTCACACATAGAGAACTCAGCTTCGGCGTGATTCGTATTCTGATAGATCAGAACAACAGGCAGACCGTCAGGCACTTTCACTTTCTTGCTGTAGCCGTTTTCTTTCAGATGAATGAAAGACTGCATGTTCAGCATGTTCGCTGTATACGCAGCAGGCATCATCCAGCGACTGCCAGCAAAACTATGACGGTGCTTGCGGTGATACTCGTTAATCAGTTTGCGGATGTACTTGATACCAACGCCCTTCTTGTCATTCTCCCGAGAGTAGTCGTGCAAGTACGTTGCGATATCACGTTGCTTCGGTACGCCAAGCCCAAGTTCAAATAACGAGGCAAGGCTGTTAGCCGAACTGATAGTTGCGTTGTCACGAATCTCACGTAACAGGCGCTGCACAGTTGAGGCATGAATACGCGGTACAAACGTTGTATTGATAACACCGCTTCGACGTTGTTCGCCACGGTTGGTCACTGTATGACGAATTTCAATCGAGTGTTTTGATTTCTTCAAATACTCAGGGCAATCAAGCCGCACCAGATATTTAGACTCAGCTACAGACAAGAGAAGTTGCTTCTCGTCATGGCTGAATACGTGATCATAAAACATTGTAGTCCTCTACTGTTTTCGCATCAGTCACAAACTGCGGATAGCCATCAGCTTCGACTGTTTGGAACAGGGAGTTGACAGCGGACTGGCTCGGTGCATTCTTGCGCACAGACTCCCAGGGAATCGCTACAACCTCGTCACCGGAGTAATCGCTCGCCGATGTATGGGGCATAATTAGTAAGCCCAGAGGAATCTTGTGCAATCTACAGAACGCATTAAGTTCTTTTACAGTTTTATGTAGAACTATCTGGTTCGCTGTATTTGCCTTACCCGTGTCTGCGATAGACGTGAGGTAATTGTAGTTCGCAATGTTCAGCAACATCTGCTGGCTCATAATCGTTGGGTTAACGCCGATTGAAGCAAGCAGCATTTCAACAACCAACTTCTTGGCCTCTTCCGGCGAGACGGGTCGATACCCACCGCGACTGATTACAACTTTTGACTTTTTCATGATGGCTCCCGAAGGTCTGGTGTATATTGTTTCCACACATGTTCAACGAGCATCAACCATTCATCGTCAGAAAGATATTTGCCAGTCAATTTGAGATACTCATTGAAGAATGACTGGGTAGGTTTCTTGGTGTCGTTTGCGCGTGACACGTATAAGGCCGCAAGTGGTGGCCTGCCGTTTTGAATATCGAGGCGCATCGTCTCGGCAATGAGCGCCTCCAGTGCTTTGTACTGCGCTTTCCCTACGCGAGTGAACTGCACACCAAACACCACAGGAGCGAGATCAGAGTAGTATACATGGACGCGCTGTATAGCGGCCATTACTAGCCGCGAATACAGTTGAGCGAAAACACCAGTCAGGATGATCTCATTGTTGGTCATACAGTAGCGTCCAGTTCAGAAGGTTGAGTCAGACGGAAGTCGAATGTCGATTCGAGATTCTCGTAAGTATACACGCACGGGTCACCGTCTTTGTCGATGAAGATTGGGCCGCGAGCATCACTGGCAACAAACATGTAATCAACGCCGTTAGGACGGTATGCAATCAGACCGCGTTTGATTTCTTTCGGCGAGATGCCCAGCTTGTCGGCAAGCGTAACTTTCGCCTGCTTCAATTTCGCTTTGGCTTTCTTCATGCCTTTCTCAGTAGGAGCCAGCAGCTTCACTTTCATTTTCTTCATACGACGTTGCTGGTCTTTCTCTGACAGATACTGCGGCTTAGAGGCTTTATGCTTTTTCAGCTTCTTCACTTTCTTATCTGCTTTGTCGTCAGCCAGCGTGTCGTCTACAGCCAGCGACAGATTGCCAAGCAACGTCTGCATGGCGATGTTATAGAACTTCACATCAAGCCCAAGCGCAGAGAGCACAGCTTCAATCTGGCGCTTGTTCAGTACGAGCCGACGATCTTGAATCAAGCGCTTCAACTCAGCAGGCATCTGCTTAATGAATGCGTCCTGCGTAACAGTCGCGCGCATTTTGCTTACGGCAGATTGCGCAGCTTTACGGCCCAGATGTTTAACGACACCCTTACCGCCGTGCTTCTTAATGTCTTTCCAGTCCATGTCGAACGATTCAGACAACAACTTACGGCGCTCTTTGCTTGTCGCGTCTTCAATGGTCGCGTCGATGGTCGCTATCAGTTCGCCCTTGCGATCAACTGGAGTTGACTTGATTGTGTCGAGCGATTCAGCGGCGGCGGCAGCTTCTGCCTTACGCTCTTTCTTTGTGCGTGTATCGCCGTTCTGCTTACGAGTCGCTTTCAACCCGCCTTCTTTCTTCGCAGCTTTCGGCTTCACTTTCTTACCGTCAGTTGCTTTGCCGTCGTCGCGGTCAATGAACGCCAGACGCCCGAAGTCAGGACGCAGCGCTTTCTCATCCAGCGTCTTGTCTGCAAGTTCACGTTGCTGGCGCTTGTTCAGTTTCACTGCAATGCCCTGTACAATGATATACTCGCCTCTCTCGAACGGCGCTTCAATCTCTTTGAGCGTTTTGCCTGCAAGCACAATGCGTTTCACAGGAATCTGCGGGCCTTTCGCATCGGTGCTATAGCCGTTAGCGTTCACTTTGTTGATGTAAGTAATGGTCCCATCTAAACGGCGTACACGAGCGTTAAGCAGAATTTTGTTTGCGTTTGACATAGTGTGATTCCTCAATCAGCTTTATTTGTCAAATATGCGACCCAGTAAGAGCCGCACACTATTTCGTAGTTACGGTAGTTCGTTATGCGCTTTTCAGCAGCTTGCGCAGTTTAGCTTCATTCATGTTCTCAGCTTTACGCGGAGTGGTCAGGCCGGCTTCGACTACGCGGTCACGCAGTTCGTCTTCGGTCAGATCTTCGATATCAGCTTCTGGCACATCGTCAAAGTCGAAGTCGTCATCTTCGCCGTCTTCTTCTTCTTCTTCGCCGTCTTCTTCGTCCAGATCTTCATCGTCTGATTCTTCGCCGCCGTCTGATTCTTCGCCGTCTTCGTCAGCTTCGCCCATCACAGGATTGAAGTCATCCAGAGACTTGATATCAGACTTGCTATACATCAGCACGTCTTCGCCTTCGCCGTCATCACCACAGTCGATTACCAGCAGACCGCCTTTGCTATCGCAACCCAGGTAAGCGAAGGTTGTTTCGCCGTCTGTTAGTACCAGACCCGGAATCAGAACTTCTTCGGTCGTGTTGAAACGTTCGGCCAGCGCAGCGTGATACTTAGCGGTCACTTTCTTGTTGACCATATCGAGCTGATCTTTGTTCACGGCAACGTAGTCGTATTCGGCAGAATCTTCTTCGCCGTCTTCTTCTTCGCCGTCTTCTTCTTCGCCGTCTTCTTCTTCGCCGTCTTCTTCTTCGCCGTCTTCTTCTTCGCCGTCTTCTTCTTCCTCCTCTTCGGATTCGTCTTCAACTTCTTCCTCCTCTTCCTCTTCTTCCTCTGCGTCTGGGATTTCGTACTCACCCAGCGTAGAGCCCAGCACAGATTTGAACTTGTCGGTCTCTACAACATACAGCAGCGCTTTGCCGACATGCTTCGCAGATTCGCCGAAGTAAACAAATTCAGCGCCGTCAGACAGCAACACAGTTCCAAGCTCAAGGTCATTCGCGTCTTCGAGGCTGAATGCTTCACGAATCGCTTTCTTGAGTTTCATCGACAGCTTAGGCGCCGCCATTTTCTCAGCACGTAACGCGATAGCTTCTGCGTTTTCCAGCGTCGGACGTGACAGCGTTTGAACAGGCTTAGCGTATTGCAGACTCAGCGTGATCTGCATGACGTTGGTCTCAGGGGCGAACTCAGCGCCGTACGTCACTTCAATTGCGTTTGCGATCGGCGTTTTGTTATCAGCGCACAGCTTCGCAACTTCGCTATTATTCAGCACGTCTACCAGACGTTGAGCAACGCAGTCAGTCAGGTCGCCGTCGATCTCAGCGATTTCAACAGGCGCCGCACGTTTACCACCTTTGATGATAGCGTGAGCCAAGTCCTGATATTCGTCTTCTTTCTCTTTAGAAGATTTGCGACGAACCTTAGGTTCTTTTTCTTTCGCTGGCTGGGCGGCTTTCTTGCCTGCTTTTGGCGCCTTCTCTTTCGCAGAAGGTTTCTTGGTTGACGCTTTCGCAGCTTTCGCATCTTTCAGCTTCACGTAACCTTCGCCTGTATCTTCCAGCTGGCTCATGTTCATGCGCTCGATTTCTTTAAAGTGAGCGCCTTCTTTGATAACGCAGCGAGTGGCGATACGCTTGGTCTGGCCTTTCACTTTGTAACCAGACGCGATTGCATCTTCGATTTTAGCTTTGGTGCCGTTCAGCAGGACGATAGTTTTGCCAACCAGGTTAGTGTTAGTTTCGATACGTGCCATGATTAATACTCCTCAGTATAAGTGTTTTGTTTGCGACGCACTATTGCGTCTGAATCTATTATAGCATAGGTGGCCGTCAGATAACAACCACGATTTTGTCCAGTTTTCTGCATACTTCGCAGATAGCAGGCAGCATGTAGACTGCCTGCTTATTATTGCTTATGCGCTGTAGTACGCGCAGAGCTTCATTAAGTCATTGCGTGACAGCTTCGAGGCAGCTTCCGGTTTGATGATTTTCGCATCTATCAGACGCTTGCGCATCCCAGCAGATTCGAGGTCTTCAATATCCTGATCGTTACATTCGAGTATCTCAATTTCGTCGTCACTGGCCTCGAACGCTTCCAGAAGCACTTCGCTAGAGGTCGTCACGGACGTTGCCGTTTCGTCCGTTTTACCTACGCTTACATCAGCACGAATCACAGGTGTGCTGTTTTCAGGCAGACGCACGAAAATCCAATCAGGGCTATCGTGCTCGACGTATACCCAACGACCAAACTCAGCGCAGATATCGGAGCCTGTCAAGATATCGTTAATGAGCGTCGGGATTTTAGTGAAGCGCGTATTCTTGAGGTCACGCAGGGCACCTTCAATATTACGACGTGACACTTTGATGATACCAGCAGATGCTGCCGTGTTTTCAGCATGTCCCACATCAGCTTTCCACGCGCTCAGAATTGCATGTACGAGATTGTACACACGCTCCTCGTCACGAATCTTAGGCTCACGATCTGCCGTCGATTTAGGGCGAACCGAGGAAGGTCCTCGTGGCGTTTTCTTGATGGCCGCGGCCTGACGCTCAGGAGAGTTCTTAGCAGCGCGAGCACGGGAGAACTTGTCTTCTGTCTTAGGACATGAAGTAGTAGGCATTTCAATTTCCTTTGCGGTTTAGCATGAGAGCACGTAAGGCGGAAACCGCGTAAAGCCCGACGCGCTCAAAGAGTATCGAACTCTTTTTAAAGCAACCTCAGTGAAGTCACTCTAAAAAGAGCCGTGTGCCCGGGAAAATAGAAAACACACGACTAAAGCATAACAAAGGCATTCAGAGAGAACGTTGTCTCGCTGTCTATATAGTATAGTTCAGGCAGCTATTTGAGACAACCGTCGTTTTGTCCAGATTTATGCAGATTAGTGACAGATGCAGCTTTCATGGTTGCATACAAGACACACGCGATCTTCATGCAGGTTCTGCCAGCCGTCTGCGTCTGTATCAGAGTCGTCGTCAGCAGGTTCTTCGTCGTCGTCATCTTCGTCCGGCTCTGCATCGGCAGCTTCCATAACACTGACAATTTCAAGCTCAACTTCTGGAGACAAGTCAGAGATAAGAGCGCCGAACTCGTCTACAGTCAGACCGACTTGCTTGAGTGCTAAGACTAGAATCTTGCGACCTTCGTCTCCATCTTCACGCGTGAACGCTTCGATTACGCCAGCCAAGGCACTTGACATTAGGGCGACTTGCGCCTCTTTGGATACTTCGTTGAACTTCATAACAGCCTCCTGTTGATTGTTTTACTTTGTACAGCGTACTAGGGTAGTGCGCTCTAAAAAGGACCCGGTGACCGTCATGCCTCTGCGCGAGGCACCTCATTGGGGGTGAGCATCTCTGGACGGGCGGGCCAAGACCACAAAGTTAGTGAATGTGTGTCAGGCGAATCTTAACAACGCGGCCGCGCGTGGTTGTCTCTACTTCCCGCTTCGTATGAGTGATACACAGACAATCAAGCGTGAAGGTCAAATCAGGTAGCGTATGCTTCTGGTGTTCTTCGATGATAAGCACGCCGCGCTGTTTCAATTCGTTGACCTGTTCGTTAATCGTTTTCATTAGAAAAATTCTTCCTTCGCATCATCAGCACGAGGCAGTTCAATATCTGGGTCCATACCGACTTCAAGACTATGCACATCGCTGATTTGATCATCAGTCAAAGTGACAACCCAGTCCGCGGCACGATATCCGAAGTCACTCAGTTGAGGACGTAAATCTTCTGGGCGGAATCCGAAGTCATCTTCATCTACATCATCCTCTAAGTCAACCCACTCGTCGTCATCTTCATCTTCGTCGTCATCTTCGTCTGGGATGAAACGCGCAAGTGCAGGCTTTAGGTCATCTGCGAGTTCACAAGGTACACAGATTGAAGTAATAAGCGGGCCGTGCTCGTCAAACAGCTTACGCACGTCTACAGGAACAGAGAGTTCGACAGGCAGACCTTGCGCCCGCATCATCAGACAGATTGCATGATCGTACTCGCAAGTATCAAAACGAACAAAGTGGCGGTGCTCAGTCACTCGCAGTTCTTCGACGGTGCGAGTGCCGTCTCTCCAAATCACATCAACGTCTTTAAAGGATGTTGATCGACCGAGCTTCTCCAATGTTCTGTACAACTGGCCATCGGTGAAGTTAGCTAGTATCTTGCCGTCATGTACGAAAGCAAAACGGTTAACATCGACCTTGCTGCGTTTGAGTAAAGTGTATTCAGGTTTCATGTTATTCACCTTTAACCAGATTCATGGTGTAGTTCTTCTGATTACAACGAATGCAGATCTTATCGAGAGTACCTGCAAGGCCGTCATAACCAATCATGAACAGGCGACCAGAGCAAATAGCTATATCCAGCAGCGAGTGGCCGTTCGGACATGCTTCGGCAGTTTTCAGCATTTCGTCGGCAATTGCCATTTGCTTTTCTTTGTCGATTTCATTTGCTACGAACTCGGTACCTTCCGATACTTCATTCAAGTTAAACTGAATGCGGCATGGCTTGCCGTTGTGGACGAAACGCAATTCAGGAATAGGACCACCAAGTTGTTCACACACGGACAGATACAGGCGCAGACCTGCGGCACAAACGTCAACCCATTCAGGTTTCAATTCGATAATCTTCTGGGCGGCCGCATCGACCATCTGGTCTTGCAGTTCTAAGTCGGATGGGGTTGGTTTGATTTCTTCGAGCATTTTGTTGTCTCCTCAGACATATGTTAAAAAAGCGCAGCACAAGCTACGCTTCTATTATATCATAGGACGGTTCAGACTGATACCACGATTTTAGCCAGTTTTATGCTTACCACAGCTTGACGCGGAAGTCTTCTTTCGTCCACAGCCATGGCTGCTCAGAATCAGACTCGACAGCATGAGCAATAGCGACAATGCCCGCAGAGCTAATAGAATGTAGCTCACGATGGTCAATAAACGCATAGTCATCACGATTGCCATACTTCTTGATATGCGCCTCAAATTTCGTGAGAGCATCCTTAGATGGCAGATACACAAAGCCGTCAGCTTTCGGTCCGAGGAACGCGCGGCGCTCACTCATAGTTAGGACGATAGCAACATCATTCATCAGGATTTGTTTGTGTGACATAGGGCACCTCACTTCATGGATTCAGGGATTTCAGTGTTGGTGAATGGGAACAGGTGCTTCACAGGGAGAACCGTCAGCTTGAATCCATTCTCCTCAGCAACACGTTTGATGGTGTGCAGGTGGTTCAAGTAATCGTGGTCTTCTACGTGATTCAACAACTCAGCATCCGCACCCGACGCAATGATAAACAGGCCGTTGATGGAGATGGAGCCGTAGTCTGTCCACAATATCTCAGGACGAACACAGGCTTCCGGATTCTCCTCAGCAACTGCGGCTATAATCTTCTGCTGGAGTTTGGCAAGAATAATGGCCGTCGCATACGCAGTAGCGTCACGATTTGCATTTGCAGCTTCGCCCCACTTCTGAACTAATTCGTCGTCCATGATAAGAGCAATGCGATTTACTACCAGAATGTTTTGTTCAAATTTCATTTTATTTCCCGTCAATGTTAGGTATTGTTTACGCAGGTCTTACTTGACCGCGTGTTTAATTAGTTCTTTCAGGTACGCAGCGTCACGAGGATAGCTATCACCTTCTTTCAATTTCGTCATGCAGGCGGCCAGCTGGTACAACGTTATTTCGTCCAATTTAGACAGAACGTCCTGACCTGAGTCCAAGACAGCTTCTTTGAGTGTGACAAGCAGTGCGGCGTGTTGTTGAGCAACGGTCAGCTTCTGCGATTTGTCCATCTGCTTGCGGGTCTTGTTCTTTTTAAGTATGCCCATTTTAACTAATGCACGATGAACATAGTCATAATCTATGCGATCATAACGCAACACTACGGGGAACTTGCGGGCGATGCGCACACGCTCCTGTTCTTTTTCTTCTTCCTCTTCCTCTTCGTCGAAGTCTTCAGGCATCTCAGTGCCGTAGTAGTCAGCACACAGCTCAATCAATTCTTCTTTGTCCATAGACTTCAACTTATTAGGACGCGCCATTTTCTTTCTTGTCGCAACTTTGCGTAATTCATCTTCGCTTTTGGTACGCAGGTAGTCGATGACTTCTTTCTCTTGATCGTCAGTTTCTTCCTCTTCCTCTTCGAGGTCCTCTTCCTCTTCGAAGTCCTCTTCTTCGATTTCTACCTTCTCAGGTACATGAGGGTCAAAACCGTCTGCGAACTTAACCATGCCGTGAACGATTTTGTACGTACCGATTTCATTCTCCACATGACGCTTTAACGAGATCAGCGCGGCGCGTACCAGTGATTGTTGATAGTCGAACGTTTCCTCATTGACCATAATCCAAGAATAGTCCGGGTACCAACCGTAGATGAAGTTGACAACAAACTGAGGATTATCTATCAGGCTGCGTAGCTTCGCATCAGCATCGTGCGCAAAGATTAAGTGTGTTGCGTAATAGCAGGTCAACTGTTGGAGATTAAAGTTGGCGCCAGGCATTGGGATATCGCCCCTGATACTACACTGACGTAACAGGTCATTCAGAGTCTGAACCATGATCTTCTGCGTCTTGGTGTTGTGCATCATACGCTTCATAATGTCACGAATACGTTCAGGGCGATAGTCAGCAGGAATCTTCTCGTCAGCGTCGAGGCCGATTGCGTTGTGCGTATATTTGTATTTGTCGTCGAAGTCGTCCAGCCACTGGTCATGCAGTTTGATCAGACCTTCTTTGTCTTCACGCGATACCCGCAGAGGGCCCAGACCAAACGAAAGCAACATGCTACGCATCTCAGGCTCAGGTAGGTCAGCGAACCACGTAATCTTTTGTTCTTCACGGCAAGTCGCCTTTAGGTGAATAGCAATGATACGGCGCAGGCTGTCTTCAATGAACATGCCGTTGATTGGCTTGAATCCGTCATGGGCATTTGCAATCATTTCGTAAGGCAGGAATGTGGTGCAGGACTTGCCTACGCGATGGTGAAGCATTAGGTCATTGTTATCATCGAACGACCAAACTTCCAGTGTTGGGTCAGTAGCAAAACCCCAGTAAGTGTTGGTGCAGAGCGTACCTTCTTTCTGACGCTCAAGAATCTCACGTAGCACGTCACCTGTGAGTACCATCTCACGACCCATAGCGTTGTAGAAATAGAACAGCGGTTTGCCTGTCAGAGTAGCGTCACGGACAAGCAGTAAGTTTTGACGAAGATCGAATGACATAATGTTTCTCCAGTAGAGCGCCCGTAAGCGCTCAGGTTAAATTGTACGGTAGATGGCGTTTTGTGAGTGTACGCGGTAGACCTTGCTCTTGTTGATGAAGTGCTCTATCTCGGTGAGCATCTCCAGCGTTTCTTTGGTAGTAACCAAAGGCTCTCCGTTCTCTGCGTAGACAAGCAAGCGACCATCATACACGGTTGCAACTGTGAACAGGTGAACGGCATTCATGAAGTCGCTCATGAAGTCGTGGAAGTCACTCAAGAACAGCGCGAGCTTCTCATTGTGATTGTACACGTTGATTAGGTACTGCGGGTCGATATTACCTGTCTGTCGAACGTTGCCCTGTTTCTTGAGCAGGCTCGCCTTGAGCTTGTCGTGTGTAACGAGCACGAACTCCTGGACCATAGCCAGCTTCTTACGAAACTTCAATTTGCCAGGCACAAGCATCGGGTATTTATCCAGAAACTCTGCCGTAGGCATTGGGTCACCGAAGGCAGCCTGCACTCTGCGATCACATTTCGCTATGTACTCACCGGCCAGACGCTCATACTCAAGTTGAGTGTATTCAGAGATCTCATGAGCGCCGTACGTTTCAAACATATCAATCTGGTCCATGCTAGAACCTCATCTCGATGATATCTTCCAGATCAGCAACAGGCTGGAACGCGACCATGATGCCCTTGTTGCCTGTATAGACAGTCGCAACATAACGGCCGTACATGTTGATGTTAACGGCGTCACGTAGCATAACGTTCAGCATCCGCAATTCACCATCAAACAAGTTCTTACCGTTAGCAGCAAACTCGGAGGCGAGAAACGCATAGGTGTGTTCGCCTTCGTTGCGCTTTGTTGTTTCTTCCCAGCAGATCTCCAAAGCACGTTGTACTTTGTTTGCCAGATTGTTGTCGTGCGTTGATTCAGCCATGATTAGTCTCTCAATTTACGTGGGCGATGCCGTGCGCGTTCTTCTGCTTTACGCAGACGGCGCTTAATGTCTTCAACAGGAGAGCGCACCTTAGCGGCTTTCGCTTTTGCCTTCTGGCGCATCTCCTGAATTTTCATCCAGTTCTTCATGAAGCCCACGATATGTGCAAGGAAAGCCATAGCGCCTAGCGTGTAGAACAGGATAGCACTCACCTTATACAAATCGTGCATCATGATTAACCTCGTTTGTCGAACTGGGCCAGACGAATGCGTTTAAAGATATGCTCAGGCATGTACTCTTGATCGAATGCCTCTAAGCAGTTAGACAGGTCATCGTGCGGCGTGAAGCGGCCTGACGTTGCTTCATCTAAGAAGCGGGACCACGAGATACCTTTAGGATGATCTACGGTACGCAACGCTTCCCACATATCATCGTCAATCTTATTGATTGCGGAAGTGCGTAGGTAGTCCGTGCGTAGCGTAGCGCCGTACACCTTAGCAAAGGTGCGGGCGCGTTCAGGCAGTTGCACTTGATACACATCAATCGGTGTTACATATCGTGAGTCCCGCACATCCGACTCGGCAACATCAGGCAGCACACCAAGATACGCCAAGTGCGAACGCTTCTGGTGGTGCATGTCGAAGAATCGACTGTTAACATCAATGTAGCCAAGCTCTGTATAAAATTCTTCGTCCGAAGAAGGATGACAGGCCAGAACAGGTATAAACGTTCTGTAGTCCACTCCACGCAGATACGACTCACGGGCAACATGCGGATTCATACGCACACCAATTTTTAATTCTCTGTCACCGCGCTCTGCCGTGTGCATGGTAACGTCCATGTAGTAGAAAGCCATCGGTATTACGATTCCGTTAATCGCAAAGAAGTTGGTGTCGGAGTTCAGATGCAGACGCTTTATGTGTACCATTCGAGTTCTCTCTATTATGTGTGCCTATGCGTATTATATCACAGGCGCCTAGTCAGTACATGACTATTTCAGCCTATTATTTGCGACGTTCGACAACCACACAACTCTCACCATCACGTAGCGAGATAGATTCGCCTCCGTCAAAGTAGATATTGAGATACGGGTGAACTGTTTCGACACGTTCAATCAGACGGCGCTTCGGTGTGCTGTCTTCCTGCGTGTCGATGAACAGCACGTCATTGGCTTTGAGTTTATGCGCGGACGTGTCTCGGAAACTGACTTCGTGACGCATCCAGTCGTCAATCTTATCTTGATGGTTGTGATCGTTGTCTTCCGCCAGTAGCCATTCCATCATTGCGTCAGCAGACGGGCAGTAGATTTCAACACTGCGAACGAAGTCAACACGGCCTTGTGCCCACTGGTCTGCCTGGAAATACACGTTTTCATTTACGTTACGGTTTACTTCACGGCGCAGCGAGAATATCACAACGTCCAGTGCATCGTCCTGCATACCGTAGAGAATATCCGCATCACGAATGCAACGCTCAATCAGATTCTTCGGCTGACGGTTCTTCATGTACGGGAAGCGCGTAATGTCAATCAGGTCTAGGATAATTGCTTCGTGATCTTTAATACGTTCATCTTCACACACGGTCAGATACTTCTTGAAAGCCTCTTGCGCCAGACGAATATTACTTGCATCGTTGAGGCGACCAAGTGAGTGGTCCATGTCGTGGAACATACAGGCCACAGCAAGAGGCAAGGCCCCAGTATCGTATTGCCACGGCTGTTGCGCTTCTTTATCCAGCAGCCAGAGAGCCAGAGCAGTTACCTGCTTCATATGCTCGGTCGAATGGTAGTGCATGTGGTGCAGCAGAGGATCGCCTTTCCAGTTCGGATTGTTGTTTGATACAACGTAGTTCCAGACGGCGTTAAGTTTTAGGTCACCCACGCGTTGATCGAAGAAGCGATTGCGTTGTTCAGAAGAAGCGAAAGGCAGTGCAACCATTTTGGTCATTTGTGTAGTCCTTAAAAATTTGCGCAGAAATGAAAAACGGGAAACCAGTTAAGGTCTCCCGTTGAGTTTATTGTGTTACCGCATCGAAGCCTTGTTTAGCTTTGACGCTATGCAGACGAGAGATAAGCTGGGCAGCAATCACCTTTGCTTTAGCACTCGGCTGTAGAGCTTTAGTAAAGTCCAGACTTCCAGAGAACATGTTATGTTCGCGCAGCATATCGAACGAGAGCAGACGCTCAGGGCGCATTGCCTGTTGCTCTTTCGAAGGGCGCACGATCATTGGGAGCACACCGCAGTTGTAAGCATCGAGCATACTGTCGATGAACTGACCTAGAACAAACGGCAGTGCATCTTCACAGAGCAGCAACTCGGCGCCTTCACGTATCAGCAATTCATCAGGTGTTTCACGCATCAGAATAACGCGAGTGAGAGCCTGATTAAGAAGTTCGCGCAGGTCAGGTGCAACTACGAGTGCGTGGTCACGAATGCAGAAGATTTCTTCTGTAACTTCTTCGGAGTTCAACACAGGTACGATGAACGGTACTGCGTTCTCGTATTGATTAGCCGCAGCAAACGCATCATACAGGCGCGCAACGTGCGGATAGTCACGGACGATCACTTCTGCCATTGCTGCAACGTCACCATCAACAATGTTGTCACACAGCAGCACTACCAGTGCATACTCCTGACGTGGAGACAGCGGCTTCAACAACTGGAATTGCATTTTGTACAGTGCGGTGATATTCATGCTCATTATTATATCCTCTATCAGGAAGAAGGAGTATGCTTGCGGCGATACTCGGTCTGAACTTTCGCTAAGTATTGTGGTGAACGTACACCTTTTAAGTATGCTCCCCAACCAGTGTTGTAACTTTGGATAACGCAGGCGCGTCGTCCCTTACACTGCTTGTTTAGTAACGCAACAATCTGGGCTGCCTGATCAATGTTGACTCGGTAGTCCATGAGTTCCCGTGCAGAACGTCCGTGCATGTCAGGCATGATTTGACACATACCAGTAGCACCAGACTTATTCCTGACCTTTGCACGAAGATGCGACTCGGAGACACAGATAGAGAGAACGAGTTTTGCGTCTACTCCATACTTCTCTGCGGCCAAATCAATCTGCTTGCCTAAGTCAGACGGGTGAGGCAAGTGCGCGTAAAGTTGTCGGAGGCGCTCGCGTGTTACATAGCGTTTTGGCCTTCGTTCGTCTTTGACTGCTACTGCCTTTTCTATCTCCTTGTATTTTGTCGCCACGCGATTGGAGGGATCGAGTGACACGGCGGAGGACATATCAATGGCATTGTCAGGGCCTGTAGACATACTGGCGAATGCAGGTGAGATACGCAACGCTATTAAGACAGCGAACGCAACTACCACGCATACCCATACTGCTACGTTCAGGCGTTTCATTACCTCGTCGGTACGATTGTTAAGGACAGTTATCATCGGAATATTTCCCCTAGTGTGAAGGCGCTAGGACCCAACTATAATAGCAGGCCGTATAAGTTTTTGAACTCTACACATCTCCTTTGGTGATTGAGAACAAGGCAGTCGTAGTTGTATGGGTCAATCCACACAACCGTGTACGCGAGTTTGTTCGATTTCGTATACACTTTGTAGGCAAAGAGCTTACCGACGAAAAACCGTTCGCGGCGCATTTGAGCTAGGCTTGCATCACAATACGTTTCTAATACTTCGCGGTTAGCGTTAGGCTTCCGGGCGAGATACGCGAGATAGGCACGTAAGTTCGGCAGAGGGCTAGGGCGTTCGCGTGGCAGCAGATAAGTTTTCTTTCCCATAGCATTTATATTACGATAATAAGGAGCCCACGTAAGGCTCCTTGTGTGAACGATATCACTATACGCGGAGAATCCAGCACGGAATGTGAATGAATACCACGAACAGCAAAAGTTTTGTCGCATCCCAAACGAGTTCGAGATTGGACATGCGATTCAGTTCTTCATTGAACTGGCGCATCAGCATTACATCATCTGTCGATTCCCTCAGGTCCCGGACGAATACGACAATGCCGACAACGTAGTACGCTGCAAAGATTAGCCAGAAGTAATTCACTTCGTCGTGGAACCGAATCCACCGTCACCACGATCTGTTTCAGGCAGAGGTTCATGGGTGATAACCACTTCGACTTCTGGCACTGGGAAGAACAGCACTTGCGCGAACGCATCGCCGCGTTTGATCAACAATGCTTTCTGGTCTTCGTCATCGTCAATGTCAGGGATTTCTTTGTGGCTTGATTGCTCGTAGGCGGCGCTCAACCAATCGAGTTGCTGCACCTGAGTACCTTTACCGCCGAGATGCAACGCCGCCATCCAGATACCCGTGTAGTCTTCGTCGATAACACCGTTCGTGTTTGACAACTGCACCTGAAACTTAGCACCCAGACCACTACGAGGGAAGATGACAGCAACGTGGTCTTTCGGCACTTTAGTGCGGAAGCCCAGATCGAACAACACTGTTTCACCAGTGATGATCATATCTTCCTGCGCAAACAGGTCGAAGCCAGCAGCTTTAGCTGTGGCGCGCTTAGGCGGAATGAAATTCGGGAAACGATCTTCTGGCTTGATTAAGAATTGCATTAGTACGTCCTTTCTTCTTTAACAGTGATTGATTGTTTAACACGAAACACCACAACACCATCAGCATCTGCCATAATGTTGCGGCTAAATGATACATGAACGTTCTTATACCCGTGAGTGAATGCAACTCCACCTACGGCCATCATCAGGTCTTTGTATCGAGCATCATGACCCAACGAAACACCTTGACGAGGTTGACCTTTCTTCTTGCCGCTAACGTGCATGTAAAAGGTTTCGCCTGACCTCAAACGCTCAAGGAAATTACCTTTATCAACTTTCATCGATCAGCTCCTTAACCTTACGCGGCTTAGGTGCGTACTGGCATTCTTTTCCTGTAACGTATCGGCCTGCATGAGGGCCCGTCGTAATCAAGATGACGATTAACAGATCACGATGCGTCACGATAACGCCTTCGCAGGTATTCTGCGTGTCGTGGTCAAACACAACGTCAACGAATTGGTTTTCACTTTCACCTTTAGCGCAGACTAGAGAGCGCTTCGGGAAGTTCTCGATGAACTGTCTGGACACGAACAGGTCTGCGTCTTCCGAGAAGTAGCGACGCGGTAAGTTCTTACCGTCAATCTTCCATATCTCGTTGTACGGATGATCGTTGTCCTGACGAACAACAGACGCAGGGAAAATTCCCCAGCGAGTTTTGAGAGCAATCTTCTGGCCCTCGTCACGTCCCCTCGAAGGGAACGTGGTAGCGGTTATGCCTTTAACTACTCCCATGAGAAGCTCCTAGAACAGAGGCAGATGTTTGAATTGCTCAGGTATATCGTTCTTACCATAAGCGTATGCAGGGAACAAACCGTACTGGCGAGCCGTCTGCGACACTTCTCCATGAGTGCAGGAGTAAGCGAAGCTGGTTAGCTTACCTTCACAGAAGACAGCTTGGTCGTCCATGAAATGATGACGCAAGAAATACGGAATGCTCAACGTGTCTCCGTTGTCGAAGAAGCCGAACGTGTCGCACAGTTCTTCTTTCGTGTATGCGAACGGCACGAAGAAACGAATCGAGCCTACAATCTTTTCCAGCTCTTGATCATGCAGAGCGCGAACAAGCATCATGCGCTGTTCGATAGTCGGGTGACAGTCGCCGACAGGATAGATTGAAGCAGTCAAGTCTTTGACGAGTTGAGCAGCACGAGGCTCAGCGTCAGGGCGGGTGAAGATAGACGCACGGTTGAACATGTCCAACTCAACCATAGCTTTAAACCCAGCGTCCTTGCTGGGTGCGTCTACGGCCATCGCAATGTGATTCAACATATAAAAGTAACCGTAGCTTTTCATTTTATTCCTTATAGGTTACGGAGCAGATCACGAATTTCATCAGTAAGTACATCGGCGATCTTTGGATTGTAATCGTTGCTAGAACGACGACGAACCAGAGTCACACGAATAGCGTTGTCGATCATAGCATCAACAACAGCAACGGGATCTTTGCCTTCACGAATCTGGGCAACAACATCTTCACGAAATTCAAACAAGCTGGAAGAATCCATATCTTCTGCCATCAGGCGAGGCAGATATTCAGGATGCTTTGCGTTGTAAGTTTTAGACATTAATTCGAGAGCTTTCTTGCGTGAAATAGTACGTGACATTTTATGACAATCCCGTGTTTAAACGTATGGTTGAATAGAACGTTGAGAGCATTGTTGCTCTATCTATGATTATATCATAGAAGCGCCTCACGAAGAAGCGCTATTCTGACCAGTTATTTGCTTACATCCATCAGTGCAGTAGCGATTGCCAGCGCTTCACGGGTCGTAGCGACTGCGCGACTAACTCCGCACGTATGGCGAGAAACGAGAGTGATTGCGAAACTACGATCACCAAACTCTTTCTTGCTATCCAGCTCATGCCAGATTTGTTGGGCGTAAGACAGCACAACAGGCTCACTTTTGCCCATAGGCTTTTTCGCGCGGGACTTCATCTTCATGCCAGCACGTGGGACAATCTGTTTGTCTGGGTCAGACAGAGTTACTACAGGAAGATCGATACGGACTTCCATTTGAGACACACCGGGAATCCACACATCTTCGTCTGGGATTTCAGGCTCGTCGTCTGGGTAACCGTACTTCTGCCAGAAGTGATCGCGCAGGTCACCGACTTCATCTTTATCGAAGTCGTCGCGGGTCATAGGCTCGTCTTCTTCGTCACACTCACAATCATCGTCAATGCTACAATCGCAAGTGGCCTGGCGCTTGGTCGAGTTTGGTCCGATAACGTTCAGACGTTCGCACAGTTCGATCAGTTCGTCAAAATCCATGTGCTCTACGGCATCATACTCAGCAGGACGATTCGCTAAAAGCTCTGCCGCCAGTTTCTCTTTGTAGTCCTCAGGCAGAAGATTGTTCGTAGTGATGGTCCCGCAATCTTCCTGCGCATTATACAGAGTGTAATGACGCGCAACACCTTCGTCTTTACCTGCGACTTGAAACGCTACGATAAACTGAGGCAGGCGAGTATGACTCACACCCATATAGTTCTCACGCAGCAGATTAGTAAGACCGTTCTGGGCGACAACCCACAAGAACGCACGATGCACAAGCAGCGCACACTCGCTATGACTCGTCGGCCAGAAGCCGCGTCCAGCAGTACGTGGGTCTGTACTGTACATAGTCAGAGCCATGTTCGATACTGCGGTGAAGAAGTCTTTGCGCCAGTTCTTGCGCAAGATGTTATCAAGCGCGACAATTTCATCGGCAGGCAACATTCGACGGCCATCACCAGTAAACTGGATTTCTTCTAACAGACGATACGTTGTTTCAATATCCAACGAACAGTCTTCGTAAGCGAAAGCAGCTTTGCCTGAAAGGACAGTATTAGCGATAGTTCGCAAGGCGTCACGTTGTTGCACTGTCCCTGCGGTGAAGATAGTTTTTGCTGCGTTAACGATGTAGTCGTTGTTCAGTTCAGCTTCGGTCATTTCTCAGTTCCTTCCTCTAGGTCAATATAAAGAGCAATCATTTCTTCGAGTGTCTGGTTTGCTTTCTTCAACGTCATGAGTTTTAAAAGCGTAGCCTGACAAACAGGGAGCGCGTACTTTGATTCAGCATACCAAGTACGAGCCAAATGGCGAATAGCAGCATCAGGGCGCGGGTCGACCGCTACGGCAAGCCGTATGTTCAGCAGCATTTCTTTGTACGTCTCCCAGTCTTGTGGACTGGACGCAACTTTGTTTACTGCCGTTCGTTGCTGCAAGAATACGTTTAGCTTCTTCCCTTTCATCAATTCTTCGCCATAGCCATGTTGTCCTGAACTGTAGCCGCATAGCAATCCAGCAGCCACTCTTTCACAACGTTCTGCTCTGGATAACCCATAGCGTTCAGGTCACCAATCTGGACAACTTGATACGCAGGAGCATCATCCTCAGTAGTGGACTCTACTCGCTGCAATACGAGGCTCAGGTTGGCCAGCTTCTTGTCCTTGTTGACGTAAGTGATCGTAATGTCACTGCCGATACGTTCAACAGTAACCGTTGCAGATTCAACAGTCGGGGAACACACTAGCGGCCATGCAGCCACAGTGTCGATAGCATCTTTCGAAACAGCAAAGTCGATCACTGAATGACGCAGGTCGATAGCTTTCTCCAGCTTCTTCTGGCAGCTATCGTCCAGCTTGTCGCTGATAGTCATGCCAGAAGATTTCATGCCGGCGGCAGGTGCGGGAGCAACGTAGTTTGCAGCAGAAGCGGAAGCAGACATAACCAGTGCGATAGCGATTGCGGTGAATTTCATTTTATAGCCTCGTATTATGAATTTGTGTGACGCCCGTGAGCATCACGATTAGGGATTACTAGCGGGCCTGTTAGTTGTTTACAGACTCGCCCTGTACTGTACGGGTATCGTACATAGCGCGTTCAGAAAAAGCGTTATACACGATCCACCCAATATCGCAAACCTCATGCAACTTATCGGCACATTCTTTCGCCGCCTCAAAGTTGGGGAACTCTGCGTTGAGGACTTGATGCCCATTGAGAGTTATCTCTTTCAGCCAAGTCCCTTCGTATGCTTCACCGTAGTATTTATGGGTCGCACTAAACACATGATACCGTGCCATGTAAACCTCCGAAGATTGTCTCTACATATTTCAAGCTACCAAGGCGGTGCTCGAAGTGTGGGTTACGGAATGCAATTGTTCCGAACACACGACTATTAAATTGCGGACATGCTGCGTTAAGTTCAAAAGGCTTAATCTGGGCGAACGCCCGGATTTTAATCACATGCGTTGCACCCGTAAGCTCGGGAGACCAAACAACATCAGATTTGCGTACTACGAAGACTGCATTGTTTTTGTCTGTCAGGATGATGAAGTCCGCACGTAACAACATGCGTGTCTTTCCAAAAACAAATGCGTCCCCATGAGCCAAACGGTCGGCTGAAAATTCTTTCGAGCTATTACATATAACGATCATTTTAAGACACCCCACGATAGGTCAGCGCATGAATTGGTTATTGTTATTCTATGGCTTCTGGTTGTGAGCTTGCTAGGGCGCCGTCTTATTCGGTTCGCTTTCCTTGCTGTCACGCACTTCGAACGTTGATTGTGGTACGCGTGTTCCGTACACTGCCCGACCAAATTGGTCGTAGCCCACAACCACACGTTCATGTATATCATGTGCGAGCCGCTGTAATCTAACCTCCGTGCCATCGACGTACTGCGATTCGACAGAACGAAAGCCGCGTTTCTCCACTAGAGGAGTGTTGGTGTTGTATGCACCGTAAACAGCTTCCACAGGTTGAAGTTTCATTTTAAGCCTCAGTGATTGTCGCGGCGATGCGAGTGGCAAGGTCAGGGTTATTGACTGCAATGTGATTAGCAATCAACGTAAGGATATCTTGGCGACGGCCCCTGAATCGAACACGCATGTAAGCGTCGAGGTCGATCAGGATTTCATTTGCACGGCACCAACGTTTGATTGGCATAGGTACGTCCAGCGCACCAGGCCAGATGCAAGAGATTCTATTACGTGTCTCATAGTGATTAGACCGTGAGTACGTGAGAGACATTGCAGGTTTCTTTTGAGTCATAGTAGTTGTGAACATAGCGATTCCTCGATTCTAGTTATTCTGACGAGCGATAATGCTCATATCTAGTGTATCACAGGGCTATATTCAGATACAAGCCTCATTTTGTCCAGTTATTTGCAGAGTTGCCTGAAAAACATGCCAATTTTGTACGTGCTAGATTCTTCGCTTTTGACTCACACATTAGGTCAAAATCAGTGAATGAAAGCGCCCACTCGCTCACGTCTTCATTATGATAGTAATCAGAGTGTGCTCGTAACTGCATACGATTAGCAGGCAGCTTGTTTTGATCAGGCAGACCGCGAGAAGGAACAAACTCAGGCTTAGACACAGAGTAATGCGCTACAGGTCGAACACCTCGCCAAGAATCTATGACTTGTCGCACACGATCATCTTCTGGTCGTATATACTCGTTAGTCATTACCCAGTGGTGATGTATATCCAGCACGATAGGACACAGGTCGGATAATGTCAGTACGTCCTCAATGCTCGAAGTGATTTCATCGTTCTCCACAGTCAGCATCTTTCGACAGTGGGTAGAGAGTTTGCTAAAGGCTGCTCTGAATCCTACTGCACCTAATCTACCGCTAAGGTGAATGTTGATCTTGAAGTCTTGAAAGCGTCTACCGTATCCCATGTGATAGGCGCAGTAAGCGTGGTACTCAAGTTCAGCAATCGAGTTTTGAACAACGTCTGGTCGATCAGACGCGAGCACCGTGAATTGTCCTGGGTGGAATGAAAGCCTCACACCATGTCGTCTTGCTGCTTTGCCACATAGCGCCAGCATAGTTTCAGTCAGGCGCACAACATCATGTCGCATGTACATGTGAAACACCTTAGGGTGCGTGTATAGAGGCAGCAACTCACTTGTGATTCGGAACATGCGCATATCCGTACGTAACTGACCAACGTGTTTGATCATAGATAGCAGTGAAGTCAGGTTATGCGTAACGACGTCCAAGAGCTTGTCATGTTGGTCAGGTGCAGATAAGGCAGAGAAATGTTTATAGCTTAGACTTTTGTTTGTGTACGGCTGTTTGCCTTGTGGGTCAATCAGCTTGCAGGCGAAACCAAATCGCATGAGAAATGCTCCAGAAATGACAGAGGGAGATCCAGTTAAGGACCTCCCTGATTGGTTACTTACACTTACGTGCGTGTAGATAGTTTTCGAGTTGATATAGATTGTTCACAACGTACGGCTGCGCGAGCTTTAACATTGGGTCAATACGAATCATCTTCTCCAGCATACGGAAGTGATCGATACATAGCTTTAAGTCTGCATCAGACAGAGGCAATGCAGAGTTGTAGATCTCCAGTGCCTTCTTAGTAGCCTCTTCTTTGGTCAAAGCCGTCTCTGCTTTCTTCAACTGCAATGGCGTCGGCTCTTTGGCGTGATTGCGAAATTTGAGACTGGCGATTGTGCGAAGGATCTCGTCAATCGTATCGCCGCCGAGCATTCCAGTATTGCGCCAGTGCACCTGCTTAGATTCGCGCAGCTTCTCACGAGACTTCTTATCAAACTCGGCGTACCAGCCACCCTGCGTTTCACCATGCTCGTCAGTGTACACAGTTTCGTAACCAACATCGCCCTCTGCACACGACAGGCCGTGCTTAGCCAGAGCTTCGTTGATGCAGATGATACCCGTTGCGATATCAGCAGCACTCAGTTTGATTTCATTTTTCTTCTTCATCGTCGGGTCCGTATATAGGCTTACATGCCCAAGTAGCAATGAAGTACGCAGCAACGATAACAGCAACAAGCATCACTAACGTTGGGTTGCGTACTTCGAGAAAAGGAAGAGCGATAGCGACAATAACCAACACAGTCAGTATCATCGCTTCACGCCAATACTGCTTAAGGTGCGAGAGCGTAGTTTTCATCGTCAGCAGCCTGGTCATCTTTGTCGTCTGCATCAGCAGGAAGCGCAGGCAGACCAAATGAAAGGATTGCACGGCAGACCAAGTCGTACACTTGATCGATAGGCTCATTGACCGACTGAACAGCCTGACACGTTTCGTCAATCATTTCATCTACCGTGCTATCAGCATAGGTATCGAATGAAGGCTTACCGTATCGTTTAGTCAGCAGCGTACACAGTTCGAAGATACCGTCACGCTCTTTGAAATGATCGAGATACTTACGCAGATCATCAGCCAGAGCACGATGTGGGTTGTGCTGCAATTCAGTCTCAAGCACCGCATCGCCTCGAGATTTACCCAGCCCACGCATAAGCGTTACCTCACGCATTGAATCGTCAGTTCTTGCGATACCAACCATCACATCGGCCTGATGTTTGTGAGTACCACGCAGGTCGAGTGACTGTCTGGTCAGTTCAATGTGCTGTTCAATCAGATCAGCAATCTCAGTTACCTTGCCTTCTGTATCTGCATCGAAGTAGATAGACGCATGACGAAACTCTTCCAGACAGGCGGCAGGGTGATCGTTCATGAGATTGCGGAACACAAGCCACGGGCCGTGGAAGGTATTCGTTTCGTTCTTGGCTTGCTCGCCAATTGAATCACGCAACATGCGATACGCGTCAGTGATCATCGCGCGAATCTCACAAACACGATCACGTCCGTCAAGGTCAGAGAACTTCACAGTGTTTGGGTGGCTACCTACGAATAACTGTTTCATTGCTTGTTCCTTAAAGGTCATCGAGAGACACGACAGAGCCGCGACGAGGTTGTTGTTTAGCAGCTTGCTCGGCCGCTTTCTTTTGCTCACGCTCTTTCTTCTTGAGCGCGGTGTAAGCAGGACGGGTCAGACCTAAAGCCAGCAGCGCATCTGTCTCGCTAAACCCTGCGTCCAGCATCTTCTGAACGCCCCAGATACTTTGCTGCAATACATACGGACCGCAGACCAAGCTGATACGATCACCTTGACTGTCTGTACCACAAACTACCGTATAGCCACCACGATGAATCGCGTTGTAGCTAGACAGGTTAAGTTTCTCCGCCATTTGCTCTACGGTCATTTCATCTTTAGCGATGAACGCTGTCACTTTCTTAATCATGTCTCAATACCTCAATCAGGTTGATGTTATGGGTTTACAGTTCACACAGAGCGTAGATGGTTAGCGTTAGTATCTCCACGCTTAGGCACACCAGTCAGGTAGATAGTACCTGCGTCTGTCTGAATGATGACGTTCTGCATACTGGACATGTTAGGAGGATAGTTCCACAGATAGTCACGTTCTTTGGAGTGGAAGTAACGCAGAGGTGTTCGCCAATGACCATCAACACTCATACGAGCTTCTTCGATCAGCTTGTACATCTCAACAAACTGATGGGGCATATTCGGCATACCAGGATAGGCGATGCAGCGACTTTCTTCCTGCTCGTCTATCTCCAGCTTGTGCGTAGAGTACAGACTGATCAGCGCGTCGATTGCGCGGCATGTGCAAATCAAACGATGATTGTCCAGCAGCCACTCGTTGCCTACTTCATACGCAGACACTACCAGCTCTTTATCGAGATGCGAGAAACGCGCCAGTGTCTCACGAACGTCTGCGCCAACGAAAGCAGTTACGGCCACCTGCAGCACAGGCATGTATGGAACCATACCGAGCTCCATGTAGTTAGCAAGCTCGTTGTAGTACGTCCAGTGTTCGTAAGTCAGGCCGAGCGTGGTACACATATGACGCTGCCATACTTCGGACAGCACTTCAGGCTGACTGTTAGCCTGCGTGTGGATGATTGCAGCCACGTAGCTGAACGATTGAATCTGGTTGACGGTGATTTGCTTGATTGCTTCTAAGTGCTGTGCGTGTTCCATTTATTCGTCCTCGTTTACCCAGTGACTGAGAGCTTCACTCAGGTCTTCAATGTCTTCGTCACTGATATACTCAAAGTAACGAATGTAGTTTGTGCATCGACGCAATGCCTGAATCACGTCAGGGAAGGTAGACACGCGGATGAACTCCGTTCTATTCATCCGTTGATCGTTATGAAGAACCTGCTGCGTCTCAGGCTCTTTAAACAAGTCATCACGCAGACACAGGCTATCCCAAAATGCTTTGCCTATGTACGGCTTTCCATCATCTTCACCAAAGAAGATTGGGACAACACGTTCGCCGTGTACAGCATTTACAGAAGCAGTTACTTTCTTCATGTTGACTCTCCTTCGTCTTCACGATCAGCACAGCAATTCTCACACAGGTCTGCGGAGTCGCCATAGACTTCACCTTCTTCCAGAGAAGTACGGCAGTCTTCGCATTTGGTGATAGACTTACGTTCTTCCCCGCGCTTTTTCAAACGTTCTAGGAAGACTTTGCGTTCTTCTTCTGTCATGATACGTGTTTCCCCATATCAGTTATTTCTTCACCGACTTCACGCACAATACGTGCGACGCGAAGCGCAGTCAGAACGTTAACGGCGCTTGGTGCCCTGCTTCTAACCATCGCAAGGCATTCTTCTACAGCCTGAAGTGTTGCCAAACCAGATTGAACAGTAAGCCAAGCAGCGCCGGAGGGCGCGTAACCTTCAACAGTATACGTCACGCCTTGCTCTACGTAGGTACGCGCAGCATAGATCGTTTTGTTGAGCAGGTCAGCAAACTCCTCAACTTCTTCACGGTCGCCTTCAACATGGAAGTAACGCTTCATACCAATGAGCGAAGGCTGTTCGTCAGACGAGTAGTGCTTAACATGAAAGAGGCGCGGCACACCACTTTGATCAGGCGAAGCAGGGTATGTCCACGAAACAAGAGGAATCTCAACGACAACGGACGTTTCGACTTCTACAGTGAATCCGTTATTGCTATGCAGTTGCGCCCACTTTTCAAATTCAGCCAGACTACCATACGTTGCAGTGAACGTATTAGTGGGCTTGTCGATCTGCGTGAACTTCACTTTCCATTTGTTAGGTTTCATGGTGCCGGGTACCTTATGTGAGGCTCTTCTACAGGCATAGAGTTGAACGTGTTGTCGTTGAAATAGATTACGCACGGATATTCCAGATGACGTGCTTTATTCAACACGTCTTCATGCCTGTCTTCATTTCGTGCGAGTGACATAGAGCTTCCACGATACTGAATCAAGTGGTCAGAGAAGGCTTCGGCAAAACCACCAGAGCTTCGAACACAGTAGTTACGATATCCAATGCGCGTACAATGTGCGCCGCTATTTAGTGCATCCCGGACAGTAGGGAACATGAAACCCATTGCTACCCAAAGTTTACGCAGCATAATCTTACCTCAGTTGAGAATCTTTTGAACCACGACGATTGTACAGGCTCACCGCCGAACCATCGTGGCTTGATTGACAGGCAACACAGTAACGTGCATTCGGCATTGCTACACGGCGCATGAGGGGAATCTCTGCACCGCAATCAGGGTTAACGCAATGCGTAGTGCCCTTACCTAAGAGTTCTGCACGGGCGCGGTCAATCTCGTTGTTCAGGTTAGCTTCGATGGTGTCATTAACGCCATCATCTTTTACGAAGCCTACAGCCATTTTTATTCTCCATCATCCTCGTCACATGCTAGGCACATGAACGGGCCATCAATATCGGGATCTAGTTTTGCACCGCACTCAGAGCAGCAGCCGTCTTCTACTCGATCGAGTTTCTTATCAATCTCGTCCATCTCGGCCGCAACGTCCATCTCGTCCTGTATTGCAGCGCCCAGTAGATTGTAGTCCGCGTCACTAATCAATGAACGCAGGAACACTCGGTCATAGTTGCCATACAAAACAACTTCTGGATATGAATACACGCCATCGCCAACAGGAGTGAAGCCCTTGCTCTCCATATACGCTTGACAGTATTTCGTAAGCGCCGCGTGGTCGAGTGCCCACTCTATTTCATACTTTGCCAGAAGAAAACGAATAGTTGGCGTGAGTTGATCGTAATAGCGATCAGGCTGACCGCCTGCCATAGTTAGGTACACAGCCTGAGTATCGTTCAACAACGTATACGCTTCGGCCAGATCTACTTTGACTCCTGCCTGCATCTTCTCATTCAATGCGTACAGGATAGCAGGCATAATCACGTCGGCACCCATGTGCGCCAGTTTGCAGAATTTCTTTTCCATGTTAGTCTCTCCAGTGGAAGTAGCTAGGACGAGTAAAGCCGTGACGACGAGTATGTAGGTCGGTATAGTTCATACGCGCCAGCTTCAATAAGACAGCCACTTCTTTAAAGCGAGCAATCAACATAGCAATAGGGCGAGTGTCTTCGTTCGCCAGTTTCTTATCTTCAATCCACTGCTTGCGAAAGCACTTGGTTATAGGCGCACCTTTGTCTAGGCGCGTTCTACGTTTCGCTCCGATAAGCAACGCCAGGCGCTTATGCTCACGCAACAATTCCATGCCATGGTTGTACACGGCCTCACACGCATCTCCATGATACTGCGGGTCTTTGCTGTCACGTCCGAATTGTTTGCGATGCTTCTCAGTAAACATGAGTGCCATTAGTCGATGCTCCATGTGTTAGTCTTAGGCGGTTTGTGTCCGAACTTCTTCTCGTACCAGAGTTCGTGACGGCGCTCAAGTTTGTCGAACGATAGGCTACCGATAACCGTGTTGTTGTCTAATGGCCCCATCGCCTCGAGTAGATACGTTTCATAGATACGCATTCTTATATAGCAGAAAGCAAACATCAGGCCAAAGATAATGGCAGTTATCGCCCACTGATTGTGTACGACTGGAGGTTTGTCTGCATGGAACATTACGATGAAGACAAAGAAGGCCACGACGATGAATAAGCGTTTGCGCCAAGTGATCAGTCCGTAGTAGAACGGGCTATCATAGTAATAGTTACGACGTTCTCTCATTTCATTTTCCCCAGCAAGGCAATAGCTTCCTGCAAATCGTATTCATTGCTTCCGTGCGTCAGACGAAGAATGTCAGCAGGAATTGTATGTCCGTAGTGAATCGCCTGCAACTTACGGACAGTCAGCATCGAGTACAAACGATAACGCTCGCTACCTGTGTACTCCATAACAACAGAGTAGAGTTCGTCGAGGTCTTTCGATGTTACTTGTTCTTTCTTAGCCATGTTCTTTTCCTCTTAATAGTTGCAACCGCCGCTACGGAAGCTACAGGAACCGCCAGTGCCCTGGCTGTAGCTACAAGGCGCGGAATAGTGACAGCTTCCGGAACTCGTTGTAGGAGTTTCTTTCTTGGTGGTTTTTGCTTTCTTCACAGTCTTCGCTTTAGGCGCGCTTTTCAAACGAGGCATAGGCTTATCGGCCCTCTCTTCCTTCATCTCGAAGTCAAAACGTTTACTGCGTGGCAGCGGCACAGGGTCATTGCGAGTCCAGTCCCAATACAGAGCGCCATCCATGTGATACACCAGCTCAGTGTACTCCGCTTCGTCTTCATTAGGTTCGTAGGAAGACGCTTTCAAATATGCGCGACTATTATTGACAGGGTTCGACGCATGAGTGAAGCACGACGGGCAGCCTGTAGTCCAAGCGCTTTCAACGTCATCGAGATTCTGGCCACCGAAGAAGCGATCAAACTTCTGAACGATGTGAGGTGCTCGTGGGGCAAGTAACTTGAGTTTCCTTTTCGAAGTACGCACGGCGGTGTTGTACTCCTCATACTCCATAGCGTAGTCACGCAGTGCTTTTGACAGTTCAACATCGTTGTAGTCAACACGGAACACAACGTCGATGAATGGGTTGGCCCGCATGAAGTTAGCAGCAGCTTTGAACTCTTCCGTAATCGAGCCTGTCTGATCGTTGATCACGAAGTTAATATGGAAGCTAACGTCACGACCAAGCTGACGGCGGAAGCGAACTAAATCTTCCAGGGTCTGTTTGTAGTTCACGCCCATGATCTTGTTGGCACGTTCACGATTGAATGAGTGCATACTGATATTCAGATGCGACAGCTTGCTGGTCATCTCAGGCGTAGTGTTACGGTCTAAGAAGTCGAACGTGCTGTTTGGCTTCTCGAGGAACTGACCGTTAGAAGTCAGACCGACTTTCTTGATCGGCGTTTCTTTCTGAATACGGTCAATCGTTTCAAACAGGAACTTTGTTCGCAACGTAGGTTCACCGCCACTGATTGATACATGGTCGAACTTCGTTTTCTTGTACATGCGTTTGATCTGGGCAATCAAACCATCTTGCCATTCTTTCTGATTGGCTTTCTGCTCCATCTCTTTCTCAGGGCAGAACGAACAATCGGCATTGCAGGTCACAGGCAGGATTGCCGTGAAGTTACGCAGTTCTTTTGGGATCTTGCGTTTCTTTTTCTTGTCACGACCATAATCACCCGCTTCCCACTGGTCAAGCAGTTCACCGTTGTTATGGCTAATCAGAGTCAGTGATTTACCTTCGTACCATGAAAGCTCACCGACATGCTTAACGTGCAGAATATACTGGTCGCTATCTTCATTACGACCGACAACAATCGCGTCCGAACCTTCATGGAATTTGGACATACCTGCAGGAAGTTTGGAGATATGTACCAAATCGGTCAGACGGAAAGTGTGTTTAATCTTTTTCATATACATGTCCTCATGTAAGTAGCTAAACGACTGTCTAGCGTTCATCTCTATTATAGCACGAATCAGCCTACTTCTTAACGGCTATTTCGTCCAGAATTGTGCTTAGTTGCTGTACCTTCTGTCCGTAGAAAGTCTGTCTAAGCGCTTCGAGCATCTCAGCAAGTTCTGCCGTATGCTCATTCTTTTCGTCTTCTGACTGCCTAGCAATAGCCCTCACTATATTGCCCCAGTGGTTATACTTGAGTTTATTCTCCTTAAAGTCTTCGCGTGTACGTTTGATTAATTCACGCTCTAGCGATTCGCGGTCAGCGCGGGTTATGTCACGCCATACTTCGGAGCCGCTTCGATAGAATGAAGTACCGTAACGATTCGTTACCCACGTACCCTCACGGCCATGAACTGAATACCACTTGCCGGAGGAGGATCGCACATAGCGCGATCCCCAATGACGCATATACGTCTTCTCCATACTACACCAACTTGATATATCGGGACGGTACGTGGTCGGTCAGGATGACTCCATTCTCGGCACGGTAGAATTTATAGCCGTGCGTGATCATGGCGTAAGTGTCGATCTCAAACACAACAGGCGAACCATGACGTTGACCTACTTGTTTCGCTGTAGCCACATTAGCGGAGATGTGAACGTGCTTGCGTTTACCTTTCAATAGACCTTGCGCCAGAATAGAAGCAACGTTCTTTTCCGCAGTACCGTGATACACGGGGTCGGTGATTAGCGTGTATAGTTCGAGGTTCATGATGACGTTCTCAACCGAGTGACCCTGAACGCAACGAATGCGGGTCTGCGCGGCGTTCAACTGGAAGCGGCCTTTTTCGTCTTCAACTACCTCAGCCAATAACTGATCGCGTGTGATGGGCTTATTCTTGTAGCTCGCTTTTTCCAAGAAGTCCTGAATGGACACCCAACCCTGAGTGTCCATTGCGATCCCGATATCCTGCGGCTTGTGTCGCAGAATGTAAGTCATATATACACCGAGTGATTTAGCCATTGTTGTCTTCTTCCAGAGTGTCGTCGTTAGCTTGATATTCGTATTGAGGTTGGAAGTCGCGTGTCTCCATGTCATAGCTCAGAGAGTTGAGCACAGCAACGAAACAAGCCCAAGCACCACGGTCATCCCAGAAGTGTTTACCTTCTTGCCCACGTTCTTCTTCACCGATAGCGATAGCAGCATTGCGCCAGTCAGTTTCTGTAAGGCGACCAATCTGCTCAACAGAAGTGAATACGCGATTGTTCAACACGCCATCGAAATGCGCAACGATTTCTGCTTTGACGTGAGGACTCAGGCTACGCAAATACAGGAAGATGCGTTGCGTTTCAGACAGACGTTTAATGTCCGTCTCTTTGCGAATGATTGACGGTGATTGATCAGGCGCTACGAATACCCAGTTAGACAGCAGATTGATCGGCAGGTCATCGTCGTCAAGAGCTTTACCTTCGCCCTCTTCGAACCACGAAGTCGAACCACCAGCAGCATACGATTCATGGAATGTCCAGCCGTCGTTGGCATTTCGGAACAGGCGACCATAACGTACCTGTTTATGTTCGTCGTAACACAGATACAGCCCCTGCTCGTCTGGGCGCACATCATTTCCCACAATAGCATCAAGTGAGATGTTAGTCAGGCCACATTCCCAATGATGAACTGCCATGACGATATCAGCACGATTAGAGAAGCTACCCAACAACGATTTGATCTGGCCGTTAGCGAAAGCACGTTGAACCATGATAGGCGAACAGTGGCACGGCAATGTGTACGAGATGATCCCTTGTGCGTCCATCGCCAAACGAAGCAGTTGCTCATTAGACAGCACGGACGTGTCGTACTCATGCTCAGGTGAAGCGTAACGCAGGATGATTTCCAACTCTTTGTGAGAAAGTGCTGCAATGTCTTCGTCTTCTGTTAGACGTTCGACAGACAGTTCCTGACGGCGGGCGTATACGATATTGTTCAACGCGCCTAAGACGTTGCTGAGTTCACCAGCAAGCAGCATGTCCAGCCAGTTCATTACGTCTTCATCAATCATCAGGCCAACGGTCTTATTCATAGTAAATCTCCAGAAAGAAAGTTATCAGTTGCAACGTCATGCAGACGCGCAGCGAATTGAAGCAGGTCGTCAATGCTTTTACGAACGTCCTTATTCTCACACATTTGACGAGCAGCAAGGAGTGCCAGTTCAGCTTGAGCTACGTCAACGACAATCGCACGGTATAGCATCTCACGTACAATGTCAGTCAGCTCAGGCAAGGCACCCAACATCTCAACCTGCATACTGCGCAGTACCACTTTACGGTGGAGTACAGGCATTGCGGCAAACTCTGTTAGTTGCTGTTGGGTGACCATGATGTTTCCTTACTTATGCTTGACGTAAATCAACAGGTACGTATCGTCATACTCATACTCAACAACAGGATATACGCACTGATTGATTGTGATCAGCGGTGCTCTGTTCGACTTCACAGCGAACGCGCTATAGTTATCGATCAGGACCTTGTGAAAGATTCGTGCAATAGGGAAGTTAGGGTCCACCAGCATTCGAATCACTGCAACGTTCTCTTTGTGCGGATAGATATCCACATGAGAATGTGCGGGAGTGTTCGACCTATATGCGGCTCGCAGACACGTAATGGTAACACGCTCCGGCATACCACCAGTCAGTATCTCGTCAAGTGCATCATAGTCAAGAGGCTTGAACGTCAGTCTGCGATTGACAGCAGCACGGAACCACGGGAAGACAACGTAGCAAGTGGACAGAGGAAGTAGACCCATAGCGAACATCACATACCAAGGAATGTTCATGGGTGTGGCCTCTCTGGGTACATAGCGCATTGCTGCGGGATTGTCTCGTCATGGAACCAGTAGAGACTTCCGTACGGTACGTCTTTATCAATGCCGAATGGCTTGAAGCCACCACGCTGCAAGAACTTTCTGAACTGAGGAGTCAGAACGTTTTCAACTTGAAGAATCCAGTCACGTTCGCGGCACAGGTCTTTTGTGCGACGAAGCAACTCACTGAACGTACCTTTACCTGAGTCACGAACATCAATTGTGGCGAGCACTAAACACGGACGCTGCCAAAGAGCTTGCGGGCCAGAACGAAAACGCAGATAGAGTGCAATGTTTTTCAGGCCGTCCGTTTGATCTTGTACGTGATATGCGACGTTACCGAAAGGTGATGCTTCTGCTTTCAGATACGCCCGGTCATACTCACGGATCAGAATATCTATTTCGTTCATGGTTTACTTTCCTTTTCTTGCGTTGTGTAGGACTTTGAGGAACGTATCATACACGTTCCAGTTTTTACCAGACACGCTGGCATAATACATGTTGCACTGCTCGGCCAATTGCTTACGCTTCATGTTAGACAACGTAAACAAACCTTCCGCATCAGCAGAAAGATTGAATATACGACATAGTAGGTCACGGTCACGCTGGTTTAACTTGCCGATTGCCGTTGTTACTTCAATCATAAACTGCTGGTTCTTTCTACTGCGCAGGTATTTAATCCACGCTAGAAACATAATGTCCCCCTAACGGCTCCTGCCAGTGCGTCATGACGCTCTTGACCTTCCATCATCAGAACTGTTTCGAGAAGGTCGGGCGTGTTGTGGCCGATATGCAGAAAATGTGTTTTGAGCCAAGTGCGCTGCATATTGATCGGGTCTAAATCAGGGCCTCCACATTCTTCGTTGTACGCCCGAACACGATCTTCTTCCATGCTATCGACGTGAGCGATTAACACTTCATCCAGCGCGGTATCATGGGAGTTGTCTTCGATTTCTTCGATAGGGTCGCCATTGAGTTGTGCTTCAATCTCTTTGGCAGCTTTCGAATAAGACAGGCAGTGACTTTCAACTTCATGAACGGATAACAACGGAAACTTACCGCGAACGTCGAACTGTTTGCCTTTGAGATGAAAGCGCACAGCACTTTTGTTAATGAGATGGAGACGATCAACGCTGCGAATATCTTTCAGGCTGGTCATCATTACGTTAAAGATATGAGTGAGTTCTGGTATCATGGGAAATTGTCCTTAAATGAGAAATGGGACGCGCACAATCGTGAGCATCCCTGTTTTATTAACAAGTCTTAGAGCGAATCAGAACAGCAATGAACGTTGGCGTCACAAAACACACAGTAACACAGCAGAATATCCACATGCCTATGGGCGAGTCATACACCCACGGGCTTGTCAGGAAAGCAACCAAAATAAACAATGCGACATATACGCAATATGCAATTTTGATTGTACGCTCAGAAAGGCGCGTAGCCCAACCGTTGAAAAGATTCATTAATCCCTTCATGATACCCTCACAAGCATATCACCGTGCAGCTTTTCATCGTACGGCTCATACTGATTGCACACGGTACCCTTAGGGTAGATGTGCATACCGTCGCCAGAACGAAACTCAGACGTGTCAGGCTCGATAACACAGAGCGCTTCAATCGCCGCGTCATCAACAGCACGGAAAAGCGGAATCCACTCTTCGGTCTCGCGCACGTATGTCCACTGCGTATCTGCCCAACCTTCAATGTCAGATAGATTAGCAACTGACGAGGTCTGGATGACCTGAATGCCTGCTTCACGTTCTCCCACCATACAAACCTTCTGCGGGATGAAGCGCAAGAACGGGCTATCACGCAACTCCAGCTCGTTTTCGATTTCTTTCAGGGAGTACACTTGGCCACGGCGTGGATATTGTTTCATGTTAAGCTCCTCAGCTTATGGGTTATGTTGACAGCAGGCTCTCGTAAGAACCTGCGAACAACAATCACTTCTTAGGCATACAGGCTTCTACTGCACCTGCGATACGTTGCAGCGTTGAGAACGAATCTTTCTGGCGTTCAATTTGGATTACTGCATCGCCATGAATGATTTCGAAGTCTTCCACGATATCTTCACGTAGAACTTCGGACGGCATCAAGATGCGAACAGTGCTGATGCCGAAAGCGTTATTGCCACCAGCGCGATAGGCAACGTCTATGTGGCGTCCTTTGATATGATGACGAAACTCAAGGTCACCTCGAGACACGCAGAAAGAGATTGCGTTGCACACTTGCAGGAAGTTGTTATTGCTCAAATCGTCAAAAGCGCGAGCGTCGATAGGCAATTCAGTTGCGGGCATGTTGTCCTCCTCAGAACAGGTTTGATTTTCAAAGAGCACTCGTTAGAATGCCCTTCACAAATCTTAGCGGTGATGCGCTACTTTCAGATACAGACAAGTAGATGGGAAATACTCTGCGCCCGAGTCCATGGCGTCACGGCATCGAATGTGCTCATGCGTTTCGTGGCGAGCGATCAGCATGTTAAGCATCGACTGATCGAAGCGTGACATTGCACCCACGATGTTTGAGTCACCCATCAGACGCAGTGCCTTAACATCACTGAATGTTATGTCTTTGTTTTCTGCGAGACCCAGATACGCAGGCACAACGCCGTTACCGATAGATACTTCCAGAGTGGTCATTTCTGGGAAGATGAAAGTCAAAGTAGTAGAAGATGACATGTTAAGCTCCTCAGCTTATGGGGTTTGATTTTCAAAGGGCACTCGCAAATGCCCTTCACAAAGCGCTTAGAGTTTTGGCAGCCAGTAGTTAATACGATCAACGAGAGTTTCCATCATACGAGGATTCCCGTTTTCTATCGTCACTTCTTCCAGCGCGTCGAGGTTTTCATCGGCCACATACATGATGTATGAGTTAGACCACTCGGACATGCTGTTATCTTCGTGCGGGGCTTGCAGTAAGATATCCCACACGCCTTTCGCCGTCGCTTCATCGAACGACATTCCCGAATAACGAACGTGAACGTTAATACACTCATGGTCGCCCACCAGTTGGTCAGGGCCATCAGTGTTTGCTTCTTCGAGTGTGTAGTTCGAATCGCATTCAACATACACCTCGAGGTCAGAACGATTTAAGGCGCGTTCGAGGCTGGCCCGCAGTTCTTCCATGTGACCGAAAGTCAGATGTGTAGTAAATTCCGCAGGGGTCTTCAAATCAACGATAGATAAAGTAGTCATGATACGCTCCTCAGCGTTAGTTTTATGAGCACTGCGCTCACGTATAGTATATCATAGGAGCGTATCTGACTGAATGGCTATTTCAGCCTATTATTTGCAGAGTTCAGCAGATTGCTGGTCGTCTGTAGTCTCGTCTGTTTTGCAAGCACGTTCAATATACAGCGTAAACCTGCCAGGCTCAAACGATGACCATATGAGCAGATTCACACAATCAAACCATTGCAGACTACCACACGTTTTGCCCGCCACATTGATGACGTTTGTGGCATTAAGTTTGATAGGCACTTTAGTTTGCGTGTGTCCATCAAGAACAAATGCTTGTAGTTCACAGCGAGGTAGAATCGGCAGATTCATATTTCCTTCGCGGGTAGACAACTCAATGCAGGCTACGTACCTGGTCAGATTACCCATTGATTATACCATAGTGGTCGTTCGTGGAACATCAAGGCCAATGCAATGACGAACGCATGGCCGAACTTTGCATTCTCGTTTTGAATGGCAGACAACCACGGGCTACGAGAATCTGGGTATGCCTTTTGAATATCGTAGGTGTCATAATCTCTGAGGACTATCTTGGCACCTTTCTTATAATCCTTCAACAAGCGTTTGAACTTCGGCTTGTGAATGACCAGCTTCGCATACTCTGGAACGTAGATTTGTTTTCGTGCGGGAATGTACGAAAGGCGCAAGTCACCCCATTTCGAGAACAGGGCCTTTCGACCCTTCCCCGCTGGATAGCGATGCGCCTGTTCGGTTGTACTGCCTTTCAAATGCCATTCCCACCACTCACGGGATATCTCTCCATGAAATAGGTCGTTCGAATTAACCAGATGTTCTTCGTACACTTTGCTGTACTGCCACATGTTTTCCATGTTCAAGAACATCATACCGTCAGGAGTACGACACGGGCCTAGATAGAAAGGACTCAGCGACCACCAATCATCATCGCGTGAGACTGGTGTGATATCAAGATCGAATCCCTTTGGGGCCTTGTCCTTTAGGCCTAAGACTTTGATCAAACCAATGGTCATACTTTCTCCGTTTCAGAATAGTGTTGAATGGTCTGCCTGTGCTATCAACGAATGAGTAGCGCCACTCGTCAGCACTTATCTTCTCAATCAGTTTGATCTTGAAGTCAGCACGGCCTACTTTTAGCACAAGGTACGGTGTGTACGTGCTGTAGGCAGCCCCGACATGAATACGAGGCAGCATACGCAGCAGGTCACAGGCATGTACTGTGTAGACAGTAGGCGATTGTGAGAAGTCGATGCCAGTGACACCCAGACGATACTGAACGCCGTATAGACGACAGTAGATCGTATCAGTTGTCATCGGCACCCTCCACGACAATTCCGTGTTTCTCCATAAGCTGTTCAATGGCGATCTCTACTGCACGGGAGCGGGACACGTTGAGTTTGATTGCAAGTCTCTCTACGGCGTTATACATGGCTGTCGTGCCTGCGCAGGTGATCGTCTTGTTCTTTGGGTCTTTCTTTTTACGAGCAGAACAACGCTCAGAGGAAGAGGCGGCGAATCGAGCGCCTAGAGATGCGATTGTTGTCATGAGATAATCTCCAGTTGTGTGCGATACAGAGCCTGCTGTACATCGTTAAGCGACAACGTGCGACCGAAGTAGCGAATGCTTTTGTCCTGCAGGTTGTTAGCGATTGCCTGTTTCAGTTCGGTGAAACGTTCACCCAGTTCGTGCGTAACCTCACTAGGAGCAGAGAAGTCCACACGACGCAGATCGTATTCTTCTGCCCTTTGATATGAGGCGGTAGAGGCTACGAATACTTTACCTGTTTCACGAATAGCTAACAACACGCCGTGAGTTCGGCGCATGGTCGTAATGATGTTCAGCTTATGCTGGAAAAAGCGACGGTCGTCAAACTCCTGTTGAGTGACGTTAAAGACTGTCAGAAAGCGGCGCATTGAATATCTCGCATTGATTAATGTACGAGGTATTTACAGAAATGAAAAAGGGCCACCAGCACTGGCAGCCCTTAGTTATTACGCGAACGTTATTGTTGTTGGCGTTGCAGAATAAATGCGTTTGTGCTCGTCAGGTACATCGTCCGTGTACTGATAGCCGTTTTGAAGATTGCGCTTCATTGCTTCTTCTAACGGCACGACACCGTACGCGTTGATCTTGATCGTTTGCGCCAACGGTATCTTCGTATAGTCCACGAAGATCTCAGACGCTAGGTACGCGCCTAGATATTCGATGCCTCCGAACTCTGCATTCGCCTTCACGACAAAAACCACTGACTCAATATCAGTGAAGTCGATAATCGACGGTAGAGCGATCGGTAGGTTGCTTTGAAACTCTGCTGTGTCTATCAATATTACTTTGCGCTTCATTGTTACTCCTTCTTTGTGAGTGAAGCCACCAGCGCTGGCAGCCTCTGGGTTTACTTAACAGTAGTCGTCAGAACCATCCTGACCGTCACGGCGATTGATTAGTGGATCACGATCATCTTCGGCACGTTGCTTGTCTTCGGCTTCTTCGTCAGCCAGTTGCTGTTCGTTCTGGTCGTCAAGAATCATACCCACCAGCACTTCACGATCAGGTGCATCGTCATCATCGTCCAGATCGTCCAGCAGGCCTTTGGCACTCGCCAGATGATAAAGTACATCGAGAGGCATGTCTTCGAGTTCTTCGCGTTCGTATACCATAACATTCTCCAAATAGAAAAGCCCCGCGATATGCGAGGCGATAGTTGTTTACATTAGTACGGTCATACGCGCCAGCGCAGGCAGGCTGTCGTTCACAACGCCGTTATCTTTGTTAAGCTCAAACACGGTGCGGGGATATTGTGCTAGTACGGCAGCAACGTTGCTTTTCTGCTTCACGCCATGATGAATGTCAGAGATATGAATGCCTGACTCGTACAGCGCCAGCACAAGATCGGTCAGCGTACACAGGCCGCCATGATACTGCACGAAACGTTGACGGCAGTTCAGATCAAGCGCAAGCAGGTTCGGGTTATTGCCATTTGCATCGTTGGCGATATAGAAGCGTGGCACTTCACGCATATCTTCTTCTGGCATTACGATACGCTCGACTGACTCTTTCAAAATCTCTTTAGGGAGAATCGAAGCAGGCAGCGCGTGAACATCGGTGAGAGGGTCGAATGAAACAGTCACGCTGTTTTCATCGAGCGGTGTGATCGTGATGTTACGCACAGCGAACGTGTTACCCAGTCCCGTGTTAGTGTAGACGATGAAGCACTCAGCTTCTGCCAGCTCTTGCACCTGTGAGGCAGCGATAGCGAAGTTGCCTGCGCCAAGTGAAGCATAAGAACGTTTTACGAAAAAAGTTACGATAGACATGATGTGATTCTCTCTATTAAGTTGTGATGATGTGGCGCCGTAACGCCACACATTGATTAGTTGTTACAGCTTGATTGTGATCTCAGCGCCCGTGCGCTCTTTCAGGTGCTTTAGAATTTCTTCCACAGTGCAATCGTTAAGCGCTTTCGTTACGTGCGAGCGGTCAACAAGTTTGATCTTTGTCTCGTCTTCACGTTGTCGTTTGTTTATGCGCTCACGCATTTGCGCACCAGTAGGTATATCAAATTCAGTGTGGCAGTCACGAAACGCCTGTGGGATTGTCGTATCGACTTCATAATACAATCGAGTGTTGCGCATCGCACGTATGGCGTCTGTCAAGTCAGTGGGTATGCGCGTCAAGCCTTCTTCTATGCGCTTGCTGTCTACGCTCGACCAGCGTAGCTTAACTAAATTTTGTTGTGTGTCAGATGTAAGCTGTTCGACGTGAATTTTTGCTAAATGATACATGCTGTCTTTCAGCGAGTATGTATGTTCATCGCCTATGATAACGATAACGCCAATGACCTGCTCGATACGCTTGGCGTTAAAGCCACGCATCAGAAACTGTTTGTCGTAGAAGTTTGCGGCGTTCATGCGAATAATGAGATATTGATTTTTCATAGCAGCATTCTCAGGCAGAAATAGAAAAGCAGCGCCGAAGCGCCGCTCTTTGTTTGTTAGATAACGTCTACGATCTCAGCGTCTTCGAACTGATCGTTCGCGGCCAAGAAGCGGCGCAGGTTATCTTCATCGCCGATGATGTTCACTTCTGGTACGCCCGCCGGACCGCAGGCCTGGGCCACAGTCAGGCGCAGATCGAACGGCGCGAGCCATTGATTAGAAGACTCGCCATCTTCAAACACAACTTCTGTTGGTGATGCTACGTCTGCGATTACGTCGATGATGATTTGTTTCTCTGACATGATTGTTGCCTCTTAATGTTAGTTAGTACCTGAAACGTGAAACTCGATACTGTTTATCGCTGCCATCAGTTCGTCGAAGTTCGAAGTTTTAGCGAACGACGGGAACGGCTCAGGAGACCACGGCATCTCAAGGTAGTGAAGCGAGAATGTGCCGTCATCATTCAATTCTACTTCATAACCCATCTCGCCAAGTGATTCACCAGCGCTGTCTACTTCATAGAGCAAAACAAGTTCGTAGTCATCAGGCTCTACGCAGTTCATTACTGCGAAGTCAGTGCGTGTGAGTGAGTTGCTAATCAGTGTAGTCAGTTCTTCTCTGGTCATGATTATGTTCTCTTGGCAAGTTGTCATATAAGCGGGGCCGTAACCCCGCAGTCAGTTGTTCGTTACAGAGCTGGGATTGCAGTGTTCAGGTGCGCTGCGATTTCAGCAACGTCATTGTCTGAAACTTCTTTGCCCCACGGCGCTACACCGTCTGCCCATGAAGCGTAGATGAAAGCGTCAGACGCATCGCCTTCAATCTGTTTTTCAGTTGGGGTGTAGATATCGAAAATTTCTTCCCCGTTCTGCACGACACGAAAACCGTTGGGGTCGTTAACGAAGTCGGGGCGCTCGCCGTACGGGTCAGTGCCGAAGATAATAGTGATCTTCAGGTCATTACGTCCCAGAGCGTTGAGCGCTTCAACGATTTGCGCTGCGTATGCGTTCAGAGTTGCTTCATCTTTCGCGTTGAATGCTTTATCGAAGTTTGCTGCTTTCATTGTATGCCCCTTGGCAAGTGTTGTATGTGCGCATCATTGCGCTAGAGAATATATAGTACGATAAATAGCGCTATATTGCTATAGCGCTTTTGACCTATTATTTGTTGAGTTCAGCGTTTATGGCTGTGGTGAATGCTGCGTATGCTTCATCAAAATCGTTGAATGTCCCCAGCTGCGCAACGATAGCTTCTGGCTCGTCGAACATCTCACCGTTGGGAGTTTCGATACGACAAACGGTGATTTCACCATCACCTTGAAGATGTTCAGAAAACAGGTCACTCGTATCTGCAATCAGGAAATTCACGCCGTCTGCCATTGACGCATACACACCTAAATCTTCCTGCAAACCACACTGCAAAATTTCTACCGCAGGATAAGGGAAACCGCATTGTTTGGTGAAAGCAGAATCGCTGGCGCACATTTCCATAGCTTCAAAGATTTCGTAAACAGAGTTAAATTTGATAGTCATTGTTTTTGCCCCTCGGCAGTGTTATGCGCGTTATTGCGCTAGAGACTATATTGTATCATTTTGACTGATATGCGTACACCGCTATTTCAACCTATTATATGCAGAGTTAGTCAGCTTTCAGGCGCATATAGACGCAAAAAGGGGCAGCCGAAGCCACCCCTTTTGTTACATACTCATACCGCCACCACTGCGTGTTGGTGCAATCGCAGGGAACAGATAATTGCTGGTCAGAGACTGAGTTTTACGAATTGACTTTAGCCACTTCTCAAACTTATCAGCGTCTTCTTTGGAGAAGGTCACGCTCTTGCCTGTGAACGTCTCCCACATAACGTCAGCCTCTGTCATACCCTGTGTTACGAAACGCTGGACAGCAGGATACACAGGAGAGGTGAACACGAACGTATCTCCTTCACGCTTCACGGCAACCTGATACGCTTGGTTCTCGTTAGCCTGAATGATAGTACGGTACTCACCTGTCTTGGCGTCTTTTGTTACGCGGTCAAAGAAAGGCGGCTGCTTACGAATGGTCGTAGAGCCGCCTTCAGGCTTTGGGCGCAGAATACCCTTGTCCACCAGCGCCAAAAGATCAACGATATCGAACGTAGATCCGACTTTCTTCGTCTTGCCTGTTACACCAGTCTGCAACGTCCATGTGTTGTTATCTAGACGTAAGGTATGCAGCTTGCTACCACCGATCACAACACCGGTAGAGGTGGCAGACACTTCACGCTTAGGCAGATTGTTCTGTAGTACCGTGCGCAGTGCATTGAAATATTCTTCACGCGCCTGCAAAGGCTTAGCAGAGATCTTACGTGCAGGGATTTCTGCGAGTTCGTCCACCAGCGCGATGTCGGTTTTACCTGACGGCGTGTACACGGTAGATTCAGCGGCACCAGCAAGTTGACGTACAGCCGACTTGACTTTAGCCAAAGAGAACTTAGGCCCGATATCAATGATATCAGCAGCGGAAGCACGACCAATCTTCAACGCACTTACGCGCCAGTTCTTACCTGCCAGACCTGTTTTGGTCTGAGGTGGAATGACCGCATAGCTGGCCAGCTTCGCTACGCCTTTGTATGACTCTGGCGCGCTCATTTCAAACAGGTAACCGTCAAGTGCCAGATAGGTACCCTTTTCACGGAACTGCGCATTACCCAACACACCGCTCAATTTACTATCCAGTTGTTGCTCGATCTTGACCTGTGCGCCGCGTGTGATCTTAGACACGTTGGTCGGGGTGATTTTAGTAACAGAGTTGATCGCACCTTTAGCTGTACCCTCTGCGTCCTGCGCACGTTTGACGTCACCAATTGCTTTCAGGTCAGGGTTATTTGCTTCGGTGATAACAACTTCTTTATCGAACACAGTAGCGCCAGCGATCATCTTGTTGATTGCTGCGGTCTGAGGTGAGCCTTGCTGTGCCATAACGTCACGCATGAATGCTGCAACAGAAGCCATGGTCAGCTTGTTACCGATCATGCGGCCTTCAATACCTGAGCCTTTCTTATCAGAAGGAGCGACTGCATACAGATGCCAGCTATTATCAGCAACAGCAGCGCCCAAGTAAGCGTTAGGAATTGAGCGATAGCCTTTGCCTACTGGTATGATCTGAGGACAGCCTTCGGACTTAGCCCACTTGAGAACAAACATGCCTTTAAGCGCTTCGTTTGCTGCGACGATGATTGCTTTCCACTGAGGAGTAAGCGCATAGCCATAGCCAGCAACTGATTTAGGCAGAGTGTAGATTCTGCTGAGAGGAGAATTTGAATCCGTCTGCGTCACTACGGTGGCTTCTGGCGCGTGTGGGTTGTCGAGCTTGATTGGCTTCTCAGGTCGATTGCCAGCAGTCTTACGCGCGCGGATTTCTTTTGTCTCGGTAATACGAGCAGCAGCGGCATCAGAGTGACCATCTATCCACTTCATCGGAACGCGCACAAGTTTCAGTGCTTTGATGCTGGCGGCCAGTGTTTTTGCTACAGCGAATTGCTTCGCAGCCGCGATGGTTTTCTTACCAGGAGCAGATGCGGTGAACTTGATGATTTCTTCATCGTCTCCATCTTTCATCAGCTTTAGCAGACCGTCGATGTGTGCGGTGCGCACTTCTTTCGCACGGCTGAACTTGTCAAGCACAGCAACGATTGAATGGCCCTTGGAGCCAAACATATAAACAGCGGCGTCTTTCTGAGCTTTGGTGGGCGCAGACAATGATTGGACGCCTTCGATTTTAATCAAAGACATAGTGTTATACCCCGAAGTAGGTTTGTGTGTTAATGACAGGAGAAAATTAGCATATAAAGAAGAAAGGGCCCACCAGATGTTAATCTGAAAGGCCCTCTGTCGTTAAGCAAGTAGCAACCGGAATTGAAGTGTGCTGTCTCCTTCAATCTCATGCCATATAGCCTGACCAACAAGCTCATGACCTTTGAAGAAAGAAACTACACTGGACGACTTCTGTTCGCTGCGGCAATTCTTGGTCGCTGCCAAAAATTCCTCACATTGCACATTCTTCGCCTTCCGCTCACTACAAGCGTTTACTTTATTATTGCACCAGTTCGATGACCGTGCGAGGTACTTCAACCTAACGAGGCTACGTCCGCACATGTTATTCTCCAATAACGATATGTCAGCACTACTTGCCAACATATTGAAATTAGAGAGCAGGCTAAGAATATTCTTAAAAGCCCTTGAAGTCTCTTAGGATGTATTCTTCGAAGAATAAACGACGAAAGTCTTCATGGAAGATGATGCGGTGATTCTTTTTGAACTTGCAATCATCACACGAGAGTGACCACAACAGATTATGTACTTTGGATAGCAGGTAGTCCGTGTGTATGCAGAAGAACTCCAGGCCTATAGTAATCGTTTCGGCACGAAGCTCGTGGTATTGTTGGTTGCTTTCGCATTTCATCAACGCGTCAAGACCGATAGATGAAACCAAACCGCTACGGTATTCAATGTTGCGGCCCGCCGTGTTCATGAATGAAGCAGCGCCGTAGTCAAGAATAGCAGACCACAGGTGCGGGTTCGAGTAGACCAAAGACAGCTCGCTGTTTTTGAGTTCAGTGTCGCCTTCTTTCTGTTTTAGGCTGTCTATGATTTCTAGGACGCGAGCGGCAACCTTGCCCATTGTACCACTATCAACGTAAGTCAGATCGTGCATCAGCACAACGTGGGCGCCAGCATAGGAATAGTCTCTGTGGCTGATAGGCGATTCGTCTACACCAAAACAAATGAGAGTGTGTGGCAGGTTGTTTGTGTTGAGTAACTGCTTAACGTAGGCTTCGACCACGCGCTTCGACGTACCAATGATCACGACACGTTTCAACTTACCGTAGTTAGAGTTCGGTGTGTCCAGTGCTCGCGCCATATGGCACAGAGAACGGACGTAAGGGTCAAACGATTCCATATCAGGAATATACGCATGTTGTACACGAGATTTCATAATAGCCTCCGGGCATAACGCCCATACGTGGAGTATTGATTTACGTCACTCAGGCGATGTGCCTCGAACAACGCTTGGCGGCAACCACTTGCAAACGAGCTTACGATGTCCAGCTTTCGGTCCCGTCCAGAAGTGGTGGTAGTGCGCTTTTCTCAGGTGCGGTTTGCGTCCGTTAAAAGCGCGAGTACACGTTTCGACTTCTGATTCGAAGTCCTTGATAATCTGCATCATCTCCGAACCTATATTGATCATGCGATCTGACTTAGGCGGAGTGATACGATAGCTCTTGCCTAAACGTTGAGGCTTGGGCTGAGTATGACCTTCTGTATATAACGCTTCCTGCTGCGAACAGATGTACATCACACAACACATAACTTTTGTTAGGTAGTGGTATACGCTGAACATCAGTTCCCGAAAGTCTGGGTCCTCAAGAGTATCAACCAGATTTAACAGGTGCATGTTCTTTAGCATTGACCAAGGGTCGACAGGTTCGTCCAGATATACGAATGACGTTACAGACGGTGTGAAGTTATTTGACTTGATGCTTTCATCACCTGGAGCAAATGGAGCACATAAAACAAGTACAGGCCTATTGTTGATCTGAGAGTACCCAACAAAAGCACCATCGAAGTCAAGATGCAATGTCCTGAACGCATTCTCCAGATGTATAGGCAATGTTACCCACTGACACCAGTAAGGGAGTTTCTGCAAGATCTCTGTCGGCAGCCTATCTGGCAATTCAGAGTCCGCCAAGTGATTAACCAGTGTCGATTCAAACACAAAGTTTGGTTTAGACAATTGCCAAAAGTAATGCAGGTAACCCGATATAGTAATAGAGAGTTTGCTTGGGTTCTCTGGATGCTTTGCTATAGGACTCAGCCACTTCAAGTATTGATGTATCGCTACGCCAAAGTTTCCAGGTTTGCCTTTGCACTTCAAGAAGTACGCGTCCAGACCTTTGTCGAACTTAGGCAAAAAGATTCTAACGTCTTTGATAAACAGGTCGAGGAAGATTTGAGGAGTCGTTTTGGACATGCTGTTCTCCTGCTGCCGTAGATAAAAAAAATGGGGAGGCCATCCGGCTCTCCCCTGCCCAAGTCGGGCTAGACTACACACAGCAATGTGTTCGGTTGTTGATCAGTATTTACAGATTACGTTCTCAAAGTAATAGCGATGGATGTCAGGGTGCATGATGCAGATCTTACTGCAACGGCGAATCATGCGGACAACCTTATCCAGCTCGTCTGGGTGCATGAACATAAAGTTTGCTCCCAGTTTAAACTCCGTCGCAGGCGAGTTGCGGATAGCGTCTTCGAACTTAGGCTCGATAGCCATGTGAACGAAATGGTCTATAGTCATGTTTGACTCAAGATCAAATTCGCCAAGCACAACATCTGCACCTTCACCCTCAATATAGTCCTTGTAGCCAACGCTACGCACTATGTTTAGAATTTTGTCTACGCCCGGCTCCCCATACACAGTTATTTGTGTGTTGTTGGTGTGCGTGGTTCTAGCCAGAGCGGAGAAGATGGTTAAAATGCCTCTGGACATTTTCTTGTCATCCAGATGCAGTAAATTGTTAGACAGTACAACCGCCAAAGACGCAGGAGAAGTGTGGCCTCGCGCATCTTTTTGACTATCGTAACCCATAGGAACAATGCCTGAGGTCCTGTCTCGTTTGAGAATAGAGTATAGCGCATCTGAGGCGCTACGATCAGTCACGTCAATGTAGAACAGTGACTTGCAAAATTCGTCCGTACCTTTGCTGTGGTGATAATAACCATGAATGAGTCCGTTGAGTGCATCGGTCGGAAGAACTACGTGTTGAATCTTTTTCATACATTACTCCTGGCGTATTGCCTATCGAGTGATTTGTTTTCTCGTGGCTTATTGCCTATCGAGAGAGGGATTGTGCGAGAGGGCATTCTCCCGCACAGGGTTTACTTAAACGCGAATGATAGCAGCGCCGTAGGTACGAATGATAACGCCAGCTTCATTGTCGAGAACATCAGCGATGGCCAGAACGTTGTCGTCTGACTTATCGTTGATTACTACCTGCATACCGAGAACGCTACCGACGTTCCCAGCAACAACATCAGCAACACGTTCGATTGGGTCGAAGATATCGAACAGGTCACCTTCAGGGTCTGCGAAAGCAGGAACCAGAGCGCGAGATACCAGAACGATCATGCGCGCATCAGCGTTTGGTTCAGCAGTCACGGTAGCCATGATTGTACCGAGAGTGCTAACAGTCAGGTCACGTTCGCCTTCGAGATTAGGAACGATTGTCGGGCTACGTGTCTCTTGACCTTCGTCATCAACGACAACGGTCTCCAGATTAACGATATCAGCGGTGTAGATTTGAGTACGCATTTCTTTCTCCAGAAAGGAGAGCAGGCCGAAGCCCGCCCAGGGATTACTCGTCGTCGCCGTCGTCGTCATCAGACTTCTTGGCAGACCTACTGATAGCAGCTTTCAGCATGTCGTTACCTTTGACAGACTGAACGAACTTGAAGCACCACAAACGCAGGCCTGATGGTTTGACTTTCAGTTTCTTACACACGCCGACAACTTGTTCTTTGCTGCCGTTGATAAGAGTACGGAAGTCATCCCAGTCCATCTTAACATCAGATGCGAGCGGGCACGGTGCTTTCAGTTTGAACGACTTACGGGTGCCGTTAACCAGACCGAGAGTTTTCAGGTAATGCCACGTATCGAACACTGGGTCAAATCCTCGCGCTTCGCCGTTACCATCAGCTTCCCACAAACGTAACCACGTCTGTTGGTTCGGGATGCCGCCCATCTTGTTCTTGATGGTCTTAGCAGCGATGAAGCGATAACGGTCAGTACCACCTTCGACGGTAACAGACTTCTCACCGACGATGCCTGGAGCGTCTTTCAGCTTCGGCCAACCTTCAGGTACTGCACGAGAGGCCAGACGCACACGCACATCACTATTATGACTGACGAAGCCGTTGGTAATAACTACCGCAGTTTCCTCAACGTTCACATCCCAGAACTCACGCTGTTCGTCGAGCGCACGAAGCGTAAACGGCACAGGCAGAATTGCAGAGTCGAAGTTGTACCAGTCATCAACATACGCCAGCTGGAACATCAGCAGGTCATACATGTCATCGTAGCCAGCGATCTCTTTATGCAGAATCAGATCAAGCGCTTGTGCGAAGTCGTTCTCAGGCGCCAGATAGATTTTGTCTTCACCTGTCTGCAACTGATAGTCCAGAACGTAACGTACCAACTCAGGGAAGTGATCGACAATCACGGTCAGCATTTGAGTCTGACGTTGACGGCAGGTCGCTTCAAAACTGATACCGGCAAACGCACCGAGTTCGTCCTGCTCTACAGCCGCTTCCAGTTCGTGTTTGTTCAGGCCAGGAATCCAGATACCAGTTTCATCTGCATAAGCATAGATACCGATAGCCAGTAGCTTCTCTACCCAGAACGAGAACGAACCAGTGTCGGTATCTTCGCCTACCATGTCTATGAACAGGCAGTTCGCAGCATACGTTGTTTCGCCTTGAGTAACAAGAGGCAGTTGCTTGCTGACAGGATCGCAGTTGCCGAGTAAGTTACGCACCAGTTGTGAGGCTTCATCAAAGGCATCAGGAACTTTCTCTTTCAGTTCCTTAACAGGTGGTACACGTAAAGCAGCGTACTGACCTTGCGCTTCTGGATGCTGGGCCAGTTGATTGAGCGTGTTCCACTCAGGACGCAGTACAGGAGTACCTTCGGCAGTCAGGTCGTGCATAAGCGTGAACTGGCGATGTTCTGCCGAGCCTACGTACACATGACCACCAGCGTTCAGTTCGAACGGGAACGGTGCGTCGTCAACAAGCCACGCGCCATTGATTTTCTGATAACCGTCGAACGATTCTACAGAGACTTCTGTACCAGCGTCCAACAGCGCTTTGATCTGAGGCGCTGTCAACACACCGTGGTCGGTACGAATCAGAGTGTCTTTGTCGAAGCAATAGAACTTCAACGCATCGCCGCCAGGCTCATACTCAGGGCTACCGAACATCACAGCAGGTTTCTGACGCAACTGGTTAACGCCAACGATAGTCATCATCTTACGACGCATACCGCCACGGAAACGTTTGATGCCGTCAGAGAACATACGCGCTTGCAACGCCATTGCTTTCGAACCATCATCGTCATCGACCTGATCCGGCATCATCGCTGGATAGGAGTCAACGATAACCATCGCCTGCATGTGACCATCGTTCGCAGGCACTTTGAACTGGTTGTTACGACTGAACCATTTCTTATCGTACTTGCCAGCAACCTTCTTCGCGTTCTCTTTGTTGTTCTCAAAGATGTAGTACGCGGTGCCGTCTTTCTCAACGATCTTGTCAGGCAGGCGACGACGCAACATGGACATGTAGTCGAAGAAGCGCTCACCGTTGTCTGGTGCGTAGTAACGAATCTGAGGCTTAACAATCCAGCTACCGTCTTTGTCGTCACGCACACCGAAGATAGTTTTCGGGTCGACCTTAACGCCAAACGTTTTCAACTGACCAGCAACGTACTCTGCATCGGTCGAACCTTCGTAGTCGAACACTACGCTAATGCCAGAGTATTTCAGACGAATCAGACTCGCCATGATACTCATGGTCATTGTAGACTTACAGGACTGCTCGCCTCCGCTGAACGTATACCAGCCGCCAGGTACGATACCGCCAGACAGGTACATATCAAGCGCAAGGCAACCAGTCGAAATACGTGGTGCATGTCGCGCCGCATCTTGCGAGCTTACTTTCGTTTTCTTTTCGATGCCGTCAAGCACATCGTCCATCAGACTTGCAAGGTCAAAGCCCAGCAGTTCTACGCCACCAACATCGTCGGACGCTACTGCTTCTGCTTTACCTTTCTTAGCTTTAACTTTAGCTTTCTTCTCGGCCTTTTTCTCGGCCTTGTTGTTCGCTTTCGCCATTGTGGGATAGTCCAGATTGAGAGAAGAAGGGGCAGCCTAAGCTACCCCGAGACACGAATTACTTTTTCTTCTTTTTCTTTTTCGCAGGCTTGTCGTCGTCATCATCAGAAGACTTTTTCTTCTTCTTCTTATCGGACGATTTTACCTTATCAGAAGATTTCTTTTTCTTCTTCGCTGGCTTGTCGTCTTCGTCTTCGTCATCATCTGACTTCTTAGACTTCTTGGACGACTTAGAGGTTTTGCTGGACTTCTTGGACTTTTTAGACTTAGACGGACGATCATCGTCTTCGTCGTCATCGTCATCTTCGTCGTCATCCAGCATTTTGCGAGACTTGGTCGGCTTGGACTTTTTAGACTTAGACGGACGATGATCGTCTTCGTCTTCATCATCCTCGTCACCATCGTCATCGTCATCATCGCTGCGACGTTTTTTCTTGTCTGCCTTGCCGCCTTTCTTCTTACTGCCCAGCGCCATGTCGTCATCATCGTCCTCGTCGTCACCATCGTCAGAGTCGTTGGTGTTAACGCCGATAACGTCCATCTTCTTGAAGTCAGCCATAGCAGCTTCTTCGTTCAGACGGCCGAGCATATCGTAGATCTCGTTCCAGTTATCGAAGTCCCAGGTCAGATATTCTTTCTCGTCGCCGGTCAGTGGTGTGTGATCGCCACGTTCGATTGTGTAACGTTCAGCAGGGGATTTTTTCGGGTTGTATTTGATTTCGATATCACAACCGTACTTCGGATGGTTGACCTGAAACGCCTGCTTGGACTTCTTGCCGGATTTCTTGTCTTTCACCGTGTGAATATTACGCTCACCCAGCTCTTTGATCTTACCGGCCAGAGAGTTAGACAGAGGAATACACATGATAGGAGTCCAAGACTCGCTACCCATTTCTTTCTTGCCGGACTTCTGCTCTTTCTTCGTGAGCTTTGGCATTTTACGTGGCGCAGCGGCCTGTTCGTCACGGATGATCGCTTGCGCATACCACTTATAGTCATACTGCGCTGGCGCACCAGATTCGTCGTTGCCGTGTGCAATACCGCAGTACGGGCACTTCATACCGTTCAGAGGCTTACCCTGATTATCCGGATCGAAGTTAACGCACATGCGCGGGATTTTGATTTCTTTATCTTTGTCTTTGCCGCCCATGATCTTGATCCAGTGCTTCTTGATTGGAAGCAGGTCGAGATCTAACAGGCGAATTGATACCCAGTTACCGTTTGCTTTCTTTGAGAGCGGGAAGATTTCAAAGATTTCGGACTCACGCAGACTATCACGTTTGCTGTTGTCCTGAATGTCACCAAATCCACGTGCCATTATATTTCCTCAATATTGAGTTGTGCTATGATATGCACTGTTTACAGTTTTAGGCTAGCCCTTGAGCTTGCATATGTCTACGCATGAGATCGAGTTCAAACTTATCGAACTCCTCGCCAACGTCCATCGTTAGTCGAGCGACACCGAGAGGGTCTACGCGCTTGATAAGCAGTCTCAGTTTTTCAGTACGTCTTTCACTATCAACGTGATCTTCTAGGTGATGATGGTCACTCACCTTTTGATGTAGGGACGCGTCCGCACCTTCATCAGATTCGTTCGTTGGAGTATCGAGACTTACCGAGAAATTCAGAGAAGTGGTATCTTCACCTGTCGCCAGTTTCTTACGTTGAGTCTGGGGAATAGTGTACGCGATGCCGTATTCGTGCTCGCTACTGCTACAGGTTTGTGCGTTCAGAATCCACCACTTCGTATAACTCACTATAGCACCACGCGACGAGTCATACTTGTTGATTGCAATGATAACGTTGCGCAGGAAGTTCTGGCGCACGTCTTTGCTATCGTAGAGTTTACCACGATTGGTATCAACATAGAACTTGGTCTGCTTGCTGCACAGACGATAGAAGTCAGCAACTACCGAGTGGAAGTATTCCATGAACTGCGGCAGTAGGTCATTCAAACGGCAGAGCGCGACAAATAACTTCGAGCGCGACTCTGCGCCAAACATTTTCACATACACGTCGAGTCTTTTTGAATACGCAACACGCTTGATTGGGTCCTGCGTAGTAATGAATGCGCGATACAATCCAACATACGCCGTGTAGTACCGTTTAATTACATTTTCCAGGAAGACGTAAATGAAGTTACGCTCCATTTTAAGTTCGCGGATGAAAACCATCTTCTGATCACGAGGTACAGAGAGTGCTCTAATCAGTAGGCTTATTGCCCGGTCGCGTGTCTCAGCGTTATACGGCTTTCGTTTCTTATTCGACGTAACCAAACCCAGTAAGTAGGTAAGCTGGACGTCGAATATGTCCGTGTTCTCCACAATCTCACACAGGCAATCATGTAACATGGTGTCCATGACGCTTTCTATCTGACCGCCTGTGAGATTCGACTTATTGTTCATGGTCAAATACACCTGTTAGTTGCTTTGACTCTTATTTACAGATTCCTAGATCTTCGTCAGGAGATCATGCTCATTTTGAATATCGGTCGCCGTAAGTTCTTTGCCCTCAATAGACTTATGCTGACCTAAATCTGCTGGTGGTTTGGTGCGCTTTTCATCTTCCTTTTCCTGCTCACGCTCAATGCGGTCTTTCTCTTTCTCCTGCACTTCGTCCTTAGGTGCGTCAATTCCGTATTCTTCTACAATACGCTCACGCTCTTGGATATCGAGAGCTGTTTGCTGCGCATCGGTTGGGCCCTGAGTCTGCGCTTCATTAGCAGCATTGTCCTGCTTCTCTACGCGAATTTCGTGGCTTAGGCTTACGACCATTTTCATAGAAATATCTCCAGAATGACAAAAGCGGCAGCACATGGCCACCGCTAGGATTTAGTTACGCTTCTCCAGCACCTTACGATCTTCTTCGATGAAACGCAGAGTAATAGGAGGACGGCCTGGGTGCTGAATGATCTGATTGAGATGTTCAGCCTGACTATCACGGGCCTGCTTTAACAACGTAACATGCGGGTGATACGTTGGGTGCGACCACTTAGCGGCACCACAGGCGTGGATGCGTTCATGTTCCGCACACAGGTCAGGCGATTCAAGTACGAGTACCAGAATCTTATCCTGCCCTTCACCGAACAACGTTGCTTCTTTAACGACTGCGAAGAACTGGCCTGCATCGTTTTGCTCTGCCTTAACGTCGGGATTCGATTCGTCGTAGGCAAGAGTAACGTGCAACTCACCAGGCACATCGTCTTCGTCGTGCTCAATGCCGATAGCGGCACCGAGCTTCATCAGCATCTCTTCCGAGTCATAGTCAGGGAAGACACGCCATAACCCACCTTTAACCATTGTCATTCTCCAGCGGCAGATGGAATGTACCAGCGACTTGCATCTCATGACACTTATCGCAGTGGTACATGCCGATTGGTTTGCCAAGCAGCAGTTCAGGGTGACCAGTACATGGGAAGTCATCGTTGCGGTAGACACGCAGCAGCGCACCTTCCACATTGTTTTCTTCTGTCAGGAACTGGCCTGTGATGTGACATTTGAGGTCACGCGCTCTCGCTTGGTAGAGCGCTACGACTTTACGCACGGCAGCGTCCAGTCCGGTGGCGTCGTAATTGCGCGACTCACCTTCGGCCAATGCGACTTCGTTGATAAGAATGTCCAGCACGACTTTATCAGACTTCTCTGACATATTGTGATATGTCATGGCGTGTTTAATGCCTTCGTTCGGACCTACTTCTGGTACCTGTGAAGCACTGCTTGCGCCAGTCATCGTGTTCAAACGAAATTCTTCATAGACCGCGCTGCCGAAGTCTTCCCAGCTCTGTTGATCTTCGAAAGTGATTACTTGGTCTGTCATTGTGCGTACTCCACATGAGATGCTACTTCCAGAGCGGAGCCTGGGAAGTCAACGTCACGACGAACACGAATCAGTACACCGATGGTCTGGTCTTCCTGATCGATGTAGCGCGTGATAACATGGCAACCGTTTTGCTCCGCGCGGTCACGAATTGTTGCGCTCACGCTACGCAGCAGCACTTCGAGATCAAGATACGCTTGACCCTTAATAGGGCTGACGGCTATATCGAGAATACTTCTGCCGGTCAATTGGCCCTCAGACCAGAACAGGAAGTCTTCACCGCTACGGTACAACGCAGGCTTTAAGATGAACGAAGAATCACCATCATCTGCGAACGCTTGCAGATTGAATGACTGCGCAATTTCAGTCGCTACAGTAACCCACTCAGCCTGACGTTCGAACGTAGGTCCCAATGTAGGAATCGGCTCGAACTCTTCCTCGTCATCATCAACAGGGAAGTCGTCGAACGTTACGTGTTCGCCTTTGTCCCGGAACTTAGGCTGACGGAACGATTCGCGTGTGATCGGCCATGCAGCGTAAATCACATTGCGACACTCCGCCACAAGCGGGAACAACACTGACAGGCCGTAATCGCGCAACGACACATGAATGTCCAGCGTATCGCTATGCGTCTGCAACATTGCTTCCATCAAGTGATTGATCAAAACATTGTGCGTAGCAGTGAATGCGATAGGGTTGTCGTTGAAAATGTTCTTCGGTAGATCGAATGGCCTCGGAGGTGCTGGCAGCCAACAGTCTGTTTGCTCACGAGCGTATTGGTCGAGACACACTATATACAAGAACGCACTGACTTGGTCGGCAGTGTGTTTGAGGAAACGTGAAGCAAACTCTTTGTCGTGCTCGTCTTCAACACGAACTGGAACAGGCTGCGATACAGGAAGTAAAGCAGGACGATCGGACTTAGCACGTTTGATCGATGCTTCATCCAGATACTGATTACAGTACACACCGTAGATAGAACGGAAGCGATACAGAATCGGCGCGTAAGGGAATTGCAGATCAGTGCGACTGATTGCATTGTCGAACGCAGTCTGGATGCCGTCAATCAGAGAATGCAGAACGCGAGGGTTAATCGGTTCGTTATACGGAGGTTCAGGCGGAATAGCGGCTAGAGGCTGCTCGAATTGAATGTTTACCATGTTCTCCGCATAGAAGCGACAATGGTCTAAAGCTACAGCGGTACCAACGAGATTGTTCATCATGATCACTCGTCTGTTTTGCAGTCACACGGTTTCTCTATGTTCTCTGCAAAAGATGAAGGCTCGGAGACAGCACCACACTTAACGCAGGTGCGTACCCAGCCGTGAGGTGTCAAACGCGCAGCGCTTAACGTATCGTCCTCTTCGATTACTGTCTGAGGAGCAGAGCTGCCGTTGTAACTAATGCGCGAGCTACGACGGCCACAGCCAGCACACCCCATTAGATGGTGACTGTTTTGAAAATGACGCCAGGACTATCGCCCCACGAAGGCTCTATGCCAGTGATCAAGATCTTATCGATCTCTTCCTCTGTCATTCCCTTCTCTTTCAGACCAGGACGCATCCAGTCTGGGATAGAGCATGGCTCGAACTCTTTCTGAGGTTCCTGGGCATTGATGATTTCCTGCCACTGCTTGAGTGCGCTCATGATCGAACTTGCATCAGTTGTTTTACACTCAATGGCAGGAGGAGCAACTGCAATACCTGAAAACTGCTCCATAACGTCTTTGGTGGTACGACTGATCTCACGCAGCAACAACGTCTGCATGATATCACCAAACGCGCTTTCTTGCGCATGGCCATGAACAATGTGCTGACCGAAGTGCAGCGACACGCTATGCGTTTCAGGATTAAACTTCTGCTTCTGCATCTTCGCCTCCAATCTGCAAACGAGCAGGCTTACTCACAACAGGACCATTGAACATATCAACGTGCCGCTGGATGATATCGTCAACTTTTGCAGCAGCACCCGCAGGTACTTCAATCAGCATGTCGCCACAGTTCTGAACGATGGTGCAACCAGCGGCAATCAGTTCGCCGTTGAGTTCCGCAACACGACGATTCATCTCATGGATAGAGTGAACAATCGGGTAGTTCGGGATTACTCCCGGAGCAGGGTTGTTAAAGAACATTCGGATTAATCTCCGTTTCGTTTGACTTGATCGGCTAAAGCCATCAGGTGCTTACACAGACCTGGCGCGTGACCTGGGTTAGTGAAGTCTGGCGGCTCGCCGTTACCGTAAATGATTCGCGCAGCACCGTGTTCGGTGTTCGCATACTCCCACATGAACACGAAGTTCTCGCAGGGACAACTGACCAGTACACGCTTTTGTTTTGATATAGGCTTGAACGGGTCATCCAGACCGATAATCATCGGCTTGTGAATGCGCACTGTTTTATTAGGACGCAGTGGATCTTTGTGACGAACGTTTGCCATAATCATGGGCAGACCTTTGTTCGTCTTACCGCGCTTAACGCTATTGACATAACATTCCATAGCGTTCTCTTTCATCAAACGTGGCGTTGATTTGATCAGCGCAGTTAAAGAAAGGCCTTTCTCCATCAAAGGAGTTTTAGGAGGCTGCGGTACGACTTGAGGTTTGAACGGCTGCAATTGAATTGCACGTTTCTCACCTTTTGTCATGCGGCGGGATTTCTTCGAGGCAGCGCTGAGGGTCTTAACAGCCTGACCGAGCTTCCCACGGCGAGCTTGCTTGTGCGCCTTGTTCCGAGTCTCGGCTTCTTTCGCAGCTTTCGACTTCTTCGGTTTCTTGGCGAGTGACTTGTACGCCATAATTAACTCCATTAAGCAGATACATGCGCGGCTTACGGATATCAGTAAGTGCAGTCATGTAGCGAATGTCGTAATGACGACGATAGGCGAAGTCAGGATCATCCTGAGTGAAGTAACGGCTAACTAGCGGCTGAAATTCACCACTGCGATCAGCAATCACAGGTTTCAGGTCAAAGTGCAGAGCGGTACGTGTGAAGGCTCGCATAAGCCAACACACGTTCACTTCACAGTTGCTATCCTGAACAGCAGACAGGAACTTGCCAGGCTTCATGTTGAAGGTCAGCTTGTTCATGACCAGATAGTCGTTACGCCGTTCGATGGCCGCGACTACGACAGGGAAGATCATACGCTTGGTGCACATATAGCGAATAGCGATCAGAATATCAATCATCGCGTCATGAGTCTTAGGTACATCGACAGGATCGTTATTCGAGGTCCTCGTCATCAGCGCCTTCAACATCTGCATCCCCGTCATCACTTTCGGGTTCGTCTGCGTCAGGGTCTTCTGCGTCCGCTGAGTCTTTTGCTCCAGACTTGTCAGATTTCTTTCCTGACTTCTTAGCTTTAGAGTCTCCATCGGAGTCGTCTCCATCTGTATCGGAAGAGTCATCTGAATCATCTGCGTCACCTTCATCATCTAATGTAGGGTCTTCGTCCGTATCAGTGTCGTCATCCTTGGGTTCTGCGCTACTTTTCTTCGCGCCTTTCTTACCCTTTACAGAATCCCCGCCACCAGCCTTTTGAGCTAACTTCTCTTTGTCTTTGGCTTCATCTGTCAGACGCAGTTTCTTTTCCAGAGATGCGTATTCTGACACATCGACTCGGCCGGTGTTTGATTCAGGGCTGGTGACCTTGCTACGGTTCTTATCCGTACTGTCCTGACTCAGGCTTACATACATTTCCATAAGTACCTCAAGTGTAACGTGAATTAGGTTCTTTGCCGTCGAGTATATCAATCAACACGCTGGCACGATAGTCGAGAAGCAGACGATGGCTCTCGATGTTTCTGTCCTGACTTATTACCAGTTCTTCAAGGCGTCTAATTTTACGCTGAATGTCCGGCGTTGGATGCTTGCGACTAAGGATAGCCATCTTGACCACAAGTTGTTCGCGTAGAGCAAGCGCGGTACCGAGTTGTTCGCACGTCTGACTAAACAACATCAGCATGACCAAATATTTCCTCGATACTACGTGCTCTGGCGATCTCAATTTCGAGAGAACAACATCAACGCATCTCGGGACTACATAACCGAGTTGCTCTTTGCGATAGACAGACTCCTTAAGTCGGCGCAGGGAACGTTCATAATCTCTTTGTATGCTCATAGCTCAAATGTTTTTACGATATGCTTCGGACGGCCAGACTTCTTAGGCTTGTCCGGTAGCAGACCTTGTTGTTGAGTTTTCCGACCTGTGCTTACGATTTCCATATAAGTCAGCTCGGGGTTGGCCATGATTCGCTGCTCTAACTTCTTCATGAAGTCAATCATGTGTGATTGAATAAAGCAATAGTCAACAAAAGGGCATGTATCATATCCATGGAACTCGTCCCAATAATACTCGGCACTCTTGCAAGGCTTCCGCTTAATAGCGGGCAGCAAGTCACCTGTGCGTACCGATTTTACCGCAGCATCCCATGCGCGTATTTGTTCCATCATAAAGTCTTTGGCGCGCTTGGACTCAGCCTCGTCAAAGACAAAGGTCTTCTCGACAAACTTTTTAGGGTTGTCTCGTGGAACATAGACCAGAGTATAATCAACGATGTTATAGCCGTAACGCTTTTTCAGCAGGTATGCGTATGTCGCAATCTGGAAGCGGTGATACTTAACGAAGAAAGATCCATCAGCAGCTTTGGTCACCATAGTCGATTTCAAATCTATCAGGCTGTACGTACCGTCCAGATTATCAATCAGGCCATCGACATATCCCTTGAGTGACTTGTACAGGACTTTGAGTTCTGCGTAAGCCATGGGTTTATCGCACGATGGACAACGATTGTTCGTGCTTCGAGTTCGCGTGTATTTGCCTTTGACGTACTCACCATCGACCATCTTACCTTTAGTCTTTGGGAACTCAACGCATTTATCGTTCGTACATTTCCAGTGACCAACCATCTGACCACTATGACCCAAAGCATTCTGCAATGATTCGTGCATCCCGGTCCCTGCTTTCGCAAAGATGTTCAGCAACGTACCTGACTCACCGGTCATGCAGTTGTTATGCTTCTGGTAAATAAGTTTGGCTGCCTCTTGAATAGGGCAGATAGGGAACATAGATGGACTGACTCGCTTCTTCGGCCAACGCTTCTCTTGGTTCTTTACGTCAAGAGCAGCGTCAATCATTTTACCGATGCGAGACAGATTGCGCGTGTCATTAGCTCGCGCTGGTATGTTTGCTAACGTTCTCATTGGAGTCCTCGCTAACGGCAATGGTTTGCTCGAAGAATACGAACCTATAGTAGCGAGTACCAAACAGGTAGCAGCGTACTTCTACGTTCTCGTCATTCGTGGTGTAAATCAAGCGCAGACTCTTTGTTGCAGCGTCTACGTCAAAATTACGTGGGAGCGACAGGCCAATCATATCGTCCTGCTTGTCGAATGCTCCGTAAGTTTGAGGCTCGACGCGAATCAGATCGCAAAAGCCAATCCAGTGTTTGCCGTAGTAACGACGTTGTGCCGTATGCACGTAACGATGTGGATTGCCCATTCTATTGTCCTTTTTCTGTAAATATGCTTATATGCTCAAATTACGAAACAAACAGGTGATGGTATGGCAGAAGATGTTCATCAAATAATACTTGACGAAATAGGCAAATTGCCGGGCGACAAGAAATACAACGGTGACACTGTTATGGTGTGCTGTCCGTTCCACAGCGATAAGACTCCTAGTTGTGGTATTTACACTTCTGTTGGTATGGAGATACCACTCGGCTTCTTTCACTGCTTCGGCTGTGGAGAGAAGGGTGGTTGGAACAAATTAGCGGCACACGCAAAGCTACAGGAAATTAAAGGCTGGGCGCTTAAAGACGCGAACACAAACAGCCTGAGTGCGTTGTTCAAAACGTATGAGCAAATCAGCACGAAGATTGGTACGTACCCGTCTGTCGGTTTGTTGATGAAAGCTCTCGGCAGAAACAGCTACATGGAGTGGCCAGTAGATGTTGAGTGGCGTGGTTATCCTGGAGCGCTTGTCCAAGCTGCTGGTGGATTGCTGAACGCACAACGTCAAGGCACGAACGTGTGCTTTTTCCCATGTAAGCATGGTTCGAAATATATAGGTGGTATCGCTGCGTATCTGCGTAAGCAAATGAACGGCACCAGCTATGTGAACTCGAATGGTGACTGGGCAAAAGAGAAAGGCTTGTTCCCACTACCTCTAGTCAAAGAGTGTTTGAAGAAATACAAGTTGCGATATATCGTTCTTGTTGAAGGTCCTCGTGATGCGCTTGCTTTATTGTCTTACGGGATTCCTGCGTTGGCTGTACTCGGTGCAGAGCAGTTTGGGGAAACGAAACGCAGAACGCTTGAGATGTTAGGGGTTAGTGTCGTCTACACAATGACAGACAATGATGGAGGCGGGAAGTTGCTGCGTAATAAAATCAAAGCGGAGTTTGAAAAGAACTCTCCAGTACCTGTCAAGCACTTTAAACTTCCTCGTGAGTATGACGAAGATGGTAAGCTGATTAAACTGGACCCAGACAACGCTCCGATGAATCTAATAAAAGAAGTGCGTATGACGCTGAAAGATATTCACGGTAAGAAGTGCATCATGCCAGCGAAGACATTGGGATGGGCTAGACCTAAAGCCATAACGAATAAGCGAACGTAACAAAAATGGGAGACTCCTTTCGGGGCCTCCCATTTTTTTTTGGTCTGTAGCTTTCGATTACGCGTCGTCAAGTGCCTGAACGATCAGTTCAACGATTGCCGGACGAGTAACGTGTTTGCGCAGGATTTGCAGCTCTGACGCAGGCAGATTAATACCGCGAGACAGGAATTCACGCTGCAGGTTGTCATCAGATTCTTCGCTGTCTTCCGCAGCACGAACAATGAATGCGTTGACGAATTGGTTTTCAGAATACTGAGTACCGCCTTCGAATTGAACGTGACGACGATTGTTACCGCCCAGATCGATCTGCGCCAGGTCACCGCCTTCTTCGCCCAGCTCGGCTGCGATAGCGCTGCCCATTCTGTTGAGGTTCTTCATCTCGGACTTAGCCATAGCACTGGTACGCAGGTAGTGCTCTGCGCTTTCAGTGTCGATGATTACCAGCTGGTTACGATTCAACGCACGGCGCAGGTGAGTAGATTTCAACAGGCTCTCTTTGGTAGCCTGCTGGGTCAGGTCGACAGGGATGAATGTTGCCGGCACCAGAACTGGAACTGGCTGTCCCATGTCGTCCTGTGCGCTGAACATTACGTTGCCGCGCGGCTCAGTGCGGTTAGCGACATACATCGGTGCTGTAACATCGTTGCCATACTTTTCGTTGTATGCGGTCAACGTGATAGGTTGAACCTTAGTGCTTGCTTTATCTGACATGGTAATTCTCCGAATTGTATTTCAACAAGGGGCCGAAGCCCCTTAGGTAAGATTAAGGATTAGAAACAGCTAAGGTTTCAGTGTAGTCAACGTAGTTCGCATGTTCTACTTTCAGCTCTACCTGAGTGTCTGCGACAAGCGGACCAGACAGGCTGATAATAAATTCGCCAGTAGAAGCATCCGCAACAGCGTCGCCAGAAATGCTACCCTGAGTCAGAGTTACCGTAGACCCTGGTGTAGCGTGGCCAGTAGCTGTGTCATCACCGACAGCCAGCTCATGGTCCAATTGACCCAACGCCTGCACGACGAGTGTTACATCGAACGCAGCAGGTTTGTATTGTGCGCGGGACAGTTCGATATGAATTGTCCCAGGAACAACGTTGGTGAAGCCATCAACAGAGAACGCGCCCTGAGGATTTGAAGAAGCAGTTTTAGTCTCACCACCCATCGTGACCTTAACAGTAGCGGAAGCTACAGTGTCACCGACCACAGCAGTTTGACCATCCTGCGCCTGTTGCAGCGTAGGTTGAGCGAACTCTTCCAGAATGTTGAACTGAGTCGATGCGTCTTCATAGAAGGCCGACGTCAGGTTAACAACACCTACAGAACCCACACCAGCTTTTGCATCAACACCAGTCACAGACCAGTGGCTTGATTGAAGGTCAACAGTACCTTCGTACAGACCAGCCTGAACAGTCAGAGTCACAGCTACGTCATTTGCTTCTGCACTCAGGCCTGTGATTGCACCGCCGAATGCTGTTTGATTCTCACCGATGCTATCGGCGTTATCGACAGCCAGTACAGGAGCAGGCAGTTTGGTAGGCTGCATGGTAGCAGTCGCTTCGTCGTAGCCATCTTTCTCCAGCACACGAATAGAGACTTCACCTTTAACCGCACCAACAACAGCAGACCAATCGCCGTTTGCAGCAGCAGTAACGAACTGATTGGACTGGCCAGTGATGATGATTTCGATTTCAGCTTCTGGACTTGCCTTACCCGCCAGTGCAGTAGACAGGAACGGTGCGCTGTTAATCTGAGCCAGACCAGGAACAGAGTCAACCATGTGATTGACAACGTTATCCAGATAACCAGCAGCAGTGATCGTCAGGTGAATAATGTCAAACGGCAGTGGGTCAACGCTAATGCTAAACGCACCCTGATCATCAGCCTGACCTGTAAACTCTTTGCTCTGCACCGATACGATGATATTAGCATTCGCAACAGTGGTTCCCGACACAGTTGTCTCTTTAAAGACAGCGTGTACGGTAGGCGCAGGCATTGGTTGCAGAGGTTGCGCACCGGCAGTGAAGTTGTAACGTGCAGGTACGAAACCATCAGCAGTTACAGTGATAGAGAACACACCTTCTTCAAGGCCAGACACGTCCACAGTGAACACACCGCTGCCGTTAGAAGCGCCGGTCCACACGTTGCCGTTCTGCTCGACGATCACGATTGCATTCGGGATAGTCTTGCCGTCAACAGAGATTGCACCAGCAACAGGAGGTGTAGTCAACTCAGGTTGTTGAATACCTTCGCCCGGCGTTGGCATTTCTTCAGGGTTCAGCAGTACCAGACGTTGCGTTTGCAGTAGCGCTTTCAGTTGGCTACATGCCAGCAGGTTTTCCAGCGGAGCTTGCTGAGTCAGATCGATTGCGTTCTTCGAAGCAGGCACGATGATATCTTTCATCGCAAAGTTATCGCCAGGGCATTGGAAGAAGATTTGTCCCAGAGGCTGCGTCTGATTAATGACAAGCATCTGAGGCTCTTTCAGAATATTGCGCTTTAGAATGGCGCGATACTGATCGAGAGAAATAAAGTTACTCATGAGAGTCTCCAGATTGTTTAAGATTTTGTAGCGACTGGCAGAACGTTTGATACTTGCGAGGAGTCAATCGTAATGCGTTAACTAAATTAAAGTCAGAGTTGGTTATTTTGCCAACCATGTCGCTAAAACGTTTCTCGTCATCGAGGTATGCGAGCATCCACGGACGGTAATCGTTGAACGTTTGAATCAGATAGTTATGGACCTGATCGACGAGTTTGGAACGACCCTCTACATATTTGAAAGAGCGATCGCAATCAGAATCATCAATGCCGGCAATAAACATAGTAAGACAGATAGCATTACGGGTACGATTCTGTGCGCGTCGAATCGTATTGTCCAGCGTTTTCTGATCCATCTCTTTAAGTTCAGGGAAGAGACCTTTCTTATAATAGAGTATCTCCTTGTTGGAGATTGAACGATCTGCCGACTCTTTGCGGTCAAGCGCCATGCAGCCTGTCGGCGTTTCGCGTGTGCAATACTGGCAGGTTACAATTGGACACTGGCCACGGAATAGGAAAGGCTGCGGCTTCTCTTCCATTTCAGGACAAGTGGTGATAGGACGTGTGTCCTGCACAACACTGATAGGAATCGCTTTCGCTTTTTCTTTCTTTGTTTTGGCCGTCAAAGCCTTTTTCTTCTTGACTTTGACCGCTGGTTCTTTCTTCAACTTCGCCATTTTCAATATCCCACACGCACGTTAACCAAGTAAGGATATTTACAGATTAATTGGTGGACACGAACGGGAAACCTACGGAAACCGAATACAAAGTTTTACCGTTTGCTGGACACACCAATGGGTCACGGTAGGTGAATATAGGGTCGGTCAGTTGCAGCACAAACTCTCTGGTCTGCTCGTTGTAGGTGCGCTTGAATCCCACCACACGATACTCGTCAATCTGCGCCGCAATCTTAGCGCGGAAATCTGCTTCAGGGAAAGTTGTGTCGCTATCCGAGGTCACAGTGATTAACGTTTCATAGGTCGCACGATGCTCGGTGTTCACACCAACATGACCTTGCGCCAGAAACTCGACTTTGCCGTATTCGCTGAGGATCTCTTTCACTACACGTAACAGTTCAATTTGTTCCATATGCCCTCACAGTACAGGTGACGCCAGGAATTTAGGCACATACACATCAATGATGCGAGAGAAGCCAGTAAATGGTTTAATCCCTGAATGTCGGTAGAAGGTATACGCGCCAATGAGACACGCATCAAATTCGTGAATAGCTTTGCGGCTTTTCTTGGACTTGAGATTGTGAAGCTCGTAATAGTCCTTGAGCACCATGCTGCGGTTGAATGCGTTCTTCCACTGGCTCGCCGTAATCAAATCAAGCGGGCATTTCTTTTTGAGCGCGAAGAACGATATGACACCAAGCATCAGACTAATTGCTTCAATGGTGTTACCGCCAAGACCACGCGACTGGAAGCGTTCGAAACACATAGCGTCGAACGGTCCATATAGCTTCCACATTTCTTCGAGTTCAGCCAAAAACTCTTTGGTGGGCTGCCGCATGTCCAGATGAAGATTTTGGATGGGTTTCTTAAACATCCTCGTCCCAAGCACAGTGATGCGTCTGTCTTTAAACTCCTGAACAGCCAACGCGAAGTTCACTTTGCCCGGGTCGCCTGAAAGAATACGCATAAAAGGCTCCGTGTTTTAACGTACTCTAAATAAGTATTTACTAGGGTGAAGGTCCTAAATTTTGTACACTAATTTAAAGCACACAGAGGAGAACGATTATGAGCTGGATTGAACGAGGACGCCCTCGAAATTCATACGACCGCCATAAGACCTACGAAACGGACCGTGTCCAGCAACGCCTCGACTCAGTTCAGAAGGTTGTGCAGTCGAAAGTTGAACAGGCGTTGCAGGTTGATGCCACCGATGTAATCATCTTCAAGAAAGCGAAGATGGGTCTGACCTGTAGCTGCAACAAAGTGGACAACGATATCTTTGACGAGCAGGTGGGTGGCATGAAGTCGCTCGGCCGCGAATCGTCTGCAATGGATGCTGGAGTTAAACTAGGCACGGTGTCAAAAGGTATGTTCGGCGGTGGGCGCCAGACAGTATCCCTTGATGATATCGACGATGGCATGAATGCAGTAATGGACGCTGCCGACCTCATGGGTAACGGTGACGAAGAAGTTTCAAACGGATGGGATGCAGGTAACGTTGTGAACTGCGGTATCTGCTTCCGTCAAGGCGTTGTGCCCGGCTTTATCAGCACAGGCTTCGTATACAACGTTATGACTCACCATCACGCAAAAGTGCTGACAGCATACACGCTCGATCAGTCCACCAGCCCTGCAACTTTCAGGCAGGTGCGTAAAGACGGACACGTTGATTTCGATCAGCTTATTCCAAAATACTTTACGCAGGCGACTTATTCGGTACGTCTAAACGATCAGATGCTGCCTGCATTCCCGCGTCCTGTGCTGGTGGTCAATGGCGTTGAGCAAGAGCTGACAGCAGCCAATCTGGAACCATGGCGAGGCAAGCATGTGATTGTCCGTATCAAGGACGTCGCAGCATTCACCCACGCTACGATTATCTTCGATTTGGGTGTGTCTGCCGTTAAAGGCAACATCAGCGAAGAAGCAAACGTGTTGAACTACGATCAGGAGTTGACTGTCGGTAACATCACAGTAGTCCTTCCTGCGCGTAGCGGTGCTATTGAGCCGGAGGACATTCTCGTCCTACCGTTCAAGAATTATGTGCTGAAAGTGATGGAAGCACCTAAGAAGCGTACCGCAAAGAACGAACAATGGGAATGGGTATGTACCACGCGTCCTGTTCAGCGCAAAGAGATTGCGTACAACATTTTCAAAGGCAATAAAATTCGATAGGAGCAACCATGACTCGCATTAAGATCAGCCTGAGCGGCGATGTGAACGATATGACGAACAAGCCTCAACCGGCGTCTGATATCCCAGATAGCTGGCCGGACCCGAATAAGCTGACAGGTAAGATTCCTTTCGATCCAAACCAGAGCGAAACAGCGGACGACATGTTCGACCCTGATAAGGCTGTTGAGGGAGACCCAGATTTGCGTAACGGCAACACAAAGCCGGGCGCAGAAGGCAAAGCGTCACGTCCTGACGAGAACTTCCGTGCTGGTGGGCGTACAACGAATGAAGTTGAATCGACGCACAGCACAAAGACGAATGCGCTGGGGCAGCCTGTTCGCTTCACTAAGGATGATATCATGAGCGGCGGAATGTCGTTCAAGGACCTGTTCGGTGATATCTTCGGCGATATCTTCGGCGACCGTCGTGTGCAAAAGGCTATTAGCAGTGCGTTATCTGCTAATGAGGGCGTGTCTGTATCGAAAGGCAAATCGAAGTCGGCAAAAATGCGTTCGCAGATGCTGAAATTGATTATGCCTGAGCTTTCTCGGGAGCAAGGCGAAAAACTCGCAAACGCTATTGAGGAGCACGATGGAGAGACTGTGAAGCGTGTTATGACGCAGATTGGCGTAAAACTCGGTAAGCGCGTTTCGCGCAAAAAGTAACCGACTTCCGACAGATTCGCTCCTGGTGCACCCTGTATGCGTGTCTTCTCACGAGGATTCAGAATCCTCTGCATTGACACCAAATAACCAGTCTAAAGACGGTTTAGCTTTTTTGCTGTTTTTAGCTGGTTATACTTTAGGGATATGTCTCCTGGGAGCAGGGATTCGGAATCGGGCTACTGATTTCTTGTGACTATAGTGCGCTCATGCTGCATGAACATGCTGATATATCCTATCTACCCATCTGATGATGCAATTTGAGTTCCGTACCACGAGAAAAGAGCGGATTCTGTAAAGATCAGCCACGAAACGTATGTTTTGAGGTCCAAATGGCAAAGCCTGTGTACCGCAAGAAGGCCGTGATGCCTGGATGGGCGTTCACGGTGCAGAAATCGGCCCATAAGTTCTTCTGGGATACGATCTATTCTTGCCCAAAGCCACCTAAAGCAAAATCTGATAAGTTTTACGAGAGTTTGGCGTGGTTTTTCATGCACCTTCTCGATAAATCCAATGTCATGGAGCGCCGAAACGTTTATAACGAGACGGTAGTGACTCACACCTACATGCGTCAGCACGAAAAGATGCGATATGCCATGGTGTACCACAAAGAATACTCCGTGGCTTCATGGTTGAGCCGAAAGGTCGATCATACTCGTTACGACTACATAAAAGGAATCGCCAGAAAATATACGCTCAACAAAACGTTCACGGACATTTTCTGTGAGCTGATAACGCTCGATGAACCTATGTATAATCTCATGAAGCCTGCTCGCAGGCGAGCGTTGTATAAGAACGAGGAAGATTTGGTCGAGTCTTCGTTCTGCTCTGAGATAAAATCCCGCTCGTTCATACGTCCTCATAACTTCGAGAATCGTAGGGCATATTGCGGTGAGGTTATCGACTTGATAAACAAGGCGCAGGCTAATCAACGTCCGTATCGTTTCTACCTCGATCGATTCTTGGATATCATGCACAACACCAAGACTAATCGACGGAAGAAACTGCACCTACGTCTTAACTCATTCTTGAAAAAGATTTGTCGTTTCGGGTTCCGTTTGGTTAACGATAATCCTAATGATAGACTGGTTGAGTTTTACGACGAGTATACGATGAACCACGTCGGCTCGCGTTTGTTCGGCACAACCGCAGCTTTACCTAAGCTGGTAAAGCTGCTATGTTTCGATCATTCGTATGGACGTAACTTCGATATGCCTAATGCCCAAATGGTTCTGCTATTGGACCTTATGGCAACGCACGGTTTGGATTGTCCTGAGCTGGAGAATCTCAATCATGATAAAGTCGCACGTCAGTTGAAGATAACGCGAAGTACAGCGAAGACCCTTAACTACGGGGGGATATACAGCGGGTGGAGTAATCAGAAATATTTTAAACAGTCTTTCGAAAATCGTACGGACAACGAACAACAAAAGCCGATGGCGACAGATATCTATCGACAATTGTTGAATGACACGAAAGTGGTCAATGCGGTTAAGAAACTTCGGATGACCGAGAAAGAAATGCACCAGCATGTTGGCTTTATCTGGGATAAGTGGAAGGCTATGTTCAAGCCTGCGTCTGAGGTCGTTAGTGAACTTTGCGAACGAATTAGGGACGCATCATACTCCCGCAACGGTGCCTACTATTTTAAGAATGATTCTGGCTGCTCACATCAGGTCCCTGCACACCGCTTTAAGCGGGATCAATATACAGTGCTTAGTCATTTGATACAGGGCATGGAAAATCATAACCTGTTAAAAATCTTGGCGGAGGCTGAATGGTGCAGTGCCGAGTTTGATGGTGCGATACTCTTGACGGAGTATACAGGTGACGTTGCGTTGAAAGAAAAACCCTTCATGCAACCTACTCTTAATAGCTTGTTGTTCATGCGACTCTGGGAGAATGGTTTGCGTATGGGGGGATTGAGGCGCGATGTGACCGCTAAGAAGGGTTTCACTGATGTAGAAACTGTAAATAGTGAGTATCTGAAAATAGCCAGCAAACTCCAGTGAGAACGCGATGATTAAGAAGAAAGCTAGTATCACGCCAAAGAAAGTATCCCAACAATTCGTATACCCAGAGAGTCTGCCTGTCGCAGACTTTTTGCACATGTATGAGCTTTACTGTCATCGAAATCTTTTGCTGGCGGACGTTGGGTACAGGACGTGGCCTGATGTTACGATTGAAGAAGCATATGCCAAAGTTGTAGAGTCTGGCATATCAATGGATGATGTTATCTATGATAGCTCGCACATTTCCGAATCGTTCAAACAGACGCGTAAATTGTTCGCAGATTTAGGCGCGGGTAAACTCAGCCCAGACGATCTCAAGTCTGCGTTTATCGAACGCAAGTGTAATCTAGGTTACGCAATTCCGTTGATTCTTCAATTCTGTCCTGACCTGATGACGCACGGTGCTGATTTGCGTTTGACGTTTGCTTACTCATGGGCGGCGTGCCTGAAGGAGAAATTGATTGCCGAAACACGCGCTGCAAAACAAGCAGAGCGACACGCCGCCGACACGCCAAGCTATCGGGGTAAGTTGGTGACATTTGAAATTGAATGTAGCCTAGCACAGGCAGCCGACATGGAAGACTATTTAAAAATCCGTGTCGAAGCATACAACTATTGGTCAGAGCATTTGAAGAAAGCGCTTAAGGACAAACGTCGCGTTACTGCAGGTGCACCTGACTCGAAAGTCATCACGGAGTTTCGCAAGCAGTACGAAGGAGATATTCCTCGTTCGCTGATCAAACGTTCGATGCACCACGCAATGAGTGATTGGCAGAAGTGGTTGGATGCAAAACGCCAACACGGTAAACACCCTTCAATGATTTCCAAGAAGTCACTGAACAGTGTTTCACTTTCGTCTTCGTATTCCATTAATGACATGGGAACGACACTCACGTTTGGTGAGATCAAGAACATTCCGATCATTGGCGTTACGTCTGGTGAGCTTGACTTGACGAAAGAGTTTAAGTATCTGATAGTCAATGCTCGCGTCTCCAAGAAAACCCTGGTATATACAGTTACAGGACAATATAAAAAATGACTGCTATCGTCAAAGATATTTCAGTACACCCTGATTTTAAGTTCCATCGTCGAGGTATCTTTGACGAGCAGGACGCACAACACGCCGAAGCTAAACAAAAGCAATCGGCCGCGCGTCAGAGTTACAAACAAAACGCATTCGGGTTCCTGTATGTCAATAAGACAAACCCGTTTGTTCACAGCCCCTTTACCCCTACTCCTGAGAAATGAGGTTACCATGAATAATCTCGCACACAGCATTAAGCAAGACCTTGCTGGGAAGTCCTGTTCGGTAGAAGCCCATGAGATTAAACATCCTTATATGGGTTTTCTCCAGATGTGCGCCTCACCTTCAATTTTGGTGGACGCACCTCATTTCTTTGTTAGTCAAACCGATATCCCTGACTTTGATATTGCTTATTTCGGACCAGATGACTATGCTGGCATGACAGGTGCGGACTCTCACAAAGTCACAACGCTTGCTGAACTGCAATATGAACTCGACGAAATGAAAGACCGCACTGCACCGCGACTCATTATCGCCGAGCTGGCGCATCTGGGCTTTGATCGTCCTGCCGCTCTCAACATGATTGCCGACTATCTTGAAGACGGTGATATGTGGGACGAGCAAGTTCTTATCTCAATCGAAGCCTCAACTTCGTGGTCGCCTCCATCGTTTGAGCAAGCTACTGGCCGTTCGGAAGGTCGTATGTTCCGACAAGGTTACACAGCCGAAGTCCATACGTTCGATATCGCTGATCAACTTCAATAAAGGTCGTTATGAAACACAGTGAAAAGGATTACCTTGTTGTAAGGCAGGGTAACAAAAACCATTTGGTACTGGCTACTGGGAACACTGTTGGTATATTGGCCAACACGCTTAGTACGCCAGACCCTGAGACAATCAAGTTCAGTCCTAAGGCGGGTGATGTTCTCTGCGTATTAGGTCCTGACCCTGAGCCAGGCATGTCCGTATGCGGTGTGACAGTCAGACCGTACGCTTCAATGCCTGTCTACGGTGGCTTGCCTCGTCTGTCTCTTTTCGGTCGTGAGTCCGAAGTAGCAAAAGCGTGTCGCATGGGCGTTAAGAAACTTCCTAAGGTGATTGAGAAATATCATCTGGCCGAAGCTGTTCGCCGCTGCAAACAAATCAACTTCGTCCAGCAGTCGGGGTCGAAGACTCATGCGTTCCGTTCTAAGTTCCGTAAGGACGAATGGCATGACGAGATGACTGTCTTTGTTGATCGTGATAGCCTGAGCGTTGACGTGTACAATCGTCTGATGATTGCGCTCGGTGAATCTGTGTGGACTCACCTGCTGAGTTCCAAGCGCAAGGTCCGCTGGATGATGCTGTTCAAGAAACTGCGTAACGTCCAGAAGATCACGCAGTCACATCTCGAAAGCCTGCTGGAAGATTTCCAACGTGCTGGTGATGCTAAGGACGTGAAGAACGTTGTTAGCGAAGACATGCTGCCGTTCGTTGACATAATCTTCCGTACGATTGCCCGACAGAACTCTATCTCCGTCCGTGAGCTTGAACTGATTGCTGCTAATGACAGCGCGGCAGTTGCAGAACTCTGGCCGGGCGAGTTGCAAATTGCAGAGGGTCGCCCTGATCTCGACAAGGCGATTATGAAAAACCCGACCACGCTATTCGCCAACGTGTTTGCTCGTCACATCGACGGCATCGACGTTGGTAAGACGCTACGCAAAGCGATCAAGAATAGTCTGAAAGAGATTCGCGGTGCTGAGTAGTGCATCGCCTGACTCGCATTAAAGCAGAGCACCTGTTAATACGTCAGGGGTTGCGTTCCGCCCTTGACTATTTTGACCAGACAGCGACCTCTCACCCGCTCTACACTCGTGACTTCTCGTTGAATGTTGTGCTGACTTCACATGCAATGTTGAACATTGAACAAGGTCCACAGTTAGAAATAAACTTGTTGCTCGCCTCCCTCTTCTTGCGTATGCCCACCAACCCAGACTATGACTTCATGGCGACAGTCAAGTCGGTACGCAAGTTCTTTAAGCTATTCCCTAACATAGGCAATGAAGACCGAGTCATCTCATACATTCTCGATCAGGAAACAGAGATGCGTCCTGTGACGGCTATGGGCAACGTGCTCCACGACGCCGAGATACTCACATTCCTAATTCAGCCTGCGTCATCAATCATCGACTTCGTTCAGCAGAAGACAGGCCATGACGTTAACAGTTCTCGCCTTTTCCTTGAACGAATAGTTATAGCGCAGACGATGTACACTTCTCTTGGGCGAGATATGCTCCGAGACCTGAGTGCTTCGATACTGGTTGATTTGAGGGCCTAACCATGAGCGATGATGATTTCCACTTTGAGTTCGGGGCAGACGATGATAGCGGCTACTACATCGATCAGCCTCTGCACATGATCATGGACGGAGAGGACGCAATCGTTGGTCATCTCGTCGATTCTGGTGATACTGTTTTGATGTACGGTGGTTACTTCATTGTTGATGACGACGAAACTGAGGACACCACCGTACTTATTGAGGTTCCAATCTTCAAGGTTGATCCTCTGTCTGATATTATTCTTGTTACGAATGCCGATGAAATGCGCCTGCGCTTTAACAGCGAGTTGCTGACTCTGGCCTTCATTAACGATATTCCTCTGGTAGTTAAGAGCACGAGGCATTAATGATCAAACATATTTTCTTCGACATGGACGACACGGCATTTGATACGCATAACTTCATGCTGTGTCATCTTATGAATTACGGAATCTACCCAGGCACTGACACCTTTATTACACCCGAGAACGGTAAGCAGCCTTTTATTGACATGCTTGCCGAAGGTACGTTCATGTTGAATGCGAACATGCGTCCGTACTTCATCCAGACAGTTGCGATGTTGGTTCGTGATGGATTCAGTGCTGGTATCTGTACGCATCGCGGTTACCACGAAAAAGGTGAACGCTACACGCGCAAGTCTCTGGAGAAGCACCTGTCATTGTTCGATCATGTTCACTGCTTAAACAGCGTTGAGCATCCTGACAAGGTTGCTTTTCTGAATGCGACTTACGGTGAAGGTACTTGGATTCTTGTTGACGACAATCCAGTTACGGCCGTTCGTGATTCCTTCACGCGTGTTGGTGTTAACGTAGTCCTACCAAAGAACGTGTTGCTGTTTGACAAGGCGTGGAACCTGCACATCAAACATCCTCACCGAATTAGTTCATTTGATCGCCAGCATTTCTTAGAAAATCTTCTTCCGATGCTCAACTAAGAATTGTCTGATTATTTCAACATGTTTCTAATTTGTAACAGTACAAAACAGCGCACATGGAGTGTGTGTTGAATGTTTAGTTCGGCCTGTTCTTTTTGCCGAATTGGGGATAGGCCGAACTCTTTTTTGTACAGACTCGGCCAGAGTCACATAGGCCGTTAAGCGTAACACCGCGTTATCGCTAATGGCCGAAAGCGGCTGCTCTTTGCTGCGCGTAAATGCTACCTGCTGCCGACGCGCTGCACACACAAGAGCGTAAGACCGCAAGCGCTACCGTGTCGGTGCATTTGAAAGACACGGGGAGAACACCTTCGGGCGACCGTCATCGCACTGAGGGTGAACTCCAATAGGATTTCTAACGAGTCCCTATTGGAGTTTAAGATTTGTCTTACTTTATTCTTTTATGACTACTCCAGTAATCTGTAAACATAATTCAGAGCAATAAGAATTTCGTTTTCAGGAGAATAGATGCTGAGAAAACCAAGCTACCGTGTTGTCGCCGACTTGATTCAGGCTGACGGTACGTTCACCACTCATACAGTCGAGAGTGGCATAAAAGATTATGACGTAGTGGAAAAGAAACTTGAATCAATCAAGAATAACCCACCGTCCCACTTTAAGCAATTCTTCCGCGTGGTTCCACGTTGGGAGTTGAGCTTTGCCTAATCGTCAGCGCCCACTGCCGATGCGTTATCATTCCAAACTTTATTGCTACACGTAGAAGGACCCTCCGTTTTGGATGTGGTCCTTTCTTTTTGTCTAAATACTGTAAATAACTGGTGTAACGCATTAGAACTAAGGGCGAATTGAAAATGGCTAAAGAAGAAAAGAAAAAGAAGAAGTCGCGTAGCTTTGACGAGGGTAAGCCGTCGAAGAAAAAGAAAGGCGATTCTTCCGAGTCTGGTGAACTGACCACGATTAACTTTGCTGATCAGTTTAGACCGAAGCGTATCGAAGACTATGTGGGACAAAACCACATAGTTAAGATCATGAAAGGCTGGCAGAAGTCGAAGACAGTTCCATCAACGATGATCATCACAGGTCATCTCGGTTCTGGTAAGACAACGTTCGCTCGTCTGGTGGCGAAGTATATCAACTGCGAAACATTCAGCGCCTGCGGTAAGTGTCGTTCGTGTGAGATGCACGACCGTGGTGCACACCCTGACGAGCAAGAGTTCGACATGGGTGGCGATGCAGGTAAAGTGGACGGCAGCCAGAAGATTGTGGACAGCGCACCTCTGAGTCCGATGTTCAAACGCCGTGTGTTCATCTTCGATGAATCCCACTTAATGTCCAGCGCGGCAGAATCCAAGCTGTTGAAAATCACCGAGCAACCACCAGCTCACGTTGTATTCATCTTCGTAACAACGAACCCTGAGAAGATGAAGAACACGATGATCAGTCGCATGACGCAACTGCCTATCAGACCTATCCCGACCGATGTTATTCATAAGCGTTTGGTCGAGATTAGTGAGCAACTCTCCATACTGCCGAAGAAAGACAAAGCTCTAGATAAAGCTACGTCGGCACTTCATCAGGTAGCTGAGTATGCTGGTGGCCAGATGCGTGGTGCAATCACGATGTTGCAGAACATCTATGCGTCGGTCAAAGGTGGTGAGGAGTTCGATAAGAACCTAGTTGCCGAACTAGCAGCAGCAGATCCAGAAATCGACATGGAAGCGAAAGCTGTCCAGATGATTGGTGCGTATCTGTCTATGGACCTGATTGCAGTAATTCAGTTCCTGCGTGAAGCGAACAACCCACGTGCAATCGTTGCGAAAGCTCGTTGGATTATTCACGGCGTGTTAGGTCATTATGCCGAAACGAATAAGTGGCAGTCGGCTGGCCTCAAGATGTTCATGAACATGACCAAGAAAGACAACATCAAAGTCAATCTGGTTAGCATGGTCTATCTGCAATCCTCACTGGCTGATGCCGAAGTAGCTTTCAACTCAACGTCCGTACCAGCAGACATTATGTTGGAATCCAAAGTGCTTACTCTCATGGCGGATATCTATGAAGGTAAGCTGTCAGTCAAGATGGGCGAAGACGACGAAGACGACAAGCCTGCGAAAAAGAAAAAGAAGAAGAAGTAAATAAGTGAAAAATGGGTGGCCTTTGTGCCGCCCATTTTTGTTTCAGAATTGTCTGATCAAACACTAATTTTATAACACAATTAATCATACAGCTCTGGAAGACAATATGAAAATCTTTGTTTCGTTATCGAAGATTACAATCGGGTCTGAGGGCATGGCTAAAATTGACAGTCCATGCACCACTCCTGATTTGAAGAAACTCGCATCACTTATCTTTGGGCTGGCTCGATTCGATCAAGATGTATTCGGATCTATCACTTCTCGTAAAGGCACGTTGAGCGCCGTGCGTGAAGGTGAAGAAGGTGCTGTTTGGTTGTTGGGTGATATGCGTCTTAGAGATGCTAAAGACTTCCAACAGATCATGAAGCCTATGCCTATGATGGGACCTACTGGCGCAGGTGACTTCTATCTGACATTGAGCGTACCTCAACGTCCTACTCAGTTCTTGATCTGCCCTAAGGGCGGTCACTCCCTTTTATGGTTCGGTTCAGATAAAGCTCTGATCGACTATTACGCAGAGCGCGATGCCAAGCCATCTCTCAAGATGATGCTGACAGGTAATCGTGGTAACGCATCCGTGATTCGTTCGTGGTCTGGCGCGGATATCGAAGACGAAGAAATCATTCAACTTCAATCCGCATGAGGAGGTGATCCCCATCTCCTCGCTCACTACTGCGAGGTTAAATAATCGTAGTAGACCTAACCAGTCGGGTGCATAGCGCGCCATTCTACACAGGGTGGCCTTCGGGTCACCCTTTTCTATTTGAGGTCAGTATGAAAATACTTATCAGTTTGAGTGCGCGAACCAGCCCACTTGAAGACACAAAGGTCAGCCTTGAGAACTCGAAAGATGATCTCAAGGGCGCCCAGCGACGTTCGCAGGTTGCACGAAAGAAGCTGAACGACAAACAGTCCGAAGGTGATACTAAAGGCGTGAAGTCTGCACGGGACGAAGTGAATAACACTCGTGACTCCGTGAAGAAGCAACAGGACATTGTGCGCGTTAACCAGCAACGTGTGTCTCGTGCTAACGTCGTTGATCGTTTGGTCAAAGAGTGGAATCGCCTTGAGAAACTTAAAGGCACCGAGCAGGACACTGATGCTGTTAAGGCCCAGCGCTCTGAGTTGTCCAAGAAGATTGTCGAAGCACGTAAGGCACTGCGGGCAATCAAACGTCCTAAGTCCACGATTAAGAAAATCAAGAAGCCTAGGAGGTACTGATGGAAATCACCGTAGATCTATCTAAGCCCAAACGTCCTGTACCCACACCTGAACAGGACTACGCTGAACTTTGTAAGATTGACGATAAGATTCGTGACCTGACAATGACTCAACTCGAAGCGCTACCTACGGTTATTCATCTGCTGGATGACGAGATGGTGTGGCCTAAGCGCTTGCGTCGTCAGCTCTGCCGCCGTATTGGTATTGAAAATGAAAACGGACCTTTCTATGCAGACCACTATCTGGATAATGGGGTGCGTAAAGTGTTCGCAGGGGCTGCCTAACGGTGGCCCTTCTTTTTGTCTATAGCCTTAAAAACTGTAAATATCGAGTATCATTCATACACTATACATAGGTCTTCACTATGGAACGCACCATTCATATCAACGTAACCAAACGCTGGGCAGTTATGCGCAATGACCGTGACATTCATCCTGTTACAGGTCAAGAGGAAAAAGTTCCTCAGTGCATTCACATCTCCGACAGTCCTCTGACTGATGATCAGATGAACGAGCTTCGCGCTAAATACAACAACCCTGAACTCTGGGTTGAACCAACGGCGGTATTCCACTAATGGTAGTTGCAGCCAAAATCTTAAAGCGCGAAACAATCGCACTGCCTGTCTGGCGCATCATTAAACCTGTTGTGTCTGACACGCGCGATGAATCCGTTTCGTATGATGTTATCGCCGAGTCCTCCACTCCTTACTCGCAAGACGAGATTGAAGTGTTTGCGCAGACTCACGGTACCAATCTTGTGCAGGAAGAAACCGTAGAGTATTTCTAATGGCCAAAAAGAAAGTACAGCAACATGGTATCGGCCTGAAAGAGATTCACTTGCGCGACGTTGGCGTGTACAAGGAACTCGACATTGACGGCCTAGACAAAGAGGGCTTCGCAACTATCTGCGGAAAGAACCTCGATAGTCCAAACGTTAAGGACAACACGAACGGCGTAGGTAAAAGTATGCTGTTCGCTGCAATACCTACCTTGCTGTATGAAGCTGATCCCCTTGCGATGAAAAAGAAAGACAAGGGGAACATGCTTGGCAAAGGTAGTTCGATTGACCTGTCGTGGAACTCACCTCTTGGTGGAGTTGTGCGTATAGTGCAGACTGCCACGAAGTATCAGGTGTACTACAACGGCGAAGACCAGAAGGTTGGTCGTCAGGACGTTGCGCGTGGTTGGGTACAGAAGCACTGGCCTCTTTCTAAGGAAGAGTTCTACAGCTACTGCTACATCCAGTCGCAGATTCAACATCCGTTCCAACGTGCAACTCCGTCGGAGCGTCTGGTCTACCTGACACGTCTGTTCAACCTAGATATCTTTGACAACATTCGTATGGCGTTGAAGAAGAAACTGGACTTGGCAAAAGATGCCGAGACAGAATCGAAAGGTCTGGCTGACATGCTCGACGTGACGCAGCGTAAGCAGAACGCGCTGTCCATTCACGCAGAAGAAAAGAATACGCTAAAAGCTATCATCGAACATCTGGATAAGATGAAAGCCCGGCGTAATCGCCTGAACGAAGAACTGCTGGAGCTTAGTTCCGCACGTAGCAATGCGCGTAAGTACGAGAAGCTGAAACATCAGCTGGACACTCTCGGCATTGAGACAACCGATCTCAAAGGCGAACTGAATGACCTGCGTGGTCAATTGATTGATCACGACAAGTATGATGACTACGTTGAAGCGCTGGACGAGTACGAGCAGGAACTCGCTGACGTTAAGAAGCGTATCAAAGCACTTGGTGACGTTGCAGACCTTGATAACAAGAAGCTGCGTAAGCAACATGGCAAGCTGGTTAAAGAGGAAGAGGCTGCACAGGAACTACTGGAGAAGGTAGATGAACAACAGGAAGAGTACGACGACTGGCGAGAAGCCTGTGCAAAGCTCACCAAGCGACTGTCTAAGCTCAAAAGTCCTAAACGAACTCAGGAAGAGGCACAGGATGCCCGCGCAGAATCCAAAGCAATAGTTCAGGCGTATCGTGCGTTTGAAGAACACGACCACGACGGTAACTCTTGCCCGACATGCGGTCAGGATGTTGACCTGAAAGCTATGGCACGCGCTGCAACCAAAGCACAGGCGATCATTGACGAGTGTATTGAGGCTATCGACTATCATAAGCTGAACGCTGAACTCACTGCGTTGCAAGACGACAAGGTGAAGAAGCCTAAGCATGACCGTGAAGCCCTTGAGAAACAAATCAAGAAGCTGGGCAAACAGCTTGACGCTATCGAAGAACAATTCGAACAGGCGAAGAAGTTGGAGAAGCTGCAAGCACGTAAAGCAGCACTCAAGAAACCTAAAGAGGTTAAGCAGCCGAAGAAGGCTCGTAAGACAATCAAGAACCGCATCAAGGATCTTGAGATTCTGAAAGACCTGACTTCTGCAATGAAGGCCGTAGGTGAACCAGAAGACCCGTTCTATATCCTCGATGGTCGTTACAAAAAGATTGAGGCTAAGTCAGAACAACTTCGTAACGATATCGACAAGAAAGAACGCAAGGCGCAAGGCATCCAGATGCGTATTCAGGAGCATGAGCACTACGAGGAAACACTGCGTGAACTTCGCAGCAAACTCTCCAAGCTCCAGCCTCTGATTGATAAGCGCAAGGTATTCGAAGTTCTCTATAAAGCGTACAGCAACAACGCTCTCAAACTGAAAGCCGTTGAAAGCCGATTGAAGCAGATCGAAAACAAGCTGAACGAATACAGCAGCCTCGTGTTCCCAGAGCCTATGCACTTCACTCTGTCCACCAGCAAGCAAGGTGTAGTTGCGTTGGTGACCCGTATGACTTCTAAGAAGACTACGGACATTGGTATCATGAGTGGTGCAGAGACTAACTGCTTCCGCCTGTTGTTTGCTGTTGCGATCATGCCGTTCATTCCTGCTAACCGCCGCACGAACTTTATCATCCTCGACGAGCCTGATAACAGTTGCAGCCCAGCAGTGAGTGAGCACATCATTGAAAACTTCCTGCCTATACTCAAACAGATTATCCCGAACATCTATTGGATAACTCCGAATGACGTAGAGCACTTCTCTAACAATCAATGGACAGTGACCAAACAAGGTGGAACGTCCAGCCTGTCTCGTAAGGTGATATGATGATCTTTGGTCAGCTCAATCGCGATCACGAAAAGAATAGCGTACCGATGGACCCTACGTTCATCAATCGCAATCCGCAAATCTTTGCGAAGTATGAAGTGGTCGCCAACGTCAACTGCATGGATGAAGTAGAGGAGGAATATTTCACCTCTACTGTGCACCGTGTGTTTCGCATGAATGCCAGAACCCGTAAGGTGATGCGACCGTCGCTGCGTGTGTTCATGAAAGACAGTCAGCTTATCTGTCATCCTACGTTGGCGACGAACATCGAACGTACTCTGCGTGAGTACACGGCTAAAGCACTCAACACTGTGGAGTAATGATGCCTGTAATCGCGGTGACACGCCAGAGCCCAGAGCAAGTCATGGGTTGGTTAAAGAAGAAAGGTCAAGCCGATCGTGTGACGTTTGTTCCGCTTGGTGGTACGATTGACCCCTCGAAGAAATACCGTAAGCACCTGTTCGTTGTTGGTGCGAAAGAGTATTCGCGTAATGCTGTAGCAATCCGAGATATGCCGCAGCACATCGTCTATGTATTCGGCCACTCTGAATCGTTGAAGCGCTTCGGTCTTGATGTTGATCTTAAACTAGATGACATGGTTCCGCAGCGCGGTAAGTTGCAGCCTGTAGGTCAGTACCTTGATGACCTCAAGCGTCGGGCCATCGACGGAAGTTTGTTCTACAGTTTGATGACATACATCTATACGCTTCCATCTAAGACGCACCAGAAGCCACTGACTGCCACTATCTGTAAGTGGATATTCAATGGTGGACGAAAGTCGATTGAGCGTGAGATTGATGCGATGCCCATAAAGCTGTCTGCCGTCCAGAGACATACGCTGATGAAGATTCTTGCGAAGCCCGTAGCAGAACGTTTGTGTCAGGCATTCCTTGATCTGCATAGCGGTGCGTGTGAGACAGTAGGTGAGGCTGTGGTCAAGCATAACGTACAGGTGTTTGAGATCGGTTATATTCGCGGTAACGTGGAGAAGACTGCTAATATCACCGACACCTACGTTTCTAACCAGGGAGTTTGATATGAGTCGTAACATTCATGACGTTGATCGTCACGGTACGTTGATGGTGCAGACGGACCCTAATGCCGAGCCTATCTGGAATCGTTGTGCAGGCTTTAATGTAGGCAACATTGATCATGCGACTGCCTATGCGCGTTCGAACGAACTGAGTCCACGCCAAATGGCCGAGCTGTCTCATGTACGCGAAAGCATGAGCGGTTACTCCGACGATGATCTTGAGTCGTATGCCCGCATAGGACGTAAGGCGCAACTGGCACTCGACCTGCGCAATAAAGCGCATATCACTCCCGATCAGGTGGACGCAGCATGTCAGCCGACTATGAAACGCTAATGCTGGTTTCGATACTCGCGTCCTTCATGATGCGTCCTGTTGTGCTTGGTATCAATCTAACCGAGACCAAACGCACATTGTACATCATGGGTGTCGCACTATTCCTGATAGTGTTCTGCAACGAAGTGATGGAGATGACAACGTGGCATGTGTTCACCTACGTTATGTCGTTCACGATGATCTCTGCCGTGTATGATGGTGCGTATGAGGGCGGCATGAAGCACTATGTCAGAGGCTATGTGTTGCAGTACGGGTACCTGTCACACATCGGTATTATCTCAGGATTGATCGCTTGGTCAACGCGTTGGACATTCTAAGGGGCTTCGGCCCCTTTTGTCGATCTTGGAGCTAATTTTTCCTCAGCGCGTAGAACCTTCCCTTCACTACTGAGGCACATTACATGCAATATATTCATTCTTTTTTCGGGTTGGCAGGGTCGTCCGCCCAGAACCCAAACGTGTTTCTGTACGATAGCTCCGAGAATCAGACCATCGACCTGACAGACTTTAATACTGCGAATGTCATAGCACGTAAGGCTAGAGCGGTATTAGCCTTCAATGGCTTTCTCAATCCTGTACGAGGTAGGAAGAACAACAAATATTACCTGCCTAATTTGAAGTACACCCAGCCGAGATCTTCTCTGATTGAGAAGACGACTGAGATAGTTAAGCAGACAGGGATCGGAACTCTGTCTGGGGTTAGTTCCATTGCAGATGCCCAGTCGTATGCTTTAGGTCTGGACTCAGCAACAACTCTGCATATAGGTGAAGGTTCGATTTCTTTCACACAGGATGGTCAAGGTACTCTTGTGTTTCCTCCTGTGCGCCTATCCGACTCGAACTGTCCTTACGGACAATCTGGATCTCCTCAGATAGGTATAAGATATGTTCATGAGGGCGGCAATCAGATGAATGGAATAGCCGCGCAGTACACAGGAGTTCCAGCGTGTAGTTTCGTAGAAGTTAGACCTTCATATTCCTCAGTCGGTTTACCTTTCCAGTTGCTTCAAGTCGCTATATCCGCAAGTGTGACAGGCAGCTCCAATGGCTATCCTAGATTGACGCAGACTACCGGCGACGGCCTTCTTTATCAGACGCAAACGGGTGTGGACGAAACAGTCCATCTGGATAAAGCATTCTGCTATCTGAATGAGTTTGGCGGCTTTGTTAAGTTCGACAGCAGCGATTTTACTCCGTTTGATGCAGTGCCTGGTACACGCCCTAGAATGCGTTTCAAATCTTCAAAGTTGTCTGTCTAACGCTAATTTTGATACGTCGACCAAGAGGAATCATTATGGACGCTCTGACGTTTCGTAAGAAAGCCATCGCTGAGGTCATTGACCGTGAAGGTGGAGAGAAGTACACGAATCGTTCGGCAGATCGTGGTGGCCCAACTCGTTGGGGCGTCACCGAGAAGAATGCTCGTGCGTATGGCTATAAAGGCGATATGCAGAATCTTCCGTACGAAATTGCATATGCTATCTATAGCGCTAACTTTTGGGATTTCTGCAAGTGTGATGAACTTGCGAAGTTCAGTCAAGAGCTGGCTCTGTGGGTATTCGACTATGCAGTTAACTCAGGACCACCAGCTGCAATTGCAGAACTGCAAGACCAGTTGAACATCCTGAATCAGCGCGGTAAACTCTACCCAGATTTTGCCCCTGCTGCAAATATCGGACCTAAGACTATCGCCGCACTTACAGCTTACTGCAAAGTGCGCGATATCAAAGTTCTGGCTTATGCCTACAATGGATGCCGTATTGCGAAGTTGAAGAACATTGCTAAGGCAGACGAAACCCAGGAAGATAACATTTACGGCTGGTACCAGCGTGTTATCACCATCACAAAACAAGTTGGAGTAAACTAACCATGAGTCTTATCAAACTGAATCTGGACGAATCTGTATCGTCTACTTCGGCCAACGCTATGACCGGTGTGTTCACTAAGCTGACGAAGAAAGAGTTCTTCGATCTGCTGGATGATGGTATGCCTTCTGACCTGAGCGGTCCGGAAGATATCATCGACTTCCGTTTCATTAGCTATAAAGAAGGCGTAGCTCGTTTCGGCATGGTCACCAAAGATGAAGATGAAGATATTGGCTTCAACGTATCTGGCATCGAAATCCGCATGGAACCAGAGTTCGATGACGATGCCAAATACTTCACTGATTTGGCGAAAGCTAAACAGGCGTTGAAGACTCTGCGTTAATGCAAATCTTTGTCGCCTTATCTAAGGGAATTCAGATCACCTCACAGGCGCTGCAAAGCGTCGTGGGGTTCCGTGTGCTGGACCATCGTCTGCTGCGCGAAGACTCTGGATTTTCCTTCTACGCTTTCGTCTGTTTTGCGCAAGATGATTCAGGTGACTACGATCTGAAAGTCGCCAAACTCATTCGCAAAGGCCTGACGACGCATAGCTTCAAGCTCAGTAACATTACCACAATCGGTGAAGGTTACCAATCGATCTTTGAAGCCTCGACTGCTATGGAACGCCTAAGTCCTAACGGCAAGTACATGTCGCAGTCTGCACCACCACCAATTCAAAGCGTGATCTTTGCTCTCGCTGATTTCCGCATTCCCATTACGCCTGAATTGCAGCCGCGAATCGACGCTTGGTGTGAAGCACAAACTATTTGCCCGCTGCGCTATGCAGTAGTGAATCCAAGAACTGATTCGATTGAGGTTGCTTTCAAAGACGCATCTGCGCATAACTCTGATATCATCGAGCAAATGTTACGTGATTCACTGTATCGCGCATTGGGTGATTATTCCGCTGGTAAAAACTTCGATATCCCAAGCCGAGCGCTGGTGTAAGGAATAGGAATGACTGTTATCAGAATCAATATTGCGGATTCTTTGCTGTCTGAGTCTGCTGTGAAGAAATCGTCGTATCATATCGTTCAATCGTCCAACGGTCCTATGATCGTAATCAACTCTAAGTATAAGCCTGTTGTCGCTAAGGCTGCTACTTCATTGAAGCAGGCGAAGGTCTTAGGTGTTGCTGCGGCTAAACTCGGTCAGACTACTGCGAAGCTGAAACTCAAGTTGAAGTCAACGCGAGACTCAGAAAAGAAAGCTCCTATCAGCGCTAAGATCAAAGCTAACAACGCCAAGATCAAAAAGGATGTTACTGCTGCTAAGAAGCTGGCTACGTCTGCTGTTGCCTCTCTTGCTAAAGCGGGCCTGAAAGTTCTGTCCACTCCGATTCGTCCGTCTTATATCACGATGACTCAGCCTGATTACACAATCAGCAAAATCGGTAAAGCTAAAGCAGATACCTTCTGGGTGAAAGCGAGCGGTACGAATCGTAGCCCATCATTGCTCAAGCCTCGTTTCGCAACGGGTGATAAGTTCGATAAGATCGGCGCATCCTCTGCTGCTAAGAAACCTACGCCAGGTGCTAAGCCTAGCGACAAGCCTAAGCCCGTCGCGGCCAAACGCAACAAAGGCATTGTGGCCGGCGCGTACTCTCCTGCAAAAGCTAAAGAGGCGAAAGCAAAACGTGCTGCTGCCCTTGCCGGTGTTGACTATAGCGAAATGTCTCCTGCCGCACGTGAGCGAGCTATCACCCGACTGGACAAGCAGGTTACCAAGTACGATAACATCATTCGCGACGGTGCTACTGGTAAACGTCTTGAGGCTGCTACACAGAAAATGAAAATGGCCGAGCGTGAACGTGACGACGCTATCCGCGCACGATAATGCAAGTCCTCTCAACTAACCACTTATGTACTATCCTGATTAAGGAATAACAAATGTCTCTGATTAAAATCAACCTCGCGGAAGCCGTAGCTTCTGAATCTGCCGCTAAGAAACCTGCGTACAAGATCGCTAAAGTTGGCGGCGCTTCTACGCTGGTGGTTAACTCTGCCAAGAAAGGTGAGTTGCAGGCTGTTGTTGGTCACTTGAAGAAAGCTAAGACTGCTGCTGTGTCTGGCATCACCGCTTCCATCAAAGCAAACACTGCTGCAACCAAAGCTAATCAACTTCCTCGTGGTGACAAGCGCACCAAGCTTATGGCTACACGCAAAGCAGAGAAGGCGAAAGCTGCTGCTGACCTTAAAACTGCTAAAGCGGAATTGCGTGAAGCAAACAAAGTAGCTAAGGCACATGGTCTTGGCGGCTTGAATCTGCCTCTGTCTGCGGCTGATATCAAAACTGGCGTAGGCGCAGAAAAGGCACTGAAAGCAATCCGTAGTGCCAAGCTGACTGAGTTTGGTGTAACTGGTAAACGTGGTGCGTTCAAGCCTAAGTTCTTGAAAGAAGCTGCGTTCGATGCGGTAGGTACTAAGGCCGCTAAGCCTAAAGTTCGCGTGACCGATACCGATCGTAAAAACGCCAAAGCTCCTTTCAAACGCAACAAAGGCATCGTGGCGGGCGCTAAGACTCCTGCCCGCGCCAAAGCTGCGAAGATGGACCCAGGCGAACTGTCTGCTAAAGTCCATAAAGCGTTGCCTGACCTGCTCGATACTGTCGGCATCAAGTTCAATACGAAGACGAAATCTGGTGATGTGACTTACAATGCGAAAGGCCTGAAAGGCAAAGCAATCGGTAAGAACAACATCGTCATGACCGAACTGCGTATGCACCTGGAAGACAAAAAGATTCCTGTGCAGAAGAACCGCGATGGCTTCGAAATCCCTGGCGTCATTCGCTTTACCCAGAGCGATGCTGGCGTTAAGTTCGAGCGTCTGGACAAGTAATTGCAGGTCTTCGTCAGCCTGAGTGCGCCCACAATCTACTATCGAGGTCTTGCAGAAGACTGGTCAGATGAACATGCGAAGAAGCAACACATGACGTGGGTAACTCCCGATCGTGCGTATGCTGAATTGTATGCGGAGGATGGGCGCCTCTACAAATTTCATGCGGACCCTGGACGCTATGCCAGCCTGAACTTTCGTTCTCTCTGGACAGAGGTCAAGTTCGCTGAGATCTATAGTCGGGTTAAGAAACTTATCATGGAAGCGTTTCAGGATAAGCGTGTTGGCCGCGACGAAGCACTGACCTTAGTAGCACGCCTAGATAAGTTGAACAAACTCATTCCAGACAGTAAGCACAAACGTGTCTACATGTGGTGGGACGAGTACACCGAGATCAGTAAGATACTGAACCTCGCTGGCTACGACTCCATCAAAGGTAATGAAGGTCAAAACCATGACGTGCCTACGTTCGGCATTTTCGATCATATGCGCGTCAAAATGATTAAGGAGTAATCATGTTCCAGTCTAAACGTCTGCAACTCGTTCGACGCCGTACGGTTCAGATGATCAATTTCGGCATGGGCAAGATTATCGAAGAAGTATGGTTCGACCCAAAGAAGAACCGTAACGTGATCAAGACAATCATAGTCTGACACTCCCAAGGGGCTTGCATCGAGAGGTGTAGGCCCTTTTGTGCTATGCCGTGGTACATCAATAAAACCAAGGTATATAACATGCAATACTTATCCAGTTTCGCATCGCTGAACGAAGCAGTGCATCCCGCAGTCATGTTCTTTGATGATCATGATGACCTACCTGAATTTACTTCTGATGCCATCGACGACACGTTGCGTTTAGCACGTACTGTCTTAGGCACTAACAATCAACTCAACCCTGTGCGTGGTCGTGCTGGCGACAACTACTATCTCACCTTCTTGAAGTACGCGAAAAACGGCGAGAGCCAGTATGCGGCACCTCCCACTATATCTACTGCTTCATCAAACGTAGGTGTTATACACCATCATGTTTCTAATGGTGGTGACGAATACAGACAAGGTCCTACTGCGTACTCCTATCAGGCTTTGCAGAATCGTGTGTCTGTGCTGAATCCTGGGAATGTGGAAGCAATCTTATATCCTACATGGAAAGCAGAGGACAGCGGTACATTTCTAGGTAGAAGTTATTCTGTTCGTGGTATGTATTCGGACGGCGCTACGCTATCGACAAAAAGTATACCGTTCACTAACAGCCCAGCCGGCGGTATCTTAGATATCTCACCTGTATTTTCTGACGTGACTGATTCTGTTTTGTTTGTTGATTGCCTGTCAATGTGGACTTATCCAAACAGTGCTTCACAGAACGGAGTACATAGACCATATCAAAATTCTGGGCCTGTCCAGTATAGAGCTACTGGTGAGAATCTCACTGCTGAGAATGAGGCCATCAATCTGAGTCATGCTGTTATGGTCATGGCAGATAATGTCTTTATGCGTTTGCTTAAAGGTGTTGATTTCGAAGTGGACGCAGACCTGATGCCAGGTACACGTCCGTATGTGCAACTAAAACAATCCACCATACACATCTGAGGAGTCTCTATGTGGAAGTATGAACAAACAACAGGCCGTCTGTATAACTCGGCAGGTAAACTCATTGCTACCGGCTATGCAGGTAAAGGTGAGCACAAGAACAAACACGACAGTCAGAACATCGTGGGAATGGGACCCTTGCCTGTAGGTCACTACACGCTGAATGCTCCTCGCACCAGCGCGAAGACAGGCCCATACGCGATGGACTTAACCCCTGCAAAAGAAAACGTGATGTTTGGTCGCTCTGCATTTCAGATGCACGGTGATAGCATCAAAGCGCCGGGCACTGCGTCGAGCGGCTGTATCATCATGCCACGAAACATTCGTGAACTCGTTTGGGCATCTGGTGATCGTGAACTTGAAGTAGTGGCTTGAGTCTGGCAGCACAAGGATGTGCTAAATAAAGGAATATCATATGCAATACATAGCGGCACCAGCAAACTCATGGTCAGACGCAGCCTCACCTGACATGTTTTTCTTCGACCGAGTCAAGGATAACGTAGACCTGTTAGCGCCAACCGATGATAGATCTTTGGGTCTTATGCTGCGTGAGGCCCGAACTACGTTAGGACAGAATCGTAGGACCATGATAGTTTCCGGTCAGAAAGATTCTGTGTACTATCTGACGGAGCTTGCTCGTATTACATCTGGAAGCACAGTGGCTCTATTGGCTGCCTTGGCTCGTCAGACAAACAGATCGTGGTCACAGCACTCTGTCCCGAATTTAACTGGACTGTATGGTTCTTCCAACACATCGTTCCAGTATATCACACTGTTTCCCAGTAGACTTAATGGATCGCGTGATGCCTCGATGCCTATGATTGGTGTGCGTTCTGCTATATCTGCGGCTCGCACCTACGCCGTGTACGTTGGATATAGCTACAGAACTAAAACGGATGGTGTAGCCAGCGTGAATGCGTTGGGTTACTACACACCTCCATCCTCTCCTTCTGGCGGTACTTTTGCGTACGGTGAGAACAACACTCTAACCGTAACGAGTGATTACACTCACGCCTCATGGCCAACCTCTTTTTCTATTTCTGATACGGGCTACGGCCCTTCGATTGCCTACACCAATGCGACCACCACCGAAGCCCGAGGACTTCGCATCAAGTCTAAGCTGGTGGACGACGAGACTATTAACTTGTCTGACGCCTGTCTACCCTACTCCGGATTGCTTGTACGCTTGAAGAAAGGAGAAGACTACTCGGTTGAAGATAACTGCATCCCAAGTCAACTCTATCTTGTAGACTTCTCTTTGTCGCAGAAGGTATTAATGCTGTAAATACAGCGCATGGAGAAACTATCCTTTACCGGTCATCGCCCACAGTATCTAGGTGGCTTTAGCCCTGAGGCAAAACGTCGCCTCTATACTTTTGCTCATAGACGATTGCTGCGCCTTGAGACAGACACTGAAATATGGGTGGGCTGCGCTCTAGGGTTTGACATGGCTATCGCCACCGCTGCTATTGAGCAAGGACACAGAGTCGTGTCCTGTCTTCCTTTCCCTGGCTTTAACAAACTGTGGAAGATATCGAGTGTATTTGAACTTGACGGTCTGTTGAACAAGAGCCACGAAGTCCATATTGTTACTTCCAAAGAAGATTGGGTTCACATGGATGGCCAAGAGGTGTTTGCGTTGAACAAGCGCAACCACTTCATGGTAGACAACACTGATCGTCTAGTTGCACTCTGCTGCGGAGCACCGTCTGGTACACAGAACTGTATCGACTATGCGTACAAGAATGGCAAGTCCATCGAGCACTGGTGGAAAGATTGGCAGAGATTCAATGAACGAAACAAAATAAAAGCCAGAAAATAATCCAAATGGGTGCCTTATGGTGCCCATTTTTCTGTAAATAGCAGACATTGAAACCTGTGGATTACACTAATGAAAAAGAACAAAGTAGCGGCCTTCCTTGAAGCCCTAGTGACTGCTGACTGGCACTTCGAAGGACTCGCTAATCACTTCCCTGTCGACCACGTTGATCGTCAACTGGAAACGATTGACCGCATCTATCAATACGCTGTTGAGCACGGCATACGTCACATCTTTGTTCCTGGTGATATAACTGACAAGTTCAAGATGGACGACGAGACAAAGCGCAAGCTGCTCCAGTTCTTCCTCAAGTACGAAGGTGTTATCGACACATGGTACTGTGGAGGCAACCATGACTGGGCTGATATGTCTAACACCAGCATGGACCTTATCAAAACATTCTGTGAGTGGGACTTCCTCAAATCATTGCACATCTATCTGCGCCCTGAACAGGTTGAGATTGATGGTATCGTTGTGAACTTCCTAGCACACCCTGCGAAGGAGAGTATCAAACACAAGAAGCCCTGCCTCAACTTCTGTCACGTAGAAGCTGTGGGTGCATTGGGGGATAACGGACGCCCTCTTAAAGCGAAGCACGATATCAAGGTTGACCCACGTGATTATACGATAAGTGGTCACATCCATCTGGCTCAAGTGCTGGAGAAGAAACGCTTCGAGTATTGCGGCTCGCCCTACCAGAAAACGTTTGGTGAAGCGTTGCCGAAAGGATTCATCCACATTCGTGCCAAGTATAAGAAAGGCGAGCTGGTGGTTCAGCGGAAGTTCGTTGACAGTAAGCCTGGGTTTAGATTAGAAACAGTTATGATTGAGAATCAAAAGGATTGGTCACGCCTTGAAGTAAACCCAGCGATCCGTTATCGTGTCATCGTAAAAGATACCGTGTCGATCCCAGCAGATATCCGTACTCGCGTCCCAAATATTTCCCAAATTAATTCCACGAATAAACGTGTCGATCTCGATAATATAGATACAGTTGATGTTAGTGAGCTGGCGCTTGCGGATATTGACCCACGTGATGGCCTCAAGGATTACCTTAAGGCGTCTGGAATTAAAAAGTCTTTGCGGATAAGTGCTCGCAAAGAACTTAACGCGGTGTTATCTGAAATAGGGTATACTGCTATGTAAAAATGTTTAGGAAATTTCCTCAGGAATCCTGGAGAGATTATACTAATTTTTACATGCTGATTTCAAAAACTTTAATGTCCCGAAGGACGAAAGTTCAATTGTAACTTGAGGATATAATCATGGCCGTAAAACGCAAACTGAAAAGCACCAAAGATCCAAAGATGACCAAAAAGCCTGCGGCTGCGAAAGCGCCTAAAGCTAAAAAAGCAAAAGCTGCCAAGCCAGCCGCTGCTAAACCTGCAAAAGCGAAGAAAGCAAAAGCTGCTAAAACTCCTGCTGCCGCTAAGCCAGCCAAAGCGAAGAAGGCTGCGCGTACCGCTTCCGAGAAGAAGTTCGACAACGAACGTGCTACTCACCTGCGTAAGCAGGCTAAGAAAGGTAAAGCGAAGTCTATCGAGCAGCGTCTGAAAGAGCGTCTGGCTAAGTATCAGGCTGGCCTGAAAGCTACCAAAGTTTCTCAGGACAAAGTGCGCAAGCTGCTGCTGGCCCGTCAGAAAGTTGCTCAGAGCAACCTGGCTGCCAAACAGAAAGCTGGCTACAAAAACCTGATCGCCAAACAGAAAGCGCGTATGGCCGCACGTAAAGCGCGTAAGCCTACCGTTAAAGACGGCAAGCTGGTAACTCCAAAGGTACAGCCGAAAGCAGTAACTCTGGTTAAGCCTAAGCTGAAACCACTGCCACGTCTGAAAGGCGGTAAGCAGACTACTGCTAAAGCCGTTAAGCACACCGGCACCGCGGCTCAGAAAGTAGCTGGTAAGAAAGCTGCTAAGACCAAGAAAAAAGGTAAAGTGATCGTTTAATCGACCTGGTCGGTACTACGATACACAAACAAAAAAGGGGTGGCTTCGGCTGCCCCTTTTTGTATTCTACAGCCCAAAATTTGTAAAGTCTATACGAGAACTATGTTGGGTAAAACTGACCTTAGTCGCTAATTTTTACTCGACATGAATACTAGACCCAGTAGAGGATGATCATGGCTAAGACTGCCAAAAACAATGAAGTTAGCAGCATCAGCGCATCTGTTGACTATAGCTCTGGGAATATGACTGCGTTACGCGGTGCGCGTACAGCGAAAGAGTTCCGTAACGTACTCGACAAAGTTATCGCTAAAGCCACCTCAGTCACTATTCCAAAGAAACTTCTGTCGGTCAGCGCCAGCCCTAAAGCTGTTGAGCTGGCTGATCTCGAAGGTTCAATCAAAGGTAAACAGGCCAAAGCGATTGACCTGAATCAGGTTATCGATCTGTCTAAGATTGATATCACTGACGTTCGCAGTAAAGCGCAGTATAACAATCAGGTGAGCCAACTGAGCCAAGCGATTGGTGAACTGGCAGTAGCCTACCAGATTCTTAGCAGCAAGACTTTCAGCGCATTCAAAGATCAGAACGCAGCCGCTAAGTCTCTGTTAAGCGTCATCGAACAGGCGAAGACCCAGCAGCAACGTCTGGTTAAACTTATGAGCATCGACGTTAAGAACGGCGCTCCTAAAGAGCATACCAAGCTGGCTGCAACCATCGCCAACTACCTGTCGAAGATTCTGAATAAAGAAGACTATTCGAAGATTCGTACACGTACCTTCATCGCGTCTGGCACGGACCCTATCTGCTTCCAGACCTATGTGTTCATTGATAACTTCGTGAACTCAGAAGGCCTGCACTATCCGAACTACGCAATGGTACTGTCTACCACGATCGCGGTAGCCAGTGGCATCAGTGAAAACTTCCTTACGTCGCTGGTTGACGAGAAGGTTCCGGGTAGTTTCCCTATGGGCCGTCTGGTTGCTACTGCTCCAGAAATGAAGCGTACTATCAACCAGCTCATGGCTGTTGACGGTTTCCTGAACTACAGCGAACGCAAACCAATCAATCGCTCAACTCAGAACCTGCGCGACACTACTCAACTGGGTAATGCTCAACACGATATTCGTGGTCGTAAGAAAGAGATCTTCGACAACGTGCGTGTGCAGAACGATAGCCTGTATGTTCGTCTGGTGCCGGGCCTTAGCCCTACCGAGAAGAAAGAAGCTATCACTGAAATCCTGGGCATGGCTTCTACTGTACTTCGTGCGGGACGTGGTGGTAAGAACAGCGTTATCCATCAGGTCGTTCGTGGTCGTAGTGGACGAGAGCTGGTTAAGATCAGCCTGACAGGTTCTGGTGGTACTGCTAAGGGCGTTCTGACTCTGCGTAAGATTGATGAAATCGCAGACGTGATGGGCCTGAACCCTGCGCAGAAACGTTTGCTCAAGCAATCGGTTAAGTAATGGCGTTGACGCACTTCAAGGTAGATCGCACATTCAAAGAGAACACATACAGCGGGCAGTATCGTCCGCAGCAAATGCGTTCTGCTACTCCGTATGTGCTCGATACTATCCTGCGACAAGTCCTCGGCTATTTGATTGAAGCGCAGATGCCTTTTACTAAGGCTCTGAACTTCACTCTGGTGAACGTGTACAGTACCGACAACGATATGTCGATGGGTTATTCGAATCGTCCTGATGATTCAGTGATCATGATTGACAGCGGTATCTGTTTCACGTTCTGCCTGAAACCTCGCGCTAACCGTATTCTCCCGCAGCCTATGACTCAACTTGGACGCGGGCGTTACTGGCGCTTGTGGGGCGTGGACAATAACAACGAGTACATCACCATCGGTCTTCCTCGTTCTGTTATCTTCGGCCTGAACGGTAACGGCGTTGAAATGTTGAACGTAGTCTACAACACTGTAGGCGCAGTCACTCGCAACTACGTCCAGCTGGTATCTAGTTCGTCACTGACTCCTTCGCAGAGCGCTCGCGATCTTGCATCGCAGGCGAACCAAGTGAAAGACCTGTCAGTGTCTAACTTGATGCGCACTGTGCCTTACGACGAATGGCACTTCAACGTGAACATCTGGAAGGACTACTCAGAGATGCTTATCTCTGACGTGATGCGTAAAGACTTCCCGCTGTACTTCTGCATCTACATCCTGCCTGGCCTGTATCTGCCTAACGTAGGCAGAGCGGGCACGGCGTATATTGAGAAGACTGTTGTTGACTTTGTATCGAAGGGTCTGATGAAGCTCGCTGCTTCACTTGCCTCTCCGATGGTCGATCAGTCTCCTGAACTGCTTGCCGCCCTCTACCTGTTGCTGACACCTACACAGGACACCAGCGACATGGAAGCGAGTAACGTGGAGCGAACGAACTTCGTGCGTAGCTACTTCTACAACCTGAATCAGAACATGCAAAACGTTCCTGACTATCAGGCTAAGGTAGTGCGTACAGCGAACTCCAACCACGTATCAATGGCGAGAGCGCTAATCGAAGGTGGGTATAACGACCAGCTACGCAATCTGATTGAGTATCTGGGACTCACTAAGGCAGACTGATATGCGCACAACAGAAGGTAACGTACTGGTAGTCGAGGAAAGTTTCTATAACGACCTAGACGAACCACTGTACCCGCTATCAGATGACATGGGGCCTGTCGTAAGCCTCATTGACCCTGATGATAGATCGATTCTGGCACAGGTAGTCGCAACGCCTGGGGAAATCCCGGGCGCATGGACTGCTGATGTTGCTGTGCCCAACATGGGGCTGGTGGACGATAAACGTTTGCTGCTCTCATGGCGCTATGAGTCGGAAGAAGGAATCATGCAGTCTCGTCAGGAACTCATTGTTGAGCCTATGACAGAGAACCGCGTGACAGATATCGTGTGCCTGTTCGGTGATGACGAAACGTTTGAGATGACGTTGCCGTTTCACTTCGACACGCGTGGCGATAAGCTGAGATTCCAACTTGCACTCAACAACCAAATCATTGCTTCGGATATCGACGGCGGTGATTCTGGTGTGAAGATGGTTGTGAACCGCGCCAAGACTTGTGTGTTTCAGATTCCTGTGTGGGTAGCAGTCAGACGACTGGAGCCTATCAGCTTAATCGCACAGCACACATCGAACACTCGTAAGACTACGAAGATGTTCACGTACAAGCTCTGGGTTGTTACACCGCAGATCCTGATTGCAGCATCTATGGTAGAAGACCACATCAACAAAGCCCGTGCGATGAACGTTATCCCTGAGTTGGAATATACTCAGGCAGAGATCATCAACTATCTCTATCGTGGGCTTGCGCTGTTCAACACGATTGGTCCTCGTGTGACGGGTTTCAACGGCACGAATATGCAAGGCACCATCCTTAATGGTTGGGTTATCTGCGCTTCGTACTACGCGCTTGCTGCTCAATTGCAAGCAGAAGGTCAGTTGGCATTTGACTTCACCGGTCAGGTGGTTAACTTAAACATGGACCGTACGCCGTCTATTGAGTCTGCTTTAGGCAAACTCGAAACGGAGATTCAAGGTCCTGTTACGAACTTGAAGAACAAACTGTCTAAAGCTGGAATAAACGACGGTGATGGTTCTCAGGGTGCCAATGCGATTGACGGTGCACGTTCACTCGGCAAGCTCGGCATCACAAACAGCCCAACCACCAAATGGGCTACTGTTGGTAACCGCAGTATCTGGGTCAATGCACGTTATCGCGTCACTGGCTAACCCTAAGTATACTAATTTCATATTGTCGAAATATTCAGGAGATGACAATGAAGGCTTTCATTAAACAGATCGATCAGGTCAACGACACTCAGAGCGTTGCCATCGTACAGTTAACCCACGCACAGGGTGAGAACATCGCTGATAACTTCGGCGCAATCGTAAGTGCATCCTGCAACCGCGAATATCTTCCAGTCGACGGTGCATCCACTCTGATCGAAGGCGGTAAGACCACCAGCTTCGTGCGTACTATCATGAGCCGTATGCAGGATATCATCCCTGTGTCTCAGATGGGCGATCAGTTCCAGGCACTGTCTAAGAACATGTACATGGACCAGAGCGAGCGCATGTGGCATGTGCGTAAATCTGAATCCGGTGAAGACGTTCTGGTGCGTGACAGCTCCGCCAATGACAACGCTGAACTGATTGACATGATTCGTTCTGTCAGCGGTGCCTCGACTGTTAACTTCTCGGCCCAGCGTCCTGAACTGGCTCAGGCAATCCTGCGCAATGAAGCGATTCTGGCGGCGGCTGTAGGCGGTGATATGGTCAGCTTCGTGTCTAACTCAGGCGCGTTGAAGATTGGTTTCGTTGCTGCTAACGTTACCGATGACAATACCATGCTGGTGGTTGATCAGGAAGGCAACGAAGAACAGATTAGCTCCATGTCTATGGTTGCTGTTCTGTCTGGCGACGAACTGGACCCGAACCAGTTCCCTGCCGTTGATAGCGTGTCTGCCGCTGCTGGCGTTGACGTACCTAAGCTGTTGAGCTACTATGCTCAAGTGTTCCGCTACAGCCCGGACTACTACAGCAAGATTGCTGGTATCATCAAAGGTCACAGCTTCTAATCAAACCCTAAAGGGAGCCTCGCGGGGTTCCCTTTTTCGTTTCTACAGAGGATTTTCACATGGCGGCCATAAGCTTGGATGACATTGGCTCTTACGCACAGCCTACAAAGAAAGGCAAAGCGAAAGTGAAAGCTAAGACTACCGCTGTTAAAGCTAAGACAGTTAGCAAAGGCGTGAAAGTCAAAAAGAAAAAGAAGAAAGACCCTTCGAAAGATATCATGCCTGGTGTGCTTAACCCAGAAGAACTTTACGCAGATATCGCCAATACCCAAAAGGCAATATCTTCTATCGACGAAAAGCCGAAGAAGAAAAAGAAGAAAGAAAACGCTGCCGATACAATCAAGAAGAAGTCCAAGAAGGACAAGGCTAAGAAAGGAATCACTGATGTGGCCGTTCTTGAAGGTCAGTTACTTGAAGTCATTGACGAAATCCCTGACGTCATCAAACAAGAGAACGAGCAGATTGCCGAGTACATGACCATGTTCGTGCAGTGTCAGGACATGGCTCGTATCTGTGAGGCGCAGTATAAAAAGTCCAAGCAGAGCCGTGATATCTATGCGCTTATGCAACTGTATAACCAGATGCGTGAGATCATTGCAGACCTACGTGCGCTGCGTGACGTTGGCCAGTTGGGTGAGATTCTTAACGCAGAGGTACTTGGACCATTCGCCGAGTCTGCTGGTACGATTCTTGTTGGCGTGTTCCACCAGATTAATGCTTGGAACAAAAAGAACCTACCTGTTGAGCTTATCTCTGCTGCCCAGAACTCTACGCAGAACATCATTCGACGTGCTGCGAAAGACGTGGAACAATCGTATCAAGCTGGACTGGATAAGACGGTACAGATCTTCTCCGCCTCTGCGTAAGTCTGTAAATATCATTGTATTTAGGAGAATAGGCACATGGCATACAGACCTAGAGGTGGTATTGCAGCAAGAGCACAAGGAGGACGTGGGCGGAGTCTGTCTACCTCTCAGCGTCTTGCTGGCGTAACTGGATTTGAACGAGCCCGCGCAGGCACTCACGTCCGTATGGATCGAGCAGAATGGACCAAGCTCAAAATGAGTATCATCGACGAGCGTGGATATTACTGCGAACGTTGTGGTAAGCCTACGCGAGAGCTTATACTCAACCATAAAATTGCACACGCTAATGGCGGTTCTAACATGAAGCACAATCTTGAACTGCTATGCTATGTGTGCGATAATAATCAGATAGGCACTGCGAACCGCAGAGGTTCCAGACTGCTGCACGGAGGTAGAAAGTGAGTCGTTTGAAACGCTATGGCTCCGAAGTAGGATTGAACCTACGTGCGTTCCCTGATTGCGTTAGCCCAGAGTACATCGAAGCGTGGGGTGCGTTCATAACAACACAGACCGCAGTCGATTTATTCCATTCGCTGCCTCAGCCTTTGGGTATGCAGCGTGTTGTTGAAGGTTTCATGTCCTCGCTGGCGAAGACGAGCACTAAGTATCTGCTCCGTCCTATTCCTTCTGTGACTAAGCATTCTCTTGAGACGGCTCGCGCTCTGCTCCGTCTGCAACAACAGGACTTGCGTCAGTGGTTACAACGCATTGAGTTCACCAACAAGTTCAAACTCGCAGAAGTTCACTCACGGACCACCAGCGATTATAACCGTGTTGCGAACTGCATCAATACCACGATCGATATCTATTTGGTCTATGTACCTCATACTACTCGTAGTGGTATTCCGAAAGTGGGCGAGTTGCTTCACAAGCAGATTCCTTACTGGTTTTCGAACAAACAGCCTAAGGCTTTGTTCAAAACTGATAATTTGACCAAGAAACTGGCGAAGTCTGCGATACCCGTTGTGATGGACACTTATCCAAATATCCAACAGGCGATGCTTGCACCCCGTGCTTGGCATCCGTGGAATATTGATCTGGGTGTTGATTGTATGCGCGTCAAGGGCAATGCTATTGCTCTGCATCTACAGTCCCGTCGCCTGTGCAGCTTCCTGACCACGCACAAGAAACATGCTGTGGAAAAGAAACTCAACTCTCTGGTCAAGAGCATTTTTATCTAGGAGAAGAACCGTGACGCACGACGTAAATACGCGGCTCCATTCCTTACTGTCAAGTATCTCGTTAAGCGGAAAGAGCTATGCGGGTGCTGCGCAGGGGATTATTGAGTCCATATCTGAGGCCCAAGAGCCTATCCAATTGCCTGAGTCAGTCATTGAACTGCTCGGCACTTCTAACGTTCCTGATATCACGCCGTACGATCAAGCAGACTTGCTGCTGATTATGGATGCGTTGGGGAAAGCGCTGCTCTATGTGCAGAACACTCCTGACACCACGCCTGTTGACGACGGTAAGTATCGCACCTACCTGACTGAATACAGAGCGCAGTATCAGACGTTGACCAATGAGCAACTGACTTCGGTGTTCACCCGTGATAAGTTTGAGGGATTGAACCCACTTCGTGCTTATGCGCTGGCCATCGTGCTTTCTGATATCGCTGCGGACCGACGCCTGCCTGTACCTGCGGTGTGGACGTCTGTAATCGACAACTATAGTAAACTGGGTGAATGATGAATCAAATGATCAGTACCTCAGCAACCGCAACCCAGCAGATCGCCGACACCTTTAACCAGGCGCTTGCTATCCGTGCGTTGCCGCCCGCGTTCGATGGTAAAATGTCGAAGATGTATGCTACAGGGAAGTCTCGTCGTAACTACGAAACCCTTGCAGTATTCACCGCGTCAACCGTCGCTCGCTTATACGCAGCCTTTGACTTGATCAGCTACATCGTCGTCAACGGTGCAGAGTTCGAAGATATGCTGGAGGTTGCTCCTGAGGAGTTTACCAAGCGTATCAAGGCGAACATCGATCTGGCGACCATGCGCATTAACATGACGCTGAACGGAGATAAGCTGAGCCGTGAGATTAAGACCTCACTCGCCGAGCATCTGTCTGCCTCGTCGGGCGCTATCATTGAAAACAGTACGCGATATCCGGGCGGTAAAGATATTGTCATGTCTGGTACGCCTGTTCCTACCAGCCAACTGGCAGCGCACGGTAACTTTAACGTCCTGAACAATCAGGGTAGCGACCGTCCTCGCGTTGATAATGATGCGAGCTTCGAAAGCGCCAATCTGCGTACATACAGCTCAGAGATCGCACAGTCTGCGATTCGTGTGGCGAAGACTCTGTACAAAGATATCTTCGGCGTAGAGCGCTCCAACGGCAACGTCTTTGATACGAAGATGGTACGTATACCTCTCGATAAAGACTGGTCTGTTTATAACGCAGCACTGCGCTCTATTCACCCTGCGATGAACGGCATCGACATTGACTTGTTCCGTAATCTGGACAAGGCTGCCGCAGAAGCGCTGGGCGACTTCATGACTATTGGCATTCGTCCTGTGCCCGGTAAGGCAATGATTGAGCGCAAGCTCCAGGCGATGAAGATCAGTCACGACACGCCTGTTGACTTTAACGATGTTGCTCTCGCTATCGACGTTCGTGTTGAAGCTGGGTTGATCGTTAACTTCGAAAAAGAGCTGGTGGAGTACATCAGTCAGGGTGCTGACACGCAGACCATGTGTCTGTATCGTTGGTTCCAGGGCTGGGCGAGCTACTACTTCCGTGTTGCTGGCTCTACTCGTACTGGTATCACTCGTGCTGCGCGTATCCCACGCTACGTTACCTCAGCCACCACTCTGCCTGAGTTGAAGAAACTCCGTGAGAAGTTTGGCTATGTAGTTAATGACGTTGTTGCTGACGACAACGGTCTGACGATCATGCCGAACGGTACTCTCGCTGTGCTGCCTCGCCGTGAAGATATTGACGTTGAGATGGTTCGTAACTACGAGACTACGCTGAACGATGTGCTGGAGAGCCTGTTTGAGAAAGGTGTGCCGCTGTCTACTGACCACGATACACTGCGTACCAGCATGTTCGCTATTCAGAACGGCAATCTGGACTTCGACCGCGATATTCAGGCTAAAGCTAAAACCCTGAACCGTTTCAGCAACGTGTGTATTGGTATCGATCCAGACTTCGCGCTGATCGTCAACACTTCGAATGGTGGCGGCCTTGATGTTAAAGAGACTCGTACCGTTGGTATGAAATCTCCTACAGCTCTGGACGTTGCTGACTCACTGGGCTATGACTTTGCAGAGCCTGGTGAAGCACCGAACTATCGCTCTGTGTCTAACGTGATCGGTAACATCCATAAGAACCAATCCTCCGGCATGATGCCTGCTTATCGCACGTCTAACGACATGATGATTGAAGCGGCAAAAGCTGAGTCTGGTGCAGGTCGTTTGGTAGAAGCTGTCTCTGATAGCACTATCAAGTACAACAGCACCGAAGGTTCAAACCTTCACGAACTGATTCAGATCATTGCGTCTACTTGTCAGACGTATGAGTTCATGCTCAAGAACAAACAAGTTCCTGACATGAAGACGCTGATTCAGAACGCGCGTGTTGCAATCGGTATGGATGCGGAGAACGCTTCATTGGCAGAAAGTCCAATGGACCAGAACCTGTATCAGAACCTGATTGAGAACGACTTCTCGATTCCTGAGATTGCGGAAGAGCGGCCAGCACTGACCGTGATGCGTATCATGATTCGCGTACTGAACGATGCTGCTGGTCTGCGTGGCTCTAACCTGATCTCTACCTCTCTCACCGAGATGGGAAGCATTCAGGCTGCAACAGAATCGCTGCCGTCACACACTCACTACTTCGTGATGGGTGAAACGTCGAAGCTGGCTGACATGGCACGACTGAACAACTACTTTGGTGGTGCAGTCTACCGTGAAATGGCCAATGCGATCACTAAGTCTGATCGTAAGAAGCTGTTTAGCTCTCTGATTGAAAGCGACACGGCTCCTGGTTCTGACCGTCTGCAACAGATCATTCTGCCATTCGCCGCGCTGTACAGCGAAGTGATTCCTAAGTCTCTCGAATACTTCGAACAGGCTGAGGTGGAGATTGAGAAACTGAAACCGGACAGCGGTATCACGATTGACGATATCCGTATTCCTGGTTTGCGTGATGGTGCTGCGTTACTTCCACATCAGGTTGAAGCGCATAAAACTCTGCGTCGCCGTCCTCGCTTTGCGACTATCTTTATCGCGCCTGGCGGTGGTAAGACTATCATCGGTCTGTCTGACGTTGCTGCTCTGATTAAAGAGCTGGATGACCTGGGTGAAGAAACAATTCGTCCTCTGATCATCTGCCCATCTAACCTAGTGGCTAACTGGTGTGATGACCTCCACAAAATCGTTGACGGCTGGAACGCAGTACCTATTACTGCTGACACTGTTAACACGTGGGGCGAAGACCGCATGTATGACGTTATCCAGCAGGCTCCTCGCAACACGATCTACATCGTGGGCTTGAGCTTCTTGCAGACTGGTACGTTCAACGTTGACATTGGCGGTGTGCGCGTTCGTATTCGTGGTGCTGTGGAGTTCGTCAACCGCTTCCGTTTCAGCTATGTGCTGCTCGATGAATCGCACAAGGTGAAGAACTTCTCTGGTGGTCAGGCTGGTTCTCAGGTGCACTTCAACACCAAAGCAGTGTTCACAGCTCCGTCCGTTCGCTATGCTCGTATCGCTACAGGTACTCTGGTAACAGACCGTGTGCGTGATATCGTAGGTCAGGCTGCGTTGATGACACCAGCTATGTTTGGTGATAACCTTGACGTGGCTTACGACGGTGCGAAGGACGATATCGAAATGATTCGTCGTGCTCACTCTCGTATGGCGAACCACACTGCGTTCATCTCGTTCAAGCGTAAGCACTGGGCATTCATGCTGCCTAACCCGATTGATACCTTCATTCAGGTTGAGATCGATGACCCATCTGTTCCTAACTCGGGCCTACACCTGGAAGTGTACAGCGCGATGTATGAGCAGGTGCTGGAGAAATTGCAGGAAGCTGCTAACGCTGCGAAGCGCAAAGCCTCTGCCTCCAACGATGACGACGACGAAGATGCTGGTGGTGATAACGATGCCGCTTCTGACATTGACGAAGACGATATCGAAGAAGGCGATGACCTGGGTGCGCTGCTTGCAGGTAACGCCGATCTGAACATGTACTTCCAGCGTATGGAAATGATGTTGACTGACCCAATGGGTGATGACGTTGCACGTATGACGTTTGAAGCCGCTGGCGTTACCAGCTTCACCTCTGCTAAAGTCATGACGATCATCGACCGCATCAAGAAGCACTTCGAAGTGCAGCCTGAGCGTGACCAGATGGTTGGTGAACAGCAGATCTTCGACTGGAAGCCAGGCGTTACTCCTCGTGAACTGGACATTGCTGTCTACAACGGTCAGAAGTATCTGGCACGTAAGCAGTCCGAAGAGTTCAAGCGTCAAGCGCTGCCGCCTTCAATGACGCCTCCACCAGATGATCCAGACTACTGGAAACCAGAGGTGCAGGGTAAACTGATTGTCTTCACGCGCTATGTCCGTTCCGCAAACGCTATCTACAACGCTCTGCCTGAGAACTACAAGAAAGTCGCTGTAGTGTATCACGGTGAAGTTGGTAAGCTGGGGCAAAACAAAGACGCTAACCTCGACGCATTCAAAACGGACAACAATGTCCAGATTCTGATTGCGAACGAACAGGCAATCTCCGAAGGCCACAACATGCAGATGGGTAGTCGTATCATCCGCTGCGATACGCCGTGGTCACCGGGTACTTACGACCAGTCTACTGCGCGTATCTTCCGTCCTGATGTTGCTGCTGCAAAACTCGACGAGAACGGTAAGCCAGGCGACATGGCCCGTGAAGTTGTGTTCATCGACTGGGTGATGACGAACAAGACCCTTGAAGTTGGTAAGGTCGCTCGCCTGATGTGGAAGACACTGGAGAAAACGCGCTTCGACGAGAAGGGCAACCAGCGTTACGAAGCACTCGATCAGTTCAAGTTGGAACCAATCAAAATGAGCGCCAAGCTTCTGATTGATAACAACACAATGGCGGACTTCGCAGATTACTTCATTGCGAAACGCGAGCTGAACGATATCGAGTCTCAGGAGTTCCAAGAGATGCGTAAGACGACGATTGCAGCAATGCAAGCACTGCCGTCCACGCCTGCTCTGAACGACTTCCGTGTTATGGAGCAGACTCCGTTTGTTGCTAACCAGAAGATTCCTGACCGCTACGGCTGGGGCCTTGAGCGTCTGCTTGACTGGGCGCGTAACCGTAACTTCACAAGCGGCGAAGGCCTGAAAGACTCTCTGGCCCGTGCACCTGTCGTGACTGAATACGGCAATGGTGTTGTAGTGTCTGTGACTGTGCGTACTGTTGACGGTAAACTCCGGGCAGATAGTCCAATCAGTACCGTGCGTGTGCGTCTGGCTGGTACAGGCGAGACTGTCAGCTTCCCTGCGTCTAAGGTTCACATCGCAACGAAAGTTGATAAGTCTGATCTCAAGAAGTTCTTCGAGACTCGTAAGCCGTGGGCGAATGAGAAAGATCGCAAACGTGCTACAGCCGAAGCGAATCGTGTTGAAGTTGAAGACACCATTCAGGACGAGACTGAGACTGCCGATACGGTTGAGACAGAGAAGAAGGTTGTAGCAGTAGCGCGTAAGACCGCTCGGGCCAAGAAACGTACCGAGAACAAGGCAGAAGGTAAGCCAATCAACGAAGGTGTTGCTGAGGCTGCTGGTCGTGTTCGTCGTCGTAAGCCTGCTGATCTGCCTGCGCTGGATAACACAACCCGTCGTAAGAAACCTGTTGCTGCCGCTGTTGAAGACGCAACTGGTGCGGACATGGAGCTTGAATTGACTCCTACCGTATACAACGGCTTCGTGGCTATTTACGCGAACGCCACCGACCCTGATGCGAAAGCCCTCAAAGCATTCGACTTCGTGGAGTTTGGTGACTACGTGTATTACGACTGTGCCTACTATGCAGACTTCGAGAAGATGCTCGACTTCATAGAGGTTAAGAAGAAACTGGTGTTCGACAAGCCTTCTGAGAAGCGCTTGGAGTTCGTGCTGGACTTCTTCGACGAGTCTACGCCGCGTATGGGCTTCAATATCAAACTGGCGTTGAAAGCTCAAGAGCAGTTGAAGCAGTTCTTCCTGATTCGTCACAAGGCAGCCTCTGATAAGAAACACGTCAAGGCATACCCTATGGTGATGGAAGATCGTCTGCGCATCATGTTCGACCTGAACACAAACCCGCAGATGAAACGCTTCATCGGTACGAAGATTCCAAACACTCGTAAGTTTGGTACTTTCGACTCCTCACCTGGCATGTGGATTGGTTTCGTGAAGAATGTCGCTGGCGCTAAAGCACGTATCAACAAGATCGTGAAAGCTGGTTACAATATCACGAACATCAAGAAAGTGACGACGGCGCTTGACCGTCTGAAACTCACCACTACCAAAAACAAGGCAGTGTAATTAGACTAAGGGGCTTCGGCCCCTTTCTCTTAGGAGAACGACAATGCTAAACAAGTTCTACCAAAAGCTCCAGCTGATCATGACCATGATGGGACTCTATGATGGTTTGTGTGACGGTGTATGGGGACCGAAGTGTATTGAAGCGAAACGTAAGTGGGAGATGATGGACGAGTTTGAGCCAGCCACTCCTTCGAACGGCCTACCTTTCAACGGTCGCGGTAAGCTGCCGAAGGGCATGAATTACATGCACAAAGGTCTGGACATTCTTTGGGACCAATGGGACCAAGCAAGAGCTGATGAAATCTTGAAAGAGAAAGGTCAGCTCGTGACTGTCGATCTGGTCCACGAACACGCAGTAGGTGAAGTTGCTCAAGCGCGTAAGGTTGCCGTGCAGGAACCCGTAGCTGCTGTAAATACGTTGCAGGCAGCACCTCTAACTGCAACATCGCTCAACACGCAGACGCAGGCACCTGTGCCAGAAGCTAAGCCAGTCATCGACGAGGAAGAAGATGACGTTGAGACAGAAGAAGAAACGGAAAACGCCCAGCAGCCTGTGCAGAACAATCAGCAGCAAGGCAAACAGAACTCCAACTGGACCAAGAAACGCTAAGGAACTACGATGTATAACATGACGATGAATAGTGGTGCAGTTGTGTCTATCTCTGCGGCCACCAAAGCTCAAGTAGCCAACGCAGATATCCTCTTTGGCAAGAATGCCAAAGTGTTGATCAAGCGTATCGACGAGTTGACGAAGATCAAAGAGCTGGACACATCCAAGCTCGAAATCATTCTCGACATTCTGAAAGACACTGACGCCACTACGGCCTTTGCTAAGAAAGCTGCGGGCAAGAGCGCTGTGACTGCAATCAAGAACCTGTATAAGGCGAAGACGCTGGTGGCCACCATCAACGCGCTTCGTGCCATCAAGGTTAAACCTGAAGCTGCGAATGCTACCTTGGGGAAGCCCGTACGCGCAAGTAAAGCTGTAGCGACCACAACTACGTTCTCTCCTGCGTTCTCTTCCTTGCGTAGTCAAAACGCACAGGACTATGCGCCTGAGTTCATTCGTGCTGTTGAGCCTGTGGCTGGTACTGGTAAGTTCTTATATGCTTCTGGTAAGCAGTTCTCCTTCCAGTATAAGAAACTGGAAGTGGCTGTTGTCATGCAGCAGAAAGGCTGGCTGATGACCTTCGTTGGTGATCATCTCAAAAAGGTCAAGAAAGTCCAAATACAGTTGGGCGAACTGCGATCAATCAAAAACGTCATCAAGCTCCTTGCCACTAAGGATGCTACTGACGCTGAGATTGCCGCTGCCGCCAAGAAAGGCGAGCGCACTGCTGCCGAACTTCGCATGTAATATCGCTGTGTAATATAATCCAAAAGGGTGCCTTAGGGTGCCCTTTTTCATTTCTAAATCTGTAAATAACTGCCATCATATTGTGATACACACTTTGATAGGACTAGATGGTGAACAAACCCAAGTTTATAGCTCTTGACTTCGACCCGCCGGAGCAGTTTGCAGACATGCAGACCTATGACGGTGTTCGACTTCTGAAAAGCGTAAGTAAAAGCGCTAAAGGCGGTAAAGCACTACTCGTCCTCGACCATATGCCCACCGAAGACTTGCGCAGCGGTAAGATCTTTACTTCAACCGAAGGTGAGTTGTTTCTGAACCAGATGCAGTATCTTGAAGATACGTTTCCGGTCAAGACCACTCTCGACGACTGGAGCTTCCTTGTTATCTCGTATAACATGTTCAAAACCTATGATAAGGGTGAACAGTTTAAGGAAGACGCTGATGCAGCATTCGCCGAACGTATTCGTGAGATCATCGTCAGCTATAAGCCTGACTATGTTTTGACGTTCGGTAAGGCACCGTTCAAGGCGCTGAACAACGAGAAGATTCAATTCTCGAAAGACCACTACGAGCATTGGTACGGTGTCGAGATTCCCACTAAGGTTAAGAGTGATGGTAAGAAGCATAGCTTCATCCATCTGCCGAACGTGAGCTATCATACAGTATTGAACCCAATGCACATCAAAGGGTCATCGTACACGTTAGGCTACATGGCACGTTGGATGTTGCCATGGTTGAACAAGGGAATGCGTTATAAGATCGACGAGGTTACGTGCGGTAAGAAGCGTAACTGGGACCTTGTGTATGTAACGAAGGTCAAGCAACTTGAGAAAATCTTGAAGCGTATGAAGCGCGCCAAGAAGGTTGCAGTCGATACCGAAACAGAGAACCTGAATCGAATCAAGAATAAGATTCTGACGGTACAGCTTTCTTGTGACGGCAAGAAGGCGTATGTCATTCCAATCTATCACCGCGACAGCCCGTTTACTCCTAAAGAGTTGCGTAAAGTCAGCTCGATGTTGAAAGACTACTTCGAGGATAACTCCAACAAGTATCAGATCTATACCAACGCGAAGTTCGACCTGAACGTAATGCGCTCCAACTTTGGCATTCGTAGTTACGCAGCGAACGTCTGGGATATTCAGGCAGGTGAATTTGCGAACGATGAAAACGCGAAGTCATTGCTTAACGTTACTGGCGCTGGTTACTACAACTTAGCGAACCTGACAATGCAGTATGGCTGTCAGGTGTACCATGAAGTATCATTCGGTAAAGAAATGCGAGCGACGATTGCAGACGTTGACTTGGACGAAAGCGTTCAGGAATACGCAGGCCTCGACGTTATCGTGCCGTTCCGTATTGCAGAGAAGCAGATGCTTCGTGCGAACGATATCAAGTACGCCAAGTATGAGTCGATGGTTAGTGAGCAAATCTCCGACCAGATTCATGCGTTCTCGATTCTGGAGACGACAGGCGCTGGTGCCGATATCGACTACCTGTTTAAGCTCAACCTGCCGAATAGCCCTATCAACGAGGAGATTCGAAACGTAGAGCGTGAGTTCATGAACAGCCCCGAGGTCAAGGCTGCGAACAAACTGATTTGCCAAGACGACAACGTTCCTAAGATGGGTCTTATGGGGCGTGTTGAGGTGACGAAGTTTGATATGTCGAAGTCAGAGCATAAGCAAATCCTGTTCTTCGATGTGATGAAACTCAAGCCTCTGAAAGAAGGGGAACAGCTACGTGAGAACGGTAAGAAGACAGGCAAGCTGGACAAGGACTTCCAGGCGGCGTATGCAGATATACCGCTTGTTGCTCTCTACTCGAAACTCGGAAAGGCGTACAAGCTCAAGAACGCCTACGTTAACAGCCTGCTTAAACTCTGGGGCGAATCGGAAGACTTCAAACACGATAGATCAATCCGACCGACGTATGGTTATCTTGGAGTTGTAACGGGTCGTACCTCAGCGTCTGACCCGAACTTGCAGCAGGTACCGAGCCGTAGTGAGATGGGTAAACTGATCAAGCGTATCTTGATTGCACGTCGAAATCGCTTACTAATCAAGGTCGACTACTCAGCCCACGAAGTAAGGGGCTGGTCGATCATCTCAGGTGACCAAGGCGTTGCAGACGTATTCGAGCAAGGCCGTAAGTTACGTCATCGTTTCCGTACAGTACCTGACCCGTGGATTGAACACCGCGTCGAAGCAGAGGGTGACGTTCACAAAATCAACGCCGCATACTTCTTCGGTATTCCAAACGTAATGTATGTAACCAAGTCCGTACGTAACGCGGTTAAGACAGTTATCTTCGGCTTGATTTATCAGCAGGGTGATAAAGGTCTTGCTAAGTCTACTGGCCGTGACGTGAAAGAGATTGCAGAAATCAAAGGCAAGTTCTTAACACGTTTCCCTGTTGGCTTAAAATGGTTCGACAAAATCAAGAAGTTTGCACACGAGAACTTCTATGTCGAATCTCCAGTTGGTCGTCGTCGTCATCTATGGGGCCTGATGCTGCCTGAGTCACACAAAGAAGCGAACATGGTTCATGCCGCTTGTGACCGTCGTGCGGTAAACAGTCCAGTACAGGGCTTCGGCTCTGACTTGATGATGTCCGCGATTCGTATTCTGGACCGCATGAAGTTTGAATACTGGAGAGCTAATGGCGACTATCCTGACTTCGACATGAACGTATCTGTACACGACTCCTTGACCGTAGACTGCGATTACAAATGGATCTTCCTTGCGCTTGATATGATCGAACGTGCGATGACCAGTGCAGTGGTCGAAGTTGTGCAGAAGCGTCATGAAGGGTTTGAGTTCACGTCCGTTCCTGAGATTGACTTTGAGATTGGAGCGTCCGAGAAAGATGTGCAGGGCTGGAACTTCTCTTATGTTCAGCTCCACAAACTTATCAAAGACGGCTTGATCATTAAACGTGACGAGCTTGGTGAGAAGGACCTTGATGTTGACAAGACTGTTGACAGCATCATGCAGGACCAGTATCACCTTATGTCCGATTGGATGAAGAAACAGCTTTGGGCTAACGACATTAAGATTCGGTCGATGGACAAAGTCAATCCTCTTACCAACAAGGATAAGAAGAACGTCAAAGAATGGCTTGCCGAGCTTCCTAAGAACACCAAGACCTTCGAGAAATATAAAGCAGAAGAAGCCGCTAAGAAAGCCGCAGCCTCTGCTGGTGAAAGTGCTCCGAAGAAAATCAAAATCAGCAAGTCCCTTCTCAAGAATGCAATTAAGGGGATCAGCAAGAAATGACGTTAAGCGCCGAAGATATTTGTTCGTTTCTGAACAGGCATCTGGTCGAGCGTCCTGCTTTCATGGGAGCTGCCTTGCGTACTGCTTGGCAGCTTAATCCTCAGGATGTTCCTGACGATATCTACGTCCACCAGATCGCTCCAGACTGCTACAGCGCTGACTTCGTTGGCCTGTTGAACGGTCTGCTTATGCCAACAGGTAAGCGCCTTGAAGCTGTAAATATACATGGCACACTACAATTTGTTTTAGAGGATAGAGATGAAGACTTGCCGACTGCCGAAGAATCCCGCTAAGAAGTGCAACCTGACATTGAACGGTACGTTCCTGTCGGATATTCTGAAACGTGTTGACCTTGTGACGCGCTTCTCTGAGTCGGACGATAAGTTGACGCATATCCATCTGCTGGTAACGTATAAGTCTGACGTGTTCGTGCTGGGCCGTACTCCTGACACGTTCGTAGCGTACCTTGTTCCTGGTGCAACTGCTGACGCTGATACAATCATGAACATCGACCCGATTCAGTTGACTGGCTTGATTAACAAGCGTAAGGAACTGAGCGTTGAGTTCGATGGTAAAGTCTTGAACATCAGCGAGCAGAAAGGCAAATACAAAGCAGAAGTGAAACTGCGCCCAGTATCTGCCGAACAAATTCCGATGGTTGAACAGGGTCTGCATCACCATATCGAAGGTGGTCATGAGATGACGCGTGAAGTAATCGACGCGATGACTCAGGGTGTCAAGCTGACTCGTCTGAAAGATACCATCACAGGACAGACTGTTATGTGTCGTGTTATCTGCGACGGTAAGAGCCTTAGCCTAGTCAGTCCTGGGCACTGGACTTCATCTCGTTATCGTTTCGAGTTGAAGAAGAAAGTGCCTGCATTCCGTTTCAGCATGACAGGTGAGATGTTCGACCTTGTCTATCGCTTCTGCGGCGAAGAAAAGGTAACGTTCCATGTTGACAGCACATCGTTTGCTGCCGAAGCCGAATCGTTCGTTCTGACTCTGCCTCCGATTCAGGCGAGCGATGAAGACTATCGCTATATGGACAACATGATTGCACAGCTCGGTAAACCTATTCTGGGTTGCGTAATCAAAGGTGACCTGTCTGCACCGTTTGCTAACATCTCGACGCTGATTGAGAAGAAAGGCAACACGAACGCGAAGCTGCATGTTAAGAAACAAGAGTTCCGACTCAAGTTTGGTAACGATAGTGGTAGCGTACAGGACAGCCTGAAACTGGCGAAGCCGATTGAGAAAGAGTTCACCACCTCTCTCGACATGCGTATCATCCGTGAGTTGCTGCGTAACATCGGGCGTGAAGAACGGCATAACATGGGCTTCCACGGTAGCAGCATCAACTCGTTGAATGCGTTCAGCCTGAACTATAAGTTCGACACGCACACTCTGCTATACTTCGGTTACCTGCCAGCATGACGACACTCGTTGTCAAGAAAAACGTCCTCTCTGGGGACGTTTCATCTCTCATACATGATGTGTTGTATGAAATACCGAATGCCCCTCGGGGACGCAGACGTTTCTGCCTAATTTATAAAGCGGTGTATGGTACTGAGTTAACGATTGATAGCGTTGCTCCTATCGAACACAGCTACCACTTCAAACAATCATACCTGCGTTTGGCTGACACTGTTGTTGGTTCTATGCTGGAGATATCTGCGAAGTGGTGTACGTTTAACGATGTGTCTGTGGGATATATGCCACCACTAGAAAAACTCTTTAACTTCACCTGCCCGATTGAAGGGCCGTCTGGTGGTCTGTTGATCTATCGTGACGAGCATGGAAGTTTCTTTGCCATGCCTCATAAGACTCCTGACAGTCCACTGCTTGTAACCGATAGAGGCGATTGATGGATGACCTAAAGCGTATACGACTCAAGGTCAAGGAAGATAAGCGCTATAAGAAGTTGCGCGATATCTACAAGACCAATGACCTGTTTCAGATGCCTCTGGCAGAGTATCAGGACGAAGCGCGTAAGCTGTTTAAGATGCGCAAGGTCAGAACGCTGAATGTGACTGGTGACCCTAATGCTCTTAACAAGGTAGCGGAGTCGATAATTCAAGATCAGTCTTATCGAAGCCGTATGACTGAAATCATGACGCATGTCCACGCAGCCTCGAAACTGTTAAATGATATGCTGGAACGTTTTCAGGATTATGCCTCGGTAACCTATGCACGAGATCTGAAAGCCGTCGGCGCCGCCAAAGAGCGTGAGCGTTGTGTCAGAAACATTATGGCGGAGTATTACCGTTACGCTGATCAGCTTGATTTGCTCAAGGAAGAGTTAGACCTTTATATCAAGGATATCGACAAGTGTGGGTTTGCATACCGTGCGCTGGTCGATACGATGAACTTGATTAATCAGCGTGAGTACGGTCTGCCGAATCAAAGGAAATAGATGTGACAGCCAAGGTACTGGTCGATAGCCGTCTGCATATTCCTGTTACGCATGTAGACGCTGACAACATCATTAAGAAGATGACTCACTATGAGTTCGACAACGCCGCTTGTAAGAACTGTGAGTTTCGTTCTATACGTCCGTCCGAAGAATGCCGTCAATGTTCGAAGGGTGGTCTGGTTGATATAACCGTGTTGGCTAAATACTCTGATATCAAGGGTAAGCGTTACGTTTCGATTCCTTACGGAGAGATGCACCGCTTCGAACGTACGGCAGGGTTAAGCCTGAAAGAAGTAAAGTTCGTCAATGGTACAAGCCGTGTGCCGTATGACTACAAAGTGAAGTTCACTGGTAAGCTGCGTGACTATCAGGAAGAGCCGTTCGAGAAGATGTTCGGCGAACTGTGTGGTGTGTTCAAAGCACCCCCGCGTTCTGGTAAGACAGTTATCGGTACTGCTGGTGCCTGTCACTCTGGATTCCGTACAGTCATTATGGCTGACCAGAAAGACTTCCTCGATGGGTTTCTTGAAACTATCGAGCAGATGACGAACCTGCCTGAGTTGGAAGAGAAGCATGGTAAGAAGCTGTACGGCTTCCCAAAGACTCTCGACGACTACAAGAACTTTCAGATCATCCTCGTTACTTACCAGTCACTTATCTCGGACAGTAAGAACTCGAAGAAGCGCCTGAAACTTCTGAACGAAAACTACGGTACGTTGTTCGTCGATGAATGTCATGCTGGTAACGCGAGCTGCTATAGTCGCACACTGGCATCTCTCAAGATGAAGTATCGTTTCGGTCTGACTGCAACTCCTAAGCGTAAAGATGGACGTCACTACCTGATCGAATCAATCTTCGGGCCTGTGATTGCAGAAGCCTTCGTGGAAGAGCTTGTGCCGAAAGTAACGCTGCATAAGACCTCGAAGAAAGTGCAGACTCGTGCGCAGTATAACGGGAAAGCTGGATGGGTTCGTTTCTGTAAGTTCCTTGCCAACCATCCTGATCGTAACGACAAAATCTTTGAGTGGGTTATCAAAGATCTCGATGCAGGACGAAGCATTGCGATACCGATTATGTTCACTGATCAGGCACGGCGCCTTGTGCAGCGTATCAATGAGCATTACATGGAAGAAGTCGCAGCCGTGTTCCTCGGTGGTGCGAAAGAGGCGAAGCGTCGTAAGCCAATCATTGATGCAGCGCGTGAAGGTAAGATTCGTTGTGTCGTCGGTATGCGTAAGCTGATGCAGCGTGGCCTGAACGTTCCGAAGTGGGACACGCTGTACTACATCATGCCAATGAATAACGAGCCGAACTGGAAACAGGAGTCGTGTCGTATTCTGACACCAATGGAAGGTAAGCGCACTCCAGTCATACGCATGTTCATCGATCAAAAGATGGACCGCTCGATGCAGTGTGCTCGCTCTGTGTTGAAGATGTGCTGGAAATTTGGCTACGCGAAAGCGAAACGTACACCGAAGAAACTGCGTGACTGGATGGGAGTTGTGTCGAGAGAAGAAGCGCTCGATGGAGAACTGCCTGACTTCTTTGAACCAGAAGCGCGTGTGAAAGGCCAGCCATCTAACTTAGGTATGAGGCGACTCTGATGAACCTAAATGATAAACCGCAGCACGTCCCAGGAAGTCTCGAACTGCCGATGATGTTGCGCGAAGCCCTTAAGGAGAAGGGCTTTACTCTTACTACGCATCCAGATATGCGTGACCAATGCACGAAGATAGACCTGCGCCTGGATATCAGCCTGGGCGGTGCAGCAACAAGCACTGTTGACGCGACGTATGAAACGTATTCCCTTGAAGGTGTCAATTACGGTGAGACTCTTGAGGAGCTGCGTAGTCTCTTTGGCAGTACGATAGTGTTAGTGGCTATTGACAGGATTGAGCCTCAACACAATCCGCTCGGCAGACCAATGTCGTATATCTTCCGTGACTGCATTATCTATCGGGGTCAGGCGGAGAAGACTTCTGATATTCAAACGATCTATCTCGCAATGAAGGGACAATACCCAAATATTCCAGCATTTGCCGATCTCACTGTAGAGCAGAAAACGATGATTACTACTCACATTGGTATGCTCGTAAACTATATCGAGGACTAACATGTTCAACGATCCGATTTTCAAACTCATTACCGATACGCTACGTGCGCACGACAACATCATTTTCGACGGCCAGTACGATGTTGAAGGTGGTGAATCGTTCCGTGTGCAGTTCGTTGCTAAATCCCCTGCGCCTGACAATAAAGCAGATATTGATCTGTCTTCGGTGTTTGCGCAATTCCCTGATGGTTTTGCGGTCCAGCGTATTGCTAATATCGACTACACTAAAGTTCGCAATCCTGTTGGTGGTGCTGGTGGCCGCAGCGTGGAAGAGTATCGTGGCACCTTCCTGCTGACAGTAACCAAAGCTAACTGGCAGAAAGGTGAAGTCGGTACAGTCGAAGGCGTTCATCTCACCACTGATGAAGATTCGCTGGAAGACATTATCCAGCGCTATCGCAAGCTGCCTGAGGCAAAGCAGAAGATCTTTATTAAATTCGCTCGAACGTTCCTTAAAGGCGTCGCTCTCTAATTTATAGTCTGTCTCTTTTCAACAGGCTATAAGGAGTTTATGATGAAAGAGCGTTTACCCTTCACTCTGGAGATGGACCTGCTAAAGAGTGAAGCAGCCCGAGCGTGTATGAGCGTAGAAGAATGGGATGGAAATGGTGCTGTAGGCAATCCTGATCAGGTAACAGAGATCAATATGATTGTCTCCAACTATATCCATCCACTGTCCGTTGTTGGGCAGTTGCTCATTCTCATTAGAGATACTTTGGAGGTCACCGACGTCCTGCTTGTGTCTCATAGTGAGCGTGAGTATGAGAAAGGTTCTACGCGCATTAGCGTTACCGTATTCCCACGCTTTAAGGAGCAACCTAATGCGTCTTGATCAGTTACAGCGCCACATGAATGAGCATGGATATGCACACTCCATTGCCTACCATATGGGCGTAGAACATCTTGACTGGATCTCCAAAGACACTGACATGCAGGCTGAACACTGGCGCAAGCATTCTCTGTCTTGGGAAGTACCAGAAGACTACGACTTCGATGGTTGGGCGAAAGATATCGCCGATAAGTTGAAGCTCGAAGCAGCATGGCTGGAGTATGAGCCTACGCTTGAACCTGACACTAAGGGCAAGCTGATGATCTACGGCTATCGCATTCACCCGAACAGAGACGCCGCCTCAGGTTGGAATATCGTGTGGCAATACACGTATATCGACCCTGAACTGGCTCTGATGTAATACTAAGGAGAGCACCATGGAATATCGTACCGAGTACAATCTTACACTGTCTACGTGTGCTGGTCGTGCTTTAGTTAAAGCACTTGTTGATTACCATGAAACAGTTATGGGGTCTGCACTCACACCGAGCACCCTGCCGAAAGTGTTTGATGTTCCTGGTGTTCTCCGCATTGATAACCTAGTTGTTATCGAGAGCCATGAATATTTTCAAGTACCAAATCCAATACAGCAGTTTGTGGCCAAGCCTGTAGAACGTCCTGATCATACACGCTGGCACTCCCCGAAGTATGAGCCTAGACGTGAGGCCGAGCTTGAAGAACATGCCCTGAACGTCAAGTTCGTAGTATGGCAGCGCGCCACAGAATCTGTAAATACCTAACATGAACAACGGAGGGTATTGTGCTAACATTTGACTTTGAACCTGCTGTAGCAAAGCAGATGCAGACGCTGGGCGTTGACCCACAACTATTATTCGGTAAGCAAGAGCAGTTTGATGTGGCAGAAGCTGCACAGGACTACAAGTCTATTTCTCCTTACTTCAAGGGCAAGGTGGTTGGTAAAGCGAAACAGCTTACGCACCTTGCACGTATGATTCAGGACCCTTTCAAGGCTGACCCACGTATCACGGTAATCAGTAGTTTCCCGAACGACTACCGTGCAAAGATGGCCGCGCTGTCTATCTTCAATGCTGCCGTTGAAGACTCAGAGACAACCGCACTCAAGCCACGATGGGTAACGCTGTACGGTGATCGCTTCGACTATGAACAACTCAAAAGCAAGCGACCGTCGTTGTTAGTGTTGACCAACGTAACACTAGACAGCACCAGCTATAAGATTGAGCGACTGCGTGATATCCTTGAGATGTTCCCAAAGATACCTCGCATTGTAGTTACAGGCGGCAGTCCTGACCCGCTTGAGCTATTTACGAAACGTATTCATCTACAGGCGCAAACAGGGATCTCCATAGGCCCTGCGCATGTAGTTTCAAATTTACTTGAACTCATGACTTCATCTCTTTAAGGAAAAACAATGTTGCTGAATGAACTGAATGTGCTGCTGGCCAAACATCGTGACGAACTCAAACTTCCCAGTTTCCGTGCTGAGGTATCTTCGTCCGGTAATAACTTGCAGTGGTTGCATAAGAATTTGAAACGCAACCCTCAGTGTCCGCCGCGCATTGCAGAGCTGGTAGCTAAACCAATTTCGGAGCTTGTGCGCCCATGACAAATACTCAGTTGATGGTTATCCCTCAACTTCCTGTGCCGTACACCGCATCCACTGAGCTGGTAGATGCGGTAGAGCAGTTTGAGGAAGACACAGGCGAAACGCTTGACGAAATCCTCGAAGAAGTCGCAGCGCTTGAACTGCGCTATGGCGCTGATTGCGAACGCGTTACAAAGCTGGTGGACGGCCTGAACAAAGAACATCGACCAATCATCGCCGAGATTGAAATCTTGAACAATGAGATTCAGGCGATGGTCATGCAAATGGCTAACTCCGATGACTTGGAAGATCAAGCCAACGCGGATGATATCAAAAAGGTCATGGAAGAAGCATTCGTTGAAGACACTGAGCATGAAACTCAGGACAACGAAGCAGATGCAGATATGATGGCCGAGCACGAACAGTGGTCGAAGGCGCATCTGCGTAAGAAATGTAAGGCTATCTACAAGGCTATCGCACGTATCACTCACCCGGATAAGTGTCGTAACCTTCCTGTGGATGAAGCACTACGTCGTTCCAAACTTTTCCTTGAGGCCAAAGAGGCCCTGTTGCGTTTGGATTATGAGCGACTGGATGCGATTCACATTGAATTGCTGAAAAAATCTCACGAACCTCTTAATTTAATGCAGCGTCTGTTACGTGCTCGTGAACGCCGTCAGATTCTCTACAAGAAAATGGAGCGCCTGCGCCAATCGGAAGAATGGTCGCTTTATATTCTTTCGCTGCACCACGGAGAGAGTGTGGCTTCTGATCAGTACCGCGTATCACTGGAGCAGACGTTGGCGGGCCTGCGTCAAATGCTTGAGCATATGCGTAGCGTCCAATCTGGAACGAATCATAATAACCACTGGGTTTAGTCATGACTACACTTGTTGTCTATCATCAAGGATGTGCTGATGGTAGTTTCGCTGCTGCCATTACAGCACTTGCATACCCTAACGATACTCTCCATTTCTATCCTGCCGTGTACGCCAACGACCAGGGAGATATCGTTTCTGCCGATGGTACTAAGTTCGAAGACATGAAGGGTCTCGAAGGTATCAAACTCAGCGATTTGCAGAAAGACGCCGACGGTAAGTTAATCGGTGAACCCTCCGAGTATACGCGCGTTGTCGTTGTTGACTTCTCTCTGACCGAACGCCAGATGGCTGTCATGACTAAACGCTATGGCGGTAACTTCAAGGTGCTTGATCACCATGATTGCCGCAGCCAAGAGCTGTACGCCAAAGAGTGTGCTGCGCTTGACGTATCTCCGCTGGGTCTTACTTTCAAAGCTGGTGGTAGTGGTACGCTGCTCGCATACATGGCTCATGTGTCAGAGTTCCAACAGCATCAATATGCCTGCACTGATAACATCATTCGCAGTGCGCAACTGGTGTCTGACCGTGACCTGTGGATTCGTACCAATGAACGTGCCTTTGCTTTCTATGAAGGTTACGTTAAGGACGTCTTCAAAGAAGTAGAGAAGTGTGGTCACGTCTACACTGAAATGCCTCATACCGTCCGTGCTGCGTATAAGATCATTTTGTCTGGCGATATCGAAGAGATCATCGCTCAGGGCTTCATTAATATCGAAGCGCGTAATGAAAAGATTCGTGGTCTGATTGATACCAATAGCTTCTTCTCGGAACCCAACCATTTGATTGGTGTCAAACACGCAGTCGTTCCTTGTGATAAAGGCATTGCGTCCGAGACAGGAACGTATGTCTATGAGAACTATGATCATTTCCAAACAGTGATGCTTGTGCGCCAAGGCCATCGTGACCCTACCAAGGTTTACGTTAGCTGCCGCTCTCGTGGTTTCCCTGAAGGTCATGTAGGCAGTGCTCGTTTTATCGCACGTTCTCGTGGTGGTGATGGTCACGTTAATGCCGCCGGCTTTAACATGCCGCTGGAGGAGTTTAACCAACTCTATCCGGGCCTGAAACTTGACTTCGATTCCGTAGGTTGTGATTGCTAAAACAAAGGGGTGGCTTCGGCTGCCCCTTTTGCGTTTCTAACTGCTTATACGATAATTTCAGACAGTCATATAAGGAGACGAAACATGCCCGTTAACTCAACGCATTCCTCTGCTGGTGTCTACACTGGCGTACGGGATCTCTCCGTTGGTGCAACGTCTTTATCTACGTCCGTCGTAGGCATCGTTGGTCAGGCCCGTCGAGGTCCTGTCAATCAGCGTGTTGATGTGCGTAATAAAGATGATTTGAAAAACATCTTCGGTGCAAAAGATCCCAAGTATGGCCTCGGCTTGTATCTAGCGCTGCCTGTGGCAAAACAGACCAACCAACTCAAATACGTCCGTGTGACTAAGAACGCGAAATACGCGGTCGGTGTCGTGACTGTAGATGACCCGTCGGCTGTTCAACCTGTGCTGCGTATCAGTCCTTACACTGACGACGAAGGTAACATTGTCGGTGTGGACTCTCCAGACCAACTGGGCTTCCTGCCAGATGACCCGCTGAATGAGAATATCATCGGCTACGTCATTCTGGAAAACCCGGGCGACTGGAACAACGCAATGGCTATGCAGATTCGCCCTGCTACGCCTCGTGGCCTCGACCCATTCGATGACCGCACGAAGTACAATACGAAACTGTTCTATATCGACGAGTATGAAAACTATCAGGCAGGAAGCGCTCCGGTAAACAGCTACCAGTGCAGCCTGTTCGATTACGCCGATGAATTTGAACGTCAGTATCGTATCGACTATGCGATGGAGAACGAAAGCTCAAACTTCCGCTTCATCCGTAACCCGTACTTCACCACTGATATCGACTTCTTCACCACTGACTTCATCTTCTTCCAGGGTGGTTCGGATGGTGACACGGTTGGTTCTGACCAGCTGGCGCAAGCGTATCAGGATTACTTCGGTGACCCAGAAGAAGTTCGTGTGACGTTGCTGATTAGTCCTACTCAGGATTACATCATCCATCGTGGCATGAAAGCGGCTGCTGCTGCGCATATCAACTGCTTCGTTATCTGCGGTATTCCATCCGCCGAGCAGTCTGTGTCTAAGGCAATTCGCTATCGCCGCCAGACGTTGAACGTGAACGACACGAACATGGCACTGTACACACCTGACATTAAAGTCTTCGATGAAGATACTGGCCGCTATCTGTGGACAGCATGTGTCGGACAGATCTGTGCTGTGTTTGCGTACACCGACAACAATCGTGGTACGTGGTTCGCGCCTGCGGGTATTACTGCATCCGCCCCTCTTGACTTCTTGGCTATTGCTCAGAAGTACGATCAGGATGACCGTGATGCTATGACCCGTGAGCAGGTCAACTACATCCGTAAGCTGCCTGACATTGCTGGTGGTGGTTACGCGGTGTGGGAAGCCAGTACGCAGTATAACATGAACTCTGCATTCCAGCAGATTCAGATTCAGCGTATGGTCGGTTACGTGCTTGAAGTATGTCACCGCACCTGTAAGGTTGGCTTGTTCGATCCGAACGATGCTATCCTTCGTGGCTACCTGCAGGGTATCGTTGAGAAGTTCCTCGAAGAGATTAAACTCGGTCGTGGTCTTCGTGGCGGTTCTTCTGGCTCGCAGGGCTATCAGGTTGTTTGTAACGAAGTCAACAACACCAACCAGACTATCGCTAACGGCGACTTGATTCTGGATATCGTGTTAGACCCGACACGCACCACTAAGCGTCTGATCTATCGTTTCAACATCAACCCGTCAGGCAGTACCTCCACAAGTCTGAGTCTGTAATCACAAAGGGAGGGCTTCGGTCCTCCTTTTTTCGTATTGTGAGGTTCTATGTTTACTTTGACCATTCAAGGTAACTTGGAATACTGCTTCTCGCTGCGTAACAAGGAGCTGCGCTTCTTGGTCTCGATGGACAATCCGCCGTTGCGCGGTACACTCCAGATTGAGAACGCTGCGGGTACGGTGCTCAAGAAACTTGATATGCCTACGTCAGGTACGACTGCCTACTTCGACTTCACTCTGCCTTTTGATACAGGCGAGCATGATATCGTAGCCAAAGCATATAACGTCAGCACTGTCCTGAACTCAACGTCGAATAAGGTGAGGGTGTCTGTGCCGTTCAGTGGTGAGTATGGCCCACGCTTTGGTATTCATGATAAAGTGTTGTCGTTGCTTGACTATAACGATACCTTCTTCCGCTCACTTCCTACAGTTCTAGGTGAGTCGAGTCCTCAAGAAATTACCTGTCCTCCTAACCAGTCTACATCAGACAACAACCGCTTCTTCTATGTCGCATGGCCAAAGCGCTTGCTCTATGGATATTTCCAAGAGACTGCACAAGGATTCTCTGGCTCATGGGATGGTGCAATGGAGTTTAACGACTTCAACTTCGAGGGTGCGGCTGAGGTCTCGTTGGGTGGCTTTGATTATGTCGTCTATCGCAATGACTTCCCGTTCGATAGTCTTGACTACGTGTTCCGCATTAAATACGGTTCCACCAGTCCGAAGTCCGGTGACCCTGTATAATTTTAACTACCGCTTCTGGTAAACGGAGAACACAATGGAACTGAAACTTGAACAGTTCATCAGTAACGTTGAGTTGCTTACGAATATCCACCAGCAGAACAAAAACCCGATCATGTTTCGTCTTCCACTGGAAGGCTCTCAGTTAGGTCTGTTGTTCTACTGCTCGTATGCAGTTCCGCGTTTCGTGGTCCTTCCAATCAATGCGATTTGGATTGACTACAACCCTGAGTCGTCTACTTTCGGTACAGCCTTCAAGCGTACTGCGAAAGATAACTCGGACCCATACAAAGATGTTTGGACTGCGTTGTATTTCTACGATGACGCGATGACCGAACAGACGTATGACCCGAACGATCTGCAAATCATCAACCGTGCGCTGCCTCCTCTGGCTACTAGCGTCACTCGTGGTGTTGGCTATCTGTCATATCCAGAATCCGAGTCGCGTGTCCTGATTGAAGGTGATGAAACACTTACCAACAATCGTGACCCACTAGACCACACCCATCCTGAGAAGCCCGCCACCATGATCAGCATCAATGGTAGTTACGGTGAAGAACATGTGCCAATCAAAGACCAGCTGGTTCCTCAAGTGAACCAAGTAATGGTGCTTGAAGATAGTACGCTCCAGTGGCGTAAGGTGCGTGAATCTGAACTCGGCCAGCCGACTGACTAAGGAGCGGTTATGACTACACTGAATGATATCGCCGCTGCTCTGTTGAATGTTACGGGCTTCATGGATAACACTGCTAAAGAGCAGGTTGTTCGTCAGATTAACCCAACACTCAACATCAGTTGTACGCACATCATCGCACAGGAAGAACCTGTTGGGATCGTGTTGCCAATGAACGTCGTCTGGTTGTGCATGGTACGCGATAGTGTGTTCTATCGTAAGTTCCTTGCACGTAAGTCTAAGACGCCTGCTGGTGGTTTTCAGAACACGTGGGAAGAAGTGAAGAACTTCAACTCGTTCTGGGCTCCACAGTATTACGACCCGTCTGATATTAGCGGTACGGAAGATATTCCTAACGCGTCTGTGGACGAATACGGGATCGCTCGTCTGACCGCTGAGCCTGCTTCTGTTGGTCGTCCTACATTTGTGTCTGTGACTGACCCGCGTAACACTGACAAGCGTACTCCTCTGCCGCATGATGAAATGCACCCAGAGAAGCCGCTGGTTGAAGTGAAGACCGTGCAGGATAAAGTGAACATGGACGCCGATGTAGGTGATAACGGTGCTACGTTCATCGCTGACACTAACGTGAAAGCATCTTACGGCCATCTGATTGCGACCGACATTCTGGAGAATAATGAATGAGCGTAACCACGATCGACGGCTTTGCTAAACAGTATATCGGCCTGGCTCGCACTCGCGGTCTGACGCCACGTAACCCAATCACTTTCCTGTTCCGTCCTAACGCGAACGATCAAACGGAAGTGCATCAGGTTATCGTGTCTATGACCGAGCCGTCGTTTTCTGAAAAGCCGTACAACCTGATTTGGATTGATGCCAACACAGGCAGCCCGCAGTATATGTATGTGCTGCGTCGTACCTCCGCCGTGTCTGACGGTAATCACCGTGGTTCATGGGTAACTGTGAACGACTACGCTGCACTGTTCAATCAGAAACAGTTCTTCCGCTTCGTTGTTGAGAACGCAGGTGATCTGGGGATTGAAGTTGGCGATCTGGAAATCCCACATGCGACCACCAGCCGTCTGGGGAATGTCGTCACTAAAGACGAACCCGAATCGACTGCTGAAACAGTTGCTGTGTCCAGCTCTGATACGCGCATGAGTAATGCACGTTATCCGACTAACCACGACCATCCTGATTACGCTCGCACCATGATTCGCCTGAATGCTACCGCATTCGTTGAAGTCGCAAGCTCTAACGAACCGCAAGAAGGCTACGTGCTGGCTATCGTCGATCAGGACCCTGTTAATCCTAACAAGTATATCGGTAAGTGGGTAAAACCTACTGCTGATAACGTCGAGTGGGAATCACCTCACTTGATGAACCTGCGTATTAGCCTGCCAGGCAACGCAAGTTACATGTCGGATAACAGTAGCGTCAAACTGAACGTTGACGCTGAGTGGTCAGACCGTATCGAGCACCAGCCTGCTGGCGTTGAGTGGTCTATCGAAGAAAACGTAATCGGTGTGACTATCACGCAGGACGGTACAGTCACTGCTCCTGATTTAGCTGCTGACGTTGTTCTGAAAGTGACTGCCCGTAAGCGCGACCCTGTGTACGGCAACTGGGTAACAGCTACCTACAATCTGCTGATCAAGAACACGTTCATCATTGATGACGAGCTGGTGTCCATCGCTATCGTTGGTACTGGTACGCTGTTCTATAAGCAGAAAGAAACCTACACCGTTACTGCTCGCTACAAGTCTGGTAACGTTGCGACTATCATGCCTACGAACTTCGTGGTTGATAACGTAAACGCTCTGGACCTAGTTGGTCTGCAGGGTACTGGTAAGAAAGTCTCGACTGATACAGTCGTCAAGCTGACTGCCACGTATGTGTATAACGGCGTCACCTTCACTGCGAATAAGAACGTCACGGTTAAAGCGCAGTTGATTACGCTGCTTGAAGTGCTTGGTGCTTCCACCATCACGTCCCAGCAAAGCGCAACCTACACGTTCCGTATTACGTGGTCGAATGGCGATACCGAGATGGTAACGCAGAACTCTTTCGTCGCTGCACCTACAACGTACACCACTATCAGTGGCAACGTGGTTACAGCGCGTAAAGAAACAACCTCTGATCGTCAGATCGTGTTGACTGCAACGTACATCACTGCCGATCAGACTGTCACTGGTACGAAGAACGTCACGATTCTGAAAGAGACCGAGGCCGTTGTGCTGACCTCTCTGGCCATTCAGGGTGCGAATACAATCCGCAGCGAAGAAAGCGCGAACTATACGTTCCTCGCAACTTACTCGGATAACAGCACCAAGCTGATTGACCCAACGACGTTCACTGCTGACCGTCTGGATGTTGTTACTATCGTGAACAAGACTGTTAACGCAGGTAAGGTGTCTTCTGACATTCCTGTGAAGCTGTCTGCAACGTACACGGAGAACGGCATCACTAAGACTGCGACTCTCGATATTCTTATCGTTAACGTTGTGCCTGTAGTAGACCTGTCGAGCATTAAGATCGTCGGTCCGTCGTCTGTTCAAGAGAAGACCACTACCCCTTACACGGTGCTGGCAACCTACTCTGATGGTCACACGGCAACTATCAGTCCTAACGAGTTCCGTCTGCAACAGGCTTCAATCTATGCAACGTTCTCTGACTCGAATCTGATCGCAGGCGCGGTGAACATCGCAAACACCAGCGTAACGATCTATGCGTCGTACACTGAAAACGGTATCACTAAGACTGCCACGCAGAATGTAACCATCGTCGGTAACCCGCCGGTTGTGACTTCTCTGGAAGTTCGTGGTGCTGACCAGATGAATGAAAACACTACATCGCAGTTTACGGCGTGGGAGATTCTTTCTGATGGTTCAGAGCGTCAGGTGACCTCACCTACGTGGTCTGTTATTCAGGGTAGCGCAGTCGCAAGCATTGCGCAGACTGGTATTTTGTCTGCTGGTGAAGTGACTCAGGACACAACCGTTCTGATTCGTGCGACGTTCGATGGACGTAACGCGCAGAAGTCCGTGTTGGTCAAGAACATCATCGTCATCTCGTTGTTGAGCGTACAGCCTCTGGCGCCAGCACCTGTGTTTGACTTCGGTACTGCGGCTGCTGTAACACGCGACCTGCATAGTACCCTGACGTTCTCTGATTCATCTACTCGTGAGGGTACAAGCGGCGAACTCAGCTACACGTTATCCACTGCGGCTCAAGAATACTTTGAGATCGTTGCTGGTGGTACAACTGGCTGGCGTATTCGCACCAAGAAAACTCTCAGCGGTTTCTTCGGTACTCTGACCTTCCAGCTTAACGTTGTTGCTACTGTAGGAAGCGTAAGCAAAACTGGTAGCGTACAGTTCACTGTCACAGGTCCTACCGATGACGTGAACACTGTGGAAATCATCGGTGCTGATTCGATGAACGAAGGTACTGTGTCAGGTGATTATCTGGTGCGTATCACTCGTCTGTCTGGCGCAACGAACGAGTATGCTTCCCTGCCTACTTGGTCACTGCCTCAGGGTGCTGCTTATGTGACGCTGGGTGTTGGTACTACTTCGACTCGTGCGAAGCTGACCTCTGCACCTAACTCAATCACGCAGAACCAGACTGTCACGCTCCGTGCTGCTAATGTCACCGTCGATGGTAAGACTTACGCGCCTGAGAAGACTATTCAGATCATCAATCAGACAGCAACGATCACTAAGCGCGAGCTGGTTGGTCCTACTGCTGTGAACAAAGGTGAGACTGGTACCTACATTCTTCGCCTGACGTTCTCTGATAACACGACGGTTGACCTGACGCCTGTTGTTACACGTAGCTCCGGCTCTACTACAGGCTTCACGTTCAACGGCAACAACACTATTACAGGTAATACGGTTAGCACTGTGCAGACCGCTGTGATTACTGGTACTGCTTCGTTCAACAGCGTAGTCCAAACGGCAACGTTGACTGTGACGAACACTCCAGCTCCTGCGACTCCTGACTCTGTGACTATCACTGGACCTGCTTCAATCATCGGTGGCGTAACTACTGCATACACTGCAACGGCAACTCTGTCTGATGGTACCACTCCTGACGTGACTGCTGATAGTGGTACAACGTGGGCGGTATCTGTGAAGTCTGGTACGGCAACCGGCCTGAGTGTTGTGGGCGGCTCGTTGAAGTCTAACAAAGTTACTGCTGATGCTGTAGTGACAATCACCGTGACTTACGTTAAGAACGGCAAGACTGTCACGGCAACTAAAGACGTTACGCTCAAGCCTGAGCAGGTTTCTGATCTGGGTGCTCGCTTCGGTTCGCATTCCAAGATCAAGTCTACCTCTGGCTATGACGCAGCGTTCGTTGCTGGTCTGCAAACTGCGTTGACTCTGACAGGTCAGCAGCTCCTGAACTGTCCTGCTAATACCAGTACGAGTTCGAACAATGTGTTCTTCTACGTTGCGTGGCCTAAGTCTCTCGGCTATGGTTACTTTGTCGAATCCGTTCAGGGCTTTGCTGGTTCATGGGATGGCGCGTTGGAGTTCGATGACTTTAACTTTGCAGGCCCGGCAGAAGTTGTTATCAATGGTGTCGATTACGTTATTTATCGTAACGACTTCCCGTTCGATAGTCTGGCGTATACGTTTAAACTGACCTACGGTTCATCGAACCCTGGTTCAGGTATCGCGTAAGGAGAATAAGATGCCGGTAAACATGACTTCGTTCCTGTTGCCTGCATCCGCAGCACTCCCATACCTACTTGAGGATAAATATCTTCGAGGAGGTATGCGCTGTCTGCCTACTCTGGCTGATCGTGATATAATGTCCGTAGGTAATAAAAAGCCTGGGATGTTATGTTACGTCACCGAGACCAAGAAGATGTATCAACTTGGTACAGACAACGTAACGTGGGAAGAAGCGAAGTTCGGAGGTGCCAACTACAAGTTTGAATCTCCGTTCGTCACTGCTGTGGATGAAACAGGACTCACTGTCGTAGGCCTCGACCCAAGTAAACAAGTACCTGAGCCTGAGTATGCGGGTATGACCCTCGTATCTGGTGCTAACGGTACGATGTTCTGGGCCGACCTGAACGGCAATGAAAGTGCTGGTGTGCGTAAAACGGTGGAGTACGAATCTCCTGCATACATTACCCCGGGACAACAGGTTGACTTTGACCTGCAAATGAACCGTACGGTGATGTTGCTTTCTGTTAAACTCAATGCCTTTGATGTGGAACTCTCTGCGTTTCCTACGGCACAGCGAGATGACAGAAACCCGTATTTATTTCGCTCCACTGCTAATTTCCTCGAAGATGATGGCGTGTTCTCAGATGTGGATAGCGAAGGTAATCCAGTTATTCGCAAGCTGCGCCGATATAGCTTCTTGTCCAACAAAGACAACTCGCCTACAATTTCGTGGCGTATGAAGAATATCGGTACATCACCGTCGAAACCGAAACTCACTGTAACCTATCTGGTAATGGAGTGATTAACATATGGCTATTCAACGTGTAACTGCCACTAAGCTCATTGGTCTGGAAGCTCTGACCCGTGATCTGGTGGCGAAAATGATTGCTGGGGGTTTTGAACTCGTAGCAGTTGATGGTGTCGCTGGCACTCAGGTTAAACCAGACGGTAAAGCATTCTACTTGCTGGCATCTGAATCAGTTGACCCGCTGTTCGAAACTCAGCAATGGGGCATCATCCTCAAAGCCGATAACACTGCCAAAACTCTGTCAGTCAACATTCTGCCTGACCTTCAGGTGAATGACACTGACTACTCTGCGGCTAAGCGCTCTGCGACTGTGGAAATCGGCCGTCTGTCTAAGTCCGGCCTGATGGCCAACAGCTTCATCGATCTGGTTGCTGACTGGAAGATGGATGCAACTGCTGATCTGGCTGCATTCCCGCTGACCTATGACTTCATCACCACCGACCACGGCATCGCTCTGCACATCAACGCAGAAGGCTTCGACAATACCGGCACCGCGTTCAGTTGGTTTGTTGCGCAGCGTGGCGTACAGGCAGATGACACTAAGCCTGGTGATCACAGCCCACTGTTCTGCATCTTCTCATGTGGTGGCGGTCTGGCCGGCGACCCAGATACAATCAAGCCTGAAGCAATTCAGCGCTTCACTGTTATCGAAGCCGGTATTTACTCCGCGACTGTTCCTCTGTCTGCTGTTCAGCCAACCCCTGACTCAGCCCCAATCATTAACCCGCTCCAGCAGGTTATGATCGCAGAGGGTAATCGTGCTATCGTCCTGTTCCCTCAGATGATCAACACTCAGCGTTATGTGTACTTCGCTACACTAGATATGCTGGGCTATACTTCTGCCGACGTTCTGTCTGCCGGTTCGGAAGTTCAGTTGAACCCTCTGAAAGCAACCAACAAAACCAAGTATCTGGGCATGAACGCTAACGGTAAAGACAACCGTGGTATGCGTCTGATGCTTCCTGTCGGCACTGGTGATGCGGCTTAATCTTAAGGGATAACGACTCATGAACAAACTGATTGTAAAATCCGGATTCACCAGCAACATCAAGATGTGGAAATCTATCCTGCAAGACCTGGTGGATAACGGCTTCCAGCTGGTGAGTGTTAACGGCACTATTGCTTCAACTATTCCATCCACGGATCTGACTGCGTTCGTTGTTGAAGCAACTGCGACTGTCGATCCACTGGCAGGTACTGGCGTTGGTAAACAGCGCTGGCGTGTAGCCTGTAAAGTCACTGATAAACGTACCAACCTGTACGTTGCTGCTCCAGAGCAGATCTCTGACACAGGCACCATCGCTAAGACCGGTACTATTACTGTAGGCGGCACTTCTTTCCCTGAATATGCAGGTCAGATTGGTGCTCGCTTTAACGGGAACACCGGCGGTACTACTGGTGACTATGACGTGTGCTTCTGGCACCGTGGCATTGCAAACAGCAACGGCGCAGTTTACTATGGCGGCACCATGGCGTACCCTACCAACTCAACTACTCAGAGTTCTGGTCAGCAGAACCCTGATAGCCTGATTTGGGCTGACCCAGAAGCGTCTCCGTTTACCTACCACATCTCTCTGACTGAGCACGGCTTCGCGCTGCACATCGCAGTTGAAGGCCGCGACTCTGACGGTTGCCGTGGTGCGTGGATGGTAGTTCAACGTGCTATTAACTCTGATGGTACAGTGGTTGTTGACGGTAAAGCTCCTCTGTTCTGCATGTTCAGTGTGAACGGCGGTGGCTCAATGAATAACGATCTGGAAGTACGTCCTGCTACTAACAGCCCAGGCTCGTTCCAGATCATGCGCTACACCGTTCGTGAAGCTGACGTGAACGCACCGACTCTGCCTGTACCTGCACACGTACACAGCGCAGATAGCTACGCGGTTATCAACCCGTATCAGATGGTTCCGTTCTCAGAAGACAACCACTTCGACTTCCGTCTGCCTGCGGGCTTCAACACTCAGCGCTACAGCTACCCGTATGAAATGGATATCGTGGGCTATGCGTCTTCTGACGTTATCTCTAACGGTACCCTGATCGACGTGCAGGTGTACAATGAGAAAGAAGATGACGGCAGCACTCCGAAGAAGCGTACATACAAAGCTCTGACTGCTAACAGTCCGAACAACACTGGTATGCGCGTCTTCTTCCTGCAGGGTTACAAAGCACCAGAAGTATCAGGCGGCTAAGCCTATTCCTCACAGGGTGGCTTCGGCCGCCCTTTTTCGTTTCTACATCGTGAGGTGAACAATGGCTGAAATGATTCCTGTTGTATCGGCAACGGGTGCGCAGTCTTGGTCAGGTAGCGTAACTGCTGCTGGCCATACTGACGTTCTCAAATTCCGTGTTGTTGGCGGTACGTTTGCCGATGCTTCTACAGAGAAAGATATCACGCCGAGTTCTGGCTCTGACTATTCTGTGAGCCTCCTGGCTACAGTTACTGTCTCAGCCGCCGCTACGCAACCTGTTCTGCTGTATTATCTCGACGGTGACCTTTGGGTGCTTGTGCATTCACTGTCTCGCATCTTCATTCGTCCACAGACGAAAGAGCTGGACTACCGTCTTGTCACAAAAGGTATGGATGCAATGCCTCTAGGCGCTGCACTTAATCCTACCTATGGTGGTCTTGTTCTTGGTGGGGGTGTACGTATACCCACTACTCAGGACATGCAGCAAAGTAGTGTAGCGAAGTTCTCGGACTTCGATAGCACGTTCTTCGATTTGACCAAGCCTATTTCAATCGTCCATGACCGCCAAGGACGCCGTCTTTATTATTTGCACACTGATGGTGATGCTTCGAATACAAAAGTGTTCGGTAGCATGGACAATGTTGATATCGCTGGCTATAAAGTCAGTTATGACACGAACAATAAACGCAGTGCTGTAGTCTTCCACACGTCTGGTCAGGTTGATGTGCTTGACGAAGCGATGACTCAGTTCGGTGAGCCTAAGCAATTAGGATATGAAGTCAACCGCGTTATCTGTCGTCGAGCCGGCGTTGGTACAAACACCGTTGACAGCTATGTTGCTTTCGACAAAGAGGGCAGTGCGCACTATCTCAATGCCAGTTTCGTGGAGACTTCGGTCAAGTCCGATCAGTTCTACGTTAACGGCTCTGACAGCTATGATGTGTTGTCAACTCTGGATGGTAAGCTGGTGGGTGGCAATACGGCCGCTGCACCTTCATCTGTCTTCTGGTACCAGTTCGTTCCGAGTTCACTGTTGGTGCTCGGTCATGACGGTACAAACATCTATCAGTTCAACATTCGTGACAACGTTCAGAACGTAGCGGCTCGCCCTCTTGTCGCCAATGACCTCGTTGTGTTTAACACGACTGCGGCATGGACTGATAAGGGTGGTAAGCTCGTCGCAGGTATGGACACGAATGGCTCCAACGCTCTGTTCAACTTCGCTTCTGCTGAAACGCCTACTCAGACACGCGCTGGTTGGCCGTATATCGAACTACTAACACCGCCGTACGCTCAGGCCGATACGTATGATCGACTGTTCTACTATGCAGCTCGACCTACTACAGGCTTGAAGCATTTGGCGATTCGTAACTACGATATCGTGTGGCCTGATTTGACGAATATCGAACTAGGCCCAAGTGTTAAGTTCAAAGTGCTTGTCGATGCTGGTGACCCAGATATCCCTCTGCCTATCACTGCACCTGCGGGTGTTACTGTGTCTGCGACGATTGACGTTACCACGATCGATATCGTAGACGGCAAAGAGGTTACGACTGTTACTGAGGTGCCCGTCACCAAAGTATATGACGGTCAGGAAGTTACCATCACACTTAGCCATGCGTACATTACCAGCTCGTCGTTCCCTGTTGCTATCGGTCATACTGTCTATCAGTTTGAGATGAAAGCAGACGATACGCCAAACGCCTTTTCGTGGCAGAACATTCTGGGTATCGAAAACGATACTTGGAACCGTACCGAAGACGTTACGATTAGTGGCATCAACGTTGCTGTACCTGTTAGTGTGCTGGTGGATGGTGTAGAAGATTACGACCGTGTGAAGATTTTTGTTGATGGTGTAGAAACAGCAATGCCTGTGCTCATTCGCAACAATCAGAAACTTGGCTTTGAGATTCTGCATGAGAACGATACTTCCCGTATTGACGTAGACGTAGGTCAAGGTACCGCCCACTTTAGCCTATTTACTATTGTCGAAGCGCAGTTGGATGTTGGTCGCCATTGGGCCTACGTGCCTGTAGGTAAACAAGTGCAGTCAGATGTGTTGAAGAACACAGGCACCATCCCTCTGGTGCTGACTATCACTGGTACTGATGCTGTATTCTCCAACGGTACGCAGACGATCACACTTGCAGTTGACGCAACCACAAGCATTAAGTTCACTCCTACAGAGAACGAGCAGTACGCGATTAAGTTCCGCTCGGAGCAGTATTCCTATGAGTGGTATGTGTGGGCAGATAATCAGTGGCTGGGAACATTGCCTCAGACAAAACGTGCTGAACGTTATGTCATGGGTGATAGCGGTACGTTCTTTATCGACAACATCCCAGATAACTTCTGGACGTACTTCACGATTCCTGCTGGCATGTTGCTGGACATTGATGGTGTGCGTGTTGAGCAAGAACTTGACAGTCGTGGTGTGTACAAAGAGCAGGGCCTTGTAGTTGGTCCGTTCGAATGCGCAGACACGATGCTCAAGATCTACGGTCTACCTTCGCACAATCAACCGCACACGTTGCAGTTCGGTAATGCGGAAGCAGGCTGGCTGTACGATATGACGGTCGACCCTACGTATACCGCGTACGGCACTGACTCTGTGCAGTTGTTCGGCCTGTCTTATCTGGATGCTACTACAGATGCAGTGTCTGTGTTTGACGCTAAGACTTATGTGGCTGCGTCTGACCAGAACGTTGTGCTCACTCCTGTGTATGACCCTGAGCTAGATGTTCAGCTACAGTGGCTTGACTTTGAAGACGCTGCCACGCACGTCATGCAGATGGCAAAAGGGAATGACTTCGATACAGGTCATAAAGACTTTGTGGATAACTTCCACATGGCTGATCTGATTGCTAAGTCAGATATCATCTATGATCGCTTCCCTCTGTTCGAATTGACAGACGCTCCTGAAATAGCATCTGACGATTTCCCTCTGTTTGAATTGACAGAGGGCCAGAAGGACGTTATCACTGCTACGTCGCTGCCTGCATTTATTGGTACGGATGAAGGTGCTGCAACCGATACGTTCCCTCTGTTCGAGCTTATTCAGGGTCAGGTAGACACTGCCTCAGAGTTCCCGTTGTTCGAAGCTGTTGCTGGTGATAGTATTGTCTCTGACTCGTTCTGGCCAACATTCTTCACTGATGTGGCTGTGGTCAACGATACCTTCATCAACAACTTTGTGGAGCACATGGATGATGCGCCTCAGTATTTCGATCTTCGAGACCCTGCATATCGCACTACCATAAAAGCGGTGTCCGACCAGATACTGCCTAAGTTTGCTGACACTAAAGGTAACTATCCTGCTGACGCTATTGAAGGTAAGAAGGTAGATGCTGGTGGTCTGTATCAGCAGGGAATGACTGACCCGCGTCATGCAACTGACAGCGGTCTGTACCCACAGGAGATGACAAGCGGTAAGTATGTTGAACCGTCTGCTGTCTATCATGTAGGTTGGGCCCGTCCTATCTGGCGTCCTGTTAGTGTCACGTATAAAGCAGACCCGCTTGTGGCGAAGTATGTCGATCCTGACTACCACCCTGCTGTGCTGTTTATGCCTGAGATACCGTTCACACGTTGGTTGCAGCCTTCGCAGATTTATCACTGTGCACCATCTACGCCGATGCGTATGGAGCATCTTGTTAAATATCCTGTGAGTCCTGCTCCGGGTGAGTTCGAACAACTGCGCCTGATTGCTGCACCTGTTGTGCCTCATAGTCCTCTTGGAGCTAAGACGCCTGAGGTGTATCTGCATCTGATTCAGGGTAAGTTCATTCAAGGTGCTCCTCAGATCAACACGGATGTTCTTGAGCCTGATCTTATCAAGGCACCGAGAATCATACCTGTTGCACGTACTCCAGGGGCTCCAGCTACACGCGCACCTATCGCAGTAGAGATTAGGAAGTCGCGTAAAGCAGATAGCAATAAGACTTACGCTGTCGTTGCACCTGTAGTTGAGATGTGGTCGGTCGAGCCAGATCACGGTTCGATAGATAAGCCACTCGAAGAAGGATATTTCGAAACAGAACTGCTGGCACTCCAAAACGCTACGCAGGTCTGGGGCTTTGACCCATCTGTTGTGTACGCTATCCAGCAGCCTAACGGTTACTGGACGTGGGCACAAATCACCGTGTGCGAAGAATCTTGTGGCTCTATGTCGTGCGCTGCAAGAGGATATTTAAGCGGGGGTTAATCCCCGCTTTACCTTGAGTAAGCTAATTTCAACGAGTGACAGTACAACATAGAGACAATAACATGATACTTTCCGTGTCCGCATCTCACGAAGATGCAGTAACGAAGTACGCGTGGATGAAGTACAAAGGTTCACGCGGAAAGGAAGTATCTCAACGAACTCATAAGCGTATGATTCGTGAAGGAGATACTTTTGGCATTCTCCCGCTGCGCAATGGCGGACGCTACACTCTTATCTTTGCAGACATGCCGCATGTGGACTTCCCACTGGACAAGACTACTGGTCTATTCCTTATGGAGCGTAGTACCAAGCTGCGTAAAGTGCCTGATGTTGTCCAGCGTGATTCTCGCACGAAGACTGCTGGTGCTCGTACTATGCAGCGCCAGATCAATCGTGTTCAGTTCGATGCCGCACGTTTCGCTCCTAAGTCTGTGAAGGCTGAGGCTGTGTATGGTATCAACTTTGATAACTACCAGTGGCGTATGGTGCCTAGCATGGAATACCCTGTGAAGACCAGTAAGGGTATGATCAAGCTCTACAAGAACGACATGATTGGTGTGCGTTTCTTGCGTCAAGGTAAAGGTGGCGTAGTCATCAATACCGAAGGCCTGTACGTCAAAGTGGATGACAGTCAGTTCGACCTGATTGTACACGACACGAACATCCTACCATTCAATGATTGGCCTAAGGGTGAGATTGACGTTGATACAGTCAAAGCGTATCGCAAACAGGTACGTCGTCACCGCAAGCGTTCTCAACTGGAGGAGGAAGAAGCAGTACGCCTCGCCAACAACGCTAAGGTTCTGGAGCAGAAACAGCAGCGCAAAGAACTCCAGAAACAAGCGCGTAAGACTGCCGCAGAACGTGCAGCCGAGATGCGTGACCTACGCAACAAGGTTAAGAGTGGTGAGATTGAGGCGCCTAAAGCAGAAGTTCGTACTGTCTATGAAGATGGTATAGACAAACGGGGCAAGCGTGTGAAAATCATCGAGCATGAAGAACTGGATGATGCGATTGAGGAAGTGGAAGTGGAAGTTGATTTGGACTTCGACGAGCAGAAACTCGAAGACGTTCTATCACGCAGCCCGTTCGCAGGTGACATGTTCAACATCGAAGATTCTATCGGGTCCTTGTTTGGTGGCGATGATTCACAAGACCACGAAGAGCCTGCGCTTGATCTGTCCGATATAGACGAACCAGAAGACGACGAAGAAGATGTAGCGCCGTCCAAAGTACGCGCTAAGGTCAAAGGCAAGAAGCCTGCCGAAGCTCTGCCTAAGGAAGAGGAAGAAGATACCTCTGACACTGATGACGAGGAAGATCCCGATGCAGAAGAAGATCCTGACGATAGCGATCCGGACACTGATGATTCAGAAGATGGGTCTGATGAATCCGATGGAAGCGACGACGAATCCGTGGATGATGCCGATGCTGACGACGAAGGAGCTGATTCAGAAGGTGAAGATGACGAACAGTCCGACGATGACGCAGACGCAGATGCTACGGACGCGGTAGACGAAGCTGGCGCAGAGGAAGATCAGGACTCTGACGTTGCGGCCGCCGAAGATGAGGCGAAAGAAACTGCTAAGAAGATTGCAGCAGCCAACCAATCTACTCCAAGCGCTCGCGCCGAAGAGGCAGAAGAAGGTGATGTGTTGCAGTTCAAGGCAGATGCTAAACTCAAACGCGACTGGCTGGTTGTTCGTGTGAGTACGCATAACTCCTCCGACAACATCGTTATCTATACGCTGTACGATATTACCAACAGCCCAGACGAAGTGCGTCAGGTGCGTGTGAACCGTGCGCGTAAACAGAACCTCTTTGACTATGCCGAGCATGTGAAAGATATGGCACCTAAGCTATTCAATCGCGTGTACGATATGGTGGAAGATTTCCCTGTCAACAAAGACCCCATCGCCAGCTAATGCTGTAAATACCAGTGTTGATGACGATCGGAGAAAACAACATGCAAATCTCATTGAAGCGGCTCGAAAGGAACCCTGATAAGGTTCTGGACACGCTCAATCTGACGCAGACAACGAAACTTGTGGCGCATCTTGATGATGCGTTCCACACTGATTCGGAAGGCTTGATATCAGATGCGGTCTATGACCATATTCGTCGCTACATCGACACGCGCTGGCCTAAGTCAAAGCTGGCTCGTAAGGTTGGTGCGCGTGATGACTCTGATGTTAAGCTGCCTGTTCCTATGGCGAGTCTCGATCAGTATACGCTCGGCGGTAAGCAACTGTCTAAGGCTCTGGCCGAAGATGTTGACTGGATTCTTACGGACAAATTGGATGGTCTGAGCATTGAACTCGTTTATGAGAAAGGCGTACCAGTACAGGCGTTCACTCGCGGTGATGCTACGCACGGTAAAGATGTTTCTCACCATATACCCGCCATGCGTATCCCTCAGAAGATTCCTGAGAAGGGTACGGTTATCATGCGCTTCGAAGCTCTGATTCCATATAAGACCTTCATGGCGAAGATGCACGAGTCTGCTGGTGGTAAATATAAGGCTGCACGTAATGCTGCGTCTGGCCTTGTGCGTAACTTTGAAACTCCCAAAGAGTTCAAGTACGTCCATATGGTGTGCTTCGGTATTCTTGCAGGTAAAGGCGCAACTGACCGGCAGTCTAAACAGTTTGCACGTCTGGAGCGTTGGGGCTTCGAAGTGGTTCGTCACTTTGGTCCTATGCGTTTCGACAATCAGGAAGAACTCATTCCTTGGTTGGATAAGCGAATCGCTAAAGCGAAGTATGAACTTGACGGCATCGTGATGACACGCGACGTAGCGACCCCAAAAGCTACCGCATCTAACCCACGACACGCATTCAAGTTCAAGATGAACGTTGAGTCTGATACGGTCATCGTTACGGTCAAAGAGATTATCTACCAAGAGTCCAAGTATGGGGTAATGGCTCCTGTCGCTATCTTCCCTCCGACTATCATGCCCGGCGGCGTGACTGTCGAACGTGCTTCTGCGCACAACGGTTTCTACGTTGAGCACGGCTATCTCAAGCCGAAGAAGAAAGGTGCAGTGATGGGTCCTAAACGGCCTCTTGGTCCTGGTGCTAAGGTTAAATTGATTCGAAGTGGCAAAGTAATCCCATACATCATGGAGATTCTCAAGCCAGCCAAGAAGCCTCAGCTGCCTGACGTGCCTTACAAGATTAGTGGTGTAGAGTTCGTCGTAAAAACGAAGTCGTCTGCTGCTGATGCCCGTATGCTAGGCTCGTTCTTGAAAGGGCTGGACGTTGCTAACACGGGTCCTGGTACATGCAAGATGCTGATTGCGTCTGGCATTAAAACACCTGAGCAGTTGTTCGATGCCTCGATGGGTGCGCTGCGTGAGATTGTTGGTGACTCTCGTGGTCGTCAGTTGGCGAAAGACCTGAAGGCGCTGAAAGCTGGCGTGCCTATGAATACGTGGTTGAAGGCTACAGCGTCATTCTTTATGCGCGGTGCTAACACTACGTTTGACAAAGTTGTCGATGCAATTCCTAACCTTGAATATTATCTCAAGCGTGGATATACCGCTGACCTGACGTTGAAGATTAGCGCTATGCACGGCATCGACAAACTCGGACCCGCTATAGCAGAAGCTGCCGTGAAGTCCTACGACATGGCTGCGAATATGGGTGTGACTCTCGTTGCCCCGAAGAAGGTGAGAGTAGTTAGCGCTAAACTTAAAGGCGTGAACGTTGCATTCACTGGCATTCGTGACCGTGACCTGATGAAGCGTATCGTTGAACTCGGCGGAACTGCTTCTGATAGCATGAAGTCCGATACGACGATACTGATCGCAAAAGACCCCGGCTCTGGTTCTGCGAAACTCCAGAAAGCGATGGACAAAGGCATCCCTGTTATGGGACTCGCAGAGTTTAAGAGCAAGTACAAACTGGAGTAACTATGCTCTCTTTGCCTTGTACGTTCGACTACTGGCGGAACTATAAGCCACTAGCTCCGAACCTTACGGTGCGAGTGCGTAACTCGGGTGAAACCGAGATAACACTCGAAAAGATCTTACAAGGCGCTCGTGATGAAGTGACGTTGCACAGCCCTACAGAGGGTGTACTCGATAAGGTGCCAGCTCAAAGGGGTTGGCGCCTTTCTGCTATTAAGGTCAATGACCCTATGGTTGGTACGGTGCGTCTGAACTATTTCAACGATGCGTTCCTCTATAGCCCACGCAGCGGTTACGTTGGTGCAGACTGTTTCTCTTACATCTTGACCAACGGTACGCAGCAATCAGACTCAGGTACGATTACCCTTGATGTTTATCAATGGTACACATATCAAGTCCTGTTGTATAGATTGAACACGCAGAAGACATACCACCGTTTCACTGCGAAGCCGTTCCTGAAATACGCATCAGGACAAGCGCCATTGAAGCCTGTAAAATTCGCACAGATAAGCTGGTACTACAACCAGTATCGTGCAGAGACAGACAGCAAAGGCGTGACTCGTATCTATAAGCGTCGTGTAGTCTGGCAGACAACTGTTGCCGACTACACCTCGTACTACAACCGTCAGGTATATGCGCCGACCATCATCAATACTGGTGAAGAAGTTCGAGCATACACATACTTCGACGACTCTCTTGGTGCGGGTTTCGATGGTGACTATTCACATCCGTTCGTACCAAAGAACTCACAAGGCGACATTGAGCTTGAGATTCGGCTTTACACTGAGGAGAAAACAGTGTGGAGTCCATCATTAGGCCGATACATTTTGCAAGTCGACCTGGACCAGCCTCTCATCCTTGATTACCGTGTGTCTGATATCTACGGTAAGCAGTGGTGGGATAGCGGTAACGTTTTGATATAACCCAATGAGGCAAACATGAGAATCTGTGTAGCGGCTATCTGCCGTAATGAAGAAAAGAATATCGGTGAGTGGTTGAAGCACGTTGCGGGTGCCGATGCGATTAGTATCGTGGACACAGGTAGCGAAGACCAAACCACGAACATCATTTCGGCGTTCACGCACCCTAACCTGTATCATGTGTTCGATGTATCAGAAGAACGCAATCTAGGCGCGAGTCGTGAGATGGCCGCTACGCCTTTCTCGGAAGACGACCTTGTAGTGTGGCTTGATATTGACGAGCGCTTCGATGACCCTAATTGGGTTGAGGCGCTACGCAATACGCAAGGCATTAAGAAAGCAGAAGCTGTTTGGATTCTGATGCGTAACGGCGACAGTCACTACCAGCAGATGAAAGCATATCGTCGTCGCTCTTATTTCTGGAAGTACCGTGCGCATGAAGTCCTGGCATCGCGCAAGCCAGGACAACGACTCAAATCAGTAGAAGCGCCGTTCGCAACTGACCACTATCCAGACCACGACAAGGCACGTAATTATCTGCTGGAGCTTGGTCTGGATGTTGGTGACTATCCACATGATGATCGTTGCAGTTTCTATTATGCGCGTGAACTCTGCTACTCGGTCAGTTATTATGAGCGCCCAGACCTGCTGGAAGATGCACGTCGTGAAGTTGACCGCTTGGCTGGCATAGCTAAATGGCCAGACTATGTAGCTTTGGCTAACATCGAACTGGCCAAAGCTACATTCAAGCAGGGCTTCACTCAAGAGTCGGTGTGCGCCTGCTATCGTGCTATTGCATTCCGTCCAGACCGTATTGAGTGCTATGCGATGCTTGCTGATATCTTCTATCGTCATGGTGACAACATCAATGCGATTGGTCAAGCTATTCAGGGTATCGAAGCGTCAAAGCAGAATCCAAAAAGTTTCCTGTTCGACCAAACTCCTATTAATTTAGACCTGTGCTACGACTTAGCCTATTGGGGCTGTCGCAATCTGGGTATGGTAGAACCTGCTCTCAATTACCTCGCTAACTTGGCTACGCTTCGCGGTCTTGATGTTAACGAGGAGATTATGAACTCCGGCCTGTTGCAATATCTACAGGCTCCTAATCAGGAAGAAACAAATGACAGTAGCTCGATTGAAAACGACGGGAGTTCGCAGACTGAAGGCTCCACAGCAGCCGAGTCTGGTGAACAGCTCGGAGCAGACAACTATCAAGTTGAGCGAGTCTCTGACACCAGCGAACAAAGCAAGCCTGATTAATGCTTTCGAACTTGCTGCTAAGAAGAAGCTCGGCCAATCAATCACACCAGAAGACATTCTGAGTGTAGCGAAGCGTACGGTAGTTCCTGCAATCGCAAGCCGCATCTATACTGAGATTGCCAACAGTACAGAGAAGCAGACGTTCCAGACTTTGGCACGTCTTGCTATTGGTATGTGTGAAATGTATGCGAAACGGGCGGGCTTGACCACTGGAGATCAGGGCACACAGATGCCAGTAATCCTAGGCGGTTACTTCATCAACCGTGTGCTTAATGATAGTTCCAGTACCATCGCACAAATCAACGCTATCGACCTGCCTATTGAGCAGAAATTTGCGGCGCTGTTCGAGTCCTTCTGGTCTTCACTTGATATTGAAGCACTGAAAGAGAAGATGACGCCGCGCTCTGAGTCTGCTGCGCGTGTGACGTTCAAAACGCTGAAATCTCAAGACCTGTATAAAGGTACTGAGCAAGTAAGCTATGCGGTTAACGCTGGTGGTCGTGTGTGCGGTAAGATTAGCTGGGACAAAGCCTGTGGTGAATGTTCTGACAAATCCACAGGCTGGGTCGTAACGTTATTCGACGGCTTCAATGAAGCAGCGTATCGTTCTGGTCGCGGAGAGAATGCGCATGAACCTTTCACTGCTGTGCATAAGGGTGAAGTCAAATTGCAAAACCCAAGCCGTATGACTCTGGCGCTCGCTAAGTCATGGGCTCGTGGTGCGCTGCGAGGTTAATATGGCTCAATTCTCTTTCGCGTATAACATCGCGGATATTGTTACGTTCTACCACGGACGTACTCTCGACGGTAGTGCTCGTTGCACATTGCGTGGCACTATCAACTCGATTCTGATTGGTGCTGACGAAGCGATCTATATGATTCAAAGTCGCTACGCCATGCACCCTGTGTCCGAGTCTGATATCGTTAAACCGATATTCAGTACGAAGTCCTTCGATGTGTTCTATCCGGGCGTCGAAGTCATTGCCTCGATGAAAGATTCAGGCAAAGAAGTTCCTGCCTATGTCGAGAACGCAGTAATTTCAGATGGACGCTTACGTTACTGGCTGAGCACTATGGACGGACTCAACGCCTTCCAAGTTGAAGAGGGTTGTGTGCGTCTTGCAAACGCTGGGCCAGATAACATCAACAATTTCCAATAGGGAGAACACGATGGACAAGTCCATTCGCTCCGAGTCATTTGATACCTCGGACATGGGCCTCGTTGGACTAGGCGCGATTGATATGCACAAAGAAGATGTTAGCCAAACAGCTAAGTCTATTCGTGTTGACCCTTCGCGTTTTGGCATTCAAACAGGCTCATTCAATCTGGACGTAAACGTGTGGCTGTCGAAAGCAGCCGAGCAGTATAACACGTCACGCAACATTCGTGATTATGTTATTGTGCCTGTGCCTGTAAACATCACTGAGCTGCCTAACACGAATGGTGACGCATTTAGTCTGGAAGAGTGGTTGACGTTTAACCCTGACCAAGGACGTCTTGCTTATCAAACGTTCATCGGTAAGCCTACGTTCATCGAGCACAACAACAAAGATTACCGCCAAGCAATGGGTATGATCTTCGACAGCAACCTGTCAAAGCTCCAGAACTTCCGCGGTAATCATGCGCGTCTGACTCTGCTGCTGGCGTTTGACCGTACACGCTGCGAAGAACGTTGTGATCGCATCCTTAGCGGCGAGCTTAACACGTACTCTAAAGGCACAACGTACAAAGCCTACAAGTGCAGCATCTGTGGCCAGTTGGTTACTCCTCGTCATCGTAACTTCTGTTCGCATACTGCATTCAACAAGCCAACGTACCTTGATGGTCGCACCGGCCGTCTGGTATATCGTGATTGCAAGATGTTGACTGGCTTCGAATGTAGCTCGGTCGATGATCCGGCATTCGCATGTGCTGCCACGTACAAAGAACACCTTATGCGGATGGCGTAATGGCGGGAAGTCTAGTCATATCGGACTATCCGTACTATCGTTATCTGGGACCAGACGTAGCGATCTCAAACGGGGTGCATCTGCATACCCGTGAGGTCGTGGGTCTGCTCAAGGTAAGCAACGACCTGTACTACATAGCCCATCCTAAATACGACATGGCTTATGAAATCAGTGGAGATGACGGTGACAAGGTAGTTGCACAGAGTCGCCCATTCACTGCTAAGCCTGACGCCCTCTTCAAGCCGGACTTTGACTTCACTCCTTACGAGGAGAAGAAGAAAATAGCTACTGCGCCTAAGCCAAAGCCTGTGCCAGTCAAAGCGAAACCTGAACCGGAACAGCCTGCACCGCCACCAGAACCGGAAGATGCCGGTACGCCTGCACCGGATGGTAACGACACTCCAGAGTCCCTGAGAGCAAGAGCGCGTCGCCTGCAAGACATGCCTATGTTTGGCGATAAGAAAGCTCTGGTGTATGCTAACGCTACTTATCCGGGCGGTACTCCAAATAACTACGCTGTCCAAAAGATACCTAAGTGTGGCAATGTGCATCTTGAAGTATTAGGTGCCGATGACTTGCTTATTGGCGGTAGACGTATTCACTTAGAAGGCGTCAGCCCTCCTGATTATGTACTGAAAGACATTCAGGAGAACGTCATGCCTGGCATAGGTCTTAACGTGCCTCTGCCATTCAAGCGTTTATACGTAGGTATCGTTAAACAGGGCAATGACGTTGGTGGTTCTCATATAATGACTTATACCGTGTCAGGATTCCTGTATGGTGTAATTTCAATGAGTCCACGGCAGTTGGTTGATTTGTTTGGTGGCTATAATAGTCGATCGTTCGGCCATGCAATGACCCACGAATTGGCTCACTTTGTGGACCATACGATGATACGAAACGTTGACCGTATGAAGTTTGAACAGGCCATTCGTGGTAAGAAAATCCACCCGGATTCGCTCGATGCTAGGACAATGAAATCCGTACCAACGGAGCATTTCGCTACCCTTGCAGAGCTAATGGTTTGGGGTGATAGTATGCGTAACGTTTACTCGTTAAACGGAGTAGAAGTGGTCAATAAATACTTCGAAAATCGCTATATTCCGCAAGCTGACATTGATAGCAGAAAAGTTTAAAAATACCTGAATTTTTTCTGCAATCGTTAATTTTAACCTGTCGATTCAACGACTAAAAATTCTATGAGGGTTTTAACCATGCCAAAGATTACCCAACTCGCGGGTATCCTGTGTGTCGGTCAAAACCATAATCAGGCAGTAGAGAACTTTCGCCGTACTGCACTTGGTCAGAACCTGATGATTTTCGGGAACTCTGCCGGTGTAGGCTTTGCTTCGCAGAGCGGCGCGGACCTTTACAATCCTAACGGCGGTGAAGAACTGCTGGTAGAGCATCCTGATTTGGTTGAGAAAGCCGAAGTCCAGTCGCAGTCCTCTGCGGGTGACGTGAAAGCTCATTACACCATCTGCCTTGATGGTTGTGGATGCCACGTTATTTCCGACAGTTCTGCACTGGTTCAGGGCTCCTGCCCATCGTGCTCTGCTGACCTGTCCGAAATCACAGACGAACGTGTTACTCAAGCTCTGGCTGAATCCGCTTCTGCTGACGAGCAAATTGAACACGCTGGTCTGGTTGCTACTGGCGAAACTGCCGAAGCTGCACAACGCAACTTCGCGCTGGCCTTGAGCAACGCACACACGTTTACCGCGCTGTCTGGTACTGGCAGCTTTAACGCTGCTACTGCCGCAAACTTCGACCCGTATACCGGCCAGGAAGTTACTTCCTGTGAGCCGCAAGAAGCTCCAGAAGCTGTAACGGCTCTGTCTTCTGCTGGCGATGAAGTTGAAGCGCACATGTATAGCTGCTCCGCTAACTGCGAACAGCCATTCACTGTAAGCTCCGATGAAGAGCCTGTGTTCTGTGCGCATTGTTCTGCTGCGCTGGTCGATGAACCTATCGAATCCAACAGCGGTGACGACAGCGACATTGATATCGTTGAAGAAGACGATCTCGATGATGAAGACGAAGACGAAGACGACGATTTTGATTCCGAATCATCCAACGATGATGAAGATGATATCGACGACGAAGACGACCTCGACGACGAAGATCTGGATGAAGACGATCTGGATGACGAAGACCTGGAAGAAGACGAAGACGACTTCGATTCTGAATCCAGCTCTGACGACGACGAGGAAGATGACGAAGACCTCGACGACGAAGAAGATGATCTCGAAGACGAAGAAGATCTGGACGATATGGATGACGAAGATGACTTCGATTCCGAGTCTAGCTCTGACGACGACGAAGATGATCTGGACGACGACGAAGACCTGGAAGAAGACGATCTCGACCTTGATGATGAAGACGAAGACGACTTCGATTCTGAAAGCAATGTCGTCAGTCGCACCTTCAACAGCCTGTCTTCTGCTACCGCTCAACACGGTACGCTCGACCCGTCTCTGGTTAGCCTGAGCCGCGTCAGTGGTAAAGTGAACACCGTTCACATGTTCTACGACGGCGAACCTCTGGCCCGCGCAACTCTCGCTTCTGTATCTAATGCAGTAGGCGAAGAAAATGCGGTGAAATCTTTCGATACTGATAATTTCATCCGTGCCGTATCGCACTCGTTAAACAACACGGGCGTTGCAGGTACTTGTGAATCGTTCGGCTTTATGCCGCATCAGTTCGAACTGCCTGTTGACAAAATGCTGGTGGCTGACGCCGACGCACGTATTAGCGAAGCTACTGCGAACGTTACTTCAACCATCGAAGACGCCGTTGCAAATCACGGTGAGCGCTTCGTCGCTGCTCTGTCTTCTGCCCAGCTGGGCGTTACGAAAAACTACTGGGGTGATACGCGTAACCCAATCGTTGATAGCCTGGTGGGTTCACTCTCCGCCGCTGGTATCAAAGAGCCACGCGCTCTGATTGAACGTGCGTTCATCGCTCACGGTAAAGACTTCCTGACAACTGCTCTGTCCAAAGCCAATGAGCTTATGAGCAAATCAGAAGTCGCGCAGAACGAAATCTCTGAATCTATCGACGCGGCTGCTGGTACTGTTAGTGCCGAACGTGCGCCGGTTGTTCAGCAGCAGGTTACGACCGCTCCGGTCAAACAGCCTTCCGCTGCGGAACTCCTGAATCAGGACAAAGAGTCTGTTCAATCCCAGAGTTCAGCTTCCACTGGCTCATCCTTCGACGACAAGCTGGCACGTATGCGCTTCTAATTGAAGCCGTACGACAGTTAATCGCACAATCTCTCATTGGAGAAACTGATTATGTTGTTTCAAAATGCTACCGCAATCGTACAGACCCAGGAAGCTGATCTGCTGCCGGGTGAAGTAATCCACGAAGAAGGCGTTGCACTGGTTTGGACTCGCGAAGGCGGTCACTCCTTCCTGCGTCTGTCTACTGGTGCTGCTGACGAAGTATTCGCCGGTTTCGCTCTGGCTCGCTCTATGCCGCCAGCGAACATGAACCGCGTTGAAGAGTTCGTTATCGACGCTACCAAAAAATTCACTGCATCCCGCGTTCCTAACGCTGGCGCACTGCTGGTTAAAATCGACGGTACTAAAGCAGACCAGGAAGCTAACGCTGCTCCTACTGCTGAAGGTAAAGTCGGTGTTCAGGGTGCTGACCTGTACTTCCACGCTGACGACATTGGTAAGAAAGTTCGCATCGTGTATGCTTACGAACTGACCGTGACCGAAGCGCGTTCGTACACTGCTGATGCTCCTATCGGCGGCCTGCCTTCTAACGTTGAAGGTCGTATCGCGTACATCAAACTGGGTAACGTTGCTACCTCTATGTTTGACCCAACCGCTGACTGGTCTGCTGACAACGTACTGCACCCAACTCTGGGCCCGAACGGTCTGCTGACCATCGGTGGCAACGGTACCGAGCTGAAAGGTCTGATCATCAAGCAAGCGCCAACTACCGAGCGCGGCTACCTGATCATCGAAACCACTTCCTCTTACGGCGCTTAATCGTCGCGCACCGTGACTGTTTAGTATCTGAAAACTTACGAGATTAATCTCAGGAGCAACTAATGAACAACTCTTTAATGCGCGGCGCTAAAGTAACCCTGCGTAACGGCGCGCCAATCGAAGACCTGCGTTTTGGTGGTAAAGGTGAGCTGGCGCTTTCCTCTTCCACTGGTGAGATCAACGCATCGAGCCAAAAAGACCTGCTGGGCCAAATCACTAAGCTGATGGGCGCATTCCAGAACGGCGAACTGGTTCACTCTACCTCTGCTAACGCAGGCGGCCTGACTGAGCAAGAGAAAATCGAACTGTTCCAGGAAGCTGTTGCTGACAGCTCTGGTGAGAAGTGGGCTTCTCTGGGTGCTTCTATCGTTGCATCTATCGAAGACCGTGCTGAACGTGCTGGCCTGCTGCGCAAAGTGTGTAAAGGCGCTACCGTTCGTCAGGGCGATATCGCTCGTATCGAACTGAAAATTCACCAGGCGGAAGCAATCATCGCGACCGGTCCTTCTGACATGGGTTACTACCAATTCCGCGGCCGTGTTTACACGCCTGCTGAGTTCGAACTGAAATCCAACATCCGCGTCAGCAAAATGGATCTGGACCAGATCAACGGTGACCTGCTGGACCGTGCGCAGCAAGACGGCCTGTCTTCTATCATGGTTGCAGAAGACCGTCTGTGGAAACGTGCTTGTGACCAGGCAGTTGGCGTTGCTAACCCGATGACATTCGTGCACGGTGACCTGACTCCGCGTCTGCTGTCTACTCTGAAAAATTCTGTGTCTTCATGGCCGCTGCCTGTTAGCACCGCTGTGATGGCGCAGGACTACTGGAACGATATCGTTGGTAACGATCAGTTCAGCTCTGCTCTGGACCCAGTGTCTAAGTATGACCTGATCACCACCGGTCGTCTGGGTACCCTGCTGGGTATGGAACTGGTAACTGACGGCTTCCGCGCTCCAGAACACCGCGTTCTGCATGACGGTGAGCTGTACGTTCTGGCAGACCAGGACTACCACGCAGTGTACACCACTCGTGGCGGCACCCAGTCTACTCCTACCAGCGGCGCAAACCAGGGCAACACCGACCGCGGTTGGTTGCTGTCTAGCACCTTCTCCTTCACTCTGGCGAACGTGCGTTCTGTGGCCAAGGCCGTGCGCGGATAGGATTGACTTTGCATCGAGGGCAGCGTAATGTTGCCCTCTTAACTGAGGACCAAGCATGAAGACATTATCTGGTTCCTTAGCTGCACTGGCAATCGTCGCAGCGCGTGACGGACAGTGGATGGATGCTTCCCGCTTGCTTGCTCAAGCTGCTGTGGCGCCAGACACTGAGGACTTTCTCTGTTGTGAACTCTCGGACAACTTCGAAGCATCATGCCTCGTTAACTCCGTTAGTTCAGCATCGGGTATGAATGAATCCGTCGCTGCGTTATCTGCTGCTTTAGCGCTTAATGCCGAGGAAGAACAAGTCGCGTCGCTGTATGGCGATGACGAAATCATCAGTCTGAACTCCGAATCCGAAGAGGAAGAAGATGAAGACCTGGATGATGAAGAAGATCTGGAAGACGAAGACGACATTACTGTTGAGTCCGACTCTGCTGCTACTTCTTCTCTGATTCGTTTACGATTCGACGACTAGCACCCGATTGCGGGTAACCAAAAGGGTGGCTTCGGCCGCCCTTTTTCGTATCTGGAGCACCACAAATGAGTGCAAACCTATCCGGTATGCTCAGAAACAGCACATCGCTGCGAGCAACCATCTTTGGCTTTCAACGCCAGTTCCGTCAAGGCTTCAACCTAAAGCGTTTTGTTTGGTCTGTGCATAATAACCCTAAGCAGGGTATTCGTGCAACGAACAATCAAAGCACTGATTATCCATATGGTTGGTTTAAGCTGCCTACTATGGCATTCAACCGCGACGAGTCTGTGAACGTGAAGAACATCGCACGACATGGTAGTGGTTGGGCGCTAGGTGCCGACGGGGATGGCTCAAACGCTGTGGTTGTAACTAACTATTACTTCCCTGTGACTCTCACTGGTACGCTGTTCCTCAAGTTCATGGACGTCAACCAAGCACTGCTATACGTTCAACAGTTGCTTATTGCAGGCCTGACGGACTTAATGAGCTTCTCCATTGAGATGCCTACATCCAAGTGGACTGTGCGCGTTAAACTCGACGACTCTATCCCTATGCCCAACATTGATGACCTTGATGAAGGTAGTACGCCGGGTAGCTTCGAGCTGGAGATTCCAATCACGATTCACTCTAAGATTGGTTTCAACCTTGAGCAGGCTAAGATCAACAACTACGGTGAAGTTACCGAGAACGTTGAGATTGATATTGACCTGGGCCCACGCGCAGAGGCTGCTCGGGTTCAAGATGAAGAGGAGCATGACTAATGTATACCCGCGAGAAATATCGTAAGCTCGACCGTACACTAGTCGTCGATAGCCGTGTGCGATCAGTATCCGGCCAACAGAATGCTATCATGAAAACACAGAAGACCGCTGTTGGTATTCCTGAAGACGGCCTGTTCGTGCAGCAATCAGTTATCGTTGGACCAAAAGGCTATCAACTGCCTGAGATCAAAGGGCTGCTGTATATTGATACCGCAGAGCCTATCATCCTCCAGTATGCTGGTGGGCAGATGACTATCGAAGGTCAGTTTACGCTCACAGGCAAAATGGATCAATCGGTATTGGTAAGTGACGTAGACCAGCGCGTTAATGTGATTTGCTACTGATAACACGCTAATTTCATACAGTCGTTTCACGATGCCCATTCTCATGGAGATTCACGATGCTACAACCTAATCACCCCTCTCCGGGGGTATACTCGCAGGAGAACGATCGCTCGAATCAGGCGTCACTTGTCCAGTACGGCATGTGTACTCTGGTTCTGCCGTTCCCGCGAGGTCCTGTGGGTGTGAACACAACTGTTACCTCTAAAGACGAGATCGACGCTATCTTCGGTCCAGCCACTGGTAAATACGCTAACAACGTTCAGAGTGCAAAAATTCTGATGACGAAAGCGACCAGACTGAACATTACTCGTGTCGCTCTCTCTGTGAAGTACGCAGGTGTGTATCTCACAACGTACAACAACTTCGCTACCTGCCGTCCTCTGGGCGATGCTGGACTGGTTGACCCAGAGCAGATTGCTTTCTCTGATCGCGATATCTGCCTGATTTATTCCATGTCTCAGTACGCTGACGCGAACAACATGTACATCACGTTCGAACCTGACGTGACCGATGCGCTGGGCATTAAGTCCATCATCAAAGTGTACATGGTTGGCTACCTGACACCGCTTGAAACTCACGTGGTGACCACTCGTTATTACAAAGACGAAGCAGGCAATCAGTTCTTCCTTGAAGACGTTATCAACGTTAACTCGAAGTACATTCGCGTTAAGCTGAATGAGAACCACTACAAGCTGCTGGAAGACCCGAACTTCGTGGTCATCAACTCCATCGGCGGTGGTCCTGCTGACCCAACCAATCCAACTGCACCTAACGGTCAGTTTACTGGCGGCAGCGATGGCGACCTGATTGATATCGATCATTCAGACCCGATCATCTCTAACCGCAGTCTGTCTGCTGTGCTGACCGCGTGGGATAACTACCGCGACTGGGAAGACATTCAGGCTGGCATCCTGTGTGCTGGTGGACTTGAGCATCCTGTTATTGCGAATAAGATCGATGAACTGGCCGAAAGCCGCATGGACTGTATCGCAACACACGGTGTTCCTGTAACTATGCAGGCACGTGATGCCTCTGTTGCGTATCGTCGTGGTAACAAGCCGTATAAAGAAGCCGAGTTCTCCATCATCGGTTCTTGGTCTGCGCTATCGAACTCTGACGTTAAAGCGCGTGACAATACCAACGCTCGTGACTTCTATGTTCCTGCGTCGGTATGTATGGCGTACTGCATGTTGACTGCTGACCAAGTTGCTTCTTGGCTTGCTCCTGGTGGTATGCAGCGCGGTAAGCTGGACTTCGCAACTGATGTTCGTTATCGCTTCAAGCAGAACGACCGCGACATTCTGGTTGATAACCAGATTAACCCGATTGCTATCTTCGAAGGCGAAGGTATCTTCATGTGGGGTGCTGATACCACCTACACTACGAAGTCTCCTCTTCAGGATATAGGTGTACGTCGTCTGCTGGCAATGCTTCATGCTTCTGCCCGTGCTAACAACCTGACTGCCGTGTTCGAACCGAACGACGACATTCTGAAACAGCGCCAGAAGTCTGCGATGGAAGCAATCCTCGAACCGATTAAACTCGGCCGTGGTCTGCGTTGGTATGCAGTCGAGTGTGACTACAAAAACAACACCGCAGAAGACGAAGCGCGTGGCGATCTGATCATCGACGTGTTCCTTGACCCGACTCGTTACACCAAACGCATCCACGTAACTGCTATCGTGCCTCCTGTAGGCGATATCCAGTACGCGCTGCAACTGATCAACTCTGGTGCACTCTAAGGAGCTTTTAGATGCCAAAGGTAACTCTTGACGAATTTTCGTCTACGAAAGATCCGTTACTCGATGACAACTTCGAGTTCCTGATTCCTAACCCTCCTGTAGGTGGGTCGGACTATGCGCGTACTCTGCGCTTGTTCTGTAAGACCGGTATCAAGCCAGGTTCTACTCTGGAAGAAGTATTGAAAGAAGCGTTCGGCCACCAGCTCAACTACGCAGGTCGTAAGATCTTCTCTCATGCGCTCTCTACTGAGTACAACGAAAACTCTGAGATGGCCGTGTACAAGCAACTGGAAGACTGGCATGAGTTCGTTCGTGCTACGCAAACCCAGTTGGGCGCACGTAAAGCTGACTACGCAACGAAAGCTCTGTTCCGTGTATTCGACATGGACGGTTCAGTTGTTGCTGAGTACAACATCTACGGCGTGTGGCCGAAACAGGTACCAGACTTGAACTTCTCTGGTGCTGCGCAGGCTGTTCCGGTTTCAATCGAATGGTCCTTCGACTACGCAGAGCGCGTGTAAGAAACATAAGGGCCAAGATTCGTTCTGGCCCTTTTTCGTTTTGGAGACTCTATGCTTATTTTACTGAGCGAAAGCGCACGTAAGCCTGACGTGTCTATTCAAGACTGCGACTGGTATCGCTTCGAAGGTAAGCGCAAGGTCAGTATCGAGAACAAAGAGCACGAAGCCGATATCGAAGAAAAAGATGTGTACGGTATCGTTGCTGCGAAGCGTAACAAGTTCTATGTGCTGCACAAGGATGACCCGTCTGTAGTCTTCACCGTTGATGCGCCTGTTGCGCGTTCGCTGTTAAGTCGCAGTCGTCCATTCACAGGAACGGTCAGTGGCATTCGTGTTAAGAAGGCTACAGACAAGAATACTCCTGCGCGTGAGAAACTCCCTGCTGCGCCTAAAGAACCACAACCGAAGAAACCTTTCAAGGCTGTTCCTGGCTCTAAAGCTGAGAACACGAAGCTGACTCAAGAACTGCATAAAGCCAAGTTTAAGAACGCTGGCCGTATTCAGTTCCTTGCACGTATCCCTATGCCTACTGGCGGCACGTATAACTACTACGATGCTTCTGAAACGTTCGAAGGCTACAAGTCCTCGCAGCGTGAGCAATGGGAGACGGACTACGAGAAGGCTGTAGTGAAGCAGATTGAGAAAGGCGGCTATCTGGTTGGTGCGACGTTCCTCAAGCTCGATAATGATGTTCGACCTGTGCTTGTCATAGTAGAGGATTAATCATGCCGCTGCCGACACTTGACGATCTGAATGACTCCTCTGCTCCTGGCCTTGACGATCCTTTCATGCAGGACAAGTGGCGTGTGCGAGAATTTCCTGTTATTGGTAATATATCGTTAAGCCCGTTCGCGTGTGAAGAAGTCGACCTGCCGTTCTCTGTCTATCAATCGAAATCTAAAGAAGTGGCCACGGTGCAAATCAACTGGCCACATGGTTCGAGTGTGGACGGATTCAGTCTGCTATTCGGACTCGATCAGAAACTCGCAGTCATGAAGTATATGAATGCGTGGCAGAGTTTGATTCAGAACCCATACACTGGTGGATTTAGATTGCCTTCCGTGTATAAGAAAAACATTATCATTGAGCTATACGACAACCAAGGGCAAATGGTTGGCGAACAACAGCTCCGCAACTGCTGGCCTATCGGCGGCCAAAGCATTACGCTTAACGGCACCGGTGGTCGTGGTATGTGGTCTGTGCAAATGGCTCTTGATGTTTCCCGTCCTTTGATGTGAGATAAGAACAAATGGAAATTCAAACAGCGAGTTTACCTTCGCATGGCTATAAAGCGCAGCTTCCTGAGTTGTTTACGATGCGCCGCTTTGGTGGTAAAGAGAACCGTGCGATTGCAAAGGCGATTGATGCGAAGGACATGAAGTACATCCTGCTCGACGCTTTAGCTCCATGCCTGTCTATTCCTCTCGAAGAACTGACAGTGCCTGATGCGTATGCGCTCGTATTCCAGCAGCGTATGTGGATGAACTCTGTTATGCCTCTGATGACTCACTGGAGATGCAATAAACCGCTGTTTGAATATTCCGACGGTGTCGTGAATGAACTGCGTCCTGAGGGCGGAGCTATCAACACGTTTCCATGTGCTGCAAACAACATAGGTATTGTTGATGAAACGTCAATGACAGTTGCTGTGCTGGCTGCTGAACATGAGCGCTTCGACCTGCCTCGTATGCGTCACTTCGAACGTGCGTCTGAGGATATGTTTAGCTGGCATGTAGCTCACATGGGACGCGAGTTTGACCGCAACGTGGCTCTGCTGGAAGAACAGGAAGACCTGACACTCTGGCTTCAACTGTCTGAGTGGGTAACTGCATCACGCCACGGTGTGCTTACGGATATCGAACTAACTTGCCCTGCATGTAAACGCAAAAGCGTTCGTGCGTGGGACATGAACCCAGCGATGTTCGTGCGCTAATGTTAGAGATCTATCTGCCCTCAGGCAGGTCCGATGTGCGTATCGAACAGATTACTGCTGACGCCATGTCCAGCCTGTTCAACGCCCAGAAGTATAGACTGCCTGATCTCTTTGTTGATACGTTGCAGCGATTCACCAATGTTAAAGTCCGAGATATGTACCTCGAAGACTTTAGATACATGCTGGCAATGTTCGACGCTAATAGTTGGCCGAAGTCGCACCGTCTATACGAATGGCGATGCACCCAAACGTTCTTCGTTGATATGCGAGGAGAGCGGTACTATGACAGGCCACGTGGTTGCAAATTCGTAGAAGTAGAATGCAACCTGCTCAATACCGAAGAAGTCATGCGACAGAACGTAGTGTCCAACAAATGGCGCGACCTTCCACAAGGCTTGCGCCATCCTACCGTTCAGCGCTGGATTGATGCTGAAACACTCGCGGAAGAACGTGACCGTACTCAGGTTATGAACGCAATGTACATGGATAGCGACTTGCCTCTGGAGCAAACGCTCGACTATGCCGACCCCATAGAATTGATGGACGCAGGCAACCATGTATACGTTAGCTGTGAGTTGGAGACAACGCACAAGTGCAACAAATGCTTCCGTACGTATAAGTATAAAAGTCCAATTGATATCTTAGGCTACTTCCGTGTGTTCTCTGATACGTCAATGATGAACATGACACTGGACCTTGCTAGTGCCAAGAACATCTACGTACCAGACAATATAACGATCAACAAATTGCTGTACTGGCATAGTGCTTACGTTCACGATAAGAACAAAGCCGAAGAACAGCGAGCGCTTGCACTTGCGGCGCAGCGAGGTCGTAGAGGTGGATAATGGCTAAGCCCCAAGAGAAAGAACTGACCGCACTCGAACTAATGATCGAACATGCGGACAATGTAAGTTCCTCAGTAGCTGGCATGCCTAAAGCAAAGCGTAAACGTCGTGCTGCAAATGACGTTGAAGATTATGATCCGGAGATGTATGATGAAGAAGTTGTCTACGTCGGTCCCGGATCACGCGCTAAGAACAGGGCGGCCAAAGCTGCTCGTGAGAAGATGGCCAACACTCGTGTGCGCTATGCACCAACAGCGAGTGATGAAGCTCCGTCAGCACCGCGGGCAGTAGCATCCCAGCCCAATCCTCGTGAAGTCGAAGCTGCTCTTGAGGACCTGTTCATTGCTGGGGAGAAGTCTGGCGAAGATATCGTTAAGGCTATTCGTGACGGCAATGCTGTTTCGACCAAGACGCAGAAAGCTCTCGAAGATTGGTTGGAGTGGGAGAAGCGCGAGGCATTCAAAGAGAAGAACCGCGCTAAGTCAGACCCACATGGTAATCAGCCTGGTGCGGGCGGATCAGGCGGTCCTGATTCTGCTAATGATGACCCCGGTCCCGACAACAATGATGGAGGTGGAGACTTCGGTCCGGATGAACGTCGTTCTCGTCGTCGAGGTAAACGCTATGGTCGCAATCGGGGCGAACGTAGAGGACCCGGTCGTAGACTGCCTCGTCGTAGTCGCTTTGGTAAGATCAAAGGTAAGCTGGGTCTCGCTCTTGCGTTAGGCGCTGCTGTAGGTGGTGGTCTGTGGTTGAAGCACAGGTCGCAGGAGGAGTTTGAAGAACAGAACGCAGAGAATGGCGGTGCTGGTACGCCGGACTATCAGAAGACTGACTCTGCACCTGATTCCGATGCTAAGCCTACTCCAATGCCTAGCGCCCCTGAGGTAAAACGTGCAGAAGATGCTGCTAAAGGTGACTTGCCTAAGCCTCCTTCGGAAACGCAAGACCTAGCAGTCGCTGGCACGAGTATGCTGCTTGCTGGGGCCTCGAAGAAGATCCCTATCATCGGACCTGCGCTGGGTAACGGTCTGTCTTATGCGAATGAAGCGCAGCATATAGACGCAGATGAAACTCTGACTGATGCTGAGAAGGCTAAAGAGAAGAAGAAAGCTGGTGGCGCTGCTGTAGGGGGCGCGGCTGGTGGTACGACTGGTGCTATTGCTGGCGCATGGATAGGTGGGACACTGGGTTCAGTCGTACCTGTAGTTGGTACTGCTGCTGGTGCTGCGTTGGGTGGTCTGCTCGGTAACATACTGGGTGACTACTTCGGTAGCTCTGTAGGCGAATACGTCGCTGAAAAGATTACTGATGAATCGGACAAGATGCTTGCTGACGGTGAGAAAGACCGCAAAGAGAAGATGGACGAATACAACGACACTACCGCAGAGAATCAGAACAAAGCGAAATTCCCTCAGCCTGTCATCATGCCTTTTGGCTTTGGTGGTATGGGCGGGACGCCTGGCTCCGGTGCAGGTACATATGCAGGTCCTATGCGAGCACAACCCGCGCGTCGTATGGACAGCAAACAAGTAACTGATATCGCTCAACGCGCAATTGCAGAGGGTGGTCTTGGTTCAGTATCAGAACAGTTTGAGTCTGGAGGTCGTGGTGTCGGTACAGTCTCTACGGGACAGGGGGATGCTGGTGGTGTGTCTTATGGGAAGCACCAGCTTGCTACAAACAACGGCAGCATGATGAACTTCCTGAACAGCCCTGAAGGTAAACCGTTCTTGCAACGTTTCGGTGGTCTTGCTCCAGGTACCGCACAGTTCAACTCTGTCTACAAAGACGTAGCAAGCAGTAACAGCGCCGAGTTCGATAAAGCACAGTCTGACTATATCACGCGTACTCATTATGCGCCACTTGCTGCGAAGATGCAGAACGAAGTGGGTGTTGACCTGACGAAGCGTGGTGCTGGTGTTAAAGAACTGATGTACAGTACGGCGGTACAGTACGGTGCAGGTACAAGCGTTATCTCCAATGCGCTGCAAGGCAAAGACGTTAACGCCATGTCCGACGATGATCTGATTAAGACCATTCAGGACTACAAGGCAGCGACGACTGATCGTTACTTCAAATCAAGTTCAGCGCAGACACAGCAATCAGTGGCGACGCGAGCGCAGAACGAGAAGGACGTATTGCTCAAGGTAGCAGAGGCGGAGCGCAAGAAGAAAGCTGTAAATACTCCAGATGCGGACGCTGCACTGGATGCTCGTATTGCGGAGAAATTCCCGGATCTGCCTAAAGGCTCAGGTACCTTAGATACCGCAGACACTACTGTCGATAGGAATCTCAAGAACCTTCCTGACCTTACAGCAAAAGGGCCAGAAGCACCTCGTTCAAGTTCAGAAGAATATGAACGGCAACTCAAAGAACGTGTTGCATTGGCTGCTCCTGATGTTAACCGCATCGAACCTACGGTACAGCCGGAAGCTGCTGTAGAGCGTCAACCTTTGGTTACTCCTGGGGATATCGCTCGGTCAGAACCTCCTGCTACTCCACAGCCTTCTACTGCACCTCAACCTGTTGCCAATCAACCGAAAGCTGGCGCTGTATCTAAGCCGTCCTCTTCAGGTAACAGTAGCGGTAGCCCTGCTGCTGGTCATACGCTTGACGCGATTCCTATCTTCATGGATGACCCGATGCTGAATATGATCACTATGGGATACATGTAATAAGGAGTCTGTGTGGCTAACTATCTAATGCCTGCTGATGGTGGGCAAGCCACTGCTATAGGTACGACTCGATCTCGTGACGACATTATCTCTGTCGATAACATGTACCGAGTCAAAATCTATAACAAGAGTGGTACGATTAAGTTTACGGGTTTCATTCCACCTGACTTCACATTCAGTTTGGCGTCTTCTTGGGAAGCGCCATTCATGAACACTTCACTTGCTGATGTTGCGGGCGCTGCCGGTAACGCTCTGTCTGGTGCTGGTGGTAAGCTGGGTGCTGTTGGCGGGTTCATTGGTAACACTGCGGGTTCAATGGACAAAGCTCTCAAGTTCGCTGGTGCGAGTTCTATGCACAAACTGGCGAGTGCGCGAGTGTGGGGAGGGCCGAGCTTCTTATCAATCGACCTGCCTATCTTTGTCGATGCCTACTCTGACACGAAAAGCGAAGTAGTAGATACAACTATCAATCTGCTTTCGCTGTGTGCGCCTTCGGAGCAGGGCGGCTTACTCTTACCCCCAGGACCAAGTCCATTGAAGTCAGTCAGTATGGAGTCTATGACCCTTGCTGCTGGCGGAGGTAGTGCGGACGCTGCTAATGCTGCAATTGGGGGTATACTTGAGGACAGTGAGGCGTTCTTCGTTGATATCGGTAATTTCTTCTCCATGAGTCCATGCGTAGTTGATAGCGTTAGTGCTAACTTCGACAACGTGTGGGAAGATGGTACAGGGAATCCAATCAGCGTTGACTTCATCCTTCAGGTGAGTAGTTACTTCGCTGTTACCCGTGAGGACCTACGTAAATGGCTGAAACAATCGGCGTAATTGACAAGTGGGGAATTGACCCTCTTAGCATGAAGCTATTCGAGGATGTCGATGCAGCGCAGACAGGAACGTCCAAGCGTATTGATGCCTCGATTGAGGGCAACCCACAACTATTATCAGTAGATAACTACGGCTCGAACGTCTACTGGAATTTCATACTGGTGGCGAACGCACTGATACATCCCTCTGAACTTAAAGCGGGGATGCTAGTCGTTCTTCCGCAAAAGCGGCCTAGCGCTGCAATCAAAAAAGTTAAGAGGACGCAAATCTAATGGCTATGGTTAACGGCAAAATTGTTGGTGCGAAAGCGAAGAAGATCAAGAAGACGTTGAAGCACGATAAGCCTCTCGTTGAAACAAAGGCTAAGAAGAAATCAAAGCCTTTGACAGAGAAAGACGCTGAACTCAAGCGCCCGAAAGAGAAGAAGAAAGCTAAGGTAGAAGAACCAAAGAAGAAGACTCGCAAAGAGACTTCTGAGCCTGAGCTGTTTCGTATTCAAATCGGTCCGCACGGCTTCTTGTCCGTTGATCTCGCTAACGATGATGCCGGTAATCGCGTTGTTGAGGTGCGTAAGTGGTACAACACCAAAAACGATTCTGAAATCAAACCCGGTCGCGGTGGCTTTAACATGCAGGCGAAGTCTTCTGAACTCAAGTTGCTTGCTGCGAAACTTAAAGCCATTGCGATTGAGCTTGATGCTGAGGGTTAATCATGGCTGACCAAGCTACATCTGGCGGCGTAAAGGACCAAGGCTTTCTTGGTCTTTTGTTAGACGGCAAAGCACCGCCGTCTATGCCGAATCTCATTCGTTCCGTTCAAGTGTTCGAAAACACATTCGCTGTGCCCTGCGCTCTGATTGTATTCTCCGATCAGACGAACGTATTACGATCCTCCCACGCGATTGTGGACGGCACGAAAATAACATTGGTACTCGGACCTGATTCAGAATCAGCGTCTACGTTCACGTTCTCTGTGTTTGCTGTACGCGAATCTGGTGACGGGGGCAGTCCAATGCTCACAGTGTTGTGTGCTCTCGATGCGCCTACTTTCCTATTCGACACACGTAGCTTCGCTATTCGTGGAACCTCCCTTGACGCATTAAAACAAGTGGCCTCTATGGGCGGCTTGACTCCAGACTTCGGCGATCTGCAAACGAAAGATATCATGAGCTGGGTATCTGCAACGTGCTCGCCTAAGAAGTTTGCGCACGAAATCGAACAGCACATGTGGGTAAGTGAAGAAGCCCTACCTAAGATGTTTATCACGGCCGATAAGCGCATGGTCGTGCGTGATATCAACAAGCTGTTTGATGAAGAACCAAAGGCGTACTGGTTATTTAACCACAAGCCCACGGGAGATAGCCCTATCTATAACGTTCATGAGTTTAGACCGAAATCCATGAGCGGTATCTTCAACGGTATGTCGAACTATGGTGAGAAGCTGCTGTGGTCTGACTCGAAGGGTAAGACGAACGAACTATCTACCGTGACCGTGAAGGGCCGTGACCCGCTGAACATTAACAGCGACACGCGTGGTGATATTGCTGGTGCACGTAAGGCATACGCAAGACCTACGAACGATATCAACATCCATGACAAGTACATGGAAGCGTATTACAACAACAAGCGTCAGTCTATGGCGTACACCGAGACAGCTCGCGCTCTTATCCTAGGCGGATGTCCTGAGGTAGATATCTTTGATATTGTCGAAGTATCTGCTGGTGTAATCAACGGTCAACGTGAAGTTGAAACTGATATTAAAGTGTCAGGCAAGTGGCTTGTCATCGGCCGTACTCGCGTGTTCTCTGGTGGCATGTACAGCGAAGCATTCTTGTTGAGTCGTAACTTCACTCCTGTTGAGGGTACGTCGAACATTGGTGGTGGTCAGAACATCATCCAGACTCCGCTGTCCACTGTCGCTAACGTCCTGCGTCCGTTCCAGATTAACGCGAACATCAAACAAGCACTCGACGGTTCGAACCCTATTGACTGGATATCGCAGCAACATAACCTGCAACTGGACGTGATGCTTAACCAGTTCCAAGTAGAGTCCGAAGCCTTCAAGTTTCCAGAGCTGGCTGCTAAGTACGGTGAAGGTGCGGACTATCTGAATAGCTTGATGCAAGAGTTTAACATGGCGAAGTACCTTACTGGTATATGTAATGCGCTGAACTCTCTGGAGAAACTGAGTGTCAACCTTGCAATCAACTACAAGGGTGGCATACTCGACGGACTTGCATCGCGTCTGGACAGCATGGAGAACATGCTGGGTGGTTTCACGAATGACGTGAACGGCTTGATCGCTAACGGCGATATACCTGCTGAGTATCTCGACGGTCCTCAAATCAACCAGCGTTGTGTCAGTAATAAGCTGGATGATATGAACCGCATGGTGTCAGACGCCTTACCTGATAAGTGCCTCGATGCTCTGTCTATTAGCAAGCTCTTAGGCCCTAGTACAAACCTGAGTCAGCTTATTCGCCAGCAGGAAGAGAACCTGCGTAACTTCCTGTGCTCTCTTGGAGATGGTACGGTAGACGGTTCAAGCAAGAACGGTACGCCTGACGGTGAGCGTCTTGAAATGTATATGCCACGGGTGAACAAATGATTCCTCTTAACAGTGTGAACGCCAAGAAAGGCATTGACCCTCAAATGGATTATGAGGCTATCGTTATCGACAACAATGACCCGCGCAAGATAGGTCAGATTCGTGCTCGTATCATGGGTCTGACTGATGATATTGCGGATGAAATGATTCCGTGGATTCGTCCTGCTGTTGGGCATCTCGAAGGACTTAAAGGCGGTAATCAGGGTGTGACATTCGGCGCGTCATTCATCCCTACTCGTGGTGCTAAAGTCAGTGTTAAGTTTCCTACAGGTCAGTTGCATGAAGGTATGTATAGCACCAACGTGCGCATGACAGATGCAGACATGTTACCGGAGTTCCTTGTCAACTACCCACATCGTATCGGTGTACGTCTGTCTACTGGCACCCAGCTTATCATCGACCGTCTGACAAACGAGCATTTCCTCGTGACCTCAGGCGACTTCAACATGACAATCATGGGCGATGTTAATCAGACTATCGTAGGCAATCAGCAACTGATTGTCACAGGCAGTAAGAACGATATCCCTGACTACATTCTGAATGACCCTGTGATGACGCCTAAGTCCTTGAAGCCTGACCCGAAGAAGCGCATCAAGTTTAAGGGTGTTGCCAAGAACGATGCAGGCAACCAGTATACCAAAATCACAGGCAACCAAACTGTCGAGATTGGTGGTAGTCGTAAGATCACTGTCAAGGGCGATGACGTGCTTGATGTGAAAGGTGGCATTCAGATTGAGGCTGGCCAGGATGTAACTGTAAATGGACAGACTATCAACCTGAACTAAGGAAGCATTATGCGTTCTCTTTTACATCGCACGATGAACTTCGCCTACATCGAAAAAGGCGTTCCTCGTGTCGTTTCCGCGCGTGTTATGATTCAATTCCCACCTGACTTGATTAACCGCGCCAAGCACGTACTGTCTAACATTGCAATGCAGCGTACCAACCTGTTTGTGATCAAAGACGAGGATTATGAGTATCATAACGGGCGCCTTGAAACAGACCACATCTCATGGAAAATAAGCGACCGTGTTCTGACTGCTATACCTCGCGCAGAACGTGACCCGAACAACCGTAGCTGTATTTGTTGTGCTATCGCCGACTACTTAGACAGTTGCATGAAGATCTGGTTACGCTCCAAGCCAGAAGCAATTGACCTCATTACTCTCGACGTGGTAGTGTCTGACAGTGAAGACCGTAACTTCATTGATACCGATGCTCTCGATCTCGAATCCCTGTTCTTTGAGGCATCTGTGTATGTTATGGAAAGCGGCACTAATTCGTGGACTTCGTACGGTCTATTCTACACTGACCGACGTAAGCATGACGGGGCTACCATCTTCCTTTACGAGGAAGGCGCGAACAACGTATCTGTGTCGAATGCTAATGCTGTGTGCCTTAGTTATTCTGACGGTGACGTGCATGGCGCTCTCGCTACACTCACTGATCGCTTCGGTGTTTACGCAGGTCTTCTGACTGTTAAGGACTGATTATGAACTTCGCTGTGTACTGCGGTCATGCACCTTCCACACAACAAGCGGAGCGTATTCGTGCCTTAATATCACGCACGATGAAGAAGGCGCAGAAGCCTTTCTATTCGCATATGCTATGTCTGACTGGTCCCTGTAAAGCAGAAGCGCTTGCCGTGTTATCTCACGGAGGCTGCAATGTCGCTCTGCGTAAGCCTGCATTTATGTGCAAACGCGCTATCGTTGTAGGGCGAGCACCCGACAGCTATTATCAACAGGGTCGTCAGGTGCTTATCTGTCCAGAAGACTAAGCACACTAATTTAGCTGAGACTATCGTATAAGGAGACGTCCATGCTTTCGCTATCACAAGCGTGGGGCACAAAGTTTTTCCCCACTGCCGTTGAGCCTGAATCGCTCGCAACTCTTATCTTTGCCTCGGCTATGAATCTGACTGGCGCACGTTCTCTGTCTGAGTCTGCTGCCCAGTTCAACTGCAATCGCGCTGCTGCTGTAGCTCGACCATTTGCAGACTGCGCCGAGTTTGTTCAACGCTGCTACAAACAGCACCCCGACTATGATATCGTCATTCTCGGTCAAGGTGGTATGGCATCCCACGCTGTTATTTCTAACAGTGAGGGACAGATTGTGTTTGACACACATGAAGCCAATCGTACACAATACTTCCCAGGCTGCATGTATACATACAGCTTAGGTGCTGCGGGTGTCAACGAACTCTCTGTACAGGCTCGTGTTTCTCTTTATGACGCATATAAGGAGTTGCAACATCAGGGTCTGTGGAAAGACAACGCTGGCTCGTGGGATGTTGACCTTCCGAGAGGGCTTGATTACCTATGAAGATTCGCGTGTCATTGTCAGCCAAACTGCCATTCGAGAAGAAGCCTCGTAAGCAGTCTGGCGTCATCCCATATAGAAAGAAAAAGGACGGTACGATTGAGATCTTGCTCATTCGCACCACACACGCTGGCAACTGGGGTCTCCCAAAAGGCGGCGTGGAGAAGGGAATGACTGCGCTCGACAGTGCGCTTAAAGAAGCAATGGAAGAAGCTGGTGTTCTCGGTAAGCCTAAAGACTTCGTAGATATCATGCGCTACGTCAAAGGCAAGACCGGCCGTGAGCAACACGTTGAATGGTTCGTCATGAAGGTCAAAACCATGTTGACTGAATACGACGAAGCCATGACACGCGAACGCAAATGGTTTAAAGCGGATAAGGCGCTTACTAAAGTCGATAAGAAACTTCGACCGATAGTATCGCAAGCCCTGGACATTATCGACTCGTATGGCTTATAAGCGGCGCAAAGCTGAACCCCTTCAAGCTGTGTTCAAATCAATGAGCCGTCCTGATAAGACGGCCTTTCTCACGGAAGCTGCACAACGCTACTGGATTGACAAACGCTATTCATGCCATGTTGAACTCGGGCTGATTAAGCACGGCAACTTACGGGCTGATGTATTCTGCCTTAATACCAAGTGTGATATGATTATCACTGAGGTTAAGAGTTGTTGGGCTGACTTCAACACCGATAAGAAGTGGCACAAGTATTTGCCTTTCTGTATGCGTATGTACTTCGTCATTGATGAACAACTGTTTGAATCTCACGGCGACAAGATCATTGGTCGCATTAAAGAGTTAGGCTGCGGCCTAATCGTCGTGAATAAGTTCGGCTCTGCATTTGTCAGAAGCAACGCCAAGCGAAAGACAATGAAGAACGAAATCGTGGCAAAGTTGCTCATTAAGGCCGCATGGCGTGGTGGGCGATTTGCCTAAGGAATCAATATGAAATCAACCTATATTTTAATCGAAGGCGGCGAAGGTGGTGGCAAATCCACCGTGTGTAATGCGCTGTCCGAGATACTGACGCAACGTGGTGCAAAAACTCTACGTCTGCGTGAGCCAGGCGGTACGCCACTTGCTGAACATATTCGTGATGTTCTGCTGTCCAACACCAACCCTCTCAACGAGGATATGGACTCGCGTACCGAACTGCTGCTCTTCCTTGCTGCACGTTCCTCAACGATGAATGCTTATGAGCGCATTCTGGAAAATGAACCAGATACGATCATCATCGCCGATCGTGGTTATCCTTCTACTTACGTCTATCAGGCTGGTGCGTCTGATGTTAACGCGCATATCTATCAGCACACTTGGGAAGCACTTGCTCCTGAGAACCGCCTGACCGTGCTTCTGACGTGTAGTTATGAAACGTCTATTGAGCGACGTAAGATTCGTATTGGCGGTGAAGACCGCATCGAAAAGCGTCAGACCAAAGAAGTGTACGAGCAATATAATCAACGCTACCTTGAAGTGCCTGGCGGCTTTGATTTGGTCATTGACACAGAGGTTAATTCTGTCTCTGATGTTGTCCGTCAGATTCTCGCTCGGCTGTCATGAATCTAAATCTATTCTCGTCGATGCCTAAAGCTCGACAAGAGGCGGTACTGAAAAAGATCTGCGAAGATAACGCATTCATCCCGCAGTTCGAACAACGCTTTTTGACTATGGCGCTGTTCACGGTACGCAAGTCGCGTAACCAGAACACGGATGTGTTTTCGTGCCGCCCAACCAAAGGTCAGCACATGGCTGTTGGCTATAGGATTCAGTATGTGAAGGGTAAGTACATTGCTGAACCGTGGTGCTTCGTTGTCCCTGACGCAATGAAGTCTAGTGGTGAGGAGATTAACGTTCGGCCAGACAACTCGATTTACTTCGGGTCTATTGTTCCTGACAGTTTGCTTGAACAGCACGGCACATTGGCGTATAGCCTAATGCTGGGCAATCTCAATCTGCTCAAGCAGAACGCCTTCCGCCTTGTTTCGTATTAGGGATTTATATGAATCTTATTCAAAAGCAAAACTCGGTCATTCGTGACTTGAGTATCATGCCGATGACTGTCAAACAGATCGGCGATGCGTTTATCGGACTTAGCTCCAACAACGTTGCCTACGCATGGCGTCAGGGTGAAATCTTCGACTTCACTGCGGGCAGCGATATCTCGTTCCCTGCGTTAAGCGCAAACATCATCGAACGTATTAGCGGTATGAACTTTGCGGGTAAACATGAAGACACAGGTAACACTGTATTCATGTCCGCTTCAAGTGCCGTACATCTGCATCTAGGTGAGCACCGTAACAGCTACGCCGTTGCTTCTGCTGTTGACCTGATGCCTGCTGTGACTGACTTCGCTGTTGCGCTGTCTAACACAGGTAAGGCTATGGAGATCGCTTCGACCTCCGCGCCTGCTCGTCAGTACGCAACCTATCAAGGTAAGAAAGTTGTTGTCGATGACGCCAACGATGAATACGATCTTGAGCTGGAGAAAGGCGATAAGTACAGCATGACGTATCTCAACCGAGATCGTTATGAACTGCGCATGAAAGACGACCCGAAGATCATCTTCATTGTTCGTGGTCATCAGCGCGTTGCTAACATCATCGGCCAGACGGAGTTCACGAAAGCATTCGGTTCTGTGGCAGACGATAAGAAAAACACCTTCCAGCCTGTAGGTCAGATTGGTCGCAACATGGCTACACCGTTGCAGATCAAGAAAGACACGGTTATCTACTCGTTCCGTAAGAAGCATTATCTGGCACAAAACTTAGCTGTTCCGCTGGAGAAGATTCTTGACGGTTCTGAGTTGCAGAAACTTCTGTCTGGCCTAAAGCCTGTAGTCGCTAACAAAGCAATCGTTAGTGGGAAGCTGGTGGGCATGAAGCTGCCTCCTCTAAAGGGTGGCATTAAAGTCCAGTCAGAGAAACCTATTCAAAAGAACGTGCAGGTTGTCTACGGAGCGTTCTTCCCTGTATCAGCGTCGCAGCCAAACCGCAGCCGTGTCGTATTCGGTAAGACAGTGAAAGAAGTGCAGACCAAAGCTGTCGAAGCTGTCAATCGTATGGCGGTGCCTACAGACTACTATCTGTTTAGCACAACCACCAGCGATGAACTGTACGATCAGGCTAAGTCTGGTTCCGTCTTGATTCGCGCTACTGGTGTGTTGCAGCACACGTATACCAAAGCGAAGCACGTATCACTCGGCTACATGGATAACCAGACCGAACTGCGTGACCCTATTAAGGCTGATGTGCCTGATTTGCGTATCGCTGCAATCAAATCCAACACGAAAGAAATCGTGCAGGAGGTTGTGCGTCTGCTGGCTGAGGGTTACTTCAACACAGGCTTGCATTTGTCTGTGCGCCAGCCTGCGGAAGCTATCAGCTTTGAAGGTACTTTCGACCCGCGTACTCGTGACCAGTTGACGGGTATCGCTCGTCGCATTGGCGCGTACATGAAGCAGAACGGCGTCGATATGCCTGCTGGTGCAATCAAGATTGCTTTCGGCCAGAAACGTGCGGAGATCAGATTCAATCTGCCTACGCTTACTGGTGAAGCTCTGAAATCTGTAAATATGCTACAGAAGGACGAGCCGACAATGAACGCACCGATTTATGCGACCATTAAGCCTAAGCAGCCTACAGTCGAAATCATCGCGTTCAACCGTCACACTGGTTACGTGACTGTACGTGCTCAACGTGGTCCTGAGTTGTACTCTGACCCATACGAAACTTATTATTCGAATGTGGAACGAAAAGCATTCTGAAATCTGTAAATAAAAATTGCAGATAGTAATATCAATATGTCTCAAGGGAACGATGTGTCATAGCGGCCATCGTCCTCCTGCGCAAACTTGTATGTGCATCTTGAGCATACAAGCCTCTAGCCGGTTTGAGTTCGCTCTGTAATCGTGAGGACAACCCCGGCACCCACGTGATGAATATGTGCTCTGTCGCTGACGCCCAAAAGGCCCAGCAGGAACCATGCTGATACATACTTGGCACGGCACGTACCTTCAGGCACGTAGACTGGCGAAGCGAAAACTCAACGCTATGGCCACTCTAATAGGGAATAGCAGTATCGCAGCAGACGCTGCCTGATGTGCATAGGCTTTCACCCTGTGTGCATTGGGAAGCGATGACCCCCAGGGATTCCTTCATGACAATTCCATCGGCACCTGTTCTGGCCTTCGCACTACGAGGTGAGGAGAGTTAACACGTCATCCAGCGGACGACTCAACGTGTTAATTCCTAGTCAGGAGCTAAGAGTCTGAGAGTGATAAACATCCGCAGGCCACAGAAGCGCGGCACTTCCTTGTAGTTCGCGTGGAGAGTAAAAGTCTAGGTCGAGATACTCAAGTGAAGTTGGGCGACGAGCGAAACCTATTCCGGCCAAGCTGTTCACAGCCTGTTGCATTCTGCCCTTAACAGATTGCAATGGAGTGTGTCCGCTGTTGTTGACGTGCTGCCATAGCTTGAAACCTTGTTCACTAAGGTGTGCAATATCCTCGTGGAATGATTAGCAGGGCATTCGGGTCCTCGAGGGTTTAACGCACAAAGAAGCGAATGTTAAACGTGCATGAACCCCTGCAGATCACCGATACGGGACCTCCTTCGCTTCACTCATGTTGTTAGGGCATTCGGAACTTCCCCTTTCCGCCGAGTGTCCTTGATATGTGAGTGTCGTGCGCGGCTTGCCGCAACGTAGGCGGTAAAAACAGAGAAACGTTCTGATACCCAAGTGATGTTGGACGACGGGCAGAGCAAAGTACCAGTTGATCAAACGTAGTCTCTTAAAGTATGACACAAGGAGCGAAACATGCTTTTGTTCTTAGTGTCGATGTTAGCAATAGCGATGCTTGGTCTATTGCTTGCATGGTCAAACAGGCCTCATGATGTTAACCTGTTTGTTACTCACTCCGGCTCACCGGCTAAAGCCGTCGGGCACTTGCATCGGGCGTAAGGGAGCGACGACACAAAATCCAAGCGTACAGAAACTGGGTGGCCATTAGGCTGCCCGTTTTTGTTTCTACTGCTTAACAAGCTAATTTGTGTCTAACAGAGGAGAATATTCATGGGACAGAAAGCTATTCGACTAGGCACAGACAAGTCCACCGGCCATAACGGCTACTTCCCTGTCGTCGCTGCGCAGGCGTCTGCTAACGTGCTTATTAACGGAAAAGGAAGCGTTAGACATGGCGACTCGTACATGCCGCACTGGAAGAAAGACAGCCCTCCACATACAGGCAAAGCTACTTCCAGTTCGAGTGTGCGTGTCAACGGTAAGCCTGCCCAACGCGCGGGTGACGGCAACAGTTGTGGCGACACTGCATCTAACGGTAGTCCTAATGTGAGATTTGGCTAATGGCTGGAATCGGAGTCAGACTAATAGACGTTCCTATTAGCGAACGAATCTATTGTGATATCAATGCGTGGATTCAACTCGAACCCCGCGATAACGTGCAGAACATGGACAGCATTGTCCAGAAGATTCTGATGGTAATAGGCACCCGAAAGAGAACACGTAAATGGCGTGAGTCCTTCGGTGCTGATGTATATCAGTATCTATTTGAGCCTTTCGACCAGACTACTGCCGACTGGATTGCAACGTACATGCGCCTTGCTCTCGAAGACAGAGCTAACGGCCTGACAAACGATGTGACGAATGTCCAGACCGCGTGTACCATGAGCGATCAATACGAGCAGACCTATGTATGTGTTATCACATGGCGTTGTCCTAAGCTCGAATCGAAAGAATCCGTTACGTTTGCTATGAGGGCACAGTAACATGTCCATGCTTAATACATACACCTCGCATGAGGAGTTCGCGCAGGACTTCCTGAATCGTATCAATAAGTCCAGCTACTGGACAGACGCACAGGTCAGTTCACTTACGTCCCTGCTTGCAGACGCACTTGGTGACTTAGGTGTTACGAACTCATACGCCAACTTGATTGCTGCCCGTGAGGCATTCAGTCGCCTGGCCAGACGTAACACTTCAATCCTTGCTAATGCTCGCTATCTGGGCGTCGATATTGGCCGTAAGTCGGTATCTACTGTTACTGCTTCGGTTGCTAACCTGAGTAGTGTAAAGCAATCTTACGACAAGTATACGCCGTTCACTATCGGTAGTTTCAATGCGTTGCTCGCAGAAGTAACTCAATGGGAGCCAGGTGAGGTTAAGAATGTTGACTTCATCATCGCTGAAACATTCACGTTCAGCCAGATTGTTCCTAGTGCGACCGATTACATGTCAATCAAATTGGGCACAGAGAACTTCCAGCTTACGGATGACCTACGAGTTTGGTTCGAACACCCGACCGGTACGCGCATTGAATATCAACGCTTCGATAAGTGCTTGTTTGAGGCGTATGCTGATCAACAAATATTCCTCGATGTAACAACCGATGAAGGTGACGTTGAGATTCAATTTGGCGGTGAGCAGTGGGGAGCACAGCCTCCTGTGGGCTATACGTTGAAAGTGCAGGGCATCAAAGCACTTGGTGCCAGCGGTAACACAGACAGTATCGGCCTGAAAGTACAGTGCCTGTCTAACTCGCAGTTGCAGGGTAAGACTGTGAGCGCGTGTTTGGGTGGCTCTGATGAAACGCCTGTTGACTACTACCGCAACTACAGCCCTATCGTAGGACGCAGCCGTAAGAAACTGATTCGTCGTGACGAATGGAAAGCGGCTATTGCTCTCTATCCAGATGTTGCGGATGTTGTAGTTCAAGGTCAAGCAGAGATTGCACCTAACGACCGTGAGTGGCAGGGAGTTGTGCGCGTGTGCGTACTACCGCGGAACACAAGCACGTGGGGAGGCATCAATCCTAACCCAACGTCTGCCCAGTGGACTAAGTTCTTGAACTGGCTGGCGCAATTCCATAGCCCTCTCGATGTGCAATCATGGAACCCTGATAAGTTACAGATTGACTGCACCTTGAATGTGGCTCTGTACGCTGACGCACCTGGCACACGCGAATCAAATCAGGCGGTACTTGAAGCGTCCGTGCTTGAACTATTCAAGCGTCGTCCTGGTATGCTGGGTAAACGCTTGGCTCTATCTGATATCACAGACCGCGTTCTGTATGATTGGACAGACGTAGACCAGCCCGCACGTAGACCAGAAGTTGACTACTGCAACATTGAAAGCCCTGTTCAGGATATCATTCCGAATACAGTCCTAGAATACGTTGCGCTGCGTAACCTTCGCATCAATATCACGTATAGCGAAAGGAAGATGAACCAGTGAAATCAAACACTCTAGCCTTCAACATTGACTTTCTCGAAAGCAATCCAGCGTGGGCAGAGTTGTTCGAGATGCTCGATGCACATAACGACGAACATAACCTGACAGTCATCCAACAGTTGTTGGACCTTCGTCGCATCACGGCAGACACAAACGACGAGCTGGCCGAAGCCGCCATTCGCCAGCTCGGCATCAACATCACGCGTGATCTGATGCAGTATCGTTTGCCTTCGTTGAAACGTGTCATCGACTGCCTGCCTGACTGGCAGCAAGTGTCTGGTACAACTCAATGGCCTAAGTTTGTAGGCATGTTGCTTGGTGGTCAGTTCGACACTACGCGCATGTACACAGCAGACTATCAAACGTTTGTGCCTACACCTCTTGGTGTTTTGATTCAAGATGGTGGTCAATGGTACAAGACGAACAAGGTCAATCTCGAAGTTGACGCACATCTGATCGATGGTGGTATTGACCTGACGATCACGAAAGATGCAGAGAAAGACGTTGTTAACGCACTGCAAGAAGTTGGCATGACACAGCAGGAAGCGGAGGATTGGTTCAACAACCACATCGGCTTTGAACCTGTGAATAACGATATTGAACAATTTACGGCGCGTAGTGCTATGTTCCAGCGACGCATCGCAGACCTGTTCTATCAGTGGGCACCAATCGAAGAAGTATTGGAGGGTGTCTATGCGACGATCAATCTCGGCGCGAAGTTATACCTCGGTGCTCACGTCGTTGTCGAATCAGTTCGTCGTTTCAACGTTGGGCGACCTCTACAGTCATCCATCGCATTCATCCAGCCTGAGTTCATTCGTGGTGGCGAGTGGACTACGTTTGGTGCTGTGGTCAGCTACAGTGATAACACGGAAGAAACAGTCGAGGTCTGGGTAGAAGACTCGGATTGGACAGCAGAGCGTGATGGTAACGCAGTGCGCTTTAATGAGCCTCTCGCTATATCGGTTATCAACCTGACTCTTACCTACAATACCACCAGCTTCCCACTTGAGTCTCGCATCTATCCTATGGGTGTCGAGCCTGACCCAGATGAATTGCTGATCGAATGCCCTACGCTATTCGGTAACGCAAGCGCTAAGGTCAGAGTGTATGGTAAGTATCTCGCTACAGGCTCTACCAAAGAACTGACAGACAGCGGCATGATTGCTCTAAGCTCCACGCTTGGTACGTTCAATGGTACAACGTTAATACTTCCTAGTGTTGACGCAGACACAACGATTGACATTAACGTCAAGTATCAGGGACAGTTTGATATGTCCCAGACGAAAGAGTTCGATGTTAACCGAAGTGTGATTGAGCTTGTTCCTACTGAGCTGCGCATCATCGTTGATGACGAGATTCCTCAAGGTGAGGAGTTCGACCTACGCTACGCCATCACGTATAACGATGGTACGTCCAAACTTGGTATAGCGCAGGCTCGCACCACCAGCGAACATACGGAGATTGTTGAGAACGTCTTGAAGTCTAAGGTATTACGCCAGGACTATCTAACGTCTATCTACGCTTCGTTTGGTTCAGGTGTTCCCATTGAGGCAGTGAAGCAGGTTACTCTGAAAGCACCAGAGATTAATCTGGCGACGATTGACCTAGTTGTTCCTGAGACTGTGGTTGAGCGTGATATCATTCGACCCAAGGCTATGGCTCTGTATGTGCTGGCCTCTGCTACTCCTGAGCAGATTGCTTCGCGTGACCCTGCGATTGTCGTAGCTTATACAGAAGTGTTTGGCATTTGGTTCAGCAGCCAAGATACTGCTACAGGCACACATGCTCTGCCTCGTGTTGACCAACAGACAGGCGAGTTCGAAGCCCCGCTTGTTAATGGCGACGCTGTGCCTTATGCTCTCAACTTTTCGTATATTGACGGCAGCACTGCAATCACATTCAACCGCACGATCATGATTAACGATACGATCATGATTCCGAAGTCGGTTGACCTGCGTAGCTCTCCGACCATCAGTAGTGGTTCGTCGTTGATGCTGCCTGTGTTGTGTCTGTGGAACAACGGACTCTCATATGCTGCGGCCGCTGCCGTTACTGTCGAGTATCTGCCGTCTGATAGTGCGAAAGAGGAGGCAAGGGCACGAACCATTCGCCTACAGCAGCAAGCAGTTGAGCAGGGACAGGACCCAAGTCAGTTTGACCCCGATCATCCTGACTATGCACGTTGGGTTACGTTGAACGTTAGCTTCTCAACGATTGATGTGTATGACCCTGTTATGCAGCGTAGCGTGAAAGAGCATGTGCTTTATTTTCAGGGTGACCTGCACGGCTCTGCGCGTATCAACATGACCTACGAGTTTGATGGCCACACTCTCACTAACTACCGTGACCTGCAACTTATACCTGCGCGTTCGCTGGTGGATAGTATCATGATTGAGTGCCCAGATACTATGTATGAGAAGTCGCGCACGTTTGTTCGTCTGCTTGCGACTTATGTTGACGGCTCTCAAGAATATGTGACGGCAGCAGAGTGGGTTGGTAACTGGCCTGACAAGGACACTGATGAATATCAATTCTTGCAGTTTAGTCCTGCGCGTTACTCGGGCACATCCGTCGTAGAGATCATCGAAGGACGCACACCGACCAGCTATAAAGACTTCCGCTCCATGGACGTAAGCAAGTTGCCTATGTTCAATGCGATTGGTAGTCTTGCTGATCTGGATAAAGCGTATTACGATGGTGCTATTCTACAGACAGGTAAAATCCTGTATGACTACGATGTGTACACTCAGGTCATTGCTTCGTTCTTCCGCGTAAGCAATAAGATCGATTTGGTCGTATCGCCTACACCTAAGCAGAGTGTGAACAACATCGTCAACAGTCGCATCGAAGGTGCAACGCAAATCAGTGCTGACGTGCTTTCCGAGTCATACACTCTGGTTAACACGTACAAGACTGGCGGTGTAATGCGAACGCTCGATGGTTCGTATGTCGAAGAAGACCCTAAGACGTTTGATCTCGAAGTGGATTCTGAATGGTCGGTAGTGCAGAACTACTACACGCAGGAAGGTCCCAACAATACGCAGGTGCTCATGCCTACGACAGATATTGTTGCAGAGATTGATGCTGAAGGTTCTCTGACACCTAGACAGAACGTTAATGGTGCTGTGCTTATTCGTGCGCGTTTCACCTGCGACCAGTATCAGATTGAGAAGACATTACTGGTATTCCTTGTTCAGGCCAACACGTATCTGAGACAAATCGGTATCGTGGGTCCTGACGTTGTGTGGGATGTGTCTGATCGTAACCCGACTATTGGTTATGAGAACGGACGCTGGTACGTGCCTTACTCTCTGCGTGTTATCATCGACCCTGATGACGAGTTCCTTTCGACTGATGCACTGTGGTCGATTGGGGACGAGACAAACGTGGATGGTGTGTCTATTGATAACCTCAATGGGCATCTGTTTATCGGGCAGTCTCAACTCTCTGATGGTGTGATTGGTCTTCGTGCTGTGTTTACCAAGCAGAACCCGCAGTCGCTTGCAGATGAAACGATTATTGGTACTCGTACCATTCAGTTACAGACGCAGAATACGATTCTTAATGGCTACATTGAGAATCCTGCAGGTAACATCAACCCTAATGTGGACTATCGCTTTATTGCGTACTATCAACGTCGTTCAGGCGCTGGTGGATCATCCGCTCTACCTGACGCCAACTCGGTTAAGTTCCAGTGGAACGTCATTCAATCTGTTAGTGGTTTCAGCTTGTCGCAGGACGGTACCTTCCGATTCCCTGCTTCGAAAGACCCACAGACAGTTAAAGTTGAATGTATCATCACCGAGCAGCGTACTGAAATCAGTTTGGTGCAAGAGATTACCTGTCCTGGAGTAGGCTTCCCACAAGACTTGACAGTCGGTGGGTACACCAACGTCCGTGATGATAGCTCGATGCAGATGAACGCAATGCTGGGACGTACCGGCACGTTCGTGAAGGATGATGTTAGTGCTAAGTGCTTGTGGCAGATAACGAACAGCAAAGGCGATGTGGTTGATGTGCAAGGCATTTCAATCAACGCTTCTACTGGGCGCCTGACCATTGGCCTGCTGTTGAACGATACTGACTTTGGTGTGAAAGCTCTGTATACCGAAGGCCAGCAACGCCTACAGCAAACGCATTTCATGAAGGCTATGTCTTCTTATCCTAGATTCGGCATCGCACCATTTGGTATTACTGGTGTCAGTATCGCATTGGCTCAGTTGCCTACGCGCTTACGTTCGAACGTCGGGGGCCAGTTTGTGCTATCGACCAAGACTGACGAGTACGGTTACTTTGTTGTTAGGCAGTCATACGGTCAAGCTGTATTTGCGGCAGCGGCAGATGGTGCTGGTGTTGTGAATAAGTCATGGCTTGGGTTCGATGGTGCTCAGTGGCCTGTCACCGGCGATAACGGTAAGAAGGGACCAATCGTGGGCAAAATCGTGTACGATAACTTGACAGAAAACGTCTTGATCTATCGTACCAATGCTCGTGCGTTCGGTACCGCCGTAATCACAGTGCGCTATCAGTAAAATAAAGGGAGTCTGGAGCGCTTGTTCCTGGCTCCCTTTTTCATTTACGCTAATTTAGAATAGTTAAAACCCAAGGAGTTCTTTGATGGCCACTGAATCTATCTACGTTGACGCTCTGCGTCTAACGCCTCAGGGAGAACAGGCCGTTGCGAACGCTAACTCTGGTGGACTAGCAGTTCAGCCAGTGTCGTTTAAAGCAGGTGACTTTGTAGGCTCAAACCCGTCAGTGGTTCCAGAGCAGTTACTTGGCAACGAGCTTGCGTCGGGCGCCCTGTCATATGTTCAGGTACTTACCGAGAACAGTGCCCGATTTGTCTTCGATATTAAAATCAACTACGTTGCTGGCGAGCAGATGAAGCGTGTAGGTGAGCTGTTGATCATGCTCTCGGACAACCGCCCATTCGGGCACGTTGTTCTGGAAGAGCCTATCATCGCTGTACCGAACTCTATCAGCCGTGTGAGCTTGCTCGTACATATCCAGCAGGACATTCAAAAGATTCTTGCTGTTAAAATGGCGGACTACACTTCTATTCCTAGTGTGGCTACGCTGCAAAATCTGCCAAGCTTAAAAGATAACGTGTTCAATGCCGTATCGGTACTTGACTTACATGTTAACTCTGACGGCTCTAAGTCTCCCGGTGTTGCCTATCGCTACGGCGCAGGCTCCTACTACTGGGGATTCAGCGAGCATGATCGTTTATTCAGCGGCCAGATAACGACTGCTGGGTTCATCAATGCCAACACGTTTAAGATTGCAAGCCTTGCTGCAACTCTGAAAGCGAATGAAGTTGTGATCATTCAGACAATCGCAGGCACTGGTGCTGGTGCGTGTCGTCACTTCAAGTACGTTGGTGGGCAGCTCGTTAACCAAGACGACCCTATTCCGTTTATCAGTGCTCAGACTACTATCGCAGTATGGCGTCGAATCACTAACCCGACAACACCATCCGCAGGTCTGCCTTGGCCTGACAATAACGATGTGCCTGACACATGGGCGTTAATGCGCGGTAAAGACAACAAGCCTTATTGGGCACCTGTTGGTGGCTCTACGCGTCAGACCACAGCAACATTGTTTGTGCCTCCAGGTAAGATGTTGTTCAGTTCTGTGGTGACTACTGCTACGCCTGATAAGATGCGATACACGCTGACCGAGAACCTCGATAGCTCGACTGATTTGTTTGTCGGAACATCAGGTATCCTGCAACCGCGTACCGCGTATAGCGTTGTGGATGACCAGCTTCTGCTTTCATCTTTCCCTGAGCAGCGCATGTCTCTTGACTTGAGACAGTTCCGCATCGAACCTTCTCAAGGTCACGTTGTTCTGTTTGAAACGTATGAAGGTACTGGTGACGGTCAAACCACTACGTTCTCTTTGGGCAGCAAGCCGATTGATAGCGTGGACATGATCTTCTGCGTCGTTGGTAGTACGTGGCAGCCTACAACTGTCTACAAGCTCAACGCAGGTAACAAGGTAACGCTGACAGAAGCAATCCCGTCAGGACAACGCTACTCATTCTATGTGGCTCGCTATGAAGAACGCGCCAACTGGTCTACTCGCATTCGTATTGGTCAGTATCGCTTCCCTTATGATTCTGATACATTTACTCTGCCGACTACACCACTGAACAAAGCGCACTGCGTTATGGCCATGGGTGGTCTGACAGTACACCCTATGGACTTCACCGTCGCGGGTAACGTGATTAAAACAACGTCACCTATTCCTGCTGACACACTCGTTGAGATCACTATCTTCGAGAACGTCATGGCGGTAGGCTCAAAAGATAGTTCTGTTGATGGTGTTATCATTGACGCTATCCCTACGCCAACAGGTTACATGTTCAAGCGTCAGGGTCTGCCTCCGATTGATGTGCCTATCGCTGCCCCGGCCATCATTCAGGGTGAAGGTATACTGATTAAGGGTACGTGGCCCGAGATTACTATCAGCAATACTCAGGCACTAGCCGAAGAAGCTGATCCGAAGAACATGTTCAACATCCACCAGACAGTAGAGGACTCAGAGGAGCTGACTATCACTCAGCGCATCGACTTCTCGAAAGGTGTGATGCTTACCTGTATCGCTGACTTCCAGTGTCAACTGGGCCCAGGCTTTGCGGCCACTAGCGGTAAAGAGCACATTGAATATGTTCTGTCGTTCAAAATCCCAGGCACAGCAGAAGCTGAATACGGTCGCGGTTTAAAGGGCACAGGCAGCGCTGGATTCAACGTTGTCACGTCTGACGCCAATCTTACGGAAGTGATTGCGTATGCTAACGTTAGCCTGACGCAGATGTTCACCGTGCTTATTGAGAACCAACCTCAGGGCTTCATTGATATCGTGGCTAAGGTGCGTATCACCGATTCGCAGATCACTAGCTACGGTTCGAAGCTGACTGGTAACTTGTGCATTAAGGTTGAACCGAAATGACAACACAGTTAAAACTTTCGCAAGTCGAAACAACGCAGAATGACGAAGGTAAATCCTTAGTCGGCGTTGACGGAGGTGTTCAATTTGAAAACTCCGATGTGGCAACACTAACACAGATCGCCAGCGTAAGATTTAACAGCAAGACCGGTGTGTTAGTCTTCATCAAAAAGAACGGGGATGTAGTTAACGTCCCCGGTCTACCTACTGTATCAGTATTTGGTGAAGGGAAGCCTGGGCGTCGTGGCGCCCCAGGCTCTCCCGGTCGTCCTGGCCGTGATGGTCGAGACGGAGAGACAGGCAGACAGGGTTGTCCGGGTGGTGTAGGTAATAGAGGGAAGACGGGGCCAGCTGGAGAGCCGGGACGTGACGGTGAAGACGGCCCTGATGGAGATACTGGTCGCATGGGCCCAGACGGTCCTACAGGGCCAGACGGTGCTACCGGTCCTACAGGGCCAATAGGTCCTAAAGGAAATGATGGTCCTAGCTGTATAGCTGGAGCTACTGGTGCTACCGGACCTGCTCCTATAACTACAGCAGTTCTTTCGTCTACGCAGCCTCTCGATAGCAAAGTATTCGTGTGGTTGTACCCTACGACGAACGTTACTCCTGCTCCTCCTCTGCCTACAATAACGCCTCTTGCTGCGTCAGTCTCTAGCCTGTACATGGTTGGTCAACGTACAGTGCAGGGTTCTGATGTGTTTACGTCGCTGGCATATTTACCTGTCAATGCGCGTGGTGGTGTCGGTCCGTATAAGTATAAATGGACTATCACTACCACAGAGGGTGTGACTCTTGATGCTATTGAGACAAGCACCTGCATTGTTAACTTCTACCTGAGACTTGGCTTAGGTGCTGATCGTACAATCAAAGGCACCATTAGCTGTCTGGTAACTGATATGGGTCAAACATCGCGTCCGACTGTTACTGTTAGGTCTGCGCTTACTGTTGTGGCTCGTAACCCTACTAACACTGCAACATCCGGCTGTATCGTGTACGGCTCTGTCGTTAACACTATCGTTGGTCCGAAAGCAGTTGAAGACTTACGTGTTGGTGATGCGTTACTTGGCTATTCGAATCAGCCAAAAGAGTTTCGCAGATGGTCTTCGCCTAGCATAAAAGGCACAACCGTATACGCGACTGTTAAAGCTCTCGTGCGCGGCCAAGAAGATCATTACTATGTGATTAATGGACAGAAGTTCACGCACGAACATCCTGTTTTGATTTACGATGATATCGTATGGCGCTATGTTCCTGCGCGTGATGTGCAAGCAGGTCAAACTGTTCTTGGTCGCAAAGGACCTATCTCTGTATATGAGATGCGTCGTGTAGACGAACAAGTGCAGACAGTCGATATCGACGTTGACCCATTCGACTGTTACTTCGTTGGTGATGTGCTTGTGCATAATACGGATATTGTTGCGAAAGCGGAGAAAACGTAATGGGTCTGATTAAAGTAAGTACCGGCCTCATTCAAGCTGGTGCGTCTTCTACGCCTACTGCCGTTCGTGCCTCTAAGGGCACACTGACGGTCAGTCCTGATGACTCAGAGGTACCGTCAGAACTAACAGGTGACTCGTCGTTCGATGCGACTAGCGGAATCTTGACTCTCAAGTTCGCTAATGGTCAGACTGTCAAAGTGCAAGGCTTCCCTACTGCTTCTGATATCCCTGAAGGGCGTCAAGGCGGTAGAGGTGAGACTGGCGCTGACGGTAAAGATGGGCGTGACGGTCGAGATGGTAGTCCTGGCGAACAGGGGTGTGATGGTAATATAGGTCCCGACGGAGAGCAAGGCATTCCTGGCCCAGATGGGCGTGATGGTCTACCTGGCCCTGTAGGACCTACCGGACCTGATGGACGCACTGGCCCTATGGGACCTACCGGACCTACCGGCCCTAGAGGAGGAACTGGACCTACAGGCAACACTGGTTCTACAGGCCCTACGGGTCCTACCGGTGCAGCGGGTCCTGCGGGTCGTCTGTCTATCATCGTTAGTGCTACCCAGCCAGGAGCAGTTGCCGCAGGCACCATCTGGGTCGACCCTACTAAAGATCAAGGCACTACCTGGCCGTAAGGAGTAATCATGGTAGAAAAAGTTGATATTGCGCTTCTCAAGACCAATGCTTCTGGTCCTGTGAAAGCCACTCAAGGCGGTGTTACAGTAGACACCGAAGAAGACTATAGCACACTCAGCGGTTCATTCGACCAACTCACTGGTGTACTCGCACTGAACATCCCTACGATTGGTAAGATACAGATCGCAGGGCTGCCTACTATTCACAGCATCGGCTACGGTCCTGTTGGTGGCGTAGGTCCGTCGGGTCGTGATGGTCTTGACGGTCTTATGGGCGGTGATGGACGTCGTGGTACTGACGGTTGCCCTGGGCCTAGAGGCTCAGATGGTCTGCAAGGTAAGCAAGGCTATGTAGGCAACCGCGGCCCAGCTGGTCCTACGGGCCCGACCGGTCCTACTGGTTCTCCAGGTAATCCCGGTAAGGTAATGGTGTTCGTACAAGATACGGACCCTGCTATCGACAATGAGGTGGAAGCCGGCGCTATTTGGGTTCGCCCATAAGGAGATCATGTGGCACGTTTTCGCGTTCGTAATGCTGCGAATAACGGTTGGCATGATTGTGTGGACACGCCCATGTTCATACGCACACAAGACGGCGACTGGACTCCTCTGACTCCAGAGAAGTTCAGCGTCCGTAATCAGTGGGGCAAGCGCTGGCATCTTATTGATGACTCGTTTGACCCTACATATGATGACCCGTGTTCGAATGTCGAGACGGGTGCTTGTGGCGGCGGTCCTACATCTACAACCAAAGGCTCAGGCAACGGTATTGGCTCAGGGGGCCGTGAGAAGTATGACATACTCAAAGGCTATCCAGCTGGCTTCGACTTGCCTGATGCTGGCCGTACTGGCTTCGGTCTCGTTAATTCTTTTGCTCCTCCGACTGGTCGATCGATTAATAGACCAGGTATCAAAGCCATCGAGACTTACGACCCTGTTGGTGTTGCTTCTCGTTCCGGCTTAGGTACATACGCTAACCCTAACGTACCGTATGCGTCTGTTCATGGTCGTGGCGCTACAATCACAGAAACAATCTACGCCATGCCTGCTGTTGAAGGTTACGTTGAGCTGATGATTGCCTCGTATGCTCCTGCAGGTGCGAGTGTTGACGTGTATCATATGGGTGTGCGTGTTGCTTCGACGTGTGGTAAAGTTACGGGACGTTCTCGTATCAAATTCCAGTTCGACCCTGACGCCGCTGACATGCGTATCATGGTGCGTGTTCGTACTACTCAGGGGTTCGGTTGGAGTCTCGAAGTCTATCCGCCTAGACTTGCTGCACCTTCTGACCGTGGTGGGTTAGCGCTCGATAGTCAGGCTGCGTATGACGTTATCAACTTCCCTGACGTTATCCACCCTGATTATATCGGCAGCCCTATCTTCCCTGCACCTTGCCACGCAACTGTTTGGCCGATCGCAGATCGTATTCAGAATGCTAACGCATTTGAGTATTATCACTTCATCGGTTGGGTAGCGGGCTGGATGTATCTCGATTACACATCATGGGAAACGTTCGACTTCATTGAGGTCTATCAATCTGGTCGTCGTATCGCAACTACGCTTGACGCTAAGACAGGAGAAGGTTATCTATACTTCTACTTCGACCCTCAGAACGTTGCTTGTGATATCATGGTGCGTGTGGTCAGCAAAGACTTCGGTAATGCTGCCTCACTGGCCAGTTGCTTCTACAGCTTGTACTGCCCTGGCGAGCGTGGTGCACGAGAATTTATGCACCCGTGCCAGAGTTACAGCGTATACTCTGCTGGCCATCCAACTACAGAAGATAATTTTGCGTTAGGAACTCAAACGGATATCCGCGCCGAGCTTGTTGTTTGCGTAGCGAACTCGTTTGATACGAAGTTCGAAGTGTTTGACCAAGACATGAACCTGCTAGATATAGCAATCGTTGTTGCGGGTCGTACTGGCACACTCGAATTTTGGAAATACCCTGAGCATGTGCTTCGCGCTAACATCACTGTTCGCGTTACAGCACCTATCGGATGTGATTGGTCGTACTATGTGTACTGCCCTATTCAGCCTCCACACATCAACGTGAGTGACTTCACGGTTCCTTATCGTTGCGTGACTATATCTGGAGGCAGCGCGTTACCTCCGGAGTCTGATACATTCCCTTGGTACTGTTATACGTTCGCACAAACAGGTGGACGAGGTATTAGCAGTGACGTAAGTAACCTCACTTCGTGGGATGGTAGCTACAAGAACTTATGGGGAGGCACCAGTGGTTGGTTCAAGTGGAATAACTTCTTTACTCGACCAATCAAGCGTATCACATTTGACTGGGTGTATGATGGCCGAAATGGCGGCTGGCATAACATCAGTATTTATGAACGTTACGCAGGCGCAGGTGCTGAACAGGACGTAGCGAGTAGGTCTAACGTTCTCCAACGCTTTACGTTTGATACGAACATCCCTGTAGGTGAAGAGGTGTGGCTGTATTATCATGGCGGCGGAGATAGAGGCGACTCGAACGACTTGACCTATCTTGCAATCACTGAAATAGTATTTGGGTAAAAGAAGGGGCTTCGGCCCCTCTTGCCGATCTTAAGGACATAACATGCTACAACAAAGTTGCTTGTATGCTAGGGGCATCACTCCAGTATTCAGCGGCAGTCCTGGCAATGGCACAGAGGCTGCGGTAGATGCTATGGGTGTCGATGCCTCACGTTTTACGTCATTCGTTGTAGACGGACACGCTCTAGCTTATGTGTGCGGCTTTGGTTCTGTGTTTATGAATGGTCGCTTCGTGCGAGATGGTAGCCCGCTGGTGGATGCCTCATACGGGTGGCTTGGCAACTACAGAAACAAGACCATCAACAACATGGGCGCGTTGCGTCACTTCCTGACACAGCGTGGTTACAATTCAAATATCACTAACGGCACTTCCATGCTTGTCATCTCTGACTTAGCTCCTGTCAATGATGATACATCCATGGAGTCCTGGGGTCAGCTTGTTGGTTACATGCAGCGTATGCCTTTGGATATGCTTGCACACAGCTGGCAGGAAATCAACGCTGGTGCATACGGATATGACGGCTCGTATAAGTATTTCAAACAGTTTAGCTGTGTAATGCTTTTGTTGTCCGCCACCAATCAAAGTATGCCCACGGCAATGCTCACCGCGCTCCGTGAGGCGCACCGCAACGGCGTTAGTTTGATTGTATTGCAGAAGAACGCATACGAAGGTAACGTGAACTTCAATGCTATCTTCAACCCACTAGGCATTCGCAGTAACGGACAGGCATACGTCGTCTCCACAAAGGCTGCGCACGATAAGAGCATCAACGCATTAGGCAACCATGTTGCTTGGACGAATGTTCCGCAGCTCCATAATCAGATTAACTATCGCACGTCTGCAATCTATCAGTTTAATACAACCCCTCCAGCAGGACCTTCTTCACTCGGAGGGCAGCCTGGTGCGTGGAAACAACTGTATTGTGGTCAGGTTGATATTCCAGATGATGTGATTCTCGACCCAGCTATTATCTATCGTGACCCATGCTGTGTGGAGCCGGGCTCGGCGTACGGTGTTAACTTCGATGTTACTACCTACCCATACAAGCCTGATGATTGGGCAGCTCGTCTTGCTGCTGGGGATGTGTCTGTCACGTGGTCGAATCAGAATGGCCAAGCGTTGCAGGCGCGTAGCCGACTGTTCTCGCATGTAGTAGGCTATCAGCGTCATCTCGATACAGGTGATTACGGCTACACTGTTTACAACGGTACCCAGTATAACGATACGCGCGGCCTGAACGTCTATAAGATTCGTAAATCAGATCTTGCGCTGCTTGAACGTCGCTCGTTTGATATTCACGCATCTGCGGAAGGCACTAACCCGGGCGTTGCTAACGCTGCTGCCTGTGCTGCGTTCCTCAACTCAATCGGCACCGACTGTTATGTCTTCGTTGTGTCGTATGATACAGCCGACGTTAACCGTGTACAGGGCGGTCTGCCTGCTGCTATGTATCGCATTGGTGCTTCGCGCCGTGTGTTCCAAGGCAGTCAGTATGTGTACCGTGCTGCATATTGTGTGTTCGGCGAGCCTGGTATTGGTGAAGGTTCGGCGCACACAGAACTGTACTGGGGCCCTAAATCAAGCTCACCGGATAGCTACTACTCGGTAGGCTTTGACTTCGATTCCGGTAACGTTCCTTATTGCACAGGTACAGATCGTGATGGTACACTTGCGTTGGGCATTACTGGTCTGTTCGAAAACACCAAGAGTGCGCATGAGTCGTACTACAAAGTGTTGGGCGGAATGGACGGTGGTCAAACATATGGCATGAAGCACACGGTAACGATTCGTGATAACCGCTTCAAGAAACTGCCTATGTACGAAACTAAAAACTTCGTCGTGTCTGTCACTAACCCATGCTTCCCTGTGCCGAAGGTTCAATCGCATGACTGGGTGCATCGTGTCAACCGTGCTGGTTCTAGTTACGTTCGCTATGCGTTCAAAGATTTGAATGAGTATCTGCTCACAACCTCCGATGGTAGTGGCCAGAACGAAATGTGTACCTCTCACCTGATGATGAACTGGGACATGTTTAGTTCAATCGGCTCAGGCACTATCTATAACTCTGCTGGTGCATCGCATAAAGTTTATTGCGGTACGTCTAACGGTAACATCAACGATCCTAGTTCTCTGTATATCAACACGACAGAAGAAGGGAAAGTGTGGCATGTGTATGAGCGTCCTTATCAGCTTATCACTGAACTGCCTGACCGTGATACGAACGATTGGCAAGTTGTCTGGAGATGGAAGGGCGTCGGCACTCAGGGACACAATATCCAGATTGAAGCAGGCTTTGAGTACATCGTATTTGCGTATGACCGCTACGGTGAAATTGAACTTGCTGAACGTCATTTCTTCGTACCACCAGCAGAGTATCTGCCTAAGTGGGGTTCGAACTACTACTGCCGTGACTTCTCCAACTCAACTACCTTTACCGTTGACCGCGCCTTGCGCTGTAATGCGTACTGCGAAAAGTCTAGCGATAACGGCGGGCAGAATGGTATCATGATGATCATTCGTCGTCCCCTGTTCTTAACAACAGGTTCGGCGGATCGTACTGGTTGGGAGTGTATCTTCAACAATAACAGTGCGACTGTTCCTCGTGGTAACAACTACAGCATCCCATGCGTGAAAGACTATCAGTACATGGTTCTTTGTAGTGTTGGCGACGGTGCGTATTCATCGCATCATTTCAATGCGTGGAACGGTGCGTTCGATATGGTATGGGAAGGGCTGTTCGAAGCTGATTCTGGAGGTCGTGCTTCTTGGATTGCCAACTTGCAGACGTTAATGCAGAGCGGCAACTCCGGCGGTCGCACCATGGATTGTTTCATTGATGGTGGCCGAGCTGACCCTATCGGTGTGTTCCAAGTGTGGCGCAGACCTATCCTTTGCTGGGAACCGAGTGAAATCGAGTAAGGAGAATTTATGCCCGCATATGCACGTTTAGCATTCAAAGACCCAAGCAGAGACAGATGGGTAGCTAATTTAGCATACGGTGGCACGAAGGTCCGGTGGCAAGATACAGACGGAACTGTTCGTTGGATTCGTATGACAGTCAACAACACGAAAGTCAAAAATCCAGAAGCCGGACAATCGGGTCAACCTGATTGGACAACACTGACTGGTTAGGAGCTCACCCATGTCTTTAACACGAATTAACCCATCACTTATTGACGGCGGCACTGACCCCGTTGGTAAAGTGCTGGGTAAGAAAACTTCGACAGCGGTTGCATTCATCGACCCTGCAGAAGCATCAAAGATTCCAGGCTCACAGGGTGCTCAGTTCGATACTACTACCGGTACGCTTTCTATCATCTGGCCAGACGGCAGTCAGACAAACGTTATTGGTTTGCCTACTGCTGACCAGCTCAAGTCTGGACGTGAAGGTAAGCAGGGCAAAGAAGGCTTGCGCGGTCTGTCAGGCACTAACGGTCGTGATGGACGTGATGGTGATGACGGCTGCCCGGGCCCTCGCGGCCCTCGTGGTCGTAACGGCCCTACCGGTAATACGGGTCCTGTAGGTGCAACAGGTAACACTGGTGCAGTAGGACCCACGGGTGCAACAGGACCTACAGGTAGTCCTGGACGCGATGCTGCGATTGATGAATATCGCGTGTCGCAAGCGCTTGACCCAGTAACTGGTGCGGTAGTACCTAATGCTTGGGTTGGTAGTAATCGAAACATGAATACGGGCTTTACTCACAACATGGCCCGTGTCGTGAACAAATCAACAACTGATACTCTGCACGTTATCTTCAACAGTCCGTTCATTAACCGCTGCATCAGCTTGCAGATCACGTTCGTTAACGCGGCCACCAACCAAGCTAAGACGTATACGTTGTATAACTTGGACGGTACCAGTGCTATGAACGAGAACGCCCTGTTGGGTGGCTTTACCATTAAGTCCAGCGGCACTAACACTGTCGGTTGGGACTTCTGGTACACGGCAGTAGGAGATTAACGATGCCTATCATTCGTATCAACCCCGCGAACAACAGCATCGTTGGTCGTGTGCGAGAAAAGACGGACACAGACTGCATTGAAGTCAGTGACGAGCTGTTCGGCAGAATCCTCTCTGACCCAGCAGCTTTCCGTTATTACCCTGAGACGGGACAGATTGATCTCGTTGAAGACTATGATACAGCGCTCCCCGAATTCGACCCAGTGGCGCTGGCGCAGTTTGTTGCTGAAATCAACCAGAACATTTACGTTCCTGAACTGAACGTAGAAGTATCTATCTCTGGCGATCTAGGCAACCATCTGCTATTCGCTCTTGCGCTTGCACCGTACTCACCTCAGACTATTGTGTGTAATACAAAAGGGCGAATCAGCACTCTCGTTGTCGATAAGGCTGCTGCCTCTCATATTGCTAAGGCCTTCTCCGATACAAGTTCTTCAATTTTACAATCGTTAGGAGTTTCGGATGAGCCAGTTGACTAACTACGTGGACACGTTGATTGCTCTTGCACAACAGCAAGGGCTTTCTGCGTCGAACGATATTGCGTACAAGGTAGGGGCGGACGTTACGATCATTCTTTCGTTTGCCGAACCGATTACTCACGTATTTCCACTGAACGGTCTCTGGGTCATTGCTGATGGTTCGAACGCAGGCTATAAAAAAGTCATGCGACGTAAGTCCAAAGCAGCCACTGCACCGTATAAGAATACGTGGCAGGAAGAGACCGACTACAATACGGTGATGACCACTGTTCAGGTCTGGGACGAAGCAGATTTGCCTGCTCCTCAGATCATAAGCGCAAGTGGTGGACGTCTTACCGGTAAAGTTCTTGTGCGTTCAGGCGTAACAACCTACGATAACGATGAACTGATTCCTAAGTCCTATACGGACGGCGTTCGCACGGCGATGAACAACTCGTTCTTCACCATGTTCAACAACATGAACCAGCGCGTTAACTCTAACCTGGCTGCTATTCGTGTGCTGCAATCCAATGCCGAGCTTCTTGAGAAGCGTGTTGAGGTGCTGGAGACTGCTACAGACGAAGCGCAAGTCAAAGGGTTAGTGTTCGTGCAGGAGAATGCCGATACAGTATGGGCCTTACGTCATGGATTGGGTAAAGGCGCCGGCATTCCTTACGTCACTGACGCAAGAGGAGAAGTGCTATGGCCCGAGACTGTCAATCCAGCCGAGGCCGATCCGGAAAACGTATTGCTGCTTACCTTCTTGGAGCCTGTCTCTGGTGTAGCGCAGCTTATGTATATGCCGATATCGGAGACGACCGACCATCCTTAACGTGGGAAGCGTCTACGCAGCAACTAGGTAACGGTGCTACTATCGCTGGTGCAAGAAGTCTTGTTCAAGGCGGTGTGATGATCGTTACTCAGTTCTCTGCTGGACCTACGCTGGGAAGTACGTTGATTCGTTCTGTAGTTGATTCGATTGATGAACGCTTCGTTGTCGTGCAGTATTTGCCTATAAGCCGAGTGCTCTCCGATACAGAGTACAAGGCCTCGCTTCGCACCATGCAACTCGTCATTCAGATAACTAAGCCTCGCATGATACTTAGTCTGGACGATGATTACTTGAAGTATATGCCGCCCAATATCTACGGGCCGTATAAAGATAAGTTCTATATCGCAAATAGGGGGCTGGCCACTGTTGGTCGCCCCTCTTGTGATCTTATCGACATGGTTACCAAGCGCACGTACCAGCCTGATGCTCCGATGTACATTCTTCGGGATGATAACATAGCACACATCGAGTCGGCCCGTGCGTTAGGTTCCTGCCTGAAGGACTTAGGGCATGACGTGTCGTACTACTCTGCTACGACTGTAGGAGATCTCAAGTCAACTCTGTTTGAGATTAACAGCAGAGATAAGGGAATTCTTATTAGCTTAGTCAACACTGTGAATGATACGGAATTCAACAAGCCTGTTGGTTTGGACGCAATCAATAGGCTTATCAGAACTATAAACAGGACGCACATGGATATTGGTTTCGTTCGTGCTAACAACAATCTTAGCATGGTCATTGTCCCGAACGTTGGCGGACTCGACACAAACGAAAAGACGTGGGCTAACATGCGCACGACTCCAAAACTTTATGTGCTTGTTAGCAGGCTAGACAAGCTCGATGGGAGTTTAGTGTACAAGAATATGTTTGCGGAGATTAGTGGCGTATTGGAGGAATAAATCTTCTGCTAGGCGTGTGGTTCGCTAATTTCAGTCAGATGAAAGGACCATGAGGTAGAACCAAAAATGCAAGCCAAGCGACTTCGGATTGCCATTCTGGTTGTCATTGCTATCGCTGTGGTAGGCTTTGTAATCACGGCAGTTAGGAGTACCAACCAAGCTCCTGAAAATTTAATACTCAAGGAAGATGTTAGCTGCCTGTCCGCCATCTGTGTTGTCGATGGACGTTACGGACAAAGCTGCTTAGAGTTCAAGCCTAGGATGGCGCACACGTACAAAACCACTGACGTAAACGAACCAGGTGCCGAACGGGTCATTGTTGATCTGAACGATAACACCTGTAAGGGTTGAATATAATGTGGGCGGAAATTTTAGACAAGTTGCTTGCGTCCAACTACGCGACTGTCGGTTCTGTTGTTCTACTGATTCTCGGTGGTGCCTACGTTTGGTGGAAACTACTGCCTCAGCTTGAAGAACTGGAGCAAGTTAAGGCGCGTAATGCAGAACTGGAAAGCGGTATGAGCGGCAATCCAGATAACGACGAGCTACAAGCCGACTTGGCGCAGATGATGCGAATGATTCAGTCAATCTCTGACTCTGCGCCGGTCGATAATTTGGATATGAAAGAGGGATTGAACTCTGTTCTTCGCGCTATGCAGCGTTTCGAACGAATCATCTCTCAGCAATCCCGTGACCATCAAGGTTCTGTCGAGCTAATGCGAGAGGTCCTTGATAAGTTGGGTGGCAACCAGCAGGAGCTTGAGAAGCTCGGCCTGCGATTGCAGAGTATCTCAAGCTCTCTATATACAACTCCTAATGCTCAAGGCAACACGGAGTTGAATGATCTGAGGGCATTGCGATGATGGGCTATTTGAGGAATAACATAGGGTTTCGACGATTCACTGCCGAACGCTATAGTGATTTCTACAAAGCGAAAGCCTTTATGCTTGGTGAGGTTCTTGACTCAAACAGGCATGAGTTTTCGGCTGCCGCGAGAGAAACACTGCTTCAATACCTGTCTGCATCAGAGTCTTGGTTGAGAGACATTGAACGTCGTTTTATTTCAACTGGGAGAGGCGTCGATGCATCCGATGATGCTGCCGACATTCTAAGCTCTTTCGCAGATACAGAAAAAGACGTGTTGGGCCTTATGGCCCATCACCCTGAAGACTTCCCTGCATTGTTCTGTGAGAGTTGGTACGAGATGCGTACCGAGATCAGACCTTACGTTGACCAGATTCTCACACAACAATTTAGGCCTGACATGTTTGACTCATTCAGGCTGATTGCGGAGTTCATAATTGGCTATATGAATTTCACACTCTTTAATTTACATGAGATTGATTACATCTTATGTAAGAGAGAGCGACCATTCATATACGCCGACAAGATTGACCTGACAATTATGGAGTTCTGTCAGGTCAGTTCACCTGTGCTACGCCTGAATGCTTATAAGCGACATGGCCTGCTCGATGGGTACGATGTACCAATCAGAGTGAAGTACAATATTGATGATAAGTATATCAATCTGACGGAAGAACGAATCGCAGCCTATCAAAAGCTACGTTGTAGCCTAGACGATTGTGAAGGTACTTTCTTCTAATCCCACGCAACAGGAGATTTACAATGCGTACTGGTAATCTTGATTTAATGCTCGGCGCCCAGATTAAGAACTTCCGTCCTGAAGTTCTTACCGCCGACCCTGTAGTAGGCGATCTGGTTGCATCCCAGACAGCACGTATCTGGTACAACAGCACCGAAGATAAGTACAAATACTTCAACGGCACTGTCATCAAAGAGCTGGGCGGTAGCGGTGGTTCTGTAGAAGGTGTGGTTCTGGCTGACGGTTCAGTAGCAATGACTGCTGACCTCGAACTGTCTGGTCCTGACCAGTCTGCTTCTGGCGATAACGCGGCTGTTTCTAAGAAACACGTTGAGACAGTTGTTGCTACCAAGCAAGACAAGATCAGCGGCCTGACCGAGAACGCAGTTGTTGTCGCTGGTGCTGATTCTGAACTGCAAAGCTCTACCATCACTGCGTCCGAGCTGGGCTATCTGTCCGGCGCAAGCTCTAACATCCAGTCTCAGATTACTGCGGTCAGCAACAAAGCTAACGCAAACGAAACTGCGCTGGGTGGTAAGCTGAATGCTGCTAATGGCCAACTGACTGGCGACCTCGACGCTAACGGTAATACTGTTGCTAACCTGGCCGCTCCTGCTAACCCGAACGACGCCGCTCGTAAGATCGATATCGACAACGCTATCGCTGGTATCGACTGGCTGAAAGACTCTGACGGTATTCAGGCTGACGGCACTCTGGACCCTGTTCTGGAAAATGGTAAGCAGTACATCATCCTGTCTGCTGACACCATCAACCCGAACTTCGGTTCTATCACTGGTCTGGCTGACAACATGATCGTTCGCTATAACGGCACTGCGTTCGTTATCGTGTTCGACCCAACTGACAGCGAAGCTGGTGGTGCAGTTACCTGGGTTAAAGATATCAAAGAGTATCGTCGTTTCGATGGTACTGAGTGGACTACATTCGGCGGTGCTTCTGAGTTCAACGCTGGTGACGGTCTGGAAAAAGCTGGTAACGTTGTTAACGTTAAAGTCGGCGCTGGTATTCAGATCACCAGCAATGCCGTGACTGCTAAACTGGACGCCAACGGCGGTCTGGAAGATAACGCAGGCAGCACTCGCGTTAAGCTGGACGGCGCTACACTGTCTCGCTCTGTGGATGGTATTGCCATTGCAGACGGCGGTGTTGGCTACGGTCAGATTGCTGCTGCTGCTCTGGGCACAGGCCTGAAACAGGACGTTGATAACAGCAAAATCATCGTTGACGTTGCTGCTGTTAAGACTGCTGGTGGCTTCATCGACGCTACTGGTGGTTCTGTTGAAGCACTGACTCTGACTGGTACCGATCCGCTGACCGACACCAGCGTCCCTACCAAGAAGTACGTGGACGATGCAATCGCTGCGGGTTCTGGTGGTTCTGCTGCTAAGGTCTATCAGTACGATAAGACTGCAAGCGGTGATGTGGCTAACACTGCGCACACCTTCACGCACAACGCTGGTCACAAGTTCGGCGTTGTTACCGTTGTTGATGACACTGGCTACCAGATCATTCCTGACGAAGTTGTGTTCATCGACGCAAACAGCCTGCGTGTCGAACTGACCACTGCTAAGAAAGTTGCAATCGCATTCGTAACTGGTACCAACACTTATGTTGAACCAGAAGCGTAATCGACAACGACAGCCGTAACATAGTAAAGGGTGGGCTTCTGCCTGCCCTTTTTACCTTTCAGGAGATGATTTATGAAAGTCGTTGGGACTTTAGACTTAGAGTTCGGCTCGATCAAGAACTTCAAATTTGATGAAGTGACTGACTGGCCAACCAATCCTCAGCCGGGCATGGCAATCTTCATGGACAAGCGTCTGATGTTCTGTGTTGAGATCGCTGACCTACCTATCTGGGTACCGTTGACACAACAGATGACGATGTTCCGCTACTCGCAGGCATCTGCATCCAGCCGTTGGGAAATCGCACACAACATGAACACGGGTACGCCTATCGTTCAGTGCTATGACGGTAACGGTGACGTTGTTATGCCTTCATCCATTCACTCTCAGGACGCAAACACTACCATCGTGTTGTTCCCCGAGCCTGTTGCTGGTACGGCTGTGCTGCTGTCTGGTATTGAAAGCGGTCTGCCTACTCCTACCGTAGCATTCACTGCCTCATTCACCGACGAAGCTGTGTGGACCGTTACGCACAATCTGGGCTACAATCCCGCAGTGCGCATCCAGCAGGGAACGAAAGAAGTCCAGCCTAAGTCTATCGTGCATGACAGCACAAGTCTGCTCACTATCACATTCGATAATCCTGAGTCAGGCACCGTCATTCTGTATTAAGAGGTGCTCATATGCTTTTCGCTCAAAACTATCGCAGTGTACAAAAGCATATGATAGAGCGAAGTCTGTTCTTATTCGAGACCTCTACGTCTAAGCCCGACATGAGTTCTCTTACTTGGAACAACTTCGTTAAGTTATGTGCCGAGAAGTCTGTGACCAGCTCGAAGGACTTTGCGGTCAACGGAACTATACCTCTTAATCCTGCTGCCGGTATCAGTGCTGATGGTACAAGGCGCTGGCTACACACACGTTCTGTCCACCATACGTATACGAGTAATAGAGGCGTATCAACAGGTTCTTTAGCACCTGTGAACGCGCCAACAGTTCCTTCGTATCGTTACATGGAGCGTCAGTTCGCTCTCGACCTGTCAGACGCTTTGGGTATGACATTAATGCAGAGCGAGGCATCGGGTCCAACCTCGCTTGCAGCCCAAGGTGTTGACAAGACGCAGCCTATAATGTCAGACAAGTTGTTGAACGAACAAGTCGGTAGCACTATGTATGGCACTTCCATGCTGATGTATAACTATCCCGTGTCTCTTGACGCTACTCTTGTTGTGAGCGGGGATAGTTACTCATGGAACTCGAATGGCTATCGCGTCGTCGTAGGGAATGCCATACAAGCGAACGCTATGTCATATGCCGTAGTGGTCAAAAACGTGAACTTCAACAACTCCGGTGGCAACTACTTCTCGTTGTGGTGGGGAGTACCAAATCTTTATCACGCTATCACGAATGGCACACCAGGTGTCTCTGTTCCTACATGGGGTATGGCTGCAATCGTTGATGAAAAGAAAACGCTGCATATAGCTCTGCTTGCTGAGTCCGACCTTATGCAAGTAAGTCCTGTGATGAATGGAAACGGCACGGCAAAACTGTCTAATGCAGTCGTGCCAAAATACACATATGAATTGTGAGGAACTTATGCTCAACTATTCGATGGGGCGCTCTTATAAACAAGAAACGCCTTCTGCTGAATGGGTGATTACGCACAACTTCGGACGTATGGTCGCAGTGACTACGTGTACGATGCAGCCAGATGGTAAACTCCATCAGGTACTGCCTCTGGACGTTATCTTTGTGGATGTTAATACAGTCAAAGTAACTTTCCCGTACGCTGTTACGGGCGAAGTGCGAATCGCCTAAGGAGATAAACAATGTTAACTTATGGTCTACAGCTCGCGGGTGAACAGGCTCAAATCGTTCGTGCTCCGGGTGACCCGAACTCCTCTGGCCCAACCTTTCCATCATCCCCAGCTAATGGTCGTGTGTGGAATCTGACTGCTGTTTCAGGTCAGAACCAACCTGGTCTGTATGTATTCAGTCAGGTACGCAACAAGTGGGTTAATCAGCTCCAGTCTGTAAACCCATATGACGTGGGTCTGTCTGTACTCAAGCGTTATGCTGGAGGTCAGGAGATTGCCCGATACCTGTCTGTGCGTACAACTGCAATCATAAAAAACTTCGGTGGCTCCATGGCTGTTGCCGATGTTGCTGCCACCGCCGCGTCTGTCTTCAAGATCAGCGCGTATGACTCTGCTACCTCTGCTGTTATTCAGCTTGGCACTGTGTCTTTCGCCGCCGGGTCTAAAGTTGGTGTGTTTGCACCTTTGGTTGCATATCAGGATCAAGAGATCATTCTTGTTGCTGGTGACCAGATGCGTGTCATCGCACCGGACACTGCTGACACAACACTGAATGGTGTTGCGATCACTGTTGCAGGACGTTTGCTGGTGTAACCTAGATGGCCTGTATCGTAATGGTACGGGCCGTTTTACCTTGTATCAAGATTTTTGACTCGAAAGGGTTGATAGTCCTTTCAACGGAGAAGGTCATATGCTCTTTGCAACGCCACACCCCATAAAGGCCAACAAGGTTGCTCTGTTGGCCACTCACCGTGCTCTGTACTTTGACAGCCAGACTGACCTGTCAGACGCTCATGTAAGTGCTGCGAAGTATATCTCAAAGGTTAAAGGCGCCCGGGCTTGGGGAAATTCTGTCTTAGGCTCAGAAAGCGCTGTCACTTTAAGTCCAATGAGCGGCATCAAGGACAACTTCTTCTATCCTGCGAGAAGCGCACGTCTATTGGGTAACTCTCCAGTCAGTGGTAGTGGCTATGCGTCATACACTGCACAACAAACACCGGAAGCCGCACTCACGCGATACTTTACCGTATCTGACGTGTCTAACTACAGCTTATGGGCTGCGGGCAATCCAGTGTTTACAGGGCAGTCAGGACCTTCGAGTGATACGTCGGAATCTCTCTACTGGCCCTCGAACTGTATGCTTATCTTCCCTGCAGGTATGCGTAATACAAACGTTCATCTGCAAACATATAGCTCCAAAGCAGGCAGTCAGTATAGCAGAACTACAGATCCTTTCTGGGGGACATATCGAGGCTACGATGCAGGTTTCAACAACGGTGGCTTGGGTCTGGATATGCTTATGGAGACTAGCCCTGTTGGCTATTCTTACATACAGACCACAGGCACACCAAACCAGCAGGTCACGTTACACAACACGTATGCCGCTTTGGATCACATAGTGTTCGTGCGCACGATGGGTATGACGTACTCTGCTAACGGCCTGAATCAGTCGAGTGCAACGTACACTCCACAGTCTGGTAATGGAGATTCGGGCTATACTCGCCATGAAGACCAAGCATATCCAATGCGAGTCGCTATCACGGGCAAGGCAAACACGGATGATGTTGTCTTGACTTCGTGCATGTCAGCCTTCCAAGTGAATGGCCTGAAATATCTTGTGCGCGGTGAAATTGGTCAGGGAAAAGATCTCACACAGGCGGCTGCTATTCCAACAGCGTCTATAGCCACTTTGTCTCTGACAAGCACACAACTATTCCCAGATAAGTCTCTCACCCAGATGTAATAAGGAAAGTTTATGCAACTCGTACTTCCTAAACAGGATGATGTGCGTAAGTACGGATTCTTCTTTGACTCCGGGCAGACCATAGATTTCAGTTCAGTGAGTGAACTACGAGATCTTATAAGAAACAGCCGTTGCTCAGTAGCGGCTCAAGCAGGTAATAGCTTTACGGCGCATCCTGTTATGGGCATCGCTGCATACGGTACTGGCGCTCGCGTGTATTATTCAAAACTGACCTTAATGTCGGAGGCGCCGGACTTTACATCCGATGAAGCTATCTTTCGAACATTACTTGTGATTGGACTGAAGGACGGGTCCGGTCGCAAGAGCGGTCAAATGGCAATGATTGATAACTTCGCCAACAGCACTCCATTTCCTGGGAACACTGATACGTGGTGGGCTACGCCTTTCTGTTTGATTCCGACTCAGATAGGGCAGAACGCAGCACCCACCACTAACCAGATATCCTTCCCTGATACGCAGGTGACAGTAACCACGGCATCGCGTCAGACAGGAGATTCGTACACGCACCGCAGACGAATTTACACCTCTACTGGATCTCAAGAGGCTCGCATAACACCGCACTCTTGGTCGTACACATTTACAGGTACGAGCTATTCATCGTGGCAATCAAGCGTTGCTGGTGCTATGGCATTCTCTATGGGGGCTTACCTCAATCAAGTGTCGGATGGAGGCTACTGGCGTGCAACTATTCCTACGCGCCGTAACGCATTTGATAGCGGCCGAAATGTTCCTTGTTCCGCTGTTTATGGCTCAAGTGCTTTAGCAGAAGATACGATCACGTTAGACAAATTCGCAGTATTCATTAACGAAGGAACGCGAGTTCGTGTGGTAAAATACGGACCTGAGGACTTCACACAACGTACCACAAACGTAGGGAATACGTTCTCTGTTGCGTTACCTGAATTACCCGTTCTGTATAAGACAGACAGCATCAAGTTATAGAGGCGATTATGTTATTCGTTTCGAACGGATCTCAGTTGCTCGAAAAGAAGATAGAGATTGCACGGAAGCGTATGTTTTTGTTTGCTTCCGATGTTGTTCCTCCGGACAGAAAGTCCTCGTACACTGACCTGATTGATAAGATCAACAAATCACGTTCCTTTTGCGCTCTGGCTGATGTTGACCGGAACATGAAGTGTGTGCGCACAGCAGGATGGAGAGCAGGGCGCCTGTATTACAACTATGTACCGAGTGCTCTAATCTCCAACAGTTTGATTGAGGGCACTAACACCAAGCAGGTGTCTGCTACGGATATGTTCTGCCGTTATTACAGCATAGGTCGGGATGACTATGTTGGGAACGCTTGGACAGGCTCGTGTAGTTTGTTGCCTACTCTTTCAAATGGTGCAACGACTCTGCCCGGCTATTTTGATATGGTGCTGCCTGCATTCGATGGTACCGTGTTTGCTCGCACACTCAATCAGATGAACGACAACGCCATCACGGCCAGTGCTTCTTCTGGCGGCACAATCAATGGTCCGAGTAGTGGCATAGGTCGTTGGTCAGAAGATATCAATTCGTATATCCAGAACATCTACCTGACGACCACAGCATCGCCTGAGGTGTTGACGTTGACTTACTCGTCAGCGAGCATGGGCAGCATATCAGCCAAGACACAATACAATCTTGGCACTGTTGGTGCAGCATGGCCGAGACTGTTCTCTGCATATCGCACTCGTGTCTACGGAACGTATTACTTCTCTGGAGGAGGCTGGAGCTACAGCACAACGAACTACGCTGGAGCATACGGGTCTTCTCAGGTAACGGTTCCTGAGAACATCTACTTCGGTACGGGCACTACGGCAGATACACCTGCGGTTGATATCGCTTGGGGTATGATGCCAATTGCGTTCGATGTTAAAGCTCCTGTGTACGCCGTAGTGTCTAAGGTCAACACGGACTTTGCTGTTGCTGGTCCTGTACTGCCTACCGAGATATTGACAGGCACGTTCAACACGTATGAGCCAGTCGTGTTGCCAAAACGTTTCACTTTATAGCAACCACTTCCTACTCGCTATTCATTCTCAGTAATTTATAGCGAGTCAACTGGAGATAACACAATGGAAATAGTTTCGTTCCCTTTGGTCGTCAATGGCATTACGATTCCAGATGCAGGCAAACGTCCAGCGTCTGACCCGCCATTGAAGTACGGCCTGTCAAACATGCAGAAGACCATTTGTCTCGCACACGTACCTGACCCAGCCAACATCGTTGTTGCCGATGGTACTACTGTTCAGACTGCTATCGGTGCAACTGCGGTGCTCGACTTGACTAGCGCCAATGCTAACCCTGTGCGCTGGATTCATGGTCAAGATAACAAGTATAAGTTCCGTCTGTCGGCTACGCTGCAAGGAACATTCGCAGGCGACTTGGCAACTCTGTTAAGCACGTACAACGTGATTGTCTTCAACAAAGATATTGCAAGCACTCCATACGGTGGCTTCCTTATTTTGACTATCGGCGCTGCTGGTTCTGGTGCAGATTTGATTCTGACCTCAGCTAATCTGCGCAACGGTAAATTCTTAGCAACCGTAGTTAAAGACTCTAAGGAGTTCTAATGCGTATCTTAGGACACAACTTGCTCCCGTTCAGCGTACTGAATCTTGGTAGCGGCTGGGCGTCGAATGCTGCTAACGGTATCGTCGCCAACTGCTTCTTCTTTGATACAGCACTCGCCGACCAGGGTGACTTCTCTCAACATCTGCAAGACCTGCGTAATCTTACGGATAACGCTGTTGCTGCAACGCGCATCGTTCTGCGCCCAAACACAGAAGGTCTTGTTCCTCTGGCCGACCTGCAGGAGGGATGGAAAGCACGTTCTGGGCATGTGTACGAGATCAAGAACGGTGCTACCATTCACTATCCCTCGAAAGCGCGACCAGTAGGCTACAATGGTGCTGCGTCTGTTCAGATCAACACTGCGTACACAACAAGCAATGACGCTGGGAATAAAGCGCTGTGGGGTATCGGACCTGCTGGCTATCGCGCATGGGATTATGCAGGTGTTCCTCATGATAGCCTGACGCCTGGCATCCATCTGTCTACCACTGATCTGACGTTCGATTATGAAGTGACTATCGACGCGGTTCTGTCTGACGTTGGTGATATGAGTTCTGCCGCTGCGGGCACTGTCGCTCCTATCGACGGAGACGGCAATGTTGGAACCGCTCGTGCTTGGACGATTGCTGCTAACCAAGAAGGTAACGTACTAGCTACGACAACAACTTCTTCTAAGCGCTTCCGCTTCATTCAAACGTCTGGTACACGCCGTGTTCTTCCTGTGACGGCTTCGGATGTTGGTCGAACTGCTTCATACAAAACAATGCGTAGTGCTCTGGTCGTTATTCAGGACACTAACTACGGTGCTTTGGCCAACGGCAACTATGTACCCACTTACTTCGCCTGTGAAGTTGGTGCGATCGGTAGCGGTAAGCCAATCGAGTTAATGTCTACTGCACTCGGTCCTGGTGAGTTCGCATCTGTCGCCCAGCTTCGTCTGTCCACAGAGGTATAACATGAACTATAAGTTATTCGCAAACTCTGCCGTTCCCCAATTGACGCGTCTATTCGCTCAGGCTACGGCAGACGATAAGTCCTGCTATCTCGTTAAATTGAATAGCGGGTTCGTGGAAGCTGACCTGAATCGCTGCCTAAACTTCCAGGCTCAGACTGGTGCAGGATATGTCTTCGATGCTGCTCTTGCTGCCTCAAGTGGTATTTGCACCGTGTTGGCGAAAGGCACTAACTGCGTTCGTACTATTGACCGCAACAAGCTGTCTATCTCTGATTGTCAGTTGACTGCTACTGCCGAAGGTGTTCCAACACATCTCATTCTCGGCGGCATCTTGCCTGTGTGCTTGCAGGTAGGTCCTGATGTTACGCTGCTTTATCCTGACCTTGTTGTTCGCTACGATCCGAATGGATATAAGACTCAGGTTACAATCAATGCGTTTACTATCAGCCTGACACAGATGTGGGTGGAGAATGCTAACGCTACGTGGCTTACTGGCACTGAACGTGCTGCGTTTAATGTAGGTACGTTTAATACCGGAGCATTCACTGACCTGACGGGCAATGCCTGCACCACAAGCGGTAACTTGAAGTTTGCTGCTGACGGCTCTGGTGTTGACTTAGGTACTACAGGCAACGTGACAATGGCTGCGTCCTCTACGTTTGACCCAAGCAAGTCATTCACTATTGAGTGCGACTACCACCAGTCAGGCAATGCTGATTACGCAGAATGGACGCTGTTCCGTTCCAGCGCTTCTCTGACTGACCGCTATACTATCGCATTCGACCGCTCAAATGAAAAAGGTCTATGCGTGTGGAATAACGTAGGTGGGGGCGGCGGTACGCCTAAGGTAGTTCGCCCTATCTCTCCATACTCAGCTATGTGGGGAGGCAGTGTCGTTCATATCAAATATGAATACGATGCAGCAACGTCTACACACAAAATCTCTATTGATGGTACAGTGGTAGATACGTTCACATACGCCGTGCTCAAGCCTGTTACTGTAGGTCTGCAAGTGACTGGTGGATATGCGGCGAGCGCCAATGCAGCATACACTCCTATCATCAATAACTACGCGATCCGTCAAGGAGCCTAACCATGTTCGTACCAGTCGTAACGTATGACCCGGACATGTTCGCGGACTTCGTGTTCGTTATGTCTCAGATTGAAGTGAGTTCTGCTTCGCAGCCTCAAAAGCGGGCAGTGGAGTCAATCACCGCTGTGCCTAATCACCAGACTGCTGACGTTGCGCAAGTGGCGTATACAGCAAGTAAGGCATCTTGGATTCAGCGCAGACAAGTCTCTGCAATTGATCAAGTGCTGTTCGTAGCTAATGCGATTGGCCAAGTGGTGAGTAAGTTTACTCCAAAGACGTTCACTTCGAATTTGGCTACACCTCGTATCGACTTCCCTCTTGTGAGCGGACAGTTCGCTACTGACCAGACGATTGACCCTCTGTTTGATAACATCGTCTTCCGTGTAACTGTTGGTGCGCTTGACCTGTCTGACACTAAAGCGAACAACAAATCTGCTGTGCCGGTGGTGAGCTAATGAAGATTATCAATAACCGTATCATGGCTCAGGCAATGATGGGCACGAACGCAAACGGTGCAACACTGATAAACGATCCCAATGTCGGTGCTGGTTGGAATATCTTTGCGTTTAGTGGTAAAATGCCTACGTCAAAAGAAGGCTTCGATGCTGCCTTCAATAACAAGTCACTTGCTGATTTGTACAACGCGTCTATCGGTATGATCCGCAATCCAATTAGCGGTGTGGAGTCCGGGAACGTTCTAACGCTTGCCTTACAGTCTCAGTATATTCCTAAAGGGGTATCGTACTATGGGACCATTGGCAGCGCTAATACTGTGGCTTATCAGCTTATGCCTCATCGTATCACTCGTTCAGGTTTTACTGATCGTAGCATCGGGTTGATTGTTGGTGCAGGTTCGACTATGGTTCCGGCCGCGCGTTTCGTCAGTGACGTTGACTTTGAGTTCGACACTCCAACTACCATCACTCATGTTAAGTTCACGGGCAGCACAGGTGATGCGTTCGTTCTCGTCGCCTTGTCGGATGATGGTCAGACCGAGACTTCTCTGGGCACTGCTACAGCAATCGCAGGCGATACCCTTTGTCTCGCACTGTCTACGCCTGTTGCGTCAAAACGCTATCGCTACAAATACACGAAGCCTACAACCGCCACGGCGCAGCGCATACTGCTATCCACAGTCGATACTCCACCAGCATCTGCGCAAACTGCACCTACTTGGACGGCGCTTGCACATTGCAATACGTTCACTCACGGTGACATTGACTACTCTGACGATATCATGTATGCCGCAGGTGCTGTAGGTGCTCAAGGTCCGTACAAAATCATCGGCGATATTATCCCTACGCAAAAGACTGTCATGTACTGTCCTAAACTGCGTTTCACCCAAAGGAGCAACTGATGTATATTTCAAAAGCTATGCTCAATATGCGTGGTGACTCTTTGGGATCTAACGTTGCCTCAACTATTGACGCACCTTGGTCATCTAACGTCGCTGTAGCAGCTAACGCAGGTACTATACAAGGTGGCGGCAGCACAATCAGCGCAGAACGCACGGCAGCTATTGTGTTTTCTACAGGTGATACGATCACAGACACGGTGTGGAATAACCAATCGCTCGCTCTGTTCAGCCTGACCTCACTGCGTACATATCTGGCTGCAAATCTTCCTGGATGTGTCATGGATGCTGCGCCAATCTCAAACGGAACTGTGCGTATCGTGAACTTAGGTCAGGGTGAGCGTATGCTCGATTTGTTCAACCAGCTTGGGCGCTTTAGCTATGCTAAGCCATTCAACCGCATGTACATTATGCTCGGGACTAACCTGACTGTAATCGCTGCGGGAACTGCGTCTATAGGGTCTGTGATTGAGCTTACTGCGCAAGACCTGCTGGGTATGGGTGCTCCTCTGACCGATAATGGAGATGGTACGTTCACGCTCAACGGTACTATCAGTCTCAACAACATCGTATGGAGCTAACATGGAACTATATCCTTTCCAGAGCATGAACGCTGCCTCGAACATTTGCTTAGGTCTTTTGTACGATACGGATGCTCCTGAAAATGGCGAGAAATCTCTACATAGTGCGATCAACGATGCGATTGCATTACGCCTGTTCCAGAGAACGGCTGTCGCCTTACCTCCTGCCCGTTGGCAGTATCAGCCTGTATTCGTATCGGCGTTTGATACCCTTCGTTTCTTGCCTGCGTGGATAGAATCAAACGGAGTAGCTAACGGCTACGGTAATGCTTTCTCCACGAAGACGCGAATCATTCCTAAGATAAAGTTACCTGCGTTGGATGCTCGTTTTGCGAGTACAGTAAACACGTACTTAGAAGCTGTAGCGGCCTGCCTGCTCTCGCATCGAATGGTGTTGGCTGGAGATTACCCTCTGACGAACATCACGAACAACTTGAGTCCTCAATACAACTTGACTCAGGAAGGTTGGTATCTGTGTGCCGAGTATGACTTCGGTGCAGAGATTGAACTGGGTGCGCTCGCAGGCTATTCCTCAGGGTCAACTGTAGCCTCTCAGATGGTACTAGGTACCCAACAGACGTATCTGCAAGCTCAGGTTAATGGTATCTGGACGGACGTTATTCACACCTACGATAACCTACGAACCACAGGGAGTAGTATCGCTGTTACCTACGAACTGCCTACGAAAGTCAAAGCGCAGAAGTTCCGACTAGTGAACAAGGCTGTTACGTGGCCTTGGTCTACATCAGGCCACTATCCGTTCGGCATCCAGTTCTATGCAACATACACAGGACAGAAGCCCCGCACACTCGGAAAGTTCAAGCACATGACCGTGCTGCATCTACAAGCGCTTGCTTCGTATAACGCAGGCACCACGTGGGCGTTTAACTGGCCTGCTGCAACAACTACCATACAGAGTCGTTACTGCGCTATGGTGCATCTCACTATTACGGATGATGTTAAACAGGCAGCGAACTTTGATATCAATATGGTGGACACGACGTACAATACAGCACTCGGTCCTGTGCCTGTACCAACGTTCCGTGTACAGCTCGCGTCTGTTATCGGGAGGGGTGTATGATTAGCAATAAGGGTGCGTCACTTGCCGCAATCAATGCGGGCTTCCCTGCGACTGCGATTGCTGCGAACACGCTACACATCGCGCTGTTCAAAGGCACTAAGCCTGACTTCAATCAGATCTTCACGCTATTGCACGGAGCGGGCTGGAATGTCAAAGCAGTTACCGCGCTAGGATTGACACAGGCGAACTTCTTAGGCTCAATTGCATTTGCTGCCATGACACCTATCGTCAACCCAAGTGCTCGTACACTGACACTTCCGTTTGGCGGTAATGCTGCGACATTGACTGGTGTTGCTGACGGTACTCCTACCTACTATGTGGCTCGTATCGTTGCTGCTGCTGGTGCGGGTGTAGCCTCATGGGCTAACTTCGTACTGTCAGCTTCTACCAGCACGTTACTTGCAGGTCCCGCATGGATGGGCACCGTAGGAGGTCAAGGCTCAGATGCAGAACTCCAGTTCATCGGCGGTACGATTAAGACAGGCCAAGCATATCGCTTCCTTGATATGACTTTCCAACTGTAATCAGTGGGTGGCGTCCTTGTAGTGGCGTCACCTCATTAATTTGAACTGTCTTTAAACCAAGGGCATGATATGAAAATTCTACCGATTTATCAAAATACACCTACCGTGATGTACGGTGCTTTCATGGAAGGGAATCTTCCTAACCCAGTGAACTATGACATGCAGACTGTGCTGAACAACATGCTCAGTGGTCGCGCCTTCTTACAGAATCAGATTGGTAATGCCCAGCATACTCTGGTTCCAAATACCACCAGCTTGCAGTCTTCTCCTGCTCCTGCGTGGACAACTGCTCAGGGCTTCCGCGGCAAACGCGTTCTGCCTAAAGTAACGTTCGCATCATACAGCCAAGTGTATCAAGACCTTGTTGATACCGGGCTTGTGAGTGCTCAGTATCAGCTGGACATGCTGTTCGCTACTATCTTGTGGCACCGTTGTGCCTCAACAACGTCCGCAGTTCAGATGCCATGTACCTCACCAACATCGGGCGCCTCTGTTCCTACAGTCAAGAACAAGAACGCTGATGGTTCGTGGACTTTGGCTGAATATGACTTCGGTGCAGATGTGGTTATTAACGCTCTGACCAGTATTACTCAGACTACAGCGAACAACAACCTGTTTGCTAACGTACCCGCTAACTTGGTATTCTTGCAGGTACAGCAGGGTAGTTCATGGGTCGATGTGACTAACCTAGTAACTAACCTGTTCCAGACAGCAGGTAACGTTGAGAAGTATTACCAGCTTCCGGCCACTGTTCAAGGTCGTCGCTTCCGCATTGTGTCTAAGTCTGCGTCTGCAACCAACCCGTTCTTCATCGGTATTGGCACGTTTGCCCTGCACTTCTATGGTGACTATGTAGCAGGCTCCTCTCCGCGTACGCTGGGTAAAGTGCAGCACGTAGTGATGTTCCCGCACGGTTTTGGTACCGCCTACGGCGTACCTGCTATGTCGGCTGCGATGAACGTCAATAACTACGGTCGACTCTTCCCGCACTACGGCCTCACTGTCACTGACGATATAAAGCAGGCTGCGAACTTCGACCTGTTGATCACTGATGCCACAGCGTACCCAGGACAGGAGCAGTCAGTCAGCTCATTCACAGTGTCCTATCCGCCTATTACACTGGAGGTATACTAATATGCGCGTATCTAAAGCGTACAACTCGTTTATGGCAATGGCGGCACTTAACAACCGTTTACCACCTAACGGCAATACGGCAGTCAATGCTGCGCATATCGCTCTGTTCTCTGGGACACCTCCCACAGATGCTCAGTTGAATGCTATGATCGGCACAGCGGGTCAGGCAATCACATGGTCAGCGGCAGCCATTAGCAGTTTCGCCACAGCCACTAACTTCTTAGGTGATGTTATGTGTGGTGTTATGACTGTTACCATGGATATTGATAACAACGTTATGCAGTTGCCGTTCAGCGCTCAGACTAACTTGGCTACCATTGCATCATCAGGTACGCCTACGTGGTTCATGATGCGCCTGGCAAGTGCGGCTTCGGCTGTTGACACATTCGCTGGATTTGCTGCTGGTGGTAGTGCCTACGTTGTCATTACAGGCACTGTGGGCGACGAGAACTCTAATGCTGATCTGAAAATCGTTGGCGGTACTGTTGTCGCTGGCCAGCCTCTGCGTCTTGCAGACATGCGTATCAAATACTAAGGAGACGCCAAATGTTAGTCTCTGAAAAATCAGCTTTGTATCAGCTACTCCAGACTGTGGGAACGACTGCGAACACTCATGGTTTCATGGCGTTCTTTCGCAACGGAAGTAGCAGCAACGTACCCAAGTCGTTCCTTGATTTGGTAGCGACAAGCCGCTGCGCCGTCGAGTACAAGTTCCAGCAACAAACAACCGATGCGAATAACACGTTCTGTCGCGTGTTCTCTCGTGGACGTAGTATGATGCCAATCGGCGGCTATGGTCAGGGGCGTACCTACTTTGACCCTGTGACTAAGACGAATATTCAAACCTTTGCTGTCTATCCTGAGTACAGTCGCTTTACGTTGACAGCTAATATCAACAAAAGCCCTCAGCAGATTATGGCTATGGTGGGTGCCTGCTCCGATATCGCTAATGACATAGGCAGCGGCTGGAGTGTCGATGATATGGTTGAGTATGACTACGGTCGAACTCTGCGCTTCCGTAGTTTCTTCGTTCCATCTGTCTCTGGCATTAATGCAGGCAACGTTCGTCTTGAGTATCAAGACCCAACCACTCTCGTCTGGACACGCATTACTGTTGTGGCTGGGATGAACGCTGGTCTGGATATAGTCGCACGTAAACTACGTCTGCGTATGAACGGTACGGCCTCAACAAGTGACATGTACTTCACACCGTACGCCGAGAAGGGTAGCGATTTTGTTTCTGCCTCCTTGACTCACGTTGTGCTTGTACCTCTGACGCAGCCTAACCCATCCACCACTCAGTCTTATTTGTCTCAGACGCAAGAGGACTATTACGGTCTTGTGCTGGATGTTGGTGCCGATTTGACTATCGGTACGACAAACATCGGTCAGTACGGCCAAATGGCTGTCCCAGACCTCACTATTCGTATTGCGGATAACTTCTTGGAGGGCGTGTAATGAGAATGCTTCCAGCCACTGCAAATGCGATGCAACGTAATGCCTATAGTTCGTTTGTGAACTCTGGGGTACCTTCAAACTTCACTACGGTCGCTTGCGCTATCCTGTTCTACACAGGAACTATGCCAACTAAAGCAGAGCTACAGGCACTGATTGGAGAAGGTACGCAGCTTATTAGCGGAAACGCAATCTACCAGCGTCCGGGTCTTTTGACCTCAGCACGAATCGCCGACTACGTTGGTGGTGTTGTGGGAAACAAAGCGGCTATGACTCTCGCAGCCAACAACGTACCTGTGCTGTTAGCGTCTGCGTTTAACATGCGTATCAGTGCGTCATATTCTGACTATCGTGCAAGCTACTTCACAAAAGACGCTACGCCTACTTGGTGTATCGTTCTTGGTGGTGCAGCGGCTACGATCAACGTTCAGTCTGGTGTTACTGATGTGCCTGCTGCTTTCGTTGCTGTGTGCTCTGTTGGTGATGAAAACTCAAATGCAGACTTGAAGCTGGTTGGGGGTAAAGTGTATGCAAACAGCACTACGCCTACAGACCAGTCAAAAGCTGTTATCGTTAACGACCTCGTTTTGAAATTCGCTTAGTAATTTAAGCAAGTCAAACATAGAGGATAAAATCATGCAAGTATCGGTAGCCCTGTCAGCGCAGCAGTATCTTAGCGTAAGCGCGGACAAATCATTCCTACAGCAGGAATATGCGAATACGTTCAACGCCCTGTGTGGTAAGTACAAAGTGAATCAACCTTTCGAGCTGGACGATGACCGCATGAAAGAGTTCTTCTCTGAGCTTACTTCAACATGGAAAGAACGTAAGCGCGAACTGTATAAAGATGGTCAGATCACCTCTGATCAACTTTAACCATAGGGAGGGCTTCGGCTCTCCCTTTCTTTTGTCGATACGGAGTATTGAAAATGGGTGATGTAGTAACGAATCTCGCGCCGATTCAAATCGTAGCCTTCTTGCTTTCATATGTCGGCGGGGTCTTGATGAACTATGTGGTCAAGACCAAGCGGGAAGGCCTTAACTGGAAAGAGTATTGGACGTCAAATCCAATCTCGTCTATCGCCGCAGTGTTTGTGTCTACGGGCATGTTCATCGGTATGCTGACCGCAGGACAGACTGACCATCTGACCTACTTCTCTCTTGCATTCACCGTTGAGAACCTGATTAACACGCAGACTTCTAAGGCAGCAAAGAAAGAAGACGCAGAATAAGCGGGAGTGCTGATTATGTCTAAGGCTATTGAATTGTTTAAGAAATACTGGAAGGTTTTCGCATCTGTTGCGGTGCTTATCGTTACGGCGTTGTTGTTCCGTCGCCCTAGCGCTAAGTCCGAGACTACGACAGGTGAGCAGAAAGCCGCTGAGAATACGCGCGAACAGGCAATCAAGAACCAAGTCGATGACAGCAAGACTGTTAACGATGCGGTGAAGGACCTGAACGAGCGGAAGCCTGAGACTGTTAAGCCACCGTCCGAAGATGACAGCATGGAAGAGCTGGTAGACAGGTACAATAAGCTATGAGAATAATCACGTTACTCCTGTTGTTGCTCGTTTCTGGTTGCAGTTCTTTGTCGAACATCAACGAGCAACACAAAACAACCATGCAGGACATCCAACAGATAAACAAAGTTGAGTGGACACCAGAGAAGGTACCTGCTAAGCCGACTGTTAAGATCAAAGTGATTGATGAACGGAAGGTGGCGGTACTCGATAACAAGGGTATGGTTGATTTGATCAACCTATATAAGGCGGGAGAAGACCGCACCGAAGAACGCAATAAGCTGATTGATGTTCTCAACCTCACGATTGATGAACGCAACAAGCTACTGCGTTTGGCTCAAGCAGAAGAAGTTAGGGCTAACGGTTTGTCTGAGGATTTGGTGGCGGAGCGTAAGGCTCGCATTGAAGATCAAAAGGCAGCAAACTTCCAGCTGTGGATGACACGTATCGCAGCCGCCATTGGTATAGGTTTGGCACTATAACGCAAAAAAGGGCGACTCTCTTGATTGAGGGCCGCCCTTTTTCATTTCTACAGCGAATTACATTTCTGCATTCAGCAGATCGACCAGGTTATCAGTACGACGAATCAGGTACGAAACCATTTCGTCTACAGCGCGAACCAGACCGATTTTAGACAGGCCTTCTGGTAGATTGGTGTCACCACCAATCTCTTCTGGTACGATACCGATGAATGTTTCGCCCATGTAGCCCAGGTCAGCCTGAATGTTGTTGTAGACAGTGTGGAAGTCTTCGACCAGACTGCGCAGGTCATCTGACTTACGGAACATCAGACCTTGTTGTTGCGCACGTACAGCCATGTCACTGTCTGGGAACGCGCTACCCATCAGGTATTGCATAAGCGTCACAACAGGAGTTACTTGCTGTGCAACAATAAACATCGGGCTGGCAGAACGATCATCGCGGTACGCATCCCACATATGGTACGCAATGCGATTAGTGAACGCACGGGCAGATACAAGACCGTTGTTTTCATCTTCCGCTTCGTGTTCGTTGCGCTCGTCGTAGGTCAGCACCAGGTGCATCAGGTTGCCTACGTGATTGTTGTCCAGCACACCGAACGCATACAGAGCACCAGACAGATTGCTCATAGAGTTAATCAGGCTTACAGTGCGTGACGCCAGGCAATCAGCAACAGGCAGAGTTTCAGCAACGCTTTCTTCCAGAGACAAAGGTACGTTCAGGCCGGTAACGCCTTCTGCGCCAATTGCACCTACAGGACATGGTCCCGGACCGACAGGACCTGTGGGACCACTTTTAAGGGAGCCGCAAGCAGGAGCTACCGCAGCGCTGTTCAGACGATCACGTTTTTCCACTTCGTGCTCTTTGTATGATTGCTGTTCAGCGTCAGTCAGATATACGCGCTCGAATTTACCTTTAGAGCCACGAGCAGTGTAGTACGGGCGGCGTTCTTCGTCAAAACGAATAACAGTGTTTTCAAAATCAATCACGACTATTTCTCCAACAGGATTAAGTGTAGGCACCGCGATTACTCGCCGAGCAGCGTGTTACGGATTTCAGCGATCAGTTCGTTAATCTGATTAACGGTGTTGTCCATGTTATCACACAGGACAGAGACTGCCGCATACAGACTGCCTGTGCCGTCGTGCGCCGCAGTTTTCAGATCGGCAGTAGGACGTTCGCCCAGCAGAGAAGTACGCAGACGCTCCAGCTTGTTACGAACATCACGCAATTGAGCGCTTGCGGTATCGGCCGCGTAGTAGAAGCTACGTCCGTAAGACGTTTGAGCGATGTTACCGGTCGCTTCTTCCTGATCTTCTTCGCCGTCTTTCTCGCCGCAATCAGGGCCGTTAATGGAGCTTTCCAGCATACGTTGCAGACTGCGTAGACCGACATTCACCTGAGAAGTCAACACTTCGAGAACGTTTTCAGTACACGCAAAATCTTCTCGGGTTGCCGGAGTTGGTTCGTACAGACCGAGACGACCTAATACCGACGCCAGGTCTTCCTGCGCTGCACCCACATTTGCAGCACGAGCAGACAGAGAAACTGCAACGCTACCAGAAGCGACAGTCGTATTCACCTGAGAGTAAGCAGGAGCAGCAGATGCGGCCGCGATAGGACGATCGGAACGAGTAACTTTAGCAGACTTAGCGCTGTTATCTACAACACCAGAACGAGAGCCCGCACCGCGAGCACTACCATTAGCAGAAGCCATGTTATTTTCCTTACATAGTTGATAGTTAGATTAGACAGATAACTTTAGCAATCAGTATTTACAGATTTACGAGCTTGCGATAAGCACGGAAAATCTCTTGCGTCAGACCGTGACCTTTAGGGTTCGAAATGAAGCGCATGATAGGCGTTAAGTCGAACAGGCTACCCGCTCCAACCAACGCAGCACCTGCATCGACCAGAATCAGTTTATTCTGACTAAACATCAGTCTGACTGGCAGGTCACTGTGGCTGCGCAACGTGGCATAGTATTGCTCATACACAGCGCTACAAATCGCCCGACGCTGATCGGACTGCACGTAGCCTTCGATGACGCCCATGAAGTCGGACATTTTCAGATCGTCGTCAATCACAACAGACCACGAATCAGGCATCAGCAGGTCAGTCTTACCACTAACCTTGTCGTGCTGAATAAGGAACTTGCGTACAGCCAACAGCGGGCCGTAGTAGAACTCCTGCTCTGCTTTCTGCGCCAGCGTTTTAAGCAGCGTAACATAGCCTTCTTCATTACCGCCATGTTGCATGTGGCCAAACGTATACGAGAGTGGGTGACGATTCTCATACATGTATCGTGGCGTATACACCCACGTACCGTTCAATACGTCGAGGCCGAGACTGCGTGGGTTACGCATTTGGACGGCACTGTGTTCGTGCAGGTCAGCAATACCTGACAGGAACTCAATCTGACCTTCAATAAGTTGCTTCGATATCAGGTCTTTGTGATCAGGCAACGGACTGCCTATTTGCATTTCCGATAATGGACTCGCCATTGATTTTACCCTCAGCTACGAGTTTATTCAGTTCTGTGCGCAGCCGACGACAAAGTGACTTCGCACGATTATCTTTGGGCATCAACTCGTCCATGCCATTAACGTCCGTCCACGTCAGATGACGACGGTAGATATCGTGACAGATGCAGGACAGTGAGGTGCCGTGAATACGCTTACCGCCCATGCGCTTAGGACGATAGTAGACAGTCTCGACAAGACCAACGGCGGTCCCGTCTTTTGTATCGACAACCATCTTATGGATGACTGTCTCCGTTGTTATCAGCCAGTCTTTCAGATCCATGTTCAGTCTCCTGAGCAAGGGCGGCATCGACAACATGACTGATACTTTGCCCAGCTGGTATGATGTTATTATACAGCACTTCGAGATACTTCCCGCTGCGCGTTGATACCGTGAGTAAGCTCGTTACTTCACACGGCAGAGATAGTGGATTTTTGGTCAACGAATCGCTTGCTCTTGTAGTCCCAGCCGACTGCACGATAGAACGACCACAGGTCATCGTGTATCTGCTTCGGAAGATTAATCCAAGTAGGAGAATGGCGTAGGCGCATCATACGCCTGTCGCTCTCCACCAGTTGTTCCCATTCGAACTTGCGTTTCAACCAGAAGCGTTTCGCTGTAAGATCGCGAGCACAGGCCTGACACATACGCTTATCGAAAGCGCCCATGCTGACGAGAGCACGGTAATCAGATTGCTGTGTGTCTTTCTCTGGACGAAATACGTGGACGCTAGTAGGAACATTATTCACGTACTCAATCGCATACATTTCGTGAATCATCGGCCACGGCCTTTGAAGTTCTGGCGCTGCGGCTTCGCACTGAAACGCTGATTACCTGAATGTCGGCCGACACGATTGTGTTTCTGGCGTACGGCTTTGAGATTAGGGTCAGGCTCTTTAACAGGTCGTGGCGTGTCCAGTTCAAAGAAGCCAGTCATCTTATCTCGAATGGCTTCTGCCACCTCGACAAGTCCAGACTCGCGCACCTCAAAGCCAGACTCAATAGCCAGATGCCGAGACAGCGCCGTGTTGTGTTTGTTGAGCACTAACACGATCTTCTTATCACGGGCAGCAGATGACAGATACGCCATAGACTTAATCGTCTTGCCGCCAATATGATGGTTTTCGCTTTCAAGCATCAACGCCAGCATGACGACGAAACGAGGTTCGAGTGTTTCACCCTCTTCAAACACAGCGTCAGGTAACTCACCTTCATGCTGTTCACGAATAGGGTCAATGACAGCGCGGCCTTGTTCGAGATACGGTTCAATCGCAGGATAAGTCAGAGTGTTAGCTCGCTTATCTTCGTGCGCGTCGTGCGCCATGCGGGCCGCTTCAATAAAGACACGTCCCTTCCAGTAGGCTTCAACGTCTTTCGCCGTTAGTTCAAGATGTAGCCCAGCATCGCTCTGCATCTTGCCCTCCTTCGACACGAATCTCCATTGGTACTACGTTATCAGCAACAATCGCCTCGGAGCTATCGCCAACAAAGTAAACGTTGTTACCACGACGCACCAACTGCCAGACACGCACAGGCTCAAGGTTCATCGCGTACTGTAGTTGTTCAGACAGCTTGTGTCCAACAGTTGCGGCATACGTGCGAGTATCACCCACTTCGTACACAGCGAACGTTACAGGCTGGCTGTCTTTGGCGTACGGACTGTTTGACGACACGCCGTGCATAAACATAATGCTTTTGTGGAAGCGACGTTCGGTGAAAGCCTTTTCGTCGTCAATCTTTTCAAACAGGTGCAGGGAGAGAGCGGCCATGATGCTTCCTCAAATGGATTGAAAGGCGATGCGCAAGCAACTGATCAAAGTGCGTCATGTTCATGTTGCGCATATCGCGTAGTGTATTGGTTGCTACTGTCAGGACTTCACTGTCCTTGCAGATTGGTGCAACGATATAGCCGTCGTCCCAGCGAACAAGTGCTGACCACTCAGGCTCTTTACGATTAACCTTGTCACACTTCATTGCAACACGCAACTGGCGCTTACGATAACCCCACCAGCTTGTTTCGGTCACATCGACTACGGCGGTAGCGTGTTTGTGTTTGACTTCCATGTGCTCTACTAACACGCTACGAGTTTTAAACGGAGGTAGGCGCAGTTCCATTGTGATCTCCAAAGACAAGCCCTGCGCGAGACAGACTGCGAGCTTCACGACTTGTTTCTTCGTAGAGCTGGCGGTACTCGATAGGGCACTCGGCGTCTAAACGTCCAAGATATTCCCACGCATAAGTGCGATGCTCGTCAGTCATGCGGTTATGGTAAATATCATTAAGCAGATCCAACAGAGCTTGCTTAACATCAGCTTGTGCTCTGGTGAACAGGCAGACGAGGAAGAACTTTTCTGCAATGTACTGCGCACCGTATACAGGGTCTTTCTCGTATACGTCTTTGCAGTTATCGTAGCAGTCACCGCACTTGAGAGTCTGCGCCTGATGACTGGCTGTAATCAGCTTAACGATATTGCCCCAGAACTTCTTGATGCGTGGCGTACCTTCAGGGTAAGTGCGGTTAGTCACCTCCTGCACCAGATCTGCGACAGGCATATCCACCAGCAGAGACAGCGTGTTGTGCGACACATCGCAGTCTTCCAGAACATCGTGGCAGAGAGCACCAGCTTCGATCAACTCACCTACATTGAACTGAGCCAGCCATGCTGATACACGTTCAGGGTGATTGATATAGGGTTCGCCGTTGAATTTACGGAACTGACCTTCGTGTGCCTGTGTAGCGACAAGTCGAGCAATGTTAGTAAGCATAGGTTACCCAAGGTAATTGTTCGTAGATATCGTTGACAACCCATTCGATTTTAGCGTGGTTGTTTACGATGCGCACTTCATAATAACCGTACGAAGGCGGTATCGCCTCAAACATGTTGGAGCGCCCTTCGTTACGATCATAGAGATTATCCTCGCCGCGAATGACTGCGATCACTTCATCGGTGTTAGCGATGTACTCGGCAAGGCAGTCGAAGAACTGTTGCAGGACTTCTGCGCCTTCGTTACCACGATTAAACATCGCAGTTGTGCGAATGTGCGGGACAACACCACTACCTGTATTGAAGATACGCTTGCACTCCAAGTTACAGTACGCACCACCACAGCCAGGGCCAAGCGCTTTGGCTACGTTGATCTTGAAGTGGCGGTCAAGGTAATCGAAAGCCCACGGCGTTTTGTGCCACGCACGTATCTTGTTTAGTACGCGCTTGGGTGTATCAGATTTCAGCTTGATATTGTGCTGAACGATCATCGTGTAGCTCATTCGTCTTCGTCCTCTTCGTCTTCGTAACCTTCTGCGTTGCCTGATTCAATAGCGAAGCCTAACTGAGAACGCAGCTGATCCATCTTGTTAAGCGCACGACGAGTATCAGGCACGAACTCGAAATGCGGACCAGCCTCACGCTCAACGAACAACACAGCCGCAGCAACATCGTCCAGACCGCTGAGTAGATGCTCACGCGCTGTCAGTGCCACAAGACTTTTAGGGTCTACGTGATCGAATCCGTGCTGCTGGCAGTCAAGTGCTGCCTGTGATACTTGTGCGCTTGCTTTGGCCAACAGACCAAGGGCATACTGCAAATGATTTAGAGCCATAGTCAAACCACCTTGTTTTGTTCTATATAGCTATTCTTTACAGATTCTATGGCTTTCATTAACAGCACAAATGACGCCCTGTGGTTGACTAGCTCCACACGAATGGAGTCCAAACAGCGTTGCATGTTACGCAAGGGTTGACGACCAAAATGCTGGGGATAGATTCTGACCTTACCATCACATGAAGCCAGTTCAAAGAATATGAGGTTCTCAGGCGACACCACATCGTAGTGATAGGCCAGACTGCCTGTAGCACCTGTCTCGATAGGGTTGAGCCACTCTCTGTATGATGCGTAGTTCTTTGTACCGAGTACTGGTGCATAGCCTTTGAGTGCTTCGATGATCTTGTCCAGCTTCTCCAGATACTCGTACTCATAGTTCTTGCGTGTCTGGTCGAGAGCATGAATGGTAATACAGTCAGCGCCCCATGCTAGGCGGAACTGACCGTACACACCATCGCCACGTTGAGACTGGAACACTTCCCAGCTAATGGCTTTCATTGAAGGACTACGGCCGAGAAACTTTCTTCTTGATATTGTTTGCTCTGGTTTTATTAGCACGTCTGCGTTTCCTGTAAGTAGCTTTGATACGCAGATATTTACAGTTTAGCTGATACGCCCATTCTGCGGCTCTGACCAACGCATCACCATGACAACGCTTAGGGCTGCACCAACAACCAAGTCGCTTTCCGTAGAGTTCGAGAAGGTGATGCAGCAGTATCTCGCCGTTCTCGATCTTCTCCCACAAATCAACTTCGTGTTCGTCGCACACTCTATTGCGTTCTGCGACACATTCGTGGGTCATGTAGAACTTGTTGCCCCACTTGGTTTCTCGGTCAATACGAACATCATAGTCATTATTGCCGTTACGCATACTAACTACTCTGGTCTTTGGAGCTAACGGTAGCATGTTAATCCTTAAACGAGAAAGGGCGACCCGAAGGCCACCCTGTTGTTATTTACGCATCTGCTTTACAATTTCGTAATCGTCGGGTGTAGGTGTGTAGCCGTACAGGAACGTTACGCTTTTGACAGGAGCAAGCCCAACATGACACATAGCCACGCCCCTGACAGTAATGTGACGCACGAAGTAAACATCCGAGCGGTCTTCATTGACAAGGTGTGCTAAGACGAGCTTGCCTAACTTAGGTACGAGTATGGGTCTTAACATCTCGGTGACTGAACTACCTTACCGCCCACGACACAGAACGGTGTGTTGAAGAAACTGAGAGCGCCCTTGAATCGGATAGGCTCGACAGCACGGCAGTCTTTCAACTGAATGCCTACAGGCCCGAAGAAGAATGGATCGTCTGACTGCGTGACTGTACCGCACACAGTAGCGTAACCAACTATGGAGCCCAGCACGAACTCCTGCTTCTCAGGTAGCTTGATGTTCAGGACATCACAGATTTCTTTCGCTACCTGCATGTCATGATCAGACGGACGCTTGGAGCTGGCGTGAACGAGAAAACGACCGCGCTTCTTCGTGTCCCATGTGCGATTCTCAATTTTCTTGTAGCCCTGAGTAATCAGCCACGCCCACGGTTGGCGTATAGAGAGTGCTTTCATCAACATTTCTTCCTTTCGCTGAAAGACAACTTTGGCACCACAGCAACCAGACCCACGATAAAGACGAAGACCTGAAACAGCCAGAAGAAAAACATGAACACATCAAAGCCTTGATTCATTCGATGCGCTCCCCTTCTTGAAGAACACGGTAATCCGCTGGAAGTTCTTCGCGTGTCTCGAAGATGTAGTCTACCACAGCATCGCCCGGCCAGCCGTCACACAGACTAACGTATTTCAGTCTGTGTGCCCCATGCGACGATTTGCCTACGATCTTAACAGGGAAGATAAGACGATGTTGATGATCAACCATGTACCGCACTGTCTCGCGCTGAGAACTCAAACGTGAAGCCTTCTTCACGAATCGACGACGCTCCGCTTTATACAACTTCGCGTCACGCAGGTCAGAAGCCATGGCAGTTCGCTGGTGGATGTTGAAGCGCGCCACATGTTTCTTAATCTGCGCAACAGAGCGGCCAAAGAAGTTCTCACCACACTCCCGCTCACCAACTTGAGCGTAACTCAACAAGCGGCCGAACATGTCCTTGTCCAGTACAACAATCTTCTCGTCAGTATTCTTTTCCATCGTTTTATTCTCGGTATATGTTTGGTCAGTTATCGAGGGTCAGAACCGCAGTGCGTACACACGCCGTCTTCATCCCAATGTGGTGCAGCACAACAGGCGTCTTGCAGAGGACAATTATCGTAGAAGTCTAGATCTTCTTCCTCTTGCTGATCGCAGTCTTGGTCTAACTCGTCGCGGAACTCTTGGAGTTTCTCGCGGTCACCAGCCTTGCTCATAGCTTCTCCTCAGTCTACGCTAACGCTCTTAACAGTGAAGTCCTTGCCGTCGAAGTTAAGCGTAGGCATGTCTTTGTACTTACGGCGCATCGCTTCACGCCAATCACTGATGCCCGTGTGCGCCTCATACGGACTCATGATGCGGTTATTGTAGTTCAAGCGCCCTTCGTAGCCCAAAGCGCGTGTACGAACGTACTCAACTGCTTCGGCGGCTTGAGGGAAGTCAGCACCGCACCAATCGTACACATCAGTACAGGCCCGCATCATAGCTTCGTGCTGACAGAGCTTACGACGGTTGGACTTGGAGATAAGCATCAGTCCAATCCAGTTCATTAGACGTTTAATCACATGAACCTCCGCCGTCGAAGCTACCGCCACTGTCTGACGGAGTTGTGTCATACCCACCACTTGGCGTATGATAAGGAGTGTGCGTAGGAGTTTGGCACGTATCAACATCAGGCAAGCGATGTGACGTTGTGTTATTTATCATAGACTGCACCATCAGGCTCTGCAAGAACGCATCGTCGTTACGCATACGGCTTTCTGCCGAAGCGTTACGCGTCATGCCTCGTCTAGCAGGAGCTTCTACCTGACGGCGCTTTGGAGGCGGCGCAACTTTACTTGGACCGAGACTTGGCTGATGCCCTGGGTGGAGTGAGCGGTGCATACGAACAGATCGCTCGTCCTTAGCGAAGCCTGGGTCGCGTTGACGAACAGGCTCATTGAGTTTCTCCAGCTTTTCTTCAAACGTCTTTTGTGACGATGGCTTCCGTTTGAATAAAGCTAACAGACGTTTTAGCATTGTCGTTTCCTTCAAAGAAGATTTTGATTAGACTTGGTTTGGTAAGAACCACATCCACAGTCAGGATGTTGTTGTCGATGTTGTACTGCGGGTTGTTTGATTCATCGCATACAACACGTATGCCAGAATCCTGTTCAGACAGCGATTTCATTATGCCCTGAACTACGTCACGCGCATGGCTTTTGATTGCGTCTTCACTTACGTTCAGTTCCTGGCTTGCGTTCTCGTTGACACGCTTGAGCACGTACTGCCTCAATTCTTCTACTTTCTTTTCCATATGATTCCTCCTGACTGATATTTACAGATTTCAGATACAAAAATGGGCAGCCGAAGCTACCCACAAGTTGTTACTTAGAGCGAGGAACGTTGCTTTGGTTCTCTACGAGGCCCGACGTTCTGCCTGACACCACAGGTTCGAGTGCGATACTGTTGGCTGTGATTACCACGTCAGCATCAGAGTCAATAGTGATAGCACCATCGCTCTTGATGGTCAGAGTCGCATCTCCTTTTGCTTCAAGGACTGTCTCAGGCCAACCGCCGATAGGCTTAATGTAGATGCTGTCGATGTTACTCAGTGTGTCACGTACCAGACGACCGCCGTTAACACGACCGTCATTATAGTAGGCTCGTTGGATGCTCACTTCATACAGCACTTTACCTTCGACGTAAGTAACGCCGGTAATCATCACAGGGATGTTGAACTTGTCATACTCACCATCGAGTTCGAGGTCGATATCAACTTCCACCAGCTGGCCTGACATGAACACAGAGTCGCCGAGCTTATGATGTGGCGATTCGAAACGACCAACATGACCGATATGATCAACGTACTGCTCTTTGATTTCTTTCAGGTCAGACGCAATGAAGCCATCGACTGGACGACCCTGATGCAAGAACGCAGTAGGGTTATCAGCAGGACCATCGTTCACAAACAGCGAGACACGATACATACGTTGTTCGCCATACGCCATGCAGCCGTCAACAACGCCGTAAGGTACTTTGTTCTGCCCAAAGTTATCGAGAGACAGCAGAGTCATTTCACCTATAGCAAACGCAGAGCTGTAGGAAGTGTGTTGCTTAGTCATAGTACATACCTTTTAGGTAGAGGGTGCAATCACGTTTGTGCTGCACACCGAATGCCGATTACTCGGCTGGAGTTTCAACAGGCCAGGTAACTACAGGCTTATTGATGTAGAACTCAGTGTCAGTCAAACGCGCTTCGTACTCAGCGTAAGGCAGACCACACGCCGCATCGCGTAGCAACAAGAATGCCGACGCAAGGCGTTTCAAATCCGATAAATCTTTTTCAGGGTGCATCGGGTATGAATGCGCACTACCACCACCAATCAGATCGATGTTCACCCGAGCAACTGTAACGATGCTGCCGTCAGCTTTATTGATGCCCGGCCCACGATGAATGTTCACTTCACGAATCTCGTCCAGATGGAACTGGAACGAAGACAGGTAATTGTTCTCTCGGGAGAAGCGAATGAAGCCACGCTGGTGGTCAAAGTAAAACTCTTTCAGTACCGCAATTGCTTTCTGGCGCTTACTCATTATTGCTCCTTGATAAAGCGCTGCCATTTGATTTCGAAGTGTGTTACTAAGGCAGCACTCACCATGCCTATTTTCTCACACCATTCCGTAGAAACATCCAGTGTCGATAAAGAGTACGCTACCAGCATCCATGTAGCGAAGAAAATGAGTGAGTAGCGTATCATCATTATCGGTCTATCGTGACCAGCATTTTGTTCTGGTCGTCGTTCAGGGAGTAGATGTTGTTGCCTAACAGCTTGTCGTCAACATCAAAGTTTTCATCGACGGGCAGGGGAACAACATTCGCACCAACGTAATCAACGTCAGTGTCTGCACCAACGAACAGCGTCTTGCCTGCAAGTTCTTCCTTGTCTGTCTCAATGACCTGACAGACTACAGCGGTAGGCTGGTTCAGGTAGAACAGGTAACCGATGCTTAACACAGAATCTTTGAACAGATCAACAACACGGCAGTCTAGGTCAATGCTCTTGGCGAACTGCTCAATGCGCTTCAACGCACTGCCCTGACCTTCAATCACTTCCGCACGTTCACGGTAAAGAATAGTAGGTAGGAAGTCACGATCAGATTCCTGCTCAAGCAGAATGCGACCACACGTATCATGATGAATACGATGCATAGTGTTGTAGAGCACGACAGAATCATTGCCGCTCAATTTTACTTTGACCTTCGCACAAACCAGTTGGCCGTTGCGAACATACGACACCATGATGTTCTTAATCAAACAGTATGACATTTAATTCTCCTGGACGTCCTTGTCCTGTTTGTTATGGCTTAAATACCGCGAAGCCTCGTAGATGGTACCATGCAAAAGCGACTGTAGCTACAATGCCAATCACGATACCCACACCCAGTCCTACGTAGAACATGATTCACCTACTTGAAGATATCGCCTGGCTTCTTCTTACGCTTCTTCGCATAAGGAATCAGGATGTGTTCGATAAGAGCCTTAGACGCAGCGTGTGTCATAGCAGGCACACAGATACGACCAAGACGTTCCCACTGCTCCTCGAACTTGCCTTTCAGTTTGTAGTCTGACGGCATGCCCGAGATCACTTTGAGTTCGTCTATAGTCAACTTGCGACGGTGACCTTTGTTATCTTCGATAAAGCCCGCAGACGAGAAACGCGCAGTCTCATACGCAATCGCATCGGCAGCAGTAATCGTAGGCATCGGACCGTTCATCGCAGGAAGATAAGTGATGATATCTTTCTTCGTTGACTTGTAGCGCTGTATGTGAGGAAGAGCATCTGCAAGGAACGCCATACTCTCACAAGGCACAACATCAGGCACAGCGGTCTTCGCTGATTTATATCCGAGTGCGTGTGCAACGTCTTTACGCACACCCATGAAGATGATACGCTCACGAGACTGAGGAACACCAAGCCACGCTGCATTTAACATAGGTGCTCGAACGTAATAGCCTAGACGGTCGAACTCTTTCATGACTTCGATAAAGTAACCTTTAGCGGCACCTTTAACCATACCACTAACGTTTTCCGCAGTGAACACTTTAGGCATCATGCCTTCGAGCATACGGCAATACTGATCGAACAGGTCATCAACCTGCTGATACTTGTTGTCGCTGTATTTAACTTCCTTGCCCCAGCCTTCTTCTTTCACACCAGCAGTAGAGAAGCCCTTGCAGTTGTGAACGACCGCGCTGTTTGCAACGTATGTCTCGTCCGTCTCAACGGAGAAGTTGTACACGTCACACGTAGCTTGGTACGCTAGGTTCTCAATCACTTCGACCCAAAGATGTGGGTCGGCATCAGAGAACTCGTGGAAGAAGTTGTGCTCGTCCTGCAAGAACAGATAGCCAATAAGTGGCTTAGAGCTGTTGCGATCACGAGGAGTCATCGGGCTACCGAAGTAAACGTCGCCCCAAGTCAGACCATCAAACAAAGGCCTGTTGAACGCAGAGCAGCACAGGTAGTTCATCTCAATCAGGAAGCGGCGACTTTCGGACGTGATAGACAGGCCTGTTCCCATGCCGGTAACGTAGTCGTAGCCAGCACAGCCTAAGATGAATTGTTGTTTCAACTCAGGTGCCAGATGGAAGACAATCGCAGGCAGACGGCGCGAGAAGCGGTCATTACCCTGACTGACAAATCGACGTAAGAACTGCACCAGCTCTGCGTCCATAACAATACGGAACGTTTTGCGCTGTGAGGTCATCGTGTCGATACGATTCAGGCTGCTGATTTTCAGTGCGTCAAACGCCTGTTCGATCATAGCGTTTTCGAGGCTTGAATGCGATTCAAAGCTAACGACTTCAACACCGCTAACGTATTCAATCGTACCACGATCACACCAATGACCAATCATCCACCAGAACTCAGGGAACACAACCCACTCTGCAATCTGCTTAGGCAGCTGGTCAAGTTGGGACTGATATACGTCGAGTCCCATGTCAGGTGTCGTTCGCGGCGTGCCGAGCAAGTCGCCTTCCTGTACGTCTTTCGCATCACACCAGAACGGTTCGCTGTATTCTCCAGGAGCAGTGTTGCGTCTGATGAAGAACGGATGCTCAGGCGTTGCGTTGTTTGCACTGATTAGAGTTTCAATCTTGTGCATTGTGCCGACGTACGGACGAACCATCGTGTCGTACACAGGGAAGTAACGACCAATTGAGGTCATTGCTTGGTCACCAACATTCATATCCGAGATGAACTTCATGCCGTCTGCTGTATGAATGAGAGTGTCTTCTGTAAAGCACGGAGGACTACCGTCAAGCAGATCCAGTTCGCCTTTAGCCAAGCCGCAGTAGCGCATGAGCTTGCTTGGGTCGAGACGACGAATATCATGAGGCAGCACTTTGGTTGTTGGGTGATTCGCTTCATACGATTCGCGGGCAGAGTCCACGAACTCGTTACTCAACAGGATGTTGATACCGGCCATTTTGTGACCGGTAGAAGACCCACCGCAACCTGCGAAGAAACTCATACCACGCCAGGGTTTATCTAGCTTGTTGATTTCTTTCATCGTAGGCGGCTTGATGATCATATTATCCCTCGAACTTAAATCCACAACGCGGGCAGGTGCAGTTCAGGCTCTCACCAACTTCGTCAGTGCCGTACTCTTTGAACGCACCACTACTGCCGTTCATCTGGCCAGTAGTTTTACCTGCACGTTCTTGAGTGACAACGGCGGCTTGACCTTTCAGCTTTTGTTGCAACCCACGAATTTCTAACGGGTCAAGGCCGAGTAACTGAGGCTTGATTGTTGTCAAGTCCAGCTTCTCAACCAGCTTGGCGAGTTTCTTGTTGTCGAACTCACCTCCATGAGCATTCGCCGCGATGTTCGCAGCGTACTCGGTTTTCTTATCAGTCCAGTTGACGATACGAAGCGGAATGCTGATAACCTTTTCAGGCTTCTTCGGATGCGTTGCGTGGATGTAACCCAGACCGATAGTGCCGTACTTATCAGTCGTTTTCTGTACTTCGATGCGTGTCTTCCACCCGTCAATGGATTTCAAACGCTGATGGCCGGAGACCAGCACACCGCTTTTAACGCTGTTGTTAAACACGATACCAGACAAGTCACCAAAGCTACCCAAAGAACTTTCGAGCGCTTTCAGGCGACTGTCTGTAATGAAACGTGGGTTATAGTCAGCACCTTTCAGTTGCGAAGCTGTCTTGAATTTCGTCAAGTCAATCTTCATCGCGCTGCTCTTTTTCCCTTCCTTTGTTTTAGCGATTTTTGCCATTAGTAGTATCTCTTGTGGTTGCTCTTTCTCTGTCTTTACAGATTAATAAAGATATTTACGGCTGGTGCTATGCCACTCGACCTGTACTTTGCCGAACTGCACAACGCGTCGTTCCAGCTTAATTACCATTTTCAATCCAGAGACTGAGCATTTCTTTATCGTGATACCACCGCCCATGTCTTTAGCACGAAACGTCATGGTACCCCTGTCCATAGTATTCATCTGCTCCACGGTAAACACGAACTCACACTCGTCGTTGCCGATCAATACTTCATTTTCGACGAGTGTGACAGTGCTGGCGATGAATCCTACGCTAGGCAGTTTTGGTGTTCCTAGATAGCGGAACGGTTGATAGTCTTTCGTCTTATCGTATTGCATGGCGAGTCTCCCTTGTTGAAACATAAATTACTGAGAGACTCTGGCCGTCAGATAAAGCGCAAGAGGTTCAGTGCGTAGTTACTACCGATAGTGATGTTCACAGCTTTTTGGAGATCGTGATACGCTTGCGGGAAGTATTGACCGTAGTTGACAGTCAGACGATACCCTTCGCCTTCATCCTTGATATCAAGCTCTGGGAACTGACCGTGCACGGACAGATGGAGGAACTCTGCTGGGTCAACAGGACGATGTGACGTATCACCTTCGTGTGTGACAAACGAGTAGAAGAACTCACGCTCATTTCGGTGGGACGTACCGAACGTAATGAACGCCGCCAGCATGTCGTGTCTACGAGCCAGTTCCATCAGAGTTTTGTTATGCTCGCGCAGCCACCACGTTGTACCTTTCGCTGAGATGAAGTCTTCCTGGAATACCAACTCACCGACGTTCGAACGAGTAACAGAGATCTTGCCGTCAAGCATCAAGTTGTACTTGTACAGCATCCACACATCTAACTTCTGATTGAGGTTCGTCTGCTTAATCGTGTTGTGTTCAAACACAATGTCAGTCAGATTGAGTTCATTGATCTTCTGCTGTAGGTCAGCATAGAACGCATCGAAGTCCTGCACCAGCGTAGGCAGCTTGCCTTTGATGACGTGAGCATCCAGCATAGTTTCGATACGTGGCGTATGCCCACCAACCCACTGCTTGTACTCAGGCGACAGGAAGTAATCTGCCATGTTGATGGACCAGTCGCCTGCGTCAGGTAGATCGAACTCAACGGCATCGTCAGCAATACGACAGACGTTAACGTTAGTGAACACACAGCCGAACGCTTCAATCTTAGGATGAACGCCGACTTCGAACTGACCGTCATCTTTAACTACCAGACGACGAAAGGGTGTACCACCACAAGCTCCATATGAGAGTAAACGCATTACTGAACTCCGTCATTCATCAGGCGACGCACTTCAATCAGTTGTTGCTCTGGAGTCATGTCGGAGTCCAGGATTGAGCGTAGCGCATTGTTAGGGATAGTACGGCGTTGGGAAGTAGGCAAGTTCTTCATAAAGCGAACCGCCATTGCGCCGACCTGCGTGGCTTCACCAAGCATGTTAATGATCAAACGCTGGTCACCGTTTTCTTCGAAGGTAGCACAGTCGCGCAGCAGCTCACCTGCCTCTTCCGTGACGATAGATGCCGCATGAATCGCTTCTTCTGGCCATTGAGGATGCTGCACTTCTGCGTCATGCAATTCATCCAGAATTTGCTTAACAGCAGTCTGCTCACGACCGTGCTCGGATCGCTGGAACAGCTCCATGTTCAGTTTGCAGTGAGATTTCATCAGCGCAGGATGTTCGTGTGCGCCGCTGTTATCGTCATTAGTACGCTGAATCAGGAAGCAGTTGTGAGGCAGGTGATAGATGCAACGCGCCTTCATAGTCAGAATCGGACCGTGCTCCTCAAAGCCACGACCGTCAGGGATCAGCACGTCGAACTTCTCAACACCGCGACGAGGAATGTCAGGGATGTTTTCTGCAAAGCCGACGTACAGGAAAGCGCTGATACGTTGGATCAACATGATGTTTTTCATTTGGTCACACGTCCTTTGACCGCAGGCTGCGGGCTGTAGTCCACCAGCTCGAACCAGTCTACGTTTGCGTTATCGAGTAGCTGTTCTGGCGTCAGGCCGAGAATGTCGTCGCTGATTTCCAGAACAGGATATTTAACAGGCTCACCAGTCTTTTGCATACGCTCACGCAGCAACATCCACTGAGCGCGTTGCGTCTGATACGCTTCGCGGTGATGATCGTACAGATGCGTGTTGGTGGTGTTCAGCGTGAATCCACCGACATTCAGACCTGCCCACTTCGCGATCATCTGGTGCATGGCACTGTAGCCGATGATATTGAAGGGACGCCCGAGCAGGCAGTCGTTACTGCGCATTGTCACAGTGATGTGCAGGCTGTCTTCTGACACAGCTACACCACGTGCTTCGGCCTGAGCCTGTTCGTAACGAGTGGACTTCGTTACGTTGAACTCAAACTCTGTGTGACACGGGGGCAGACCCTGCATGTTCACGTAGCCTGGATTGAACCCCTGCACACGAATACGACGAGAGCGAGAGCGCGCCTGAACCTGACGCAGTGCGTTAGCGAACTGGTCGATTTCACCTTCAAACAGAATGCGACCATCAGCCATTTGCGTTTCGATGTAACCGTCTTCACGCATACGCAGGATTTCGTCACGCGCACGAATAGCATCGGCAGAAGGACAAACACCAGACGGCTTAGTGAAGTCATGGAACGCTTTGATATCAGGCCAACGGCGCCACTGCTCACCGTAGATTGGACCGCACTCACCCGATTCGTCTGCCCACTCGTCCCAGATTTTAGAACCCAGAGATTCGATGTTCGTTTCGCCTCGCATCATCCAGCAGGATTCATCGACGGCAGCCGACCAGTTCTTACGTGCGCTGAGTAGTGCAGGGAAGGCGATGTGCGTGTTCTGCAACTGGAAGCCAACACCAATCAGAGTTGTCCACGTATCGTCAGAGCGACCGGGGTCTGACTCTTGCGTACCTGTAGCAATGATAGCGTCACACAGGTTGACGTACTGCTCGTCAACACAGTGCAGGGAGTACAGTTCGTAGTGATTGGGGTTGCGTAAATCAAGAGGTTGTGACATTAGATATTCCGACTGTCAGTATGGAAGATAATGGGATGAAGACCAAACGCGAGCGCTTCGGTCTGATTGTTTGACACAGCTTCGTACGGACGCTCAAAATGAGGATGCCACTCATACACGTCACCGTCTTCTGCGACGTAGAGCTTATCACCCAGGTCAAGGCCCTGAATGTTTGGCACAGTAACAGTGTTGGTTCCGTTGGATAAGTATACACGATCTCCGAATGATTTTCCTTCTTCAACAATAGCCTCACGACGCACGACGATGAACGGCTTGTTCTGACCGAACATCTTCAACAACAAATCACGAGTCTGCTGCTTGAGTAGAATGACTGGAGTTGGCATTTTCAATCTCTCTATAGCGAAAACGGAAGACGTGTGCTGGCAGCTCTACGATACCGCCACGCTCAACATCAATCACGACTGACGGCATGAACTTATCATTCGGGCTGTTTGACGTGTAGCACATACGGCATGTACGCCAAGGCAGAAAGCGATGACGATACTCGGTACCCTTAACAGGATCCCAGCCAGACGCAAACACAGCACGAGACAGACGCAGCGCACGTTTCTCCAGATAATGTTCGATCAAGAAGTACGAGATGACGCACACTGGCACAACGAACGCGCTAACAGGTTCGTACCAGAACGGTGAGTTCCAGATAGATAGCAGGAGGTCTTTCACTTGTCGTCTCCGGGCGGTGTCTCTGCTCCTTTGCCTTGAGTCTTCATATACTCACGGATGATCTCGCTATCCTGCTCACGGGATTTGAGTTCCAGAGATTCAGACTCGCCGAAACAGCGCAGGTCATTCAGATCGATAAAGCCAGCACTAACAGGAGTCATACGCTGGTAGTATTTGTTTTCGATCATACCGTTCTGAATTGCGTAACCTATCATCGCTTCGCCCATATCAGAGTGCATGATATGAGTAGGGAAGATGACTGGCATGTGGACGCCGTCGTCACGTTCTTTGTTGCGCGTACGGACGAACATCACATACTTAAATACAAGAGCTGACTGTCCCATCGAAAGAAACCTCTTTGCGGAAGATGAAGATGAACTGCGAAAGCAGCATTGCTGTCTGCTTATCATTTACAGTATATACGACAACAGGGTGCGCTTCACCTACACCAAGCACCATGTCGATTCGAGCACGGCGCTGGGATACTACTTGAGGCGCATGACCTCGTGCAACTAACTCTGGCGGTGTTGCACGGACTGTGCCTTCAAACCACATCTCACCTTCATGAGGAATAACAATGCGGGTGTTGGCCTCCATCTGCATCCACATCAGAACCGTAGAGAAGTCTTCTTCATTGCCTCCGCGACTGACGTGCGCGAACTTATGGCAGAACTCACTAAATGGCCTGTTCCAGACTTGCTCGAAATCGTTGGTGTATACAACATTGATCTCCCAATCATTGCGCCAGTTGGATTTATTCACGCCAGTGTTAGTCAGACACAACACTGTATAAGGACGCCCTGTCTTCAAATGAATCCAGACGTTACCGCTATCAAGACGACCACAGTTGTAATGTGACTGCGCTTGCTCCAGATGACGATTCCTATCCCGCTTTGTCAGCAACCAGCGCCAGACTATGTAACACAAGATTATTGCTGGAAGTGCTTTCAGAAAATCAATCAACATTTTATTCAGGCTCCGGACTGTAGCGATTTAAGAATTGGTGCATGTTCAGCACTAGGTCTTCTCCGTTCTCTTTGTACAGCACAAATGGCTGAGACGGAGTTTGATGGACGATAGAGCGAACCTGAATCGTGGCTTTCTTGTCCATGAATACAGGATTGCGCTGTTCATCAAAGCCACTGGGTACACGATCAACCCGCGACCAATATTCACCTTCTTGAGGCTTCCTCACTGTGCTACGTCCAAACATATTGGTTGCCATAGCCATGAGATCGTCAGATGCTGGAGGCAGTGAGTTGTCGATCTCTTTAACATGCGTAAACTTGTCAAAGAAGTCTTCGACAGGCATTGAGGAGATATACGCCCAGTGCTTAGAGAAAACAACCTGAATCGAACCGTCAGAATACATGTTGGTCAGAAACAGCACTTGGTATTCAACGTTGTTGTCGTTCGACTTCCATACTTGACCGCCGTGAATTGCATCTTCCTGCATAACGCGTAAAGCAGCGAGGCGTTTACGATTTGCCTGACGCTTGTTGTGAATAGCCAGACCATACGCAGCCAGTTTGTCTTTCAGACGTTTAATCATATTTGAAGTCCTGTGGTGTGTCGTAAACGGAGGTATCAGTAGCCTTACGAATGGTTTCCGCGATAATGGAGATACGGCTATCGTTCTTGATGGAACTGCCTTGCACTTCACGTTTCAGATTGAAATACTGATAGCACATATAGGCAACTTCAAGCAGTTCTGGTCCAGCGGCAGCCAACACGCAGTTAGCTCGCTGATTAGCTTCTTGCTGGCGATAGGTCTGACTTCCACGCTCAATCGTACTTGACATAGTTCCAAGCATTTGAGTGTCAGCTCTGGTACCACCAGCAATAGAGTCACGTTGGCCTAGATAGGCATAGATACCATTTCCAGTCTGACCGTCTTTGTAGTTAACGATCATTTGTTCACGCGAGTGGCGCAGGTCTTTAAACTGCGGGACCTGTTCTTCGTTCTCAGGCACGTCGATGATATGCACCAGCGTGTACTCAAAACGCTTACTACCCTGACAATCACAGCTACTTACTTTACCTATGTGGACGTACTTGCAATGCTTACAACGATATGCTGTTTGCATAAATTTCCCCAAAACAGAAATGGGGCACTAGGCCCCATGAGTTAGATTTTGCAGGCGCCGCTTTCACAACCATCAGCATCTTTATCGTCAACGACTTCGCCACCACCGTCACGCATAGCTTCGACACGATCTTCTGCGTCGTCTACACCTGGGATAACTGCGTCAGCGTTAAAGTAATCTGCTAATGGATTGGCCGGGTTGCTCATTTTGTTTTCTCGTCATACAGTTGTTGGATTTTCTGACCCATATCGTTCAGGCCAGTCATAGCGATAAGACCAGCCTGACGAGTAAGGCTTGGGTCGGTAAGCACACCTTTCAGTGTTTCGTTGTCGAAGCCTAGAATGTTCATCAGCAAAGCTAGACGATACGCACCAGACGCCGCTTGTTTTTCATCGCCACCACCTGTGCTATTAACAGCCACAAGTTGCGCAGTTAGGTTGTCGAACGATTCTTGCAGACAGCGCTCGGTAGTGTCCAGATGATCGTGCAACAGGTTATGACGAATCTCGTCAGGTACCTGCAGATGACAGAGCGCTAAAGCTACTTTGACTTTGCGTTGGTCTACGCGCATCATAGCACTAAAGCGTTCTACGGATTCTTCGTCGGCAGGCTGATCCAAAATCGTAGGGTCAATGCCTAAGGCACGGGCGAAGTTGTTCTTCAATTCAAGCAAGAAGTTATCCACAATAGTTCCTTAACGTTGTTTACGGCGCGCTTTCTTTTGTGCGCGTGTCTTTGAACGGAGCTTTTTACGAGCAGGCGCAGAAGTCGCAGCACGGTCTCGCTGGCTGCTCTGCCAAACAGGCTCACTCGGGATACGCAGCGCTCTACCCATCGGCTGTGGACCAATCGGGTCACCACCTGTTGTTTTGTAATCGACAATAATATTTGAACCTTCAGGAGGTACGCTGTCCAACGTGATAGCTCCCATCTGGTCAATAGTCAAGCCGAACGCCATAGCGCGAAACCAGTCGTCGCCATTAGGGCCGTCATGAGTGATGCGCACGTTCATATCGGAACGGTCAACCTTAATCGAGCCTCTAGGTATATTGTCAGATATGCGAGGGTGACGATGCACAACACCACGAGTAATACCGCCGTAGCGGAGTGTGCCCGACAGTTGGCCTTCAGGGTCACGTCCCCGCTCAGTGAACAACGTATGCAATGGAAGGTGAACACGTTCTTCCAGCGCAGACAGGTTGAACAAGCCGCTCGGACCTTGAGCTACTAACCGTGGTTCATTTGCCAGAAGCTCTGCGAAGTGGCGCATACGATCTTGCTGCATACGATTCAGTTCACGGAACATTTCGTCTTGCTCGGCTCTGGTCAACACTTTGCTGTTCAGGCCGTGATGATAGATTTTCTCTTGCACGGTTAGTACCTCTTATTGGTCTTATTAAGACGCTGGTGTTGTTGCGATAACTTCGTTCATGCGCTCGATGCCGCGAAGCATACGATGCTCTACTGACTTCATGTCCAGACAGAACATCTTGATATCAGATGCGTCCAGATGATCAGTCAGACGATACTCACGCGCGTACACAACGGTCTTAACGCCAGCAACTTCAAGCTCGGCAAGACAGTTTGGGCACGGCGAGTCAGTGCAGAATAACACGTCACGGAAGTCCGCCCACAGCGAGTAGTCTTCGAGACGATCCAAGCAATTCACTTCTGCGTGAATTACAGTGTCCAGTGAAAGAGTCAAGTCAGGAGTTTCCATGACATTACTCTCGCCAGGCATTGTCCCGTTGACACCACTACTCAGAATCATCGGGAAGCCGTTATGGAAATGCACCAGCATCGCAGCCGTCGCACGACGCTTAGACTTGGAGGAAGCCGCCAGAGTGAACACGCTCGCCATGATGTGTTCAGCTTGGTCTAAAGCCAATGGTAATTCTTTCAGGTCGCAGCGCACGTTTTCTCCTCAGCTTTCTGCTTTTCAAGAGCAAGTAACCAATTGATATATGCCTGACGTAACGTATCAGCTTTACCTTCAACTGGATTGGGATCTTGCTTGTTAGTCAATTTTACAGATTTCTTCGTAAACGTCACATTGAGGCGATGCTTCTCAATATAACTGCCAATCGAATGTGTCTGCGGAATCGCGTCATGGTACGGGCACATCTGCTTTCCTGTTTCATCAAATAGGAACTCGCAGTCATCACATACTCCATTGTGCCACTCCCAGCGAATCGTCCAGCCACGCAGCGCCCAGATTTCTCGCATAGTGGCTTCTGCCCGATCGTGTTGCTTCTGGTAGTACGCACGTACTTCGGAGTCGGTTGCTTTATCCCCCAACGGATGATACATACACACGCTCCTGTAAGCGTTCGAAGTTGTATGACTTGGACTGCACAGGACATGCCCGTAGTTCTTTGATGCGCTCTGCACGGAGCACTGCCCAAGTCAGTACGGCGAGCGTCAGTGTTTCACCTGCAACACGAGGGCCTTCACGACGCATAAGGTTTTCGTCAGACAGACCGCGATAGACAGGATGACGCGACCAGACGTGGTACACCCACTCAACGTTATCAGCGTCGATTGGTTTAGGCAAGCCTGACTTGACGACACGCTCAACGCGCAGACCATACTGCTCGATGACCTGAATGATCTTCTCAGGTGCGTCAGGCTTCCAATGCTGCACAAGGCCCATAGGAAGTCCGTCAGGGTCAACGTAGTATTCGATATCCGCCGTCAGTGCTGTCTTCACTTCTAAGTTAAGGGCAGCAGCCAGACGACTACGCAGTTCATTGATACCGGCCATGATTAACCTCGGTTGAAGTGCTCAGGATGTTTGGTGTACAGGTAGCAGTTGGACATTGCCTGCATACGAAACTTGGTGAACGCGTGGTTGTAGTACCACATGTGGAATTGATGTGAACGAATTTCTGCGTCCGCTTTGATTAGAGCGCGCCACTCACCGTTCCAGAGATACTGCATGTCGCTAGGCAAGCGCAGACACATTAAAACAGGCTCGGCGTCACACAGGGCGCAAGCCTGACGACGATACACGTCCAGTAATTCCATGTCTGTTTCGTGAGGTACGCGTGTCAGATAGGATAACAGTTCATTACTGAAACTCTTGCCACGCAGAAGACTGGTGTTAGGCTTGTGCGGAGCATCACCCAACAACACTTCACGGAATTCCTGCATCAGTGTATCGAAGCCATACAGCAGAGCTTCGAAAACGACCTGAGCATCTTTACGACACTGTTCGAGGCTATCGAAGATGCTAAAATCTTTAGCGCGGATGATCGGGCCACTGATCATAAGCGTGTCGCTGATCGACACTTTGCCTACGTTCTCGACGATGTGTGCTTCCCAGAAGTCAGGGCCAATCGTACCACCAAGTCGAGCCATGTCCAGAGCGTAAGACAGGAGGTGCAGGGAGTTATCGCTGAACTGGAAACCGTTAACGATATGTACAGGCATGTCCTTCATTTCTTGTTCCATCATTGTTTCCTCAATAGTTCATGGCCAGAATTTCAATTGTACTATGCGAACCACTCTGGCCGTTGTTCATCGCATAGCTTTTGTTTGGGTAGAGTACGGTCGTCGCGTGTTTCTTTAACCAACGCTTTAGCAGATCGTTCGAGAACTCTCGGTGCTCGATAACATTGCTCAACATCCACGGTACGCCCAAGCGATTCAGTTGCTCAAGCGTTGCCAGCAAGTTGCGCTCGTTGGCTTCGGTCCACTTACCGTACTGCATTGCGCCACTTGCCAGATAGGGAGGGTCAAAGTAGCAGAACGTGTTGCAGTCCAGTTGATTGCCGAGCTTACTCAGCAGCTTGCCGTACTTCATGTTCGTCAGGTGGACGCCCTGCATGTGCTGGTGGAATGAAGTGAGTTCGTGTTCGAGTTCATCGAACTTACCAATCAGACCACGATCACCAAAGCCCACGTTATACACGCCCTGTTGATTGAAGCGCAACATGTTCGAGTGTGCGTGTCGGTGAGCAACGTAATGCAGAATAGCAGTGCGCTTCTTCTGGACGACTGTACGGAACGCATCGTAGTTTTCTTTGTTGCTGTTTGTCAGACACCAGTGGCGTACCAGTCGCTTGACTTGTCCCAAAGTTTTCTTCGGGTCCTGCTCGACCAGCATCTTGACGATCTCATACACCTGAGGACTAAGCTCGTTGTATACGCGAAACTTCTGAGGCATGTTTGCGCAGACAGTAGCGCTGCCACCAAACACATCAACCATACGAGGACAGTCTTTTACGGGTGGTGTATTTTCGAGAATAATAGGGATTAGGCTTCGCTTATTGCCCTGATAACGGATTGGACTTATTACTGTCATTATTGTCTCCTTTATCAGTATTTACAGATTTCAAGCGCTTGATGCTGCTTAGAAAAAAGGTGGTGTTTCTACGCTGCCTACACATGGTTCTATACTGTTTACGCACGGTTCTGCATGGTCCTTTTGGGCTTATTTTAGTTGTCTAAGATCAGAAAAGGGCAGCCTAATGGCCACCCTTTGTGTATTTACTTACCAGTCGTAGAACCAATCGCTCATGATCGCCTCCATTACTTCGCTACGAGTTGACGTACCATGCAGTCTTTCGCTTCGAGCAACTTGCGCAGACCAGTAGACTTCTCAGGACCGTTTGGCAGGTTCTGATCCATCTCTTGTGCCAGCAACGCGAACGGCTTGCTTACCGCTTGCAGATGTGGCGGCAGGTGAGCGTATGCGAAATACTGCATGATCTGATTTGGAGAAGCAGCAGCGTCGGTACGAATACCAACTTCTTCGAAAGTCACAACAGGAGTGAGTTCGTTAAGAGTCTCAGTAGAGATCGCAACTTCACCAGCGTTCTCCAAAGATTTCCACACTTTCTCGTCTGCGTGTTTAACGCTAACACCGATTTGAGACAGAGCGTTAACCAAAGTCGCGTACACAGCCGACTTGCCAACACCAACAGGTCCTAAGATACGGACAATAACTTCTCGTGACATTTCTACTTCCTCAGGAAGGGTAAAGTTAGATCGAGTAGCTGTTCATCAGGCATCTCGTCAAGGTCATTACTGACAGCGCCTAGTCCAAACGTCTGACTAAACTCTTGACCCGCTTTATCGTTATCGCCAAGACAGACGAAACGCAGACCCAATAGACGAAGCTGGTGGTACAGGTACTCGCTCACGTTTGAACCAAGAACGGACCAAGCATTGAGTCCAAGACGATGTAGAGCACACGCCTTGAATACTGACTCAGTTAAGAACACGGTCGACCCGTTCAGGTTTAATTTCCGATCCCCACACCAACTGCTTGCCGCCGAACGCTCGCGTGAAATAACGACAGGCTTTCGGATTCTTATCGTGCTTAGGTGCATCTGGTGTGTAGACCTGTAACCCGCGCATTGCTCTATCAAACGAGAACAACGGCACAGTCATTTGCGTTTCGCTAACCCAGCAGTGGTAGAATGCAGGATCGAAGTGGCGGCATTTCAGATGATGCCTTAACGTTGTGTTCATGGTATTCCCCTTCTGTATACACAGAGAAAACTTCCTTGAACACAGGCTCTCGCAAACTAAACTTATATCCCTTGGCGTACAAGGGAGTATCAGTCAAGTTATGGAGTTGCACCCACTTGTCTTCTGGGTTTTGCCCGTGTTCAGCACGACCTTCCACTTTGTATGGGTGGCCGTTAGATGACTGATAAATGTGACCTACAATAATGTCGTCAATCATACTTGCTCCTAACACGGACAGTACCGTGAGATTAAGATTTAGGTTCGACTGCCACCCACTGCATACCAGACAAGCCTTTTTGCAGTCGGAACAGTTTGACACGCTTGCCTTTCGGCGTCAGGCCACACAAGAAGTAACCCTTCTTGAAGGTCTTCGGCTTACCTTTCAGCGCTTTCTCCAGAGTCTTGATGTTTTCGAAAACAGGAGATTCGAAACGCTTAAAGTAGATTGCGTAAGACACATACTTGCTTGCGCCCCACTCGTCAATCTTCGCCAGCAGCGCATCTGGATAACACGCGATAGGTTCATCAGTACCCGGCTCAACGTAGAAGCAAGTGTTTGCTCCAGTCTTGCCTACGATGTACATCTGTCCCTTAACGTCAACTGAATAGCGCCAGTCAAACATCGCACGAACTTCTGGCTCGTGAGCAGCTTCGGTGGACAGCGCTTTCTTCACCTGCTGCTTTAAAATAGAAAACAGATTCATTGTGCCCTCAATCAGCCAGAACGTATTTGTCCATCAATTCACTTGCAGTCATTGCGTCGAAGGAACCGTCTTCGTGCTTAACTGCATAGTTGCCTACAGACACGTTAGCGATAGTTGGTTTCTGATACTTATCCAACACGCCGATTTCAACGTAACGTCCTTTGACATAACCATGACCGTTGAGGAACTCATTCATCTCCTCAACGTTCTCCCCGTTCCACTGACACGCTTCGAGCGTAGGAACTTTCTTCATTTGGAAGCGATTAATCATCGTGCCCTCACGTTACTGCTTCTGGCGATTTTCGATAAACTCTTTCACCAGACCTGCATAGTTATGGTACATGCTGCCTTTCACACCGAGTTTGTGTGCGGCTACAATCAAAGACGGGCTGGACAGGAACTTCGCGTGGTTATTCAGTTCCTGCTTTGCATCCTGCTTTGCGTAATCATCACCTGCTGCGAATCGAACAGCCTTGTCCGCTATGGCGAACTCGTGATCGAGGTCATAGTGCTTTAGACGATGATGAATGCGAGCCAGCTTGCGTTGTTTCAGATATACGTTTACAGAAATTGAGGAAGCAACGACTGGAATGGAACCGCAGTTCAGGTCGTCACATGTAATCACGTTGTCTGACTGTCCGCACATGTCAATCATGTTGTTCGCAACCAGAGAACCAACGTAACTACTGATCAGGAATAGACCACGAAACGTGCCTAAGACCTGACTGATATGACGCTCAATTTCTTGCTCAGAGTGACCCATAGAAAGTGATGGGTGCGTGGCGTATGCAGCACGAACTCTCGGATTTGGAGGTGCGTGGATGCGAGCATTGAAGCCTGCATCCACCAGCTTTGAATAAACGTAACTTCCACCAACAGAGCCGTCTATGATGTGAATCATTGTCATCAGGATTTGTCCTGGTATGCGCGAGCCAGCTCTCCGTAGACGCCGACAACACTTTTATATTTGAGGTCTGGATTCATTTCAGAATCCTCCAACAGCTTTTCGAAGTGCTCTGCAATACCGGTATCGCCGAGTTGGAAGTTCTGATGGTTGAAAACTCGGATGCGCTTGAAGTAATCTTCAAAAGCCATACGAGAGGGTTCTTTCTGACGGGGCTTGTTAACGTCTTCCCATGACGTGCCGAGAAACGCCTGAAGGATTTCTTCGCTATCCCACGGCTTGATATTACGAATGCCTGCATCTTGCGCCATCTTAGGCAGGATGCGTCCCTGAGTGCGGTGGGGATTAGCACGTCCTTCCTTGCGCCACACATCTGGACGATCTTTATAGTGGATGCTGGCCTTCTTAGAAGACAGGTACATCAAATCAGCGCCTTGACCAGTGAAGGTCACAGGATTCTTGATGCCGTTTTCACGCGCATGATTGCGTACGCGGAAGAAGCTGTACAGCATAGGCCATGAACATTCGAACTCATTCTTCTGCACACACTTGTAGCGTTCAGCCATAAGCAGCACATCGCTTTTGAGTTTCTCGTATGAGTTAGGCAGCACGACCTCAATTAGCTCAAGGTCAAACTCTTTTGCTATCGCCTGAGCCGCTCGGAAGTCACGACTGTTAATCCCTTCCATGTGGAAGGAAAGAGTAATTGGACGGCATCCTGCCTCAAGCGCAGCAAACAGAATGCAGTTAGAATCTACGCCACCACTAAGGAAGACGTATGGTTGTTTAGAACGTGCTTTCTTGATCTCTGCAATCAACGACCCACGAATCAATGATGCACAACGTTCTTGGCGTTTGTTGGCCATTGCTAATCTCCTGTGCAACAAGGGGCAGCCGAGGCCACCCACACTTGTTACTTAATTGCAATCCATCCGGCGAAGTTCAGATCGCGATAGAAACACTCAACACGGTTGAAGCCTGCTTTGCGTAACAGTTCTTCGTTCCATGCGGCTTTCACAGGGACCAGTACGCCTTCGAGCGATTTGCGTTTAGTTGCAATGCTCTCTTGCGAATAGCCGTTGCTGCCTTTCATATGGTAGTAAGTATCTACCAGCAGACGGTCGAGGAAGTTGTCATCGCCCAACACCTTCTCAACCAGAATGAAAGCGCCGCCAGTCTGGAGGGAATCGTAAACCTTCTCCAAGATATGCTGGCGATGTTCAATAGGAGTGAACTGGAGGGTGAGCACACTCAGAATCAAAGAGCATTCAACCTGCTCGTCGAATCTAAAGGTGTCCACTTCAATCAGCGACTCACTACTGATTTTAGCCTTAGCCGCTTTCAGCACTTCGTTCTGACGTAGACGCTCAAGCATTGCAGGAGCGACTTCGTAGCAGCAGTACATGTTGCCTGTTTCTGAATCAGGCTCAGGACGGTCTGCCGCGTGGTGATACATGTACTCGCCGAACTCAGCACAGAACGGTTCGACTGCACGACCGAGTGATGCGCCCAAGTCAACGATAGCGCTGCCCGGAGTTACGAACTGACGACCCAGACGATAGGTCAGGTCACGCATACGGTCATACGAAGGAATGGAGTTTTGCAGCATGTTATCGAAGACAGCAGCAACCGGTTCGTTAAATTCCCAGCGGCCTTGTGGCATTGTTTGATCAACGTTGCTCATGATAGTGTTCCGTTATTTGTTTTGACCTGTCGAAATTACCGTTATCAGTTTTCAGACACGAAAACGACGACCGCTAATTGTGCTTCGAGTTTCAGAAGAATCGTCAATGCCACGGGTGCGGTCCGGCCTGGTTATAGGACCGTTGAAGACAGGGCTTAGGTCATTATACGATCCCTGTTCTGCCATCTTCTTACCTTCTGCCTCAAGAGCTTTCTTCTTGGCTTCAAGGTCACGCTTACTCTTTTCACGACGCGGGTCTGTGTAGAGAAGGCCGATACGTGGGCCGAGTACGCTCATGGTTCGGTGTGGGTACAGCGCAGCAATCTGCCGAATCTGTTCCATATCACCTAGACGAATTGCAGTCTTCAGGTTACCCTGCCCCTGAGATACAGTCTGCGAACCTACGATGCGACTGCGGCACTCACCAAGCGAGAACCATGCACCACCAGATTCCCACACACTATGAATGCCACGATCGAGGTGGCCAAAGCGTTTCAGTTTGAGCAAACGATACGACCAGTCGCTGCCGTAAAGATGGAGCGCAGCAGCAACATAGATAGGCTGAATGCCTACACACATTGCTATTTCAACTGCATTGTACGAAGTCGCGCAGAAAGAACCAACTTGCTTCAAGCAGAACTCAAAGTATTTTCGAGACAGTGGGCAGAAGCCGTCAATGCCTGCGGTCTTTAGAATACGAGTCTTGCCGTGACTTACAAGTTCCTCCAGCTCTTCCCGTGAAGGGTCCGGCCGAGTATAGTTTATTTTTGCCAAAAGGCTTTCAACGTTCTTTGCTGTGATCATAGTGCTTAGTCCAGAAGTTTATCGTGAGTAGTAACACCAGCCAAGAAGTCACACGCAATGAGCTTCAAACGGAACTCTGTTTTGTTTGGCGGGAAGACGTTAGCATCCAACGTTCGGAACGAGCAACTGTAGCGTAGACGATATAGACCAGTTTCGGTCTGGGCGTACAGGACATCATTTTCCTGAATCGCTTGAATTACAGGCACGGCGCATCCCGGCGTTACTTCTACCTGTATTGATTTCGATGCCTGTTCGACAACGATACTTACAATTGAGTGTTGGCCACTATCGGTTCCATCTCCGTAAAAGAGCCAATCAAATCCGCGTATTGTGTTCATCAATACACCCCAGAGTTATTGCGCGGAACCCCGCACGTAGTTAGTATTGTAGTTCTTTGGCAAGTAGGCATACATGTTGAACTGGTGCTTCTCACAGATAGCATCAAGCACAACACAAACCTCTTCCCAAGAAACTCCGCCGAGTCCGCCGTAAAAGCGTTGAATAGCAATCTGTCGGTCTGGTGCGATGTTCTCTTTATCGCATTGCTCCAGCAGATGTTCGAACGCCCGCGTCAGGAATTTTTCACTGAAACGATTGACAGGCTTATGATAGCCCTCAACCGAACCGTTCAGGCCCAGACCAAAGCCGCGAGCGATGTGCATGTTAGCAACAAACAAATCACGACGGGCTTGAGTACGAACGCGAATCAGATGCGTCTTGCCGATAGTTAATTCATGTTCGTAATCAACGGCGTTGACGCGATTCATGACTTCCGGGAAACGACGAGCAATACTCTTTTGGATTGGGTTGCCGTAAACACCGCGGGCGTTGCACTCAACACCAATAACGCGGAACTTACCTTGAATAAAGTCAGTAACGAGGTTCTCTTTTTCGACAGGAATCACTCGATACGGCTTCGGCGCGTAACCTAATGCAGATAAATCCATTACTTATCTCCAGAGTTATACATCTTAGTATATAGGCTATTTACAGAATCAATATCGTCCACCAAGTTGCCAGCGTCCGTCTTCTGTATGCTCCAGGTGAGACCAAGTGCGTCTTCGCCAGGAAAGCCATTCGGGAGAAAGTTAATGATCATATCCTTGAGCGTGTAGCAACGAGCAAGGTGCAGGAAGGTCATCGCCATTACAGCGCTACCTGGGCGATCTGCCATGAGCGCAACATACACCTTCACGTCTTCGCTCACGGTAATGCCTGGGTACAGGTCGCTGTTGAAGCGCTTGCGAATGAGTTCGTACATCTTGACCTCGGCCGCAAGATCGTCGAGAAACTCGGCACGTTCCTGTTCAGCAGCGTCGTGGTCAGGGCCGGGTGCAGCCACTTCCACGTTCTTGTTCAGGCGAGCTAAGATACTCAACAGCAGAGCAGCATTACCATTAGGATTGTGCTGTCCCATCTTAAACGCGGTTTTAGCCGCGTCATACCACTTCGCCAACTGCGTAATCTTGTCCGTCATACTACCCTCTTAGACGTGTAATAGTTGAGGCAGTGCCAGGCGTTTCTTAACTGCTTTCAACGCTTTTATATCTGGACGGCCTGGAATAAACGCTTCGATCTTACGGGGTAAGCCCGGAACGTTACGGTCGATAGTTACAAGCTCCATTTGCAGCTCAATATCCATTGAAGGCGCTTGCATTGTCAGCGCTTTCGCCCAACCAGCATTGGACTTCATCTCACCAGATAGCAGCGCGTCTCGAAGTTCGATAGCACCACCAAAACGATTGATGAACTCAGCAGCAGTCTTATCGCCAATGCCAGGAATACCAGGTACGTTATCGACGCTATCGCCAGATAGAGCGAGCATATCAATAACACGGTTGGTAGGAACACCGAAGAATCCTTTGGCAGTTTTAAGCGTGAAGCGACGCTCGGCTGCATTAGACTGCGCCTGCATGATAAGCTCAACGTTCTTGTGGTCAACAAGTTGCACGTAGTCCTTATCCCGCGAGTACAGCTTGATCAGGTAATCATATTTGAAGCGGTCGCTCAACGTACCAACAATGTCATCGCACTCGTAAGGGGCTTTAATCCCTACATAGTAGCCGGCCAATTGTAGTATGTCACGTGCCAGCGCCATCTGCACACCCAGCTCTTTGGTAAGAGAACGATCGCGGTTGCCCTTGTAGTCGCTACTCTTTTTAAACACCTGACGGATATACTTCTTCTTATGCTCCGCTGCCCATTGCTGCATAGCGCGATAACGCCAGGTAGACTCGGAGCTAACGTCGAAACAGAATGCAATGAACTGACCGTTAGGGTCTTTCGCTGCAATATCGATCAGGTCTTTGACCATGTACATGAATTGACGCAGGCCATAAGTCGGAGTCCCGTCTTTGGCATACGTTGCACTCTTTTGGGTTGCGAAGTAAGCACGGCACATCCAGTTCGATGCGTCAACAACATGCAGCATAGGCTGGTCGCCGTACTTAATCTTCATCTTCGGTATAGCGCCAGCAACAGGCGTCTTGCCTATTGACGCAAACGATCTACTCATTGTTCCTCCGCGAATACGAGAGAACGACCTCGGCCACGCTCAAGTAAAACGCGATGGAACGCCAGACCGCAACAGAACAAGTCAATCGTATCTGTCTCGGAGCTTCCTAACTTCGTTGTCTGCGCCAGCTCATGCAAATAGCTTTCACCAGCACAGAAGTAGCGAGCCAGTGGGTCATACATGGCGCCACCACGAGTGAATTGATACACGACCTGACCAGTGAAGGACAGGGTTTTTAAATCCAGTTGTAGAGCTTGCGAACAGAGTTTGAAGTTGCGCTTAAAGAGGCGTTTCATGGCATAAGCGATGCCGGGACCGTCCGTAAACAAAATGATCTGACAGTGTTCAGGGGCAGCCGATAGGAGGACTTTCAGACCTTCACGATTAGATGAACGAATGAAAGCTGTATCGAAGGGAGGTACTCGTTTCGGCTGCTTGAAGAAAATGCGATGCCTTGCGCTATTAGGACTTTCGTCCATGGTATTATCCATCACGTCACCATTAAGTCGTACAGTGATGTTACTTCATCGTTATTGAGTGCAGCCAGAAGAGTACGTGCTTCATCCTCTGTTTTGTTCGTCAGGAACTTGGCTGCATACGCTGGATTCGAATCAGTGAGATTCATGAGGACCCGAAGGTCCTCATGGCAGACGTTAATCGAATTCTTCTTCGTCAACTTCAACGGAATCATCGTCTTCGTCTTCTTCTTCGTCGCTTTCCAGATCTTCGCCGGTAAGCATACAGGTTACGACGGCCAGTTCGCCGACAACAACGATACCACTGATTACGATCTGATGTGCTTCTTCGCGCTCTGCTTCTTCAAGCAGTTGCATGATATCAGCGAATACCAGCTCGGCTTCTTCTGGGTCGCGCACGTCATTCACAGACAGCTCAGACGGTGCAGTCGGCCACGCTTCCACCAGAAGCGCTTCAATCTCTTGAGCAGCTTCTACGGCATCCTGATCAGTATCGTCGGCAGGCTGGACGATAAACACGAAACCTTCTTTCTGCGTGATAACGCGATGCGGGAACAATCCACTCACGATGTACTCTCCTGATTTGGTCGGTAGTATACGACGCCTCCGTTATTTGGGAACAAGGCATCTAATGATAAGCTCTGCATATTTACAGATTCCCGCAGAGTTAGCATCCCGGTAAAGCACCACACTTGAACTTCTAGTGGTGCAGTATGATCGCTGATGGTCTCAAGCGTAGACTGACCGTCGATTGTGCCTGTCACGATATTGCACTCAACTACAGGCATCTCACCACTACGATTGATCTTCAACCCAAGACCGAAGTCAGTAAAGACAGGGTGGCGATACACAACCACCGAATCAGTACCGTCAATTGGACACGTAGAAACGTTGTACATTAACGAAGTCTCGACATGGCACGAAGCTCACCAGGCGTAGGCTTGAACGACACTTTACCGTCGTCCAGAGGCATCGTCTTGTTGGCTTCATAGTTCTTAGCAGCTTTCCAGATCTGGTCGTTCGCTTTTGAGTTAGCGACAGACTGACGGAAGACGTGTTTCTTCTTACCTGTCTTGGACAGTTCGAAGATTTCAGAACGCTCACCGAAGTCACGGTTGAGCAGCTTACGTTGCTCACCGCCCAGTACGGCAGAAGACAGACCGATACCTGCCACATGACGACGACGGCGTTGCAAGTCAGCAGACATAGAGCTAACGGAGCTAAAGCTATCACCGTCACCAGCTCCCGGCTCAGGAGGAGCGAACTCTTGATCGATCTCTGTCTGACGTCGGCGATAGGCCATCAGCTTACGACGCATTGCTAGGTCTTCATCCTGATCCATAAGAATCTGGTCGAAGTTGTACCCACCAGCAGCAGCGATAGCACGTAACGGAACTGGAACGCCCAGCTCAGTCATCGCACGTAAGTTTTCCATCATCGCCTGATCAACATCAGGACGGAGTTGCTTAGACCAATGCACGTTCGGAATAAACAGCTTGGAGCCGTCATTCATCTTGTACATTACTTCGGCCATGCCGCCTTCCATCATGTTGTTCTTTTTGATGATCTTACCGTTACGCTGAACAGCCAGGCCATTCATCATGCTGATAAGTGGGAAGACTTTTTCGTAGTAAACTTTACGAGTCAGGTGATCACGGAATGCTCGCATCGCTTCAACGAAGATAGTCAAGCCAGCAGCACCCGAGTCGTAGTTTGCTTCACCACTCAGAAACGCTTCACTGATACCCATTGCTCGCATTTTGAATTGAGCAGTCTGGTCCCAGATATCCGTAATCTTCCAGAAGTCACCGCCTTGACGGAACTCACTTATGTTCACGCCGAGACGGGTCGTGATGATAGATCCAATCGGGTCACTATCCGCAGACAGAAGAAGGTCGGTCATAAAGTCCATTTCTTCTTGCGACGGTTCCCACTGATCCCCATCGCCCAACTGGGCATGTAAGATACCACGTTGACGACGACCTGATTCAATCAACGTACCGCGATAGAGGTTTTTCTCAATCAGCCAGATAGGCAGCACACGGCGCAACACCGAGATACCTTCACCAAAGCTGAACGTTTTACGCGGGATGTAGATCGTACCGATGGGGTCGAGCTCCATCGTGGTGTCGTTCATGAGCTTATCGACAAACCCAGGCCCGAGTTCTTTTTTCAGCGCGTCAATACGTTTACCTTCTTTAGCGAAAGCAGACTTCACGTACTGAGGGATACGCAGTTCGAACATAGGGTCCTGACTGATAAACGGCAGTGGCGTTACGTCGATGTTGTCGTAACGGTGTGTCATCAAGTCGATAAACTTCTTACGGTCTTTGTTGTAGATCATCGAGCCAACAAACGCGCCAGTAACCTGAATATCGGTTGTGATGTTCGGCATGCTGGTGGTCAGTGACAGACGTTCATTCACTTCGTAGTACGGCTCAAGCACACTGTCCTTCGCGCCACTGAAACTCACATCGGAGAATGGTAGCGTTGAGAACAAGTCCACATAGGAGCCGCAGATTGGGTCGAAGTGATACATATCGCGGTAGACATTGAATAGCTGTCGGTCGTCAGCATCATAGTCCATACCTTCCATCATCGGCTCTAAGTCGATATCAAGAGGGACGGAACCAATCTGCATATTACCAGCAGCCATTCCAGCGCCACCCGCAGATTGAGACACGAAGTCGGAGTGACGACGTGAACTCTCACTGCGGATTGCTTTGCCTATCTCGCGCGGTAAGGAGGCTGCGCCGAGAGAAGTTTCTTTCTTCTTTGCAGGCTCCGAGGGTGCGCCGCCTAATTGACGACGACCAACCTGGACGCCCATATATACCTCACTTCAAAGGGATTGCGAGACTTACGCGGCAGCCTGTGCAGAACATAACACCCTCGCCTGAGAGTAGTTGTGTAGGCACAGTCGCAGAGCTACACTTAGGGCACACGTTGGCGCTCTCAACTACGAACGCCGCCGATGTACTCTGATGTGTGTCACTCGACTCTGACTTTACAGTGTTCGAGGACAGTAGTGGGTTGTAGTGCTTGGTCATGATCGTATTCCTTGTATGAACTGTCTCATTCAAATTAGCTTATTTACGGCCAATCATCCGAGTACGAGCTGAACCAAGAACGCGCCCACCACTAAGTGCAGGTCTGCCAGTCGAACTAGCCGAGCCGGAGTTAAGTCTATGTGCTACGCGGCCTAAACGATTTGGGTCACGGTTCACTGTTACGTCTTGCGCTTTTATCAGATACTCGTCGTACTCGCCACACTCGAAGCCATACACCATGAGTGCCATTGCTCGCCACAGGTCATCGGTTGCCCCTGTGTTCTTGATAACGCTGCGTCCAGTATCTTGCACTGTCTGGAGTTGCATGATCAAGTGCTCTGTTGGTTTGTTCTCGAAGCACTGTGGATATTCGTCGCCGTCGTATTTCAGCGTGTCCATGATCGTCTTAGCGTGTGTCATGCGAGGCAAACTGATGCGACTTGGAGTAGATTCGAACATCGTCTTCACAGTCCACATGTCCTGATATTTCAGGCTGTACTGATCTGATTCTTCAATCGAGTCCACTTTCAGTTTAGCATCCTGCAGCAGCTTCAATGACTGCCACTGGTCAGCAAGCATTACACGAACGTTACGCGCTTTACATAAAGGGATAAGCAGTTCGTCAAAGATTAAGGTATAGTTCAGAGGGATGCCTGGCTTTGGAACGATCTCCACCAGACAGTCAACACTGATAATACCGTCATCACCACGGGAGCCTGTCACAAGTGCAAAACTGTTGTTCGAGAAGCCTGCATCTATCGCAAGGATTGACGCTCTGGTTGTCGAAGCAGCTTTCACAAGAGAACCATAACGCTGGCGCTCACCATCTTTGTGTCGAATGATGTGATGCGTATAGGTACACATCGAACGGCCTTTCTCACGGATAGCGTCTGCGATAAACGTGGGCTGCGTAATGAACGGGTTAGCAGACAGAGGTGCTTCTGCTCCGTAATCGCGCGCTGCGCCAACAGGGTCACGCTTGAACGCTTCAAGCAGGAACTCTGAATCGCGTGGCATGTCAGGGTTCATCTTCCACGTAGGAGCATGAATGCCTAACAGCTTCTCACTGCCGACTGACATACGCAACAACTCGTTGATCTTATCACGAGCGTGTACCGGGCTACTGATGTTGCAGAAATAACCCGTGAATGCCTCGTCGTAGCCAGCCTCCACCTGCCTTCGCTCTTTCGCTCGCACAGTCGCAAGTGAACGGTCAAGTGCTCCGTACACTGCGTTTGCGCTGACTTTGATTTTCTTCGATTGGGCGTCGTTGTCGAAATACGCCACTTCATCTATCACCGCCAATACGCGGGTTCGACCACGAAGAATACGACCATCAGGCCCTGCTGGATAGATAACGAAGTTCCTGTGTCCGTACAGAACGAACGTATCACGAATCTTCATCACCTCGATACCATAGCGCCGTTCGTGTTTACGAATCAGGTCATGGTACGCTTGGAACCAGGGACTGCCCATGATGTAGTTGAAGTAAGGAGTCCAGAGTGTATCTGACGCTTGCTTCTGGGTGAGCGCAACGAACGTGCCGTGTAGAACGGTCGTGTTGTCGATACTCAAGATACCAGTAGGCGACTGCGACATAAGCAGTCTATGCGTCAGGTAGGTCGAGATCATCGCCACCACCACAGACTTACCGCTGTTATGATGCACCAAGCCGGAGGCCACAAATTGCGGCAGTCCTTCCATCTGCAAGTCATACGTGACCTGCGCGGTACCTTCATCAACTGCGGTTACTTCAATGTGAACAGAGCGGCAGTCAGGCTCTGCTGTATGATCGTATACAACGCTCCAGCTCCTCGTGTCATGCAACACTTGAGGCATATATCCAGCATTGATAAGAATCGACCACACCATCTGTAGCGCGTCTGCATCTTCTGTCACATACTGCATCTTGTCGCCGATTGCGAGAGAGCGATCAACAACATAACGCAGTGCTTCTTCACGGACTGAAAGGCCTGCATCATAGATAGATACTGGTCGTTGAATCTTGCCCCACGCGTTCGTGCCGAGTTTGATCTCAACGCGGTCGCCCTCTTTGAGCTTAGACACTTTCTTGAAGCCTTGCTCAGTGCGTACAGGGTGCTCATGAGTTGCTTCGAGCCACATGCCATTAGCTAGAGACACGACTTTGGTCGGGCTTTCGTCAGACACGTATACCTGATTGACCTTCTTAATCTCACGCCCGTTGTGCGCATTGAAGTTGCGTCTCGGTTTGTGGAAGCCAGGTGTGTCATGTCCGATCATCATATGACCGATTGGCATGATGCCGCGTGAAGTTACTACAGGAGTCGAAGCAATCACACAACGTTGTCCAGCATTCACAGCCAGCTCGTTGTAGAAGTTCATCTCCTTCTTGCGAATCATGTCAGAACGACGAGCGCCGCAATGAGGGCACACACCATTGTGTAACAGGTGCAAGTGATCCTCGATTGCGGCTGTAGTTTCCTGCGGCTCGTGGTTTTCAGTGTGCTGCCATTGCAGGTCTGGAGAACAGCGAACGCAAATCTCCCCAAACAAGCGTAGACCAATCAAGGCCTGTTCAAGATACGGCTCGGCTTTTAAGAAGTCTGGACTCGTACACCACTCAAGGAAGTTTTTCGCCTTGGGCATTGAACTGTCATCGAACTTCAAATCGCGTGGTACGATGGTACGTTGCTCTAACGCACCCTCAACCAAGTCAACGATGTTTACCTCACCCTTCTCCAAGAAGTTAATCGCACTTGAACTATTGTCTGACAAGAAGTCCATGTCAGCAGAAGCCTCTACCTTTACGTCATCGCCCAGCAGCGCATCAAAGGCCGCAATGCGTTTGGGACGTAAGGTGAAAGCTGGGCCCTTCTTAGGCTTGGCCATTCTCGGTCATCTGTTTCCTGTATTCAGAGAATCCTCGTGTCGTGCCTATACCAGCACCTTTAGCAACGAGGTCAGTATTGCCGTGCATCAAACGACGAATCTGATCACGCAGAGAATTGCCTTTCGACTTATGCTCTGCACGTACATCATCGAATGCTTTAATCAGCCAGTCTTTCAGCACGTCAGCACGTACTTGTTCCGGTACAGAGTTAGACTTAGACAGCATTACGCCAATGATATTAGCAAGCCCTACGCGCTCGATGTACGGCACAAGCTCGCTGTCAATCTCTAGGTCCGTCTTGAGACAGTCTTTGGCGATTGCTTCAACTTCACCTGCTGCAATGTCGAACCCAAGTATCGGGCTAAACACATGGTGCATCAGGTAGTCACGGAAAGTTTCAGAGTAAGAGTCGATGCTATCAAGCGCACCGTCAATCACTTCGTCGGTGACGGAGAAGACGTTCTCTGGACCAATGTGGTCTTTGTTTTTACGGGAACGGACTTCATCGAGTCGAGGCTTGATAAGAAGTCGGGACTCAGTTTTTGAGATCGTTGCGGCTTCTTCGTCGAGGTCGAGAGCGTCATCATAATCCTCTACAGGTGTGCTATGAATTGCATGAATGTCATTTACCATGCGTACTTGCTGCGTGGTATTTGGCAAAGTATCGAGTTCCCACGCTTCGACTCTACGTACCTGTCCATGCTTAACAGGGTACGACCAGCGTGGGATCATCTGGTCAGACTCGACGAGTCCGTACGGCCCTTCGAAGTTACTCACGGCCGAATACGAACTTATCTGCATGGTCATCGAATGTCATCTGCACAGCATAATGCGTTACGTCGGACATTGATACACGACCAGGCTGTCCTGGGTTCTGACAGTGAAAGCCAGCTCCGTTAGGGTACATACCAGAATGCTCTGCACCCTCCTTGGTGCGAACGTGATAGACATAATCCTTGTCTATGTTTAGGTTGGCTTCGTCATCGAAGACTAGCCACTGGATTTCGTCCATAGAGACTCCTAAGCTACGTCATAAGACTTACGCTTTTTCTTTTTCTTCGGCAGGTCGCCGTCATCGTCATCGCTGTTACCCGCATCAAGGAATGCAGCAGCACCACGACGAGACTTCTTAATCTCAATTTTATCTTTCTTCTTGAAATTACCTTTCCCGAATTTCTTCTTGGAATCTCCCTTACCTTCAATATCGTCAGTTGAGATAACCTTTCCTGTCTTCGGTATCTCAGCATCAGCGCCAGCATCACGCACAGTCATTGTTTCGAACGCATCTTCCAACGCCATTTCGAACAACTCACCATCACGCGCTTTCATTACCTGAACAGGAATCACTTTGCCCTCACGAATCTCAGGGTCAGAGTAGTTCCATGCCCACACAACGTCGGCGTGCTCACGCATACCACCAGAGTAACGAATACGTCCAGTCTGGTCATCAAGCTGACACAGGATAACAACAAGCTGGCCTGTTGCGTTCGCGTGTACTTTCGCTTTACGAACAATCGTAGACAGTTCGCGCCACTGGTTGTCGTTGTCGATACCTTCCAACAGACCAACGTAGTCGATGAAGGTTACGTGAACGCCATATGGAATCGACATACACAAAACGTCATCAATCGACATACCGCGCTCAGGAGACGTGAATGAGTTACGTCCCTTCGACTTCTTCATGATCTTGTCGTAGTCTTTCGCGGCTTTCAGCAATTGCGTCTGCTCGCGTTTCGACAACTTGCCCTGCTTAATCTTCCAGAAGTCGATGCCGCTGATCATTGAAAGCATACGCTTCATTTCCTGCTCGGCGGTCATTTCGAGTGTGACCTTGAGACAGTGAATGCCGTTCACTTTCGCCATTGCATCAGCTAGGTTCATTGAGATAACAGACTTACCACCAGACGTTGAACCAGCTAACAGCACAACACCAGTCGTAGGCCAACCGCCGTTCTTATTGTCATACGTCTTGAAGCCAGTCTTGTACATCACCTCTTTCGGGTTAGTGATTACCTGCTTCGCTAACTTCATGGCGTTCGACTTCTTGCCACCGAATGACCAAACCTTCTCAGTCTTACGAGTGCCACGCTGCGCTTGACCCAGCTTATCAGCCAGCTCTTGCATGTACGTTTGTTCGTCGAACTCCTCTGGGTCAGCGTCACTAAAGTCCTTAGCAATCTGCTTACCGAGGTTCATGATATCACGACGCTGGCGATACTTCTCCAGACTATCGAATATCTTGTCAAAGCCTTTCATGGTCTTCGCTGGCTTTTCTTCTGCTTCACGCAGACTGTCCCTGAACTCTTCCGTCAAGTTCGGGTCTTCCAGCAAGTCTTCCCAATCAATTATTTCGCTACGTGACTCCACCAGCTTTGTAATACGGCGGAATGACTTGCGAGTTACTTCCGAACTAAAGTGGGCAGGACCAAGACGACCCATCATAGCCGTCCTGAATCCTTCCTTAATCTTTGGGTTCGTAATAGTTCGAATGGCCCGAACTTCCAGGCCAAGCGAAAACATTTCCAT